TGCTTGGTTGACTGTCGTTGCGATCTTGCCACCATTTGCAATAATCCACGCTTGTACTTCAGCGTCACGAATTGACGTGAACAGGAAACGTTGTCCTTCCATTGCGGAGCTGACCACTTCCTGTTTTTCGGCTGCTGCTAAGGTGATCCCATTTCGTTTGCAAAACTTATTAAACGTTTTCAGGTTCGCGGCAATCTGTTCGGCGAGTTTATCCAAACCTTTAACGGTCTTGACCAGCTTCGTCAATTCTTCAACAGATTTATCCGTGTGATCCATGAAATCTGGCACGGTTTCCATCAACGCAGTTAAGCGAGATTGTCCAATGCCTTCACCGAAAGCGGCTGACCCACGTGCAACGTTCAAGAATGTCATGCGTGGTTTGCAGGCTTTCAATGCCTTATGTAATTGTGCGCCGCTCTTATCGGCAAAACCCGGTAGGCTTTGCGCTTCGACACGCGACATTTTCAGAATCTTTTTAACAGTGTCATAACCTGAATCAACGAGGATTTGCACACCGCCACGTTTGAGGCCGTCTACTTCCAGTTCCGAAAAGAAATGGGCTAGCTCTTTGACCACACGTGTATTTGTCTTTCCTTCTTCGTGTGAATAAACAACGCGCAAGTGCACGCCGTCTTCTGCGTAGTTGGCTTTAGGCTTAGACGCTTTTTTAGCGCCCTTCACTACTTGCATGACATAGGGGATTACGTCGCCGCTACGTACAGCAAGAATCACAGCTCCTTTATTGATCGGGCGCGGTTCGTGTGGAACCTTTGCAACTTTCTCGCCCTTTTTCTTTTTCGGTTTCAGATAACCGTGTTCGATGTAGAAGTTGTTATGACCGGTAAAAAAGGACACTTCCACACCGCCGATTATGGTCGGTGGAATCATGATGCGGGGGAACCATTTTCCGTACCGTGTTTCTTCCCAAACAACATCTTCGACCACAATACGCACAGCGGTTTCAAGGCTGTTTATTTTGAACGCGTATGAATAATCTGGATAGCCGGGAGTAACCACGTACGGTTGGTTTTTGGCGACGACAATGCCGTCGATGTCGCGGCCTGCATCCTTCTTGCGTTGGTTGTGCAGGTCGGTTAACAATTCTTCGTTGATCTTGTCAACGACAATGTAGGGCACAACATCGAAACCATATTTCTTGAGCAATTCAAGCTGGTCGCTAAGTTTGTGCCCCGCATTTTTACCCATGAGGATTTCGTAACAAATGACGCGGAACTTGGCAATATTTTTGTCTGGTACGTCGCGGTTCAACAAACCACCGGCTGTGTTACGGCCAGTTTTATCGTCAGGAAAATGCTTCTTAAACACCTTCGTGTCGATGGTGAATTCTGCGCGAACCATAAAGCGTTTTTTGTAAGCGATTTTCTTCGGTATGTTCAGGAGCGGAATAACCTTGCTCACGTTCTTACCGACTAAACCAGTTTCACCGCGTGTTGTTGCCAAAACAGGAACGCCACCGTCATACGTAATCGCCAAACTAATCCCGTCTTCCTTGTCGGAAATAACGTAGCTTGTCGCACGCATAAAGATGGCTTGTTTGTTGGCAGAAACAGTTCGGAATTTGTCCAGACTATTCATCGGAACTTCAAGGGTGATGTCAACGTTCTTAACACCGCCCACTTTCTTCGCAGGTTTCTTTCTGCCCTTCCAGTAATAATCGTGAATCAAATCGTATTGTTCATCCGACAAAGGCGATTCCTGTTCCGGGTCGCTGTAACGGGCTTCCAATTCGTCGATTATTTGTCCTAGCTTTTTCCGAGGTGTCGCGGCAGCAAACCCCAATGGGTCTGCTTTCATCGCACGCTTTTCTATTGCCGTGAATTTCATATACGTTTTCCAGCAGTGAGGTCACGTTCTACGGCTTCGTCCCGTATCTTCTCGAATTTTGGCCCGCTCATAACTCGATCAGGTGTAACGGTCTTCATATTCCGCAAGTCTTCACCGGCTGGCACTCGATAGTTCCGAAGCGCTTTTGTTTCCACGTCGTAAAGCAACAGGTTATCTGACAAACCTTCTTCTTCAACCGCAACAACAATCCATTCCGCGCCTGCTTTGGTTTTGAGTACCAAACCTTCTTCGGCATAAACTGCGTCTTCGTCTTCGATTGGTTCGCCTGTTTCTTCGTCGTGTTCAACATCCTGCAAATGATCCATATCAGGGTCATCTTCTTCTTCGCCAACTTCTGTATCAAGGGCCGGTGCACCCTGTGTATTTACAGTTTCGTCGTCTTCAAATTCGAATTCGTCTGGTGGATTTAGCAGTTCTTCTTCGTCTTCTGGTTCGAAATCAAAGGCTTCGTCGAACTCTTTGTAATCGAACTGTGAAACGAGCGGTTTGTTTTGCTCATGGAATGGGCGATCAGTTACCGAACCCTTTTCCGTTTTGCGTGGTGTTTTAACGATTGGCGTTTTCGGAATACGTGGCATTCGAATACGCGTACCTTTCGGCAAGTTGCGGGCAATGTCGTTCAAATCCACGATGCCTTTTTCCTGTCGCGCTCGCGGCAAGATGTCCGAATTGAGTGTTAACTCTTCGTACTTATCGTGAGAAATCATCACGCGCTCACCGCTCGGCATGATTACATAACCGCCGTGGGATTTACGCAGGTAACGCACACCAACAATTTCATGCTCTTTCAAGCTTTGGCGTGTGGCACCGTGTGTTTTCGTGGTGATTTGAACTGTGCGAACAACCTGTCGCCATTGGTAATCGTTTTTATCGTAGGAGCCTTGTTCCCGTGGGGAGTTTGGCGCTACAAAATACTGCGACGATTGCTTATCGGATTTCTCCAACACGTCTCTACGAATTGGTGCGCGGCGACCGCCTTCAAACCCCGGCTTGTCCGGTACGCCAGCGAACGGTTTCAAGTGTTCGAAAAACGTGTCGATTTCGTGCTGCTTAATCGAACGGAAAACAAGTTGGGGATATTTAGCCAACACAACCTGATAAGAACCAGCGGTTGGCCCACGTGTGGTTTTCTTCAACCCGATAAGATCATCAGGCTCTACGCGAATTGGCGTGTGGCCTGCCAGCTTCAATTGGAAGTCGGCGCCTGCATTCGAAAACCATTCGAATATTTTGAAGTCTACCTGTGCGGCTGCGAGTCCAATAATCATGACACGGTTATCTCAATTGTTGCGGTTACTGTTTCGTGTTGCAGCGTGTACGTAACGGACACGTGATAGGTTCCGGGGGCTGTCGCTTTAACGCGTCCCAACATCACGTTTACATGATCGTCAGCGCAGAACCACAACGGCGAAACCGGGCGTTCTGTACCATCGGAAAACAATGCAAGCGCAGTGTAAGAAGTTGCCATGCCTACGCGGATACTTTCAGGGCCGCTAATGCTTATCGACATCGGATACGTTTTATTGTCGATCAACGTCACCGGCAATTCCGCGTTCAATGCAACACCGCTAATGTTCAAAGATGCACGCACAACAAGTTCGGCAGTTTCCACAACCTCAATCGCGTGCAGCACGCCGCCTTCACTGATTTCCGCAATGTGTGTGTTCGACAGCGACCACGATGCAGGAAGCACAATGTCCGTTCCGTCTTCATAAACGACATGGAATTTCAGCGATTGATATTCACCAACATACATCGGCGAACGCAGCTCGATATAACAACGAACGGGCAAAACTGGCGACGGAATAACTTCAACAAAACGCTGTGAAGTCAAAGTCTCATGAACTGCAAACAGCATTACGTCTGTCGGTGCACTCACTTGAGACGCCGCGTGGAATTGACAGCCTGCATCCAAATAACCGCCTGCGCTATCACTGGCCTGCAAATTCGCCAGAACAGATTTACGCGTGCCGTTAGAAAAACGAAGTGTTGTGTAATACTGAACTACCAAACCTTCACGAATCTTTTCAGGGCCGTCGATGGTCAGGCTTTCCGGGTAAACGGTGATGTCCAGCACACTCAGTTCTAGCGAAGCCGAAGTAATAGTCCCTTCGTATTCGTACGATGCAATAATTGTGGTTGTTTCTACGCCTTCAACAGACGCAGCACAAAAATGTCCGTTACAATCCAATTCACCGGCTTTCGGGTTTGACGAATGCCAGTTAGCAATCACTTGCTGATTTTTTCCGTTCTCGAAAACAACATTCAATCCAAATTGCGCCTTACCGTTTTCGGTTATGACCGCTGGGCCGAACACGTTGCCGCGAACTGGATAAATCGCCGAGTCAATTACTTGAATGCTCAGCGTGGCTTCGAATGTATCGGCGCCGTTTACGTATTGCGCTGTAAAAACTACGGTCGCATTGCCGCGAATCGCTGCAAAAGTCGCGTTACCGTTTAAATCAATTGTCGCAACAGCAGGTCGGCTGGATACAAGCGACGTAGGCTCAACAGAAACAGTTGTACCGTTACTATAGCGCGCTGTTACAACGTATTCTGCTTCTGAATTCTTGGGAACTTCAGTAGGCCCGTCCAAATGCAAAGACAAAAGAACCGGTGGGGTATCAGTATCTTTCACGGTGAACGTTTGTTGCGCTGCTAAGACGTAGCCAGCTTGTGGGTCGAGGTACGAACATTGCGCCTCAACGCTACGTGTTCCAGTTGGAACGCTACCAGCGGTGAAAACCCCGTCCGGTGTGATTGTGCCGAATTCATTCGACGTCAAAAACCATTCAGCAGGAACAATTTTTGTGGATTCATCGTCGTACAAAAGGCGTGCACGAAACGTAAAGCTTGTGCGTTCTGGAATTGTTTGCGATGGCCCGATTATTTGTAGCTCTACCGGCCATGGAACTTCGTCTATACCGGCCATGTTGAATCCTCCTTTTTACAGGGAAAGGGCCAGCTACCTTTCGATAACTGACCCGTCCTTTATTTATGGAACATAGCTGATTTTGTACGTGAACGTTTGTGTTGCGTTTGGTGTGTCATCAGCACGCACAACAATCCACGGAATTTCACCAGTGCCATCGTCGTACATAACTTCGACAAACTTAGGCAAGTTCGGATCGTAACCCGGCAAGCCATCAGAGTTACCAAGGATTTCGTTGCGGTACAGAACGCCGCCCATGATTTCGTTGAAATCGCCCGGCTGCAACAGAGTGACAATTGCAGAACCTTTCGACTTCGGCCACATGATGTAAACGTATTCGCCGTTATCAACGGTGACGCTTACCGGTGTGGTGCCGTCAACGGTTGTCACAGTTTGAGTCATTTTGTCGGCAGCAAATTCTGCGAAACCGGCCCAATGATCATACGGGCGACCGTACGGCGATGGATCAGCGATTACATCGTATTCAGCTTCTTCAGGAGTGATTTCAGAAGCGATTGGGCCACCCGTGAACAACCGGTTAGCGAACATTGCAGAACCAATGCGCATTTCTGGAACAACTACAGGCGGAACAGCGATGGTTACAACTTTGTTGGCATTCAGATTGATTCCGTCTTCTGTGTAAACTGCGCGAACAGTCACAGTCGATTCGATGGTGTTGTATGTAGCCACACCAGTCGCAGCATCAATCGTCATTTTGGTTTCGTCGGAACTAGACCAAACAGGCGTTTTCAGAACTTTCGAACCGTCCGTGTATGTCACTTCGTACGTGTAAGTTTCTGTAGCGCTAGGAGCAACAGTTGTTTTACCGAGAACTTGTGCAGTTGTCGGCCAGTTTTTGGTGTCAGCAATTGCAATTGCTTTCGACGCAGTTTTGGTCACGCCATTCTGCGTAAACGAAACGTTAACAGTCACGGATTTAGAACCCGGAGTGGTCAACGGTTTAGCAGTCAGAACGCCAGCCGGAGTGGTGATGGTCGCAAACACAGTCGATACAACAGACCATGCAGCGGTGTTCACATCGGCTTCAGAACCGTCAGTGAAAACAACGTGAGCCAGCAAAGTGATCGAATCATCTTGATCAACTTGTACAGGGCCATTGATTGTAATCGTCGCCGGATAAATTGCAGGATCTTTCACGGTCACGTCAATGAATGCCGTGCGTGTAATTCCGTTGGCGGTATACGTCGCAGTCAGGCGTGTAGAAAGATCGCCAATTTGCGAAGAGCGCGGAGTCAGTACGCCATTGCTGAATGTACCGGCAGCGCTATTGCTCGATTCATAAACATTCGGCGTTACGACAGCGGTAGAACCGTCAGTGTAATGCGCGGTTACTGGATACGTACCGGTTTCCGATTTCTGGATTTCGGTAGGGCCACCAATGCTGATAAAGTCGAGAATAACCAACGATGGATCGCCGATAATTGTGATGATGTAATCTTTGAAAACTACTTCGCCACTATCAACGTGAGTCCATGTTGCGCGAACAGTTACAGGCGTATCGACAGCAACCAAACCAGCTTTGAAAACGCCGGTAGCTGCATTGATTTGCGCCCATTCGGCATTGTTGCCGAGAGTCCAAACAGCTTTAACGCTATTCAGAGTTGTATCGTCATCCATCAGAACGTCAGCACGCAAAACGTGATTCGTTCCGCCGAGAACTGGAACCAGTGGGCCGATTACATCAAGGCTTACCGGAACCGGGCCAATGTACGGGAATTCAGCGGTTGGATATTTCCATTCACCAACATAATTGCCGTCGCCATCGGTGCCCGTAACAAACAGCATTTGACCGGCAACAGGATCGTTTACCGTCGAAATGTTTACGTATTTTTCCAGACTGTCACCAGCGCTAAGCATGGTGGCCGGGGTTTGTACGTGGCTGTGTGTTTTCGGTGGGCGTGCGTTGCTCATGCGCGGGTCGCTGGTTTCAACAACAACCGGTGCCAATTCAGAACCAGCGGCAACATGAGAAACGAAGAAACCGCCGTATGCTTTGTCGGTAGCAATTGGCGGTCGGAATTGTTCAACTTCACCAAGAATTGGATCGGAATCTTTCTTGAAGAATTGAGGTTCTTCGAAAATCGTTTCGACAGTCGAAAGAACTGCCCACGAACCGCGATAGCCGTTGCCATCGTAGTTTTCAGCATCGACGCGGCGCATCAATACTTTGTAATCAGGGTGTTCGGGATCGGACATAATCCACGAAACGTTGTAAGGAACTGTGAGGGTATCCGGCTCAAGATGCGAAACGAGAACAACGAACGTATGCCCGTTGCCCTCGACCACAATCTCAACCGGGTTGTATTTGCTCAAACCGCGATAATCCAACGCAATCGCAAGTTTGGAATCTACAAACTCGGTTAATGTCATAACAGCCTCTTAACGATTCACGTCGGCGGTGGTTACTTGGCGCCATACGGCGGAATTTGGACTGGTTGCGAACAGCGTAGCGCCAACAACTGGAGCAGCACTGTTTTCAATTGTCACAATGCCCGTGCGCGTTTTCAATTGCGATGCAGGACGTTCCGCGTGCGTGTGTTCGGTTGGTGTACGTGCGTCAGTCAAACGCGGATCGCCTTCACCGACAACCGTTGGCGTGGCACCGTTCACAGCAGCAACGCTCAGTTTCGCGATACCCATAACGGTTGTCGAAGCAACAGGCAACGGCGCTTGAGTGTTCAGAATTTCCGCGTCTTCTGCATCGTAGAATTGATCTTCGATGAATTGAGCGTAAGTGTCGATTACTTCCCACGTGTGGAGAGTACCGGCGCCAACGTCTGCGTTTTTCGAAACACGACGGCGAGCTGTTTTGTAGAATTTGCTTTGCGGATCGAAGTCGAACCAAATCACGTTCAAAGGAACGATCAATTGCGTAGGTTCGCGAACAGCAGCAACGGTGGTTGTTACCTTTCGAACAGTCGCGTTACTCACGCGGTGTACGATTGGATTGGTTTCATCCATGTTCTGGATGTCGGAAATAACGCGAAGTGCATCGCGAATTTCCTCGATTTTTTTCTCAGCCATTTATTAGGACTCCCGGAAGCTGATCGAATCGCCGAAGTTGCGGATATCCGCACCAATATGCGCGCGTTTTGCAGGAATGGTCGGATCAAGAATCAGGTCAATGACCATATCGTTGTTCGCGATTACATCCCGCGTGTTGTTACGTTCGTCACAAATGGTTTCCCATTCGTTTACACCGCGTCCGGTTTTGATGGTACGCACTTCGGCATCAACGAGGTTCTTCAGCTTGAGGCGTTCGAATTCATCGTTCGGATTAAATACCGATGGCAAGAAAGCTTTGCGAACCATGGATTTAATACCGTTGACCAAACGGCGTACGTTTACGTTCTGGAAACCAGACGCAAAAGCTTGCAGTGTGGACTGGTCGAAAATCACGAAACCACGGCCCGGAATACGGCGAATCACGTTGACTTGCGCCTGTTCCAAAGCGTTGCGTTCCTGCTTGTTGTATTTCTTGAACAAGTCAGTGACTTTCATTTGACCACGCGAAATACCAGCCGGTGCCCAATAGTACGCACGCACGCGGTCGGTGTATGCGAATTGAGCGCCTACCAATGCAGATGGCGGGCAGAAGAAACGACGGCCTGTGATTTCGTCGGTCACTTCCACATACGGGGCATACATCGCGCCGTAGGAGCTGGAAACGTTCAGGATATTCCGACGATAGTTCACTGCGCGGGCAGCTTCGGCGTATTCTTTCGGCAGGTCGATAATTGCGATTGCATCACCACGCTTTTCAGCGGTGGTAATCATTTTCTGTTGAACGTTTGGAGTCGTGTAACCCGCGTTCAAAAGAATTTGTACTTCGTACGTGTCCGTGTCTTCCAGACCATCCCATGCTTCAGCAATTTGCTGGGCAGTTGGGCGCTTGCCGTCTTCACCACCGTCGATGTATTCGAAAGCAGTTGTACGGATTTGCACAGGTGGGCACAGTTTGTTGTTTTTCACTTTGATGTATTGCGAAGCCGCGTTAATGCGATCCTCGACGTACATCTGACCGCCTTCCCCATCAATTTCCGAAGTCCGCGAACACAAATAGGATTCGACCGGAACAGAAGCATCACCCTTGTAGTTCAGGAAAACTTCAAGGTAGAAATGGTACGGGTCAGAAAATTCGCCAACTTCTGTACCCATTTGGGCGGATGGACGAACGCGGATACTCAGTTCATCAGACCATTCACCCGGCGAGTTCGCGCAAACGAACAAAAGGGCATTTTTTGCCCCCGGATTAGATGCGAGAAAATCGACTGTTTCCATTGGATCGCCAAGCACGCCTTGCGGCTGATTGTCGCCATTGTCGAAACAAACGAGTTTCAGAACTGGATTGGTTGCGGTTACATCATCAACCGAAAGCCATGCGCCAGCAGTGCGGGCGGTGGCCGGGTCAACAACACGTTTAACCATCATGCGCGATTCACGCAGATATTGCTCTGTGCAATACATGCCGAAACCGTATTTGCTCAGAGACTTTGTGCCGAAAGTTTGTTTGGCATTTTCTTTGTCGAAAACATCAATCCACTCACCGACTTTACCTTTTGCAGCTTCAGTAACCAGTGCCGCAATGGAACTGATTACGGTGCCGCCACGCTGGCTAAGGTCACGATCCTGATCGTAGACCCCGGCACTTGTATTGGGAAATGCCATGGAATAAACCCCTTGTATCGTTGGTATATGGGAATGTGCATTTACTGCCTTTCCACTATATCTAAATTACTTAAAGGGATTTAAACGAAACATTTGCGTATTTTGGGCAATAAAAAAGGGGCACTAGGCCCCTGATTAGGTATTGCATTTGATTGTGTTATTCGTCTTCTTTTTCTTCGTCTTCTTCATCATCGTATTCGAAATAGACTTCGCCGTCTTCATCAACGAACGCATCCCATTCCTCTGCTTTCTCTGCCTTTTGTTTCTTCAGATAAGCAGTAAACAAACGCTTTGCCAATTCCTTTTCGCCGCGATACAACGCTTCAATTGCGTTAATGTATGGGCGCGCTGCCAAATAATTCATATGGTGCAGAATGGCATTGTGCCGTTCCTTTGCCAATTGATACATCTTTGGCGTAATCTTGAATGCTTCGCCACGCAACAAATAAACGCGAATGTAGCAAAGGATTAATGCACTAACATCCTCTTCAGCGTAATAGGTTTTGGCATTGAAAAAGCATTCGAGAATTTCTTTCTTTATGTCTGCGCTGAAACGCATGATCTTGTCAGGATGCGATGCCTGCTTAATCTTTTTGAATAGCAAACGACATGACATTTCCGCAGGATCTTCGTCGGCGTCTTCGTCTGTCGATGCACCACCTTTACCGTCAAGGGAAAGGCTGCGCTTTTTCTTTTTCTTTTTCGGCATTGAAAGATCAAGGCCAGTGTGTACGCATTTCAATGCTTTGTCGAGGCTGATTAGTTCTTTTGAATCGGACATTTCTTCGTCGTCATCATCAGATTCAGCTTCGTCATCGTCTTCCATTGGATGCGCGCACAATGCGCACAAAGCTGCGTAACCACGTTCGATTTTCAGCTTTAATGCCGCGAGCTTATCTTCGTCTTCGGCAATTTCCTGAAGGTCTTTCAGCGTCATTTCCGTTTCAGGAAGTTCGACGTATTCTTCTTCGTCTACAACGTCGGGCAATCCAGTAAGGTCGGCCATTAGATCATGCTCAATAGGTCTTGTTTCGAACTGCGCTTGCTATTCAGAAAGATCGCAAACTGCATTGTCATTCGGATTTTCTCAACGAAGAACGACACAGGATCGGCGCCATTCATTACGACAATTCGCGGAATATGATCGTAGATTTCCAGAAGGTCGCGCACCTTTTCAATCTTTTGCGGTGTACTATCTGGCGCCACATTGGTGATTACCAACATGGAAATATTCTTTCGTTCTTTCAGGTCACGCAAATTGTCTTGATAACCACCTAACACCCGATGCCACAAAGGCAGAAGTTTTCCCCGGTGTGATTTGGTGGATTTCTGTTGATCAATCGCCGCTGCCATAAACGACAACGCCAGAAACTTTGCGCGATCATCTGTAGCCATGGAACCGATACCAATAATCGGGCTACCGTGCAAAGGATTGGTCAACATCCGCTGGCAAGCTTCAATCTGTCGGCGAACACTCAAGCGCGGCAAATCGTAGTCTTCAGGAAGCCATGCGGGTACGTGCGGCGTAATGGATGTCAGAGTATCGTCGAGTAGAAACGGGCTACGCATTACCTGAAACGCGGAACCATCAACGCCCTGCATTTTTAGAGTTTTCACCCTGTCTGAATCAATGCGGAAATTCAGGTGTGGTGCTGGTGGACGACTGCTCATACGAACCTCAGTTAGTGCTATACAACGTATTTACAGTTTCGCGTGTACAGGGAATATACGTTCGTTCAGGTGTATCTGCGCGCACTGCATATAGATACGCTTTACTTTTCTGGTGTGATAGTCGTCCGGCTCAAACTGGAATTGTTTTTCCAATGAATGTAGCTGTGCAGCCATGATGATTTTCACACGACGGTGGCTGATTCGACGTTTCATTCTTCTTCCCCGGAATCAGGAATTTCATTTGCGCTCATGCACTCTTCGCATTCTACTTGGTTGAAGTAGTTGCCGTGTTCGCACATTGCGTCTTCGTGATCTTCGTCGTATTCCATCATAATACCCGTGTACCTTTCTTGACTGCGCTCGGGCGCGCAATGATGTGCAATTCAGTGCCGTCAGGCAATGTACTTTTTGCGTAGAACCGGCGATCATTGAAACGCGGAAAGAACGGTTCTTTTTCGCGAAGTTCTTCCAACGCTTTGGTGCTGGCGTCTTTCATATACTGCACACTTTCAGGATCGAGGCTCACAATTTCACCCCAAACAATTTGCTCAGGGTAGACAGCTTGTCCGCAATGAATGCTTTCATATCTGTTTTGCCTTCAGGACTATTCAGATACTCAGCCAGCTTCGGTTGTAGTGTGCAATCTTTCTGCATTTGCATACGGGCCGCTTCGTCGATTTCAAACTGTTTCATCACAGCTTTTGCACGCGCACGATCTTGTTTCGTTATGCTCATGGTTTATTCACCTTGCAGAAGGTTAGCGATTTGCTCGGCCTGTGCGTCGATCTTTTTGGCGTTTTCTTCGATGTGGTATTTCATGTTTTCAATCAGCACCAAATGTGGCGCGTCTTGTGGCCGAAGGTCGCCGTCACACACGTGGCCGTCTTCACGGTCATGCAGTGGTTTACCTATTCCATCGTCATAATCGAAATGCTGCGCATAAATACTGCCGATGTATTTGTAGTCGCGGTAGTATTCCAACACAGCATCGTCGCATTCTTCGTAAAGCGATTGCGGATCGAAAGCAATCAATTCTTTGCAAAGTTTTTCGATATGGTCGATACGCCAGTGCGGTTCCGCTTCGGCGAGATACTTTACCATGTCGAACAGTACAAGCGTTTTGAAACTGAAATAGCTGTATGGATAAAACGGCACCGATTCCCACGATCCAAGCATTTCAATGACCGTGAAAGATTTTCCGATGTGGTACGCCTCTTTACGGTCGTGATTTAAAACGCAATATACGTTGCCCATTAGTGGTTCCACCGTGGATCTTGAGGATCAGGAATATTCAGGCGAATCAGTTCACGCGCCATACCTTTGTCGAACGGGGAATTATCAATCGCACCGTCGCATTCGGCCCACAAACGATTCATTTCTTCGGTGTTGGTAGCACCGTGTTTTTCTACTTCTGCACTCACGTATTCAGCACCAGCACGAAACGATTCTTCTGGTGTACGAATGCCCAGCAATTTGCGAAAGATTTCCCACATAGGATTATTCCTTTTTATTGTATTGTTCGAAAGCCGTGTGGTTGTCGTACTGGAATTTATTGTACTGCATGCGTTCCAGTTCATTTTGCGCGTCTTGCATGTCGAGCCATTCGCGGAAAATTGCGATAGCTCCAACGACAACAATCACAGCGCCTATACCAATTGCGATCCAGCCGCCAGTTGTAATCATTTTTTGTGCTTCTGTGCGCGACGTTGTGCGCGGTTCAATTTCGGTTGATATGTCTTTGGCTTACCGTGATCAACGTGACCAATGGTGCCGACATCGGGATTCAACATTGCTTTGAGCTTCGCTTGAAATGCGGCTTCCGCTTCTGCAATGTTGCCAAGGTGAACCGGTGTATCTGCTTCGAAATTCATTTCTTATTTCTCCATACCCAATAAATAAGAAACAGCAACCCAAAAAGAACCACCGAAACCCACGCAACGTAGGTAACATCTTTCAACGGGTTGCATTCAAGGTATCGGTGAACCTCTTCCTGCGTGTGCGCTGTATGCGATTCGTAGTTCCGTGTAAACACTTCACATTCTTTACGCTGTTCTGCTGTTTGTTCGGCACGGGCACGCAGGATGATTACACTCATTTTTTACCTTTCTTCTTTTTCCAATAGTCCGCTTTGTTGTCTTGGCGCTTACTGGCAATTTGCGCAGCGATATTACCGAACATTCCGCCCGATGGCCGCACGCCTGCTGTACTCACTTCGACTTCACAGTCTGCCGCTTCTTCGCTTATGTTGCGCTTTACATTTTTCAGCATCACGCGCATACGGTCGAGTGCGGTTGGTGTAGGTTGGTGGTTGAACTTAATCGCCTGTTCCCACGTGTTCGCACAATACTTCAAAGACGCTTGCGCACCACTATCCACAAAGAACCGAATAATCGGCTGTCGTTTATCCGGGTCTGGCGTGAGAATACGCGAGCTTTCCTGTTTCCAGTTCGGTTCGTTATTCATTGGCATGACGTAGTACAGGCAGCTCCACGGTTTAATGTTGATACCGCGTTGCAGCAGTTTACGAATGCCCACAACAACACGAATTTTCCGTGCAGATGCTTGCGCTTTAATCCAGTCGCGACGTTCTTTGTTTTTCTTTGGCGATGTACCACCACCAACAAATGCGGCTGCAACTTCGTAGCCCACGGCTGCGTTGATACGGCGAACCATTTCCTCGATATGATCTTTGAAGTGCAGCGGAATAACGATACTGTGACCGGCTTCCAAATCCTTCAAAACCCACTCAAGAATCAACGCATTTCGTTTCTCGTTTTTCGCAAGTGCTTTACCGAGGTGAACAAACCCGGCCTTGCCTTGGAATTTCCCTTTCGATTTTAACCCCGTGTCGATGGCGAGCATCTTCGCCGTCATCTGCGCACGTTTGATTTTTGATTTCACACCACCAATCACAAGGAACGTGATTATGTGTTTACCGTCTTTGCGTTCTTCAGTACCGGTACAGCCGAAACGGTAACGCATTTTCATGTTGTTCATAACCCATGAAAATTCCGGTGCGCCTGTCGATTGCACTTCGTCGCATAGCACGGTGCCAAACGTTTTGTTGCAGGCACGCAACAGCTTGCGCCCGCTGTCGGTAATCAACGATTGATACGTGATGATCCCGATTTGGATATCTTTCAAATCCTTTTTGGACTTGATGAAACCGTACAACTTTTTACCAGTCTTTTCCTGCAACGCTTTGAGGTTGGTGCTTTCCTCAATGTCACCGATGAACTGATTCAAGAAGTCGTATTGGTCAGCGATCAGCAGGACTTTGTAGCCCAGCTCTACAGCCAGTTTAATCGCTGTCAAAGATTTACCAGAACGCGGCGGCAAAACAAACAGGCCGTACTTAGCTTTCTTCATTCGATCAATGGTTTTCAACTGGTAAGGGAACCAGTCGCGACCTTCGCCGAGGCTCACTTTGATTTTGTAGTCGAACTCTTCGCGGCACCGCTTATCAACGATCTTGTAATCGTCGAAATCAATGCGCATTTTATCTTCGATATTTTCGCGATCACCCAAAGGCAAACCGTAGTATTCCACGTTGCCAATAATGCGGGTGTTCGCCAGCTTGTAATGCCCGCCGAAGTTCTCACAACCTGTACATTCTTTAACTGGACGCTCAGGACGAAAATCGCACTGGCGACAACCATAATCGGAAAAGAAAGACTTGAAATAATGCTTCTGCACACGCTTCTCAGGGATGGCGTGTGTTGGGACATACAGCTTATCCGATATGATTATTTTATCCATTCAAAGCTCGGGTAAGAGGTGCCGAACCTCTTCTGCATAACACTCGGGACGATCAAACATCATGCGCAACTCGATGTTGTTTTCTTCCAAGAATTTCAAAAGAGGTGTTGTGTCGCTCAGGTTGAGGTCGCGCACCGAAATGAACGGGAACCGTGACTTTGTTGCAGCGTGTGCCTGAATAGCGGCGCAGGCTTCTTCAATCGTGGTGAACGTGTACAAAACCAGACTGCCGCCTTTGTACAGAATTTCGTGCATAGCCGGGTCGTCGATGAACTTGGATTCTGCATTTCGCAGACCGTTCACCGTTTGAATAACCAGCGTGCTTTTAACTTCGCCGCGAATCAAAAACATTGGCAGCAATGGACGATCCCAATAGGACAGGATTGCGTCGTTGAACTTTCCGTGCAGCTCTTTCGGCATTTCAAATGCTTGGCTAGTCATACATCACCTTTACAGTTATGTGGGCGCACGAATGAACCCACACACGATGCAATCAATGGAAAATGATTTCAGAAGAGAGCGTCAACAATTCCTGAACGATGCGCAATTCTGCCCCATCCACGATGTAGAAAAACACGTCTGCTTCGCCATGTTCCTTTGCGTAGTCGGCCACCTGTTGGTGAAACTCCGCAAGGTCTTCGTCTTTGCTTTCCAGTGGGAAAATAACGACGTGTTCCGCAATGTGGGGAAGTGCTGTGCCTTCGAAGGCTTTAAGTAATTCCTCCTGCGGATCATTGAATGCAGCGAGAGCCAATTTGTTTGCGTAAACAAATACGGTTTTCATAGGTGTGTCTGCTCAGGTCGTGTTAGGATTTTTATGGACTCAATGAGGTTTTTATAAACGTAGCCAGCTTTGTCGATGTCGTCCACCACAAGGCGTGCATGTTTCTCAAGAGTTTCTATTTTGTTGAGGTATTCGTAAAACGTCCGCATCACACTTTCGACAAAGTATTTACGTTCGGTCTGTGTGCCCAGCTTACGCAGAACAACAGTGTATTCCGAGAGCAAATAATCACGAACGTTCGACACGGTTTTTTCCATGGACGTGCCGATCTTCACGCACTGCCCAAGGATTTCAACGATACGGGAACGGCTGGCCGCGTCTTGCAGCATTGCATCAATCACGTTCTCGACAAACTGATTGCTTTTCTTCCGGCGCAGGCTACGCGTATTACGCGTGACGTGAAGCATCGAAATTTCTTCGTGGAAACCTTCGAAGTTGATCGCGTATGCCGGGTTGGTGTCGTACAACTCTTTCATCCGCTGAAACTTTTTGTCTTTACGGATGATTCGCTTGATAGCCGCGAGTTCGTCTTTTGTCATGCTGGCAGTGCTTGCAGATTCTCGCCATACCAATGACCAGCGAGATTAACTTGCCCGCTGACTTGTTCAACCATTTCCTGCTGAATCAAAGTCAGGTTGCGGAAATTCGATTCGCCAAAGGGAAACAATTTCCAATGCTTTGTGTACCACGGCTCAACTTCCAATTGGTAGTCGTCAACCGCGTCACCGTAGGCCAGAACGTCTTTGTCATTCAGCTCAATCCATTCTGCCGGTTGCATATCGTGAATGAGCATCAGCCCACTCAAAGTAGCGTGCAGCATCATCATGTTCGAACGCACAGTAAAAGTTTTCATTTAAACCTCATGCCCGTAGTGGGTCGCCAATGACGCGCAGCTATGGCGTGCACAGGAAACCATTTCCTTTTGAATCGGTGTAAGACTGGCCCACAAATCGCTGAAAGGGAACAGCCGCCAATGACGCTCAAACCATTGGTCGATGGTGTAGCACGGTTTGATGAATTCAGGATCAGAACCAACCTCTTCGATAGCCTGCATAAAATACGCAAGTTTTTCTTCAGGAAAATTCGTTAGGTCTACTTTACGTGACCCTCCTTGAAATTCCACCATAGCGGCTACTGCATGCCGCAAGTGCACTGCATTATGTGTCGGCGTGAACTTATGCGTCATGTAGGCTCCGTGACAAGATATTTACTGGCGGCGTGCCCGCTGATTGCGAGAATGCTGCCCGTGCTTGTCTTTAGAATCAGAAGTTTCAGTCGGTCGGATGTCAGCGGAACTTTCGCATAATCCAACATTTCTTTTTTGTTGCATGTAATGATCAGTCGATGGTCTGTTAGCGAAACTTTCGACGGATCGCTGACAACAAACAGATGGCCGTAAACCGACCCTCTGCCGTTGACAAAATTGTACATCTTACAGAAACGATTCAAGACAAAAGGATTCTGATAGTCAATGCTCATTGGCGTATCAGCCAGCTTACGAAAGAACAGGCCGATATGGTGGCCGTCGTGCGCGCTGCCAAAGTCTTCGAACGTTTCTGTATTTTTGGTGGTGTGTGAGATTGTGTCAGCCAGTGAAAAAATCGGACTTACGTTGTCACTTCGCTTCATCATAGGTGCCGACCAGCGTTAACGTCCCGTTATCTAGTTTATTGGTGAGCATAAACGTAGACATTGCAGCCGGAATTTTGTACATCACCATGGTAACTTCATCGGCTTTCACCTTGTTGAAAAGATCCATGAAAATTCGCGGGTCTACACGCATGTCCAACGGTTTGCCCGTGGCTTTTGCTTTGAAGCTATCGGAAACTACGCCACCCTTACCTTTCACGGAAAGAGTCGTTTTTTCCTTGTCGATGGTGATCGCCATTTTTGTATCTTGGTCAGTCAACACCGCCATGTTTGCAACTGTCGCTGTCGCCTTCGTGTCAAATGTAATCGAGGCACGCGGGTCAAGTTCTTGCAGCGTTTTGATGTAGTGCAATGCCATCGTGTAATCGCCGTCACGCAATTGCGTTTCAGGAATCGACACAATGAAATCTTTACTGGACGCAACGAAACGACCGAGGCCCGTGCTGAACTTTACGTCGTCGTCTTCGATGAATTTCTCGACCATCGAAAACACTTTCGTAGGCAACGCCATGCGCATTGGCACTTTGTTTTTGATCTTTTGCTTGAACAACGCCACGTGGAAATCGTCGAAGCAGTAGACCTTCAGCCACTTTTCACCGATGTCGAAAATCACTGGCAGAATGTGCCCATGGTAGACATCAAGCAACGCAACTTTCCGCACCGAATCCAGAAGCTTATCCATCACGTCTTTGGCAATCGGCACGCCTTGAATTTCACCGAATTGCAGAGACAGCATCCGAATATCTTCGTCGTCGAATTCCATGATATCCAAGCTAGCTTTGAACTCGCTTTTCTTTTCACGGAAAATGATTTTGCCTGTACCCGATTTGAATTCACATTCGCCACGGGCTTTCAGCAGACCGGCAAGCGTTACAGCGTCAACACGAATTGTGCCGCTCTTCTTGGCCTTACCACTAATGCGCATGGAAGCCATGGCGTCAGTGGAAAAACCAATCAGAAAGATCCCGGCATTTTCCTTGCCTTCCTCAGAACTAACCGCTGCAATTACGAACTTTGTATCGTCCGCTTTCACATAGGTTGTGACCGCTGTAATTTTCGCGAAGGCTGCGGCAATGTCCTTACCAATTGCCTCAAATTCAACCTCTCCACCTGCAATGATTTTCATCGTTTTTCCTTCGTGAGTCGTTTCGCTTTGGACTGAATAACGTCGAGGGTTTTCTTCGCAATCTTCTTGACTTTGGAAGTCTCGATAGTTGCAACACCTTCGATTTTCTTCGCGCCTTTCGCTTTCATTTTCGGGCCGTAACCGCCGAGTGCGTCAATGCCTTGCTTCTGCCAGAACGCATATTGCTTGTGCGCCCACTCAGGGCCTTCAGCGAACTTGCTATGCAGGCGTTTCATATCGCGTTTGATGTCGATGTCGTAGCCGAGTTCTTCTTTCTGCCACTTCAAAGTTTCGACCAGAATTCCATCCAGACTGGATTTTTCTTTGATCGGGAATTTCCCGGTCAACGACATGTTCCAACCTTCTACGTCGCGCAGGTTGCCGCCAAAGTCGAAGTCGATTTCGAGACTGATACCGAATTTGAATCCATGACGTTCCATGGAAATTCGCTCAACTTCAGTCGTCAAACCTTGTTCGATCATTTTGATTGCCAGCCACAAATCCTCATAAGCACAGGAGAATTCAAGGGAGTCATGCACGCTGTTGTTTTGAATGAAATCAGGATAGTGCCCGGTCGCCTGATAATGCTCAAAGCGCAGGCGTTCAATCTGCCGTGCACCAGTCATCATAAAGTCGGAACCCATGCCCTGTACTGGACTGTTTACAGCTTGGCGCTCGTTACGTGCAAGGATGTTGCCGCTTTCATCGTGAGACTTCGGCGTCATCAAACCCCACAGGTTACGGCGACGGCCCAACGGCGATTCAACAAACAGGAATTCACGTGCGTGTTGTTTCGCCTTATCAAACCACTTCGCACCGACCGGGAAACGTTTAAAGAATTCCTTGGTCAGATTCTGTACCATTTCCACAGTCGCGTTAATCGACTTGGCAGTACCTTTCTCGCCCTGTTGGTAAATCAATCCGAAAATTACCTGCTTAACGGATTGACGCATCGCCTTGTCAACTTCGGAAACGTCTTTACGGAAGAAGTAAGCGGCGTTGATTTTGTGTACGTCACCTTTCAGCTCAAGTTGTTCAGCCAATTCGACCGTTGGTTTTTTCTTGAACTTTTGACGCAGTACCAGACCTTCGCGGAATACGTCAGCCACTTCCATGTCTTCGGAGATTAGCGACCAACCACGAACTTCGTGTGCGCTATAGTCCACCTTAACAATGATTCGGCCTTCGTGCGTAATGAACAGACGTTTGATCATCTTGCCCATTGCCGAACGTTGCGGAATTGTTTGAAGTGTTGGATCTTTTGCAGATGTCCGGCCTGTCACTACGTCGAGATAACCGAATCGCGGACGCATGTGTTTATCAGAACGGAAATCGTCGTCGTTACCCCATTTCAGAACGAAGCTTTTCACATAAGCGTTGTACAGCTTGTCAATTTTCGTCAGCTCTGTGAACAGCTTAATCTCTGCAACGTCTTCGTACTTCTTCTGGAAATCTTTGTCGATCTTGCCCTTGCCCTTTTTGTTCAGGAACAGGGGTTTGAGTCCGAGAACATCAAAGAACAAAAGCTCTTTGTGTTCTGCTTTACGGATGCTGAAAATGTCGTGCTTCACACGCCCGAACATTCCCATACCCGGCGCACCGGATTTCTTCGCCAGCAATTTGTTTGCTTTGCGCACACCGTCAGAATCATACAAGGCTTTCGTGACCTTGTTTTTCTCCTTAACGATTTGTGAATCTTTCGATTTGAGTTTGAACAGCCAGTCGATGTCGAGGTACGAGCCGTTGTATTCAAGGTTGGACAGCGTGTGAATCTGGTCACTCATTTGCTCAGAAACCATCGAGTAGTATTTCTCATACCCGATTACGCGGCCATACTTGGCTTGCTGTTCCTGAATGTGCAGAAGTGTGATTACGTCAAGCGCCATGTACGTCAGCACGGGGCCAGCCAAATCTTCGTCTGCAATGAACGCCCGGTTTTCTTTACCGAAGTCCGATTCGTAATACGCCCGACATCCATACTGCATACAGATATTGAGCAACGAATAATAGTTCTGGCCGGTGACTGCCTGAATCGCTTTGTGGTTTTCATCACGTGCGAATTCACCAGCGATTACACACCACAGCGGCGCTTTGAAATAACGCACGCCAGCATCACGACGGGCACCGATCAAGTCGAACGCCGCGTTTGCATAGATGTTTAATTCGTTTTCGTTTTCCCATTCGAAGTAGTCACGCAGCTTGTTCTTGATGTACGTGATTTCCTCCGGCATAAACGGTGAATCTTTATGCAGGAATGGCAGGATGTACGCGCAGTCTTTATCAATCGCGAACTGCCAAGTTACCGTGTAGTTCTTACGGCGCTTGAGGTTCCGGGTTTCCGTGTCGATTGCAACGACTTTCGCTTTGCACAATTTCTTGTACATTTTGTCGAACTTTTCAATCGTGTCCACAACCTTGATTTTGTAATCCAGTTTGGGAACGCGATACATCAACTTGCCATCGTTGAGTGCGGTTGTCAGGTTGCGCGCAACGTACCCGGCTGCTGCCATGGTGCCGTCGTCTTTTTGCAGTGTGCGCAGACTCAAGGTCGGAACGTGTTTGAATTTATGACCTTTGATTTCTGTAGGAATCGGCACCCCGTAGAAGTGCTGATACTGCACACCCTTTTTACCTTTGTGCTGCGAGATAAATTCGTCGTTCAGTGCTTTGGTTGGGTCGGGGCCGAACGTCACGACGGTATTGGGTTTGTATTTCTCAATTACATACTCAAGGCGCTTTTTAAATTCGCCGTGTGCTGCTTCCAAGAATGACGAAGAGCCGCCCAGCGTTTTCACACTGTGATAACTGATTGCCAACCAGTCATAATCGTCGAGCTTGTTTGGTGCTTTGTTGTACTCTTCAGCACACCACATCAGGTTTTGTAGAAGGTCGCCGGTTGCCCCGTCGAACATCTTGCCACGCTTGAGCGCTTCACCCGGCATGTAGTCCAAAACGAATAGGATTTTCCCACGCGCTTTCTTGTTAATGTGCTTGGGGAGTTCGACGTAATCGAACCCTGTAACGTCAAAGCTTTTTAGGGCCTTTCCGTACTTGTGTCGAAACTCTGTGTATTCAAATTTCATGAAATAATCCATGCGCGAAGGTGAGACTCATACACAGGTTATTTACAGTTTTGCCACCAACGACAAAGCCCCCGAATCCATTGAGGAAACGAGGGCTTTGGTTAGAACATTTGTGAAAGACGCATGATGTCTTGTACGCGTTTGAAGTTTTCTTCAGGTGATTCGTACGCAATCCAAGCGCGCCCGAAAGCGCCGAGGTGTTGCATAGCCAACTGCTTCGTACCCAACTGTGTGTACACTTCCCAATTGATTGGCAATGAATAAATCGACGTGTCACCGCCGCTCAAAATCACCATTGGTTTGTGTTGCGGTCGGGCGTCAATGAATCCCATGAAACGCGGATGATCCTTCCACATTAACAGACTCAGTTCTGTGTCTGGAATTTCGACGGACGTAATGTTGTGTGGCAGTCCTTCGATTTTCGTTGTCCAGAACTCGCCGGAACCCAAACCGAAATAACCAAGAAAGTCAGATGTTTCGTGACCGGCCACAAGCTTTTCAAAGTTCGTGGTCAGAATCCGATATTCGTGGTTATAAATATTCAGGTAGGCGTAATGCAGCGCAACTTCTGTCTTGTGCATAATCGCCCCCGGTCTTAACGGCGCTGGCGATCATTGCGGTCGCGGTGCTGGTGGTTTTGTTGTGGCTGTTGCGTCTGCACTTTCGGAACCTCAACAACCGGCGTTTCCACGACAGGTTCTTTCTGTTCTTCGACTACAGGCACTTCAGTTTCAACAACCTTTTCAACTGGCGTTTCCACGACAGGGGCAGCAGCACGCGGGGAACGTTTCTGCAAAAGCTCAGCAGCAATTTCAGGAGTCAGTTTCACGTGTGCAACGAGATTCTTATCCCAATACATTCCCTTCGGCAGACGCGAGCGAGCCGCGAACGGATAGCCCGTGGTTGGAACGGCAGGCAGGAATTTATCGTCGCATTCAAACGCCTGCATTGCTTTGATTGTTGCGCCGCTCCAAATGCCGTCGATCATCCCGTTATAGAAACCGAGGAATGCCAACACCAATTGTTGTGCGCGTAGTTCCATATCAGAATATTGCATTATTTCTCTCCAATGGTTGGGCCGTCCTTGGCCCGTCCGTTATCAGTCTTTGCGGAATTTGAACCGAAGTTCGGTCAGCTCTTTCAGCGCTTCTTTGGCGTTCACAACATCGTAGCCGTTGCGTTTGATTTTCGCGATCATGTCACGCAAATCAGTTTTGCCTTTGCCGAAGTAGAACCAATGACCATCGGACTTCTGCCATTTCGTACCAGCACCCGGAATTGCTTTGCCGATATGTTTCAAAATTGCAGGGTTTGTACGCAGGTCAATGCAGAGCATGACTTGATCTTCCATGAACACCGGGAACACCCGGACTTCACGACGGTTTTCAACAATACGTTTCGACGTGTTGAAGAAACCCGGCAGCGACGTTACCGGCGCCAGTTCAAGTTTGTACCACAGGTTGTGTACGTTTTTCCGGCCCGGTTCGAATGCGTTGTTGATTTCCTCAATCATCGAAACAGTTTTGTCGCGAAGATCGAAGTTATTGTGCAAGTATTCGTAGATGGCGTGGAATTTCTTCTTGTTGGAAACAACCACGAACGCGTACGGCGGCGTGTGTTTGAAACCAAGTTTTTTCAGGTTCACTGCGGTTTCGTCGAACTCAGCTTCCAGTGTTGCAAAGCCGTGGTAGTAAGCAGGATAAACATTTACTGTGTTATCCCCTTCAACGATTACGCCGACAGTTGGATCACCACCTTCAGGAATGACGGCTTTGGTGATTGCTGTAGGCAGCGGTGTACCTTGATCAATTGTGTAGACGCCTTCGTTGAGTGGACGGCCTTTCGCTTCGTTCTCACGGCGTTTCTGACCATCGGCATCTTGTTTCTTAACGATGCGGATTGTCTTCGCTGCTTGACGTTCACGAATTTGACGTTCTTTCTCTTCTTCGGCTTCCTGTGCTTCGCGCTGTTTCTGCTCACGTTCTGCTTGGCGGTCAGACCTTTTCGCATCCGTAGGAGTACGATCAAGTGGCACGTCAAACAACGGCAAATCTTCGCGTTTGATTTCACCAGTTACAAGGTGAACCAGTGTCGCGTCGATGGTCTGCCATTCGTCGAAGTCAGCCGGTGGGTTTTTGATACGGACTTTGATGCTCGAAAGCACTTTGCCGCCGCTACCCTTTTTCGTGGTGAAGTTAACAATCCGACCGAGGCCGAATTCTGTCATCACGGGTTTACCGAACAATTCTTCGTCGTAATTACTTGCGATCTTTTCATCACGCAATACGTGTGCAACTACAACCGGCTCCCAACCTTTCGGATCTGGAATTGGTTGGTTCGGCACGAAAGGCAACACTTCCATACGTTCTGCACCGGGCACGTTTGCATCGGCTTGGATTGGAAGCATCACAGCACGTTGGGTCTGGCGCATTTCCCGGAATTCTTGGTTTTCAACTTTGTTCAACGCTTGATAAGCGCCGACTTCGGTATCAGAACCAACCATTTCTTTAAATGGCGAGTCTTGCAGACCTTTAATGTTTGCCAACATTTCCACGCCGAGGGAAAGCTCAGGGTTTTCCTTTTCGGTTGGAACGATGTATTGCGACAGCACGCCTTTGTAACGTGGGTTGTCGGCTTCGGTGAAACGTACGATACCGAACGTCTTCGAAATAACACGCGCAAGTTTAGGAACTTCCATCGTGTTGTTTGCCAATACCCAATCAAGGAAAACAACGTCACGCGTCATTTCGCCGCTACCGTTCGCAGCCGCCATTGCACCTTTCGGATCAGGACGGAAAATACGGGCGTTAGTCTGGCTCAGTGCACCCGGCCCCCACGGACTTTCAGCACGGATAATCCGGCTTGCAAGTTGCAGGTTGTGACCTTCGGACATACCTTGTTCGTTCGCGATAAGGATCTGGATTTTGTTATCCGTTTTGAAACGGTTAAACCCTTCGTGCTTATTCGGTTCGTCACCGGTGAAAATCACCGCTTGACGTTGGTACTCAGCAGGCAGCGCTTCATAAACTGCGCGGGCGCTGTAGTTGTACCGTGTAATAACAATGCACTTGCCGCGTGGTTCTTCTTTCCAGTATTCAGGCGCATCCGGTGGTGCAATGTTCTGAACTTCTGGTGGAAGTGCAACGTGGTCTGCAACTTGAGCGTTCCATTTGCGAGCAACATAAAGTTTATCGCCATGGGCAACCAAATTGTATTCTTTGTAAGACTGGCCCCGGCGCCATGCTGCCGGATGGAAGTGGTCGTCTACGAGGTTGGCAATGTACTTGGCTTTTCGCGATTTGAAATTCGCGCCAGCATCACCGAAAACGCTTTGGAAATCTTCGTCGAATTGCGGTGCAATGATCAAACGTTCCAGACGTGCAATACTTGTTTCCCACGTCAGTTGGTCAATCTTTTCACCAGCAAAGTCAACGTCGTTATCCGGGTTGCTTTCGCCACCGCCGTTGTCTTCCTCTTCGTCTTCGCCTGCGCTGACTTTGTTTTTCTGCGCTTGCAGTTTCTTCACGTCTTCCAGCGTTTTCTTCAACACAGTCTCATAGAGTTGTGCGTGAAGTTTTTGCTGTTCACGTTCAAGTTCGCTGGTCATGCTTCCTTCGTCGGTATCGACCATGCCGATAGCGAGGAAACGTTCGATTGGAGCGGGCAACATGAACGCCCATTCCTTACGCTTTTTCACAATGAATGCAGCGTAATGACTCAGCTTATCTACAGCGCGTTTTGCGTTGAGCGGTGTGTAAGTAGCAACAGCTTTGCCGTCGATAATTACGTCTTCTTCGCCCACGTCCGCATCGGATTTAATCATCGCGATTTCGCCACTGCGGAAAACAGCCGGGCTATGCAATGCAATCTGGCCTTCGATATCGCGTGCGCGGTCGGGCATGATTGTACCGGTCAACAGACGAATCCATTTCACGGTGGTTGCAGTGGTCAGAGCTTTCACAGCTTTGTGACGGGAAGACGTGAAGTTTTTCAGGTTGTGCGATTCGTCGATTGCAACATAGCTGCAACCCAAGCGGCGCACGAATTCAAGGTTCATCGGAACGTCGATTTGCGCGTTACCAATGGTAAGTTTTACGTTACGGCCTTGAATGAAAGTCATCGAAGCGATAAAGATTGTGTTGGCCGGTGCTTTCGCAGCGTACGCCAGCAACTTGTCTTGACCCCAACGTTTCATCACATCGGCAGACAGTGGAAACGCGTTCCAGTTTGCGCCGAGGAAATATTTGATGTCTTCACACCATTGAGTAATCAGACCGTTAGGGCAAATCACCAATGGACGCACCACGTTACCAACGCTCGACATATCACGAACCATACAGGTCATGTCGATTACGCCTTGGCCGGTTTTACCACCACCCGGATCAAGTGCGAGAATTGCGAAGGCTGGAGGAACTGGTTTACGCAACGAAGCTTGCACGCTTTCTTGGTGCGGGAAAATGGCGCGATCATCTGCAACCATGCCCGGAATTTTCAAATCGTCAGCGGTGAAACCAGTATCCGGCTGCAACGATTCTACTTGTTCGTCAGCTTCAGCGAAAATCGTTTCGTGATTTACTGCGTATTTCCCGAGCATCAAAGTGTACGGGAGAATGTCTTTCATGATCGTGGTGTTGGACGGTGTAGTCAGTTCCAGAACCAATGGAATGCCATCATCACGATACGGGTTTGCACCGACTTCAACACTTACTTTCGATTTGCGTTCGTTCAGATAATCCGAGGCCGGAATACTGTTGATTGCATCGAGAATTTGTTTGAAGAATTGACCACCGAAATACGAATACAGCTTGGTGAATTCAGCAGTAGTCGATGTCGAAGTGTTGAAGAAGTTCGGATGGTTTTCGAGTTCCTCCGCAACCTCATAAGACTTCGGCAATTTGTCGCCGGTTGCCATTTGTTCGTAGGTGTCATGCCACAATTGCGAACCCGGCCCGCCGCTTGCTTGCGTCATTGCATCGGCCAGCAGTTCGACAGGCAACGCACGAATAGACGTGGTTGTTTCGCGTTTCATGTCACCTTCAGGGGTGAAATAACGCAGGTAAAGCGAAGAGTAATCGTGACCTTTTTCAGTCGGCAATTTCTCAAGGCCGAGGGCGCGCATTGCATTCTTCGCAAGCACATCCATTTTCGGCGCTTTGTTATCGTTGTACGCGAGTTTCAGGTACAGGTTAACAATTTCTTTTACGATGTTCGACTTCGCAAAAGCTGCTGCGCCTGCATCTGCGTCGGCACCGTACATACGTTCCGATTCGCGTTTAACTTGTCCAACCGGATGCGCGTAAGTCAGCGTGTACATAGTAGACGCAAAGCTACGTTTCATCGGCTGCTGACCTTCTTTCGCCATGTTGTAACCGAGCTGGTCGGCAATGGTCAAAGCGTCAGGAGTTACAGCACCGTTTTCCAACGAAGTCGTCAGAATGCCGGGAGTGGACGAAGCATAAATCTGTACGCCGTAGTCCCAATCGTAACCGATCAGAGCGCCGTCATACGATTTCAATTCTTGCAGCAATTCCCACAGCTTTTCGATATCAACTGCGTTAATGTGCGGCCACGCATCAGCGCGAGGATTGCTTTGGAAAGCAGCCATCGGAATGTCGTAACGGTTCAAAATTTCCAGAATTTCATCAGACAACTTTTCGTAGTCTTCTGCTTGTGTGGAAGCTTTGAATGCGTCAACGCTTGGGCGCACAGACAACGTGCCGCTTGGCGTTACATACATGTCTTCGCTGTTGCCTTTGGTTTTTTCTACAACGAAACCATTGGACGCACGAATATCCGACAATTTCTTCAGCGTTGTTGCACCCATCGCATAGCGAGGAATGTCGTTCATGCTGATTGTCGAAGCGTTACGCGATTTCGGTTGGCCTTTACGTTTTGCGGTCGCACGTGCGCGCAATACTTGGCCGATGTACAGGGAGAACCACGCGTTGATACGGCTCAGGCTTGGGCGTTCGTGTTCTTCAGACTGGCTGACATAATTTGCGATGTCTTTTTCCAGTGTGAAACGAATTGTAGAACGCAGGCAAACGTTCAGCGCTTCAGCTTCAGGCGAAATGAATTCATCGTCGCTGTTCATACGATGTTCAACAAGCGTGTTCGCTTCGTGCATGCTGGAGCGGCCAACTTCACCAGTGAAGTCAGACGGCTTGCGGATGTTACCGGCGCGTACACGTGCTGCAACGTTTTTCGCCATGCCGCTTGGAACCTTGAGCATTTCCACTTGCAGAAATTGCTCTGCCAAATGGTTGGTAATGTTCAGGTCGGTAATCATTTCCTTCGGCAGTTTGAACCCGGTGTGACGGGTAAAGATTTCTTCAATCTTTGTGAATTCTGTCGAAAGACTCAGCGATTTGTGAAGCGTACGGTCGCTGATTGCAGAAGTGCCAAACAGGAAAACGCTGATATCTTTTGCAGCGGCTACCAGATTCAGACCGAAAGTGGATTGCCATTTGCCGCGACGTTCACGATCAACTGCCCATTCGTGACGACCGCCGTTATTCAGGAACGATGGGCCGTGCAAATCAGCGTCCATGGAACCGAAGAACACAGGCGGAACATCGCGACCGCGTACGTCGTCACCGGTGCCATTCATCACGATATCAACACCGTCTGCATAACGAGCAGAACGATAGATATTGTGGAACGAAGAAGACGATGCGCGAATTGCGATCAGGAAGTTTTGTACGATTGTTTTGGTAGAGCTTTCGGCACGTTTCATACGGAACGTGTCGTGGAAATACATGTCGATATAAGTCTGTGCGTCTTCCTGACTCATACCAGAAATGTGGTTGGCGTTGTTCATACATTGACGCATGAACGCGTAGAACAGGTTGATGTTCGACGTTACATCACTCAGCGATTCCAGAACAGGCAGCAAGAATTCACGCGCCGTGTAACCGTCTGGAGTTGCTTCGCCTTTTGGAAAGAAGAAACCTTCGAATTCTTTATCACGATCCATGTCGAGGGCGACCGGACGCATAGAGCGGACGAAGTTGGTTTCGGTGGTTGTGTCGTCTGCGGCTGTTGCCATGAATTCCGATTCACGATAACGAGCCATCGAATCCGCGATTCGATTTTTTGCCCAAAGTTCAGACATTTTATTCGTCGCCTCCGATAAAGCCTTCGGTACTTACAACGCCTTCCCACGCAGGGTTAGCATCACGCTTTTGTTCTACTGCAATTTGCAGCAATGCTTTTGCAATCGCAACACGAACACGCGGACGATCATCTGCGAAGCGAATGCCGTCAATATCGTAGTACGCATACAGATTGTTGAAATCTTGTTTCGCCAAACGTTCGTGCAAACTTTCGACAGCGCCTTCCATGTCAAAGTCAGTTTCATCACTGGCTTCGATATAGTTGTTGTACTCGACATCAGTAATATCCTGAATGTCATTGCGCAACGTTTCAGCCAGCTTACGAATGGCTACCAATTTTACGGACGGGTCTGCGTCACCTTTGGCAATGATGCCGAGGATTGCGTCCACTCCGTCCAGAGCGGATTTAACAGTCATCGAAAGTCTCCGATTGTTGCCCTTCGCCATACGGCTGTGAGCTGTTTTTCTACGTTTGGATAAAGGGGGAAAGTTTCAGGAAAAGTAACTGCGTAATCCAGCACAAGGTAATCGTTTTTCAGGCGAGCAACCTTTAGAACAATGTCGGAATCACGATGCACTAATACGAAATGCCGGTCACGCAATTGCGAAATGGAACCGACCAGCTTTGATGCGTGTGCGGCTCTCGCATCTTTCGTTGTCTTGTAATCTGTAACGGATCGCAACTGTTCAGGCATGTTTGGAAACACCTTCAAAGAAACCATTCGTTCCAGCAAGTATTTCAGTGCAAACCGTTGGGGCTTCAGCTTTACCTGTCCGCGAATCGTTACACCATTAACGATATTGATCAGCCGATTCTCATGCAAATCAATTTCGAATTTGTGTTGAACGGGTTGCAGTTGATAGAGCATATATCTAGTCGTAACGAGACGATTAAATTTGCCATACAGTTTATTTACAGTTAAATAATCCTTGAGTGTTTTTAAACTTTGCGTTTTGATGCCAGCCTGCGACAGATAAATCCGAAAACATTCAGCTAAAACGGCAGGTTCCAGCGCTTTTGTTGCGGGTATCTCTGTAAAGGCTGCCCATGATTCTTGAAAGTCGTCGCTGATATCTGTCGGTAGCTTCATTTCTTTTTCGCCAAGATCAAATGTTTTGCGGCGGCGTGGCCGGGGCGTTTGGAATGGCAATCAGCACACAACGTCCAAAGGTTCGTCATGATCGTTTGCCCACCACGCGCAGCCGGTCGAATATGGTCAACTTGCAGATTCGTTTTACAATGGCACAAACGGCATTGGCGCCCGTCACGTGCAATCACTCTTTCGCGAAGTTCCATCCACGCGGTACGTGAACCGTAAACGTCTGCGGATTTACGACGTATTTTAGAAACGCCACCAATCTTTTGCGTGCTGGCTGTATTGCGCACCTTCGCAGGCTTAACGCGCTTAACTGTCATAGCAATACTTTCCGTACGCGATCAGTCGCGGCGTTGTATTCACCCTGCAATTGCACAGCACTTTCGTGAATCGAGTTCTTCAGCTTCTTGATAATCTCTTCCTGCAAATCCCCATCCTTTACGAATTTGCGAATGGAGCCTTCTACGTGGAAGAAAATCAAACCAAGTGCTTCACCGACAACGCGGTGATACGGCAGAATAACTACCGTTTGAATTTCATCAACTTGTGCGCTCACGTCACGGCTTGCGCGCAGGTCTGCAATCATTTCCCGAATCTGGTTATACACGGTGTTCAATGCGTAAACATCCCGTGCATAAATACGGTCTTCCATTTGTTCTTCAAGCCGAGCGGCAAGGTCTACTTGCGCTTCAAACTTGGCACGAATCACCGCGTCGAATTCATCAACAGGAGGTGGCAATTCGTTAAATTCTTCGATGGCTGCTTGAGCCTTCGCGAGTTTCTTCTGGTCGCCTTTCGTTGCCTTCAGTACAACGAGGCTTTTTTCACCTTCAATGGTGACAGGCAAACGTTTCTTTTTCTTCGGTAGAATGACTTCTGTAGAGTCGGAAGTTTTGCGTTTCTTTTTCTTCTTTTCTTGTCCAGCTTTGTACGTGTTATCTTCGATTACAATTGCTTCACGCTTTTCAATCTTGCTTTTCTTTTTCTTCTTGCCTTTACTGCCCATTGATCCACGGTCGGCTTCGTCTGCGTCACGGTTGCGCAGCTTTCCACGTTCGTCAATCTTTGTGCTGCCCCCACTAACGTCAAAAACAACGTCCTTTGATTTCTTCGCCATATTTCCCCCGACCATAAATCGACAAAAGGGGGCAAAGGCCCCCGATTGTGTGCAGCTATTTTTTCTTACATGAACACGTACGAACGAACACGTTTCATGAATTCTTCGAAGTACGCAGGACGACGTGCGAACACGCGAGCGTAATACGAATTGAAACGTTCAACGTCCATTGCACCAGCGGTAGCGGTTTCGGCTTCCTTGATGTCTTCGGCGTCTTCTTCGAAGGTAGCGGCAACCACGATCATTTCGCGGTTAACGGTTTCGGCTTGGCCGTTTGGACGAACAACAGCGATCATGTGAGCATCGGTGCCGTCTTCGTTTTCAACCGAAGCAGTGGCGATACCCATTTGCAGGTCGGCGCTTTGCTGGCTGATATACGAAACCAAATCACCACCTTGAACGCTTGCACGAATTTGCGCATTTTCTACGCCGATATCGCGGTGTTCGAATTGGTTGTAATCGGTCGATGCACAGGCCATCAGATGTTTCATGACAGCGTGATCAGCTTCGCTATCAGCGGCTTTCACCAGAACTTGACCGGTTGCGGTTTGACGCAGCGACCAAAGTTGTTCGCCTTCGTCCATGAACATGTTTGCAGCAACGGCTTTGTAATTCTCACGATTTTCATCGGTCAGAACAACGCGCTGTGCAACAACGCCAACGATGCCTTCGAATACGGTCATGGCTTTGCTGGAAGACAGAGCAACGAACGAACCCGGAATGGCTACGGCGCCACGGAATTGTTGTTTGATACCTTCAGCAACTTGTGCCGGGGTAGCGGTGGCGGATGCGGTGGCAATGACGCGTGCGAAACGATCATCAATTTGCACAGCATCACGAATGGTAACGGTTGCAACTTCTTTGTGAGCGCCCGAAACCAAAGCGGTAGCAGCGCGAGAAAGGTTAAAGCTCATTGTGTATCTCCACTTTGTAAAGAGTTTGTTTTCTCTAGTTTAAATTAACTTAGAAGAAAGATCGGTAGAAACTGGAACTCATGCCACTTCGGCCACGGCCAATTCGTGTCAATGGAGTATTCGACAAACCAAGAACGCCCATGTGACTGGAACCGTCAATGAATTTGCCGCCTTGTGAACCGTCACCATCCAGAACGCCTGTTTTACCAAGCAGTTTTTTGTATGGTTTAACCATCCCTTCAATCTCTGCATCAATGCGACCTAATGCCGCTTCAATTGCAGGGGTGCGGTCGATGTTCAGGCTAACGGTTTGACCACCGAAATCAAAAGCTAATGCGCCTTCTGCCTGTGCTTGTGCCCCTAATGCGTATTGGCTGGAACAAACCAACCAACAGTTCATCAAAGGCCCTTGCATATTGGTTCCTGTAAACGCTGTCATTACCGGTTGCAAAGCGTTGAAATACATCAGGCCCCGCGTCAAGAATTCCAGCAAATCACCCTGTGTATATTCCAACTCAGGAATGATATTCGCAATGCGCGCCTTGTCGATGAAATCTTCAAGTTGTCGCGCAGCCAACAGGATTTGCGGAGTAACCGCCCACACTTTGTAGGTGTAGGAAGTTTCTGCAATTTTCCGTGTTGGTTTGTGCTTAACGATCAACGACATTGGTGCCATTGCTGGTTTACCAACAACAGCAGGCATGTCGATTAATGTTTTGTTTTCAGACGTTTCGATTTTCACGGCAGTGTTTGTACTGTCGAGTGCTTCGAATACGGCTTTGTTGTTGTAGTAAAGCGACATTGAAAGCGAGTCGCCTTCCTTTGCAGGCCGTGCCTTAACTGCGCGGGCAAGGTCTGCTTTTCTTTCAGCAACACCCAACTTTACTTTCGTTGGAATCGTCACCTGCATACGGCTGTCGTGTCCACACAAAATCACAATGTCGGATTCGCGCCCCATTGTTGCAGGCTCTACCATTATCGTTGTTTTTGCAGTGTGTACACCTTCGTCGCTTTCGAAACTCCACTTCGCTACAAACTTCGTAGTGTCGCGCAAATCCATGTTCGGGATTGGGATATCAGCAACCCACGTTCCCGCAATCTTTGGATCTGGCTTTGCGTAGACTTCAGCGATGATTGTTTTGTCAGTGTCGAATAATCGCACCAACGGGGCAGGCGTAGATTCGCGAGGCAAAATAACTTGATCGAAATCATCAAGAAATTCCTCGGAAATCGTAGCCGTCTGCCCTTCATAAACATTCGTCATGCGATTATCCCCTTCGACAGATTAAACACCAACGTTTCAACGTCGTGAATCATTGCGTCATCTGCGGGTAAAAGTGCAACCAGATTAACTTCTTCTTTTTGCACGGTGTTTTGCAGATACCGGAGAACGAATTGCCGTAAGTGTTCCTGCACTTCCTCTTCGTACTGCGCGTAATACTTGCTGCGTTTGCGGTCAGGCAGCTTAGGCGCAATGTATCGAACGTAATATTCGATGAATTTCGGAGTCCAGTTAACGTGTATCAAATCCGGCATGCGTTTCCAGAAGTCCAACACGTACTGCCAATCGCTAATCGCCATATAGAACATGGCGCGTGGGATTGTGTAGCGTAGGAAATTCCGCGTGGATAAAACCGAACCGTCGTATTCGTGGATCGAACGAATCACAGCTTTCGAATAGCCGCCCACAATGTCGTATAGCGCTTTCTGTTCCCTGTCCGTCATTTGCTGAAGGCGGGCACGTGTCGCTACAGTGATTGGAACGGCAATTGAAATGTAATCAGAACTGCGACTCGTATTTGTTCCCCACTGAATTGTGTAATTGTTCAGCCAGTGCATAAACATCGGATCGCCCGATTCGTCTACGTTTGTCCGGGTGAATGTGAACACAACTTGATCGCGTCGAACTTTCTTTGCAGGCTCCATAACGAGGCCCACGCTTGTATCGGTGAATCCTGAATAAAGATTCACAAGCGTGAACGTCGTTTTCAGCACGAATGCTAAAGGAGATTTGCGCAGTTGTTCTTCGACGTAATCGCAAATCGCACGAATGTCGATTTGATAACGGTCAGTGTTGTACGTCGTGACGTACCTATCGCCGCCGTAAGGCCATGCCGAAAGACGAAAATCAAACGGCATGCCGATATGCGTATACATCAGCTCTTCAGAGTTACGCTGTACAGGTAGCTACCCGGCGAAGGGTTTGCCAGCGTGCGAGAATAACCCGAACGAATCAGCTTTTTAACCGATGGGATTGTGTCGAGCGCGGCCATTGCTTCACGGTGCACACCACGATCATCGGTCATTTCAATCATCACGCCGTCGTCATTTACAACAACACCGCTAACGCCTTCGATTTTCATCAGACGTTCTTCAACTTCGGTTTCGTCCAGCTTCAGGTTAACTGGAGCCATGAACGAAATGATGTTGTGCGCGGCCAATTCCATGTCGAAAGCTTTCGGAATTTTCTTCGCGATTTCGGGAATGTCTTTCCCTTTCAATTCGGTGCCGATGTTGTAGCGACCCGGCAGGCCCACGCGATCCAGAACGTTCGCATAAGCTTTCATGGTGAACGCGTCTTCAGTTGGTTCAAGGCGCACGGTGATTACCGCGACCATCAAACCTTCTTTCGTTTCACGCGGCCAGTGCGAAATGTCTGCGTTGAAAACGATGTCAACAACGTTGTCTTTCACGCCGACGTTGATGTAATAATCCAGCATGTGTTCCGGTTCGTCGCCGTCGTTTGCAGCCTTGTAATTCTCAATGAATTCTACTTCTTTTGGATCGAAGTATTTCTTGGCTGCTTTGAACAGATTGCCCACTGGTTCAGGCAGTTTGTTTTTGGCGATGTCGCGCATTGCTTCAATTGCTTCAACGTAAGCGTCAACCAAACTGTTGTACATGCTCACGCGAAGTTTTTGAACCTTTTGCAGCGATTTGTTTTCAGTGTCAGCGTACCGGGTAATCTGGTAATCCAGTTCGCCGATGTATTCGATTTGTTCCAGTGCATCAATGTAGCCAGCGAGCTTACGCGGGCCGGGGTGATCGAACTTGCTAACGGTCAGGCTGGTGCCCGAATCCGAATGGGAAGTTTTGCCACCTTCGCCACCGGAAATGTTCAGGATTACATCAGACGCAGTTGCAAGGTTTTTACCTTTGAACACACGACCGACCATTTGACGCAGAAACGATGTCAAGCGAGCAAGTGCACGGCGGTACAGTGGCAGGCGTTTTTCAAAATACGCTGTCAATTGTGCGTCCGACATTTTCTCCATCTTGGCGTATGTCGAGGGCTTTGGTATTTTCATGGTCATTCCATAATTGAGTTGAGTTTTTCGACTTCGGTTTTCGACGCGCCGAGCAATTTAGTCAGCTTGGTCAATGACCTTGCATCATACACTTTACGCTTTGCCACAATAAACGAGATTGTGCGATTCGGGCCGTATTGCGAGACACGGTGAATGATATCCGTGCCCGACAAATTCACAGCTCGTTTCAGGTACGGAAGCACCTGCGTTAACAAGCGTTGGATATCATCGGGACGCACAGAAGGTTTGAGCGTAACGACCAATGCTTCCTCGGTAACGTCAACGCTTTGAACCATGTTCGATGCGAGCAATTGATCATCCTTTGGCACAGGCTTTCCAACGTGCGCGAAGTCTGACAAATTCCCCATGATATACGATTGAACGTCTTTCGAATTGAAGACGTTGGATTCCTCAGATGCAACGAATGGGGAATCAGGAATTGATATCCGATAATTGCCGCCAACCAGCATCAGCTTGATTGTGATTGGCCCGCTTACGTATCCGTCTTTGTCAGTCACACCGCTATCGGTTCGAATGCAAATCATTTGTTGATCTGGCAAGCGTACGTGAAGCTGCGTTGTGTTGCTGATTTTGGAAAGGATCTTGAATACGGTTTCAGACAAGAACGAAAGGTGTTTATCCATACGGGTTGCGCATACGCTGTCGATCAAATCCAGCAGCGTCTTTTGAAAGTCCCGAATGTTCGTTAACTGTGCTGCAATCATATTGAAACAACGGTCGCGTTTTGAATCGCTGAACTCCTGCGCAACCGAACGGGCGCAACGAATCTCTACCATTGAATCAACACAGAATTTCAATGCTTCTACGGCGTCAGAAACTTTCAAATATGGAAGCTTCTTTTGATTGAATTTGGCAACCAATACGCTAAATGTTGTGTTGATCTTCGAAAGAACTGTAATCACTTCATTAGCGTTTCGGGCATTCTTTAAATCAATGACATTTGGATTGTCATCAATGTATTTTGATTGTATTTGCAATGCGGGAACACCCAAGACAGTGGATATACAGTAAAATTAGCGTGTAGAACGCAAAAAACCCGGCACCCAAATGAATGGAATACCGGGTTTCTTGGTGTAACCTAACCCAAAACTATTAGTTCAGGGTAGCGCGCTTGTTACCAGACTTGGCTGGTTTAGCTGCGGTTTTCTTTTGCGGGATTGCCGCGCCGGATTTGGCTTTAGCGCCGCCTTTTGCCGGAGCTTTCGCAGCGGTTTTGGCTGGTGCTTTAGCGGCTGGTTTAGCAGCAGCTTTCTTACCGGTTTTGGCCGGAGCTTTTGCAGCCGGAGCGGCATCAGCTTTTGGCTTTTTGTTGTAAGCGCGTTTTGCCTTTGGGGCTTCGGCAGCAGGAGCAGCGGCCTTGTCCTTACGGGTATATTTGCGTTTGGTTTTCACTTCAGCAGCCGGGGCAGCTTCAGGCTTGGCCTTACGCGTATATTTACGCTTGGTTTTCACTTCAGCCGGAGCAGCTTCAACTTTCGGCTTTTTGTTGTAGGCACGTTTGGCTTTTGGAGCCTCGGCAGCTTCAACTTTTGGCTTCTTGTTGTAAGCGCGTTTTGGCTTACCCTCGGTAGCTGGAGTGGCTACTTTGGTGGTAGGGTTTTTCTTACCCTTGGTGGCTTTTGCAGCCGGTGCAGCTTTGGCGGCGGTTTCAGCAGTTTTTGCCTTACGCACGTAAGCGCGTTTGGTTTTGGCTACTGGAGCATCAGCGGCTGGGGTAGGGTTTTTAGGCTTGCGGCCCGGCTTCCCTTTCACACCGAATGCTTTGTCGGCAATTGCAGCAACTTCGCTACCAACCGATTTCGCGGCACGTGGCTTTTTCGCGGCGGTTGGTTTCTTCATTGCGCCACCGGCTTTGGTCTGAGCAACTTTCGGCTTATCGCTTACGGTTTTCAGACGCTTGCCTTTCTGGCCGAGAGTGCGTTTGCTGAAGTTGGAAATCAGGCTCGAAAGCTTGATTGGGCCGTGCTTCTGTGCAACTGCTTTGATCTTGGTCAGACGCGATGCGTGCGACTTCACAGCTTTGTTACGCTCTTTCGCCAGTTGAGTGCGTTCGGCGGCGTAACGTTGCTTTTCAGCATTGCGCATTTTCGATTTCACAGCCGGTGCAACTTTGGCGGTGCGAATCTTTTGCAGTGCTTTCTTGTGAGAGTCAGAGATTTTCTTCGCTTTCATTTTGATGTTGCCACGAACCTGCTTTTGCAGACTGGTAGCTTGACGGCGTTGTTCAGCGGCGTGCTTACCAGCATTCCGATGTTGACGACGTTTTTTGTAAATCAGTACGGCCTTATCGGCTTCGGCATCAGTGGCGCCGTGGGCCTTGGCTTTACGCCAAACCACTTTTTCCAGATGCGCTTTTTTCTGTTTCGGGGAAAGGTGCTTGTATTCGCGTTTAGCTTTTGCGTTCAGCTTACCTTTGTTTTTGTTGCGCGCTTGCTTGGCTACTTTAGCAGCCTTCTTAGCAGCAGCGCTGGTGTCCTTACGAACAACAACAGTCTTAGCCATGGTAATCACTACCTTCGTGGGATTGGAGTATACAGTTGGAATCCAATCGTAGCGCCACGATGTACCCAACCTAAATATAAATTAGTATGCCCCAATCCGGCGAAAACTCGTGAATTTCCTTAACTAAATCCGAGGTGATTCTGTGCTGCTTTAACCTCGGCGGTTGCACGTTTGATTTGGTCTTTATCCATTCCTTCAGCACCTAAGAACTTCTTTAGACCAGTACGCATATTCACCTCTGTTTTGGTGATTTTAACCTCTTCTTCCTTTGAATCCTTTTTCTTTTGACCATGTACCCAAATGCCGCCCGTAATGTTCGGGTATTGCAGCATCAAATCAGCAGGAATAGGCACGTCTGCGCTAACGTGCAGCTTATAACGAATGCTATCGCTATGTTCCAGCTTCTTGAAATGGTTAATGTCTTCGATAATGACGTTTTGCAGCGTAAAGTTTGGTTTGTTATCAACGCGTTTATGCGTCAATTCAATCTTATTGCCTTTCAATTCAGCTTTGAAATGCACGAAACCTTTTGGCAAATCCTCACCAAAGTTCTTTTGGAATGGATTGCCGCAATACAAGGCGCGTTTGGATTCCAGCACCTGATATTGGTGAATGTGTCCGCTGATTGTGTAATCGTTTTTATTGGTGATCAATTCATGCTTTGTTTTCAGCAGGCGACCGTTATCACCAATGGCACCCGTGTATTCAACGTGTGCGAAATTCAATGCACCTTCCTTACCATCCGAAAGGGTTTTCATTTGACCTGCATACCACGGAATGAAATTCACCGGCACGTTGTCAATGATTTCACGCTTTGGTTTCATGTAGATTTTGAACGTCTTGAACACGCCTGCTTGTGCGAGGGTATTCAAGAAATTCATCGACGTGTTTTCACTGTCGGCCACGTCGTGGTTGCCAATCATGTAATACGTATTCAGAATCCCGTCATACTTTTTCAGATGCAGGAAAAGCTTCGTGTACGTATCCCAATCCAGCAGTGGTGTATCCGACATATCACCGGGGATAAAGATGTGTTTGATGCCGTTAGCTAAAGCGTATTGGCAAATCTTGTCCCACTCTGCAAAGATACGATCATTTGCATTGATGAAATGTTTGTTCAACCCGTCAAGGTGGAAGTCAGATGTTGCAATACCTTCCAGCATTTAAATACTCACTCTGATTTGGTAAACCTGCATGGGAGCAGGTTCGATTTTCCATGCAATCACGTACAGGCCAATTTGACGGCGCATACGTTTTCGTGCGTAGCGACGACCACTGTATTTTACAGTCTTTACCGATTCGCCTTTTTCGTTCAGGCAGTTGGCAACCGGGCCGCGTGGTGTGTCGTTCAGCACAACGCTGCATATGCGCTCACACGTCGATTCACTGTCTGTAATTGCGCCGCGATCTTTGAGACTACGCATGAAATCGTCGGTGACTTCTTTGATACGTTGTTTCGCCGATTCAGGCCGCAGCATTTCGCCAATTGTTGTATTGGCACAAACCACTTCGTGCAATTTGTTTTGAATGTGACTGATCGTGCGGCGTACGTTGATGTCGTCGAGCGCTGAATTACTCATTCGGTTTCGCCTTGTTGTAGATGTTCAACGTGGAACCAGCGTAGATAACATCCGGGTCTACGATGTTGTTGATACGCATCATCACGCCGATACTGGCGCCTTCAAAACGTTGTGCAATTTCCGACAGCGTGTCATTTGTTTTGACGTGATAAACGTTGTGCTGTTCTACGCTGCGACGTTCTTCGTTGATTTCACGTACCAATTCGTCTTGCTTCTTGTATTTGCGACGACGTACATAAACCCATGCGTCACTTGGGTGAATGCGCGCATTGATTTGTTCCATCAAATGACAAACAACTTCAGAAGCGACTTCTGTTTTCATACGTTCACCGGGAGAGTGTAGACAACGGCTGTGCTACCAACGGCGTTCAAGTGGTAATCAATCCCCACACGAATTGGCACGCTGAATTCTTGGTTAACAGGAACGTCGGTTTTGATATCGTCGAGCTTGTTGCCGCGACCCAACTGAATGTCAGTGAAGTGCAGAACGTTTTCTTTGCCCGTGATATTCATGCGCATAGTGTCGGTGTGGCCGCGCATGATTGGCTTGCGGTTAATGCGCACGACGTTGTATTTCCACTCATGCCCATTCGGCAAAGAGAACGTGACGACGTGGCGTTTGAATTCAGGGCATGGCGGGAACAAAGCTTTTGTAACTTGCGAAATCATTTCTCTTCTCCGGTGTGCAGTGGCAGACCCATGTACTTAACGTATTTCCGTGCGAGCCGGATACTGTTGAAAGGCATTTGAATAAATGCGTACGTGTAGAAAACATCAACAAAACAACCACCGCGAACTGCGCGCAAACGCACGTGGCGTGGCATGCTGCTCATACCGTGCGTGATCATGTGTTGGAAGTGCCGACGCTTGAGCATATTTGCCAAACGATCTGCTTGGCGTTCTTCGTATGTGCGCGGTTCTGATTTCAATTCGTAAACGTTCACTTCGTAATCCACGGCTGGATCTATCGAAGGTTCTACACGAATGTTTCCGAGGTCAGTCATTACGCTGTCTGCCCAGCGCAAGATTTCGTCTTTGCTAGCAATTGCGCCAGCGAGGGTTTGTTCCGTACTCATTTTGGGAGCGCTCCAATTTCACGCAGGCAGTGCGACAACGTTGTGTCTGTCAAAACGCTGACAACTTCGACGGCTGCAATGTCAACTTGAATCAGCACCACAACACACGGATATTTATCAGACAGTTGCATGCGTGTGCTGTGAATGGTTACTGGCAGACCGTCGCGCTTGCTTTGGTGCGCAACGATTTTCGCGGCCTGCTCCAAACCTTCACGGTCTTCAACCAACCACAAATTTTTGTGAATGTTTTTATATTTATCAGTCATGCTGTCCAACCTTTTGCGTAAACGGATGCTTCGCGCATGCTATGGAAATGCAGAGTCATACCACCACCCATCCAACGATCTTGCAGTAGCACGCCACGTTTCGTGTACGACAGGCGTACGCCGTTAACGGTTTTGCCTTTCGGCCTGTGCTGAAATGCGTCAGTGATAATGTTAAAGCCTTGAATGTGTGGGATGCCGTTTTTCATGGCGTTGTCCCAAACTTCTTGCGGAACGCTGGTTACTGGTGCCCATCCTGCTTCTTTCATTTCGAAGCCATCAATTTGCTTTATCATTTTCCGCCTCTACAACGTACGCGTCTAACACACGGCCAACATGCGGAAAGTTTACAGGCGAAACCGATCCCCAAACGTTTGAAAGGCTGACGTTTTCACGATACATTCTTGCGCCTTCCTCTTCTGGTGTTTCGTGCACCGGTTCCGGCGTGTGCCGTTTACATGCGTCTGCAACCAGATTCACCGGCCAGCAAGTTACGTCAAGATAGTGGTGGCCGCGATATCCCAAATGGATTGTGACAAACGACGGGTACGAAACAGGGAAACCATCGACAGGCATATCGGTGCCGTCTTGGTGCATTTTCAGAATCTGATTGAAGCCCGCTTGCGTGCGCGCAACAAAAAGACTCGGTGCGATATATTCGTAGTTTTCAAGGCTCATGATTTCAGCGTCCCGTTAATCGACCGGATGTAGCGCATTTCATACGCGCTGATTTTATAGGCTTTTGCCACTTCGTCTTCTTCACCCGGTTGTTGCAAAGCGTCACGATAAAGAATCGCGGTACTGCTGCTAAGCAAGTCGGTTAAACGCCGTACCTGTTTGTCTGTCAGGTGAATGGATTCGCGCAGCTTCTCCAATCGTTTACAGTATCTGCTGAATGGTTCTTTAGACGCCATCCACTTGCACACCAGCTCTTTAATTGGCTTCTGGTGTGTTTCGCTAGGCATCGAATAAATGAACGTCATGAACTGCATCAGGAACGTGATTTGTTGCTTCGCATATTCCGTTGCGACTGCCACGATATCAAACGGTTTCCGATTGATTGGTTGGTCGGGGCATCTGTCGAGACGTACGCACGGAATCAATGCAAACCCGTCAACGTGGAAATATTCTTCCATACGATAATCGGCGGGCGTGAAATTGAATTGTGCCAAACGCAGCGGGTTATCGAACACGTACGATTGTGCTGTACGAACTTCTAACTGCTCACGGTTGGCATTGAAACTGGCTGTCGTCAAAAAGATCAAGTGATTACGCTTGTTTTTGCGCTTAATCACTTCGTCAACACGCACGACATAGATGTCATCGCGATCAATACCGGATTCGCAAAGCTTCATCAAAATTTCATCGGGCGCGTGGTGTGCAAACGCAAAAACTTTCATCAGTCATCCTTTGGGCATTTGGCCTTGATATCTTGCAGCTCGCTTTCTGCGTGGAACTGCGTTACGTGCCGGTTTGCATCTGCTTCAAACTTACCGTCGGCCCGGTAGAATTTGTAAGACGTATCGAATTTCAACTTGCGCAAAACGTCTACGATCATGTGCTTTCTCCTGAAAATTCTGCGTTGTGCAGGTCGGATAAATCAAACGTGTGCAGGTATCCAACCACGTCAACGGTCAAATGCTTTTTGTCGAGGTGTAGAACTACGAATGCAGGGTAAGCCGGTTCGTCGTCGATCAAGAAAAACAAACCAACAGTTCCCCGTGTGATTCCTGCGAGGTGCTTTGCTGCTTTTGAAACGTCTGCTCTGTCTTGCACGTAGTAGATATTGCGTATCACGTGAAGCATTTCTGTGTCCCTACATGAAATGTTTTTGCAGTTCGTTCAACTGCGTTTCGTTGATGCACGACGTGACCAGCGCGCAGTAATTGTTGTGTGGATCTTTTGAAAATGTCATGACGCGTGGGTACTCGCCAGACACGTTGTTGGTGTGTTCGTTGTCAGGGCAAACGTAATGCACTTTGGAAACACCGTGGCCGATTGCGGTTGTGGCCGCTTCGAACACACCTTGGAAACTCAGCACCAAATAGCGGTCGCCGTTAATGCGTTTGTATTGTGCTGTACGATCAGGCAAATCGAACTTGTCCATTACACATAACCCCGCGAAGTAAATTGTGCAGTCATTTCCAGTGTTTCAGGCAGTCCGAAACTGTAGAGAATTTCTACAAACGATTCTCTTTGATCGCGGCATGCCTCACCGTAACAACCGTGTTCAATGTAGAATGAAACTATGCGTGGATATTCAGCGTTGACCAGTGCGGCATCCAGCTCAAAGCTAACCGGTGCGTCTTCGCTCACTACCGTTGCCATCGTAGCGTCAAAGTTTGCGCATTCAACGTAGAAATGTTCTGCTGCGCGGATGGCCGCATCGTAACTGGTTACGAAATATTGGCCCTCCGATAATTCAGTAAAGTCGCTTTCAACTTGTCCCATTGGGCGCCTCATGCTCTGCGCGACGACGGTTGATAGCCGCCTGCATTTTTGCGATGCAGTCCCACGCAGTTTCCGGTGACATCTGATTGCGGGGAATGAGAACGTCGGTGTGGATTTTCACACTTCCGTAAAGCAACAGGACGGCGTAGAAACGCCATCCCGCTTTCACTTCTTTTGCTGTCCATGTGATCATGGGTCTGCCCTGTTCAACACGTTAACGAATTGTTCCCGTGTGGCTTCTGCATACGCCCGCATTCGCTTCAGCGCAGCTTCATTATCAGGAACTTTCTTTTTGAGTTGTTTTTGCTTGAGTCGCATCACTGACCTACCTTCAGTTTTGAAACACCTTTGTGTTTTTCAATGGTCAGGTAATCGCAGTTGCTGTGCATGTGTTTCCCTTTCTGTGTGATCAGGAAAATATGCGGCACCAACGTACGCAGGAAAGGAATGTAACGATCAGCAAAAAGCCCAGCCGTTGCCAAGTCCATGTGTGAATCTGGTTCGTCGAGAATCGCAATGTTCAAACGACGATCATCCGGCGCCATGATCAAGCACGCAAGGAAGTGCAACAGTCGGAAACTATCGGATTCTGCACCGGACAATTCACGAACGTCGCTAGGGTTGCCGTGGCCCCGGTCAACGATGATGTGCACGCCGTCTTCTTTCGCTGTTACCGTGAACTTGAACGGCTCAGCAAAGATCAGATTTGCATATGCGTTGTAGTGCTGCTGCAACTGGTACAAAATGTTGTTCATCGCGTAGAGTTTCAAGCCCTTGTTGCTGTAGGCTTTCGACAACGTTTTGTACATTTCCAGTTTCTTTGTGAGAGGCAGCAAATTGTCGATTTGTTCATCGAGTGATTTGCGTTGCTTCGTCAGCAGTTTGAATTCCGCATGCAACTGGCCGAGTTTCACGGTTGTGCTGAATGCTTTTTCATACTTGGATTCCAGCTTGCCCAGCTTCGCTTTAACTTCTTTCAGCTCGGCGCTGATACCGTTGTCTTCTGGCTTGTCTTCAAACTCTGCAAGGCGTGCTTTGAGCGCTTTGATTTCGTTGAGGACTTCGACCGCCTCTTCGATTTGTTCAACGGTCAACTTCACTTTGCCTTTCGGCGCCTTTGGTTCTTTCAGCTCTGCCAGTTGTTCGGTGATTTGATCAAACTTCGTTGCGGCTTCTACCTGCTCGGAAATTTCATCAAGTTCTTCGTTGGCTTTCTTGATCTTTTTACGCAGTGCATAGAACCCGCGTTCGTCAAAGTTCAAGGAATCAATGATCGCCTTGTTCTCTGTGCGAGTGTTTCGGATTTGCAGCGCGTAGATCATCGACGACAGAACACCTTTGCGTTTCTTCGCCACCTTCAGACTTACTTCCAAGTCTTTGATGTTGATCGCGCTTTGACACGTCGGGCATTTACCGTCTTCGTGTTCGTGCAAAAGGTCAGCGAGTTTCAGCGTGGTTTTCACCATGCTTTGCTCTTCCTTCAGCGCTTCCATCGGATCAATTTTTGCTTTGCTGCACTTGGTCAGGAACGGACGCAGTTCAGGTTCGCTGTGATCGTCGAGGTTTTCCAGTTCACGTTTAGCGTCGTCGTATTTATCACGAACTTTCGTCAAACGTTTTTCTTCTTCTTCCCACTTCACCAGCTCAGTGCGCAGCTCTTTAGCCCGCACCTTCAGGGCTTTGGTGCCCTTGGTTTTGCCGAGTGCTTTCAAACGCTTGTTAAGTTTCGCAAACGTTTCGTCGTACTCTGCTTTGGCTTCAGCATAATGCTCATGCTTTTCAGCCAGTTTGTACATTTCCTTCAGTTCTGCTTTCGTGTACTTCGATTTCTTTTCGAGCTTACGCAGTTTGCCAGCAGTTGTTTCGTAAAACTCTACTTGCTTCTTGAGGCTGCGCAATTCTTGCACACGGGTTTGCAGATTTTTTACTTTCTTCGACAGACCTTTAACGATGTCAGTTGCTTCGTCGAGTTCTGCTTGCTTCTTGTTGTTCCAGCCGTTCTTTTTCAGCGCGCTAGACAATTGAACCGACGTACTCACGTGCACGTCGTATTCATTTTTCGCCATCTTCACGTCGTCAATTTTCTTGTCGAAGTGTTTGCGCATGATGTCGTATTGATCAAGGCGCCAAACGTCCGTGATGTATGTCATCCGAACGCGTGGTGTGCTTTGCTGAAAGCCTAGAGATTTCTGCGACTGGAGATAAACGTAGGAATACCATTCATCCTCAGTCAGCGGAATGATTTCTGCGACTTTTGCTTTCTGTGTTGCTTGGCCGCGTACCTTCAGGTCTTCATTGTCCCGTGCGATTACGTAGCCGTTTGCTTTTTGGGTTACATCCCACGTGTGCCCAAGGTTTTTCACTCGGAGCGTAACGTGGGAACCCTTGGTATGAATCCGTGCTTTTTTAACAGAGTCTGCGAGCGGGGTTTTCTCAAACCGCACGTTAGGAATCATGCCAAAGAATACAGATTTACCGGCACCGTTATTCTGTTCACGCGAAATCAGCGAGTCTTTGTTGATCCCACTAACAACCACGAAACCGCAGTTGTCAGTGAAGTCATACCTGCCTTCGCGATACGAGACGATACCTTTAAAGTCCGATTCGCAAATCTCAATCATTTTTCCAGATACTCTTTGATTTCCATCAGCAGTTTGTAAGTCGAACTGCTGCGTTTGTGTTGGTCTGCAATGAGCGCGAGGCCGCTTGTCCACTCAGGCTTTACAGTACGCACAGGCAGTGGTGTACCGCCACCGCTTGCTGCTTTGCACGCGCCGATTGAAACACCGCTTTCTGGTGTACCTTTCACGCCGGCAGAAGCAGAATCACGGCGGATAGTATCGTTGGCTTCGCGAACCATTTTGAAAATGTCTTCTTTTGTTGGAACGCCTGCCAGTGCTTTCAGCAGATGTTTCAAATGCGGTTCCAAATTCGCTGCGTATTCTTCTGCTTCAGGATCGCCGTCAGGTTCGTTGCTCAGCGGGTCAGCATCGGCACCGAAAATGTCTTCGTCTTCTGGAACAATTGAATCACCGAAAACGGCTTTGTCCCTGTCGGACGTGTACGCGTAGCGAGGCGGTTGCCACATTGGGTGCCCCGGCTCAATAGTGATCGTTGCGTAGCCGATATGTTCGCCATCGCACGGGGTAATTTTGCAACCGAAATACGGACTGTTTTCGTCTTCAACGGTTTCAGGCAAAGGCACGTTACCCGAGACTACGCAATCCATTGTGCGGAACAGGTGCATGCCTACCAACGGACGATCAATTTGCAACATGCTGGAATGCTCCACTTCTGGTTCACGTTTGCCGAGGCTATCCCCTTCGATGGTTTCACGCAGGCGCGCCACCATTTCTTTTACGAACGATTCGTTGCCGGTAAAAGGTGCAGGATCAACAACAGGTTTTTCGCCATTGAAATACATTTTCTCAGGCGGATTTTCTTTCTGTTCTGCTGCGCGTTCTTCTATGCGCTGTGCCGCGAAGTGTGGACTGCTTGCAGTTGGCTTATGCAACTGTGGTTCATCGTGCGTCACATGTTCGTACATACCTTCAACATCAACCGCTTCGAATTTGAAAGCATCAGGAACTTGCAGCATGTAAATTTCTGGATCGTCAGTCGGTGTAATCGGCATGCCGTTAAAGCAAGAATTGCCGAGTTGATAGTGCGCAGCCACGGGGCGGTTGGCTTCACACACCACTTCAAAGAAAACGAAACCTTCGTTCGGTTCCTGAATCATTTGAATTGTTTCTTCACCGGTTACAGGATCGCTAGTTACACGCGGGGCCGGTTCTTCTGGTGCTTCGACAATCTTTTTCGTTTGAGGCAGCATCAGGAATTTGTTTTCAGCATCGTAGCGAGCGATGTTCACCAGTTCCAGCAACGAACAGACTTTTTCCGTTGTGTCTGGATCGAGATTAAACGCTTTCATGAATGCAGTGACGCGGCAACCTTCAGCACCGATGAATTCTTGAACCTTCACAGAATCCAGTCGATCAAACGGCGTGAATCCCGGTGCGACTTTCGGGCCAATCGAATCAATGTCGTCAACGTCGAAACCGGCCAGTTCAAACCAGTGCAACAGCATACCGGATTGAATCTTTGTGATTTCAACGCAGTGTTCAAGGCTCCAACGTTGCGAGCCGCCTTGCTGAACAAGGTAGATGTAATCCTGCACAACTTTGTTGAATTTTTCGGCGTCGTGGATCGTGTCATCCCAACGGCAATTCGCGTGTTTGTTGTCTGCGTCGTAGGAATGTTCGTACGAAACCAACACGCCGTTTTCTTTAACGTTGAAATGGCCTTCGCCTGCCATTTCCATGAACACGCCGTAGAACAGTGACCAGTCCACGATGAAAGCTTTCGACAATTCGTCGTATGATTCTTTCGCAGTGAACCAACCTTTCTGCAATTTGATCAGCTTTTGCAATTCGTTGCTATTGGTTACTGCGCGCCGGGTTTCGTACGGAACTTCAATGTGTTCCACTTTGTCTTCCTGCGTGGCGGCGTACCACATGTTCCCGAATTTCGTAACCAATCCGTCTGTTTTCATTTTGCGCAGGAGTTGCACCAGCGAACGACCATCGTAACCGCCGTAGTGTTTCGCCATGTCGCCAGCGGTCATGCCTTTGTTGCGTTGAACGGTCAACTGCGCCAACAAAGTTTCCGGTGTTGGTTTTCCATAAACGGTCACGGGCGCTTCCCCTGCTTTTTCAGCTTTTGTTACGGGCAGAACAGGAGCGGATTCAGCTACCCGATGCACGACAGGTTTTTGTTCTGCGTGCATCAAATCGGTATTTGCACGTTTGATCGTGTGTTCGTTCAGCGTCAGACGGCCCGAGTTATCCTGAATGACGTAGTTCAAACGTTTGAGCGCTGCAACTGCACGGTCAATTTCCAACACGGTGGCACTGACTGCGCGAGCGTGAAACACTGCGTGATTATTCGGGTGCATCTTGAGCGACAGCATCAGCGCCGATTCGATTACGGATAGCTTTTCCATTTTACTTATGCTCTGCGATGAATGATCCTATAGACGAATAAAACACAACCGCTTCGTCCAACGAAACACTATTGAGTTTGATTTCAAGTTCGGCCAGCATGTGCTGTGTGAGAACCAACATAGTGAAGTTGATTTTCTTAATGCCGATACCTTCGAATGCTTTGTATGCTGCGCCGCCCCATTTCGCTGTACCGGTTTCTTTCCCGATTAGGAAATCCAGCAGCCAGCGTGCACGGCTCATGATTGCGCGAGGATTACCGCCGCTCTTACGAATTGCGGTGATCGTGTATTTTATATTCAGGTCGAGAATGCCCGCGACCACGTGCGCCGCTACTTCGTCAACGCTACCGTCTTCGTCACTCATAAACGAACTGAGAACTTCAGGATCGTATTCGTCGCCGGACGCCACAACGTTTAGGAAACTGTCGAGCTTTGCCAACGCTTCACGCATGGAACCATTCGACGATTGCGCGATTGTGAGAAACGCTTTCTTGATTGTCTTCTTGACCTTGACGCCTTCCAGCTCGGCCACTTCAATCATGCGCTCTACCAAAACTTCTGGTTCGATTGCTTTCACATACAAATGCAGGCAACGACTAACGAGAGTCTTCGCGAGTTTTTCAACGTTGGTTGTGCAGAATACCCATACCGTATTTGGCGAAGGGTTTTCCGATTCAACCAGCAAAGCTTTTTCCGGTTGATCGCGCAGCAGGTGAACTTCGTCCACAATGATAAAGCGTTTCTGCGTTACCGGGCTTGCTTTGGATTTGGAAATCAGCGAACGTATATCGTCGATCTTTCCGTCCGTTCCGCAGTCGTGATAGATGATGTCCGGGTGCCGTTCGAACTTACACGAAAAGCATTTGCCGCAAAGGTCATGCGTTGCGCAGTTTGCCATTCGCGCATAGATCATTGCCATGCTGGTTTTGCCGCAACCGTAATGGCCGCTAAACAGCATTGTGCTTGGAATCTTGCCGCGCTTGAACGTACCCAACAACGAGGCAACGGATTGCTTTTGTCCGTAAACGTCTTTCAGCGTTCTAGGGCGATACGTTGTTGTCAGGTTTTCCGATGAACCAATTGCCTTCACTTCGGCTTTCTTTGGTTTCTTTGCAGCTTTAACGTTTGCCTCGGTATCCGATTTAAACGTCTTTTTCTTACCAGATTTGTCGGCCATATGCCCTCCTATGTCTGTGTGTAGTTTACAGTTTTAGGACGCCATACGAAAAAACCCCCGGTAGCGTTAGCTAACGAGGGTCTTTGTTTTAGTTATCCCAACAATCAGGATAAGGGCGTTGGCGTGCGGAGCCGGTTGCAATTTCTTGCGTTGCGGTTTTGTCGCCATCTTTTCCAGACGTATCACCAGCAACGTTTTCGCCTTTCGGTGCACCGACATCATTGCCTTTCGGCTTGTCGGGGAGGATTACGTCAGGGTTATCGCCTTGTGGTTTTTCGTTTTCCTTTTCTGCTTTCTCGGCGATTTCTTCAGGCGTTAATTCACGTGGTGTTTCCGGCAAGATTGCATCGGGAATGGATTCGACATAAGAATCTGGATACGGACGGACGCGAGCGATTGCGTTAGATGCGGTTGCCTCTTCGTCCTCTTCGTCTTCGGATTCATCATCGTCTGATTCTTCTTCGTCATCCTCGGATTCATCGTCTTCGGAATCGTCCAAGTCTTCATCCAAATCGTCTTCGTCGTCCGACTCTTCGTCTTCTTCTTCGTCGTCTGCTTTATCTTTTTCAGCAGCAGGTTTTTCACCGGGTGCTTTATCAGCAGGCGGAAGTTTCTTCGCTTTTTCTTCTGCTTTCTTGGCAGCGTCTTTGCGTTCCTTTTCCGCTTGCTGTTCTTGGCGGTCGGCTTCTTCCTTGTCGCGGATTGCCAGTTCGTCGTCGCTAGGCAATTGCTGTTCTTGGGCTTCCATAGACGGCGCGCTGTACACGCTACCGGCAGTGGACGTTTCCTTTAGATTGATTCGAATTTTCATTGCTTTGTCAGCCTCAGAATTTTGGTGGATTTCTTTTTCACTTTCGACTTAGGTTTCTCAATGCGCTTTGCCTTTTTGACAACAGGCATGTGTTCGTCTTCGATGTAGTTTTCCATGTTGTTCGTGATGTCTACCAGATGCAGCAATTGTTCTGGCTTCAGCGCGTGCAACATGTTGTCCCGCAAATCATTCTTGCTGAAGCATACCTCTTCCATCGGGCACGGTTCATAAGCGGGCATCATTTTTTCGTAATCGCCTTTGCGTTGGCAAGGCTTACACTTCATCGAAATTTCAGGCTTGTTCTGAATGAACGAATTCACAGCAGCACGGTATTTCTTTTTCTGGTCGGAAATCAGCTCTTTGATTTCTGCGCGCCAGCGTTTGTTCCAGTCACGTGCAATCTCACGATATTCAAACGGGTTGTCCCGGCTCAGGTACAGCAGAGAGAAACCAGAAATTTTCAAACCGTTTTTCTTTTCCAGAACGTAGCAGTATGTTGGAACCTGCATTAAGTGTTCGCGCTTTGGCAGCTTGGAAGGCGACATTTTGATTGCGCCTTTCGTACTCGTTTTGTAGTCGAGTACCCAATAGGTTCCATCGGGCATTTCATAAATGCAATCGACGTGACCTTTCAAACCGTTGTAGTTGATGCAGATTTCTACGTACTCGCAAGCAACCTTGCATTTCGGGCACGTGTTCTTCGTTGTGTTTTCGCGAGTGTTTTTACCGGGGCGATACAGCTTACCCTTTTCATCGTACAGGTCGCGGGCGTCGTGATGCTTCTGGCATTTCGGATTGCGACATTTCCAATGGCCGTAAACCTTTCCAGTTTCGCCCATGTAGTATTGAATGTTTTCGTGCGCTGCTGTTCCTACGGTTGTGAAGTAGCCACCGCCCGCGTGCATATTGCTTTGATAGAAACCTAACTCAGCAGCTTGAATGAATTGCATGTGAACTTGAACAGGGCAAATGGGAAACGACGAAGGGCGGTATTCAGGGCCGCGACCGTTCGGTGTTAGAATTCGTTTCTCCATTACATCTGCGTATACGCGGCCCATGTGGGATTCCACGTGTGTGAAGCGGCGGTTAGCTTTAATACCCCGCGCTAAATCCTTAAACATGTGGGTCTTCCCTTAACTGTAAATACGTCTTATAGGTAAATTGGTATTTTTGAGGCATTTGTTATGATGGAAGATGCGTTCACTATTATTAACGAAGAAATAGACAAGATTGAAGGCTACAAAAAGCGAACCGCAACGAACATTGAAATCGTTTGCCCGTTCCACGAAGATTCGAAACCATCGTGTTCGATTAACATGTCACACGAAGCAAAAGTTCGTATCGGTACGTTTTCCTGCTGGGCATGTGAAGCGCGGGGCGGCTGGAACAAACTCGCTGCAAAATTGGGATTGCGCCAAGTAAAAGATTGGCAGTTTTTCAACGGTACAACGGCGGGCGCCTATCAGCGTGTCAGCAAGTACCGTAAGGATTTCGAAAACACAAATAACTATTCGTTGGATCGTTTGTTCGAAGAGGTGGGCGGTGCTGTTCTGCCGTGGCCGAAGAAAAAAGCATGGCGCGGTTACAAAGGCAGTTTGCTTTCCGCTGTGCAAGGCTACATGTTCAACGAAGACAAGCGCGATGAATTGATGTTGGTACTACCTATTTACATTAATGGGCGGTTCCGTGGTGGAGTGAAAGCCTTTTGGGAAAAACCAAAAGAAGGCCCATCGTATTTGAACATCAGCGGCGATTGGGTAATGAATTACGGCCTGCTTGGTTACGATTACATGCGGGATAACAACCTGTGGGGTTGCGATAGTATCGTTCTGGTGGAAGGCCCGCGTGACTGGTTACGCATGGCACAGAATGAAATCCCGTGCTGCGCAATCCTCGGTTCGAAAATGTTTGCAGAAACGAAATTGATGTTGCTGATTTCGTTGGGCATACGAAAGATTTATACACTAGCGGATAACGATAAAGCTGGCCGCGAAATGGTGAAGCTTATTCACAGCGTGTGTGACGGCAAGATTGAATTTGAAGAATTGGAATTACCGCGTAAGAAAGACGAAGACGGCGAACTGATCAAGCTTGACCCGGACAGCGCCAGTCAGAAAATCATCGACAAGGTGAAAGCCATTGTCTATGAAAAAACCCCTGAAAAGAAATTTGTCAAAAGGAAGAAATCAGCATGAGTAGCACCGAACTTGCAACAGGCCCGATGATCGCATCGCTCAATAAAGTTTTCGATAAAATGAAAGATGTTGACGCTGCTTTGTGGGCGTTTGGGGAGATTGGTATTCGTCCTGAATATCTGCACTACGGTATCCCGGACAAATGCTCACAGTCGATGGCGTTCAGTCTAATGCTGTCGCTCGGCGAAGAATACAAACGCAAAAAAGAAATGCTGACTCTACTCAAGGAAGAAGAAAGTATCGAGGAAGCAATGGAAAAAATGCTTGCATTGATCGAAGCAATGTAAAGTACAGACGAAAAAAAGGCCGCTTTCCTTTTCGGGATTGCGGCCTTTTTTTTTTGCTTCAATTAACGCTTGGTGATTTGATCAACGATCCACTGCTTCAGGCTGGCGTCTTCTACGCTGGCGCAGATGAATTCCAGATCATTCATGGAAAGATCCGGCAGACGGCCTTCGATGTCCAGCATCAGGTCAGCCATGTCGGCGTTCGGTTCGCCAGCTTGTTGCACGATGCCCATTGCGAACGGGGAAAGATCCGGGATTACTTCTTGCTTGTCCGGGGAAACCGGGGCGCTACCGGAAGCTTTCATGGTGATGAAACCGTCGTCTTCTTCGGCCACTTGGTAAGTGTTGTTTTCCGACAGAATACGCTTCAGTTCTTTTTTCGCCGAAGGGTTGTTTTCGATGGCGTTGATTGCGTCTTCGGTGTTCACGATTACAACAGCATCACCGCGAGCAACCAGACGACGGAAAATCTGGTTATTCAGCATGTTATCGCGGTTGATGAACAGGCCCATGTCCAACGGAATGAAAGTTTTCGGAATCACAACCGATTGGTTGGTGCCGTCGTCGCCTTTCACGGTCAGGTTGATGTTGCCATCAGGCTTTTGAATGTTCATTACGAACAAATGGATATCGTCTTTGTCGGCCAGTGCTTGGGCAACGGTCAGCTTGCGCATTTCTGCGCTGCTACGGCCTGCGGTACGGGCTGGAACTGGTTTTGCGGTGCGAGCGTTGGTTTGCATTGTGTTTCTCCGGGGTGTTTACGAGTGATGTTGTTCTAGCTCTTTTTCAGAAACATTGAACAGGATGTGGATCTTCGGGTTGCCGACACGTTTCATGAATTTCGCGTCTAGCAGATACGTGAGCATCCAAACTTCTAATCCAATATCTGGATCGTGAAAGAGTGGATGTTTCATAATCTTTGTGGTCACTGGCGTCTCCAAAGGGAAAACATCAGAGTCCATTTCTTCCCGGCAAATCAAGGCGGCTTGGTGCAACGCCAAAATTGCCTGAACTTTTTCCTGTGCATCGCGGCGCAGGACAAATGCTTCTCGCTTGGTTTGTTCCGGTATTTTCAAAAACCGTAACTCAGCGTCAGTAACACCTTTTTCCGTCGCAGAGAAAACCGTATCAAGTCCCATGCAATGGTTCTTGGTTCTCTCTGTGTAATACTTGCAGGTATCTATTCGACATTTTGTCTTGAATTTATACCCGTCGTACAACGGACACTGTTTGCAATTCATTCCGATGTAAAGTATTGAGCATCAGACAGCGTGGCGGTGTAAACAATCTTGTGAACCGGGCGTTCGTCTTTTGCATGCACGGCATAACCGACAGCAGACGACCGGAACTTCAGATTGGTGAACGTCCGAATAGAAACGATTCGGTTTTCCTGATTGCGCGTGGTGAACGTAATGTGTTCCGGCACGTAATCGCGCTGGGCCATTGCATTTACTTCGGCAATGTTCACCGCCGTTTCAAGGAAACCAATCGTCAGCAGATATGGGTTCTGCTTTTCATCCATTGCGCGTGCATCCAAATCGAATGCAGCGTAAAGGATTTCATTTGCGATGTATTGCGAGAAAGATCCGTTCAGCGAAACGGCTGCGCGGCTCAAACGATGCGGGTGATTTCGTGGCCCAACAGAGGCGGAAATGATACCGTCGTTGCTATGCTTGTCCATGGTGATTCTCCGGGTTTTCGAAACTGTCAAATACCCGGTTTATTTACATTTTTTATAGGGACGGTGCATCTTGCAGAACCAAAAACAAACGCTCTTCATCGGCCATTGATTGAATGAAATCAAATGGTTGCACGCCCAATATTTTAGCGGCGTGATACAACGCGATAAAGAAACTATCCAATTGGTGAATGACGATTCCGGTGCCTTTGTATTTGACCTTTAAGTCCTCATACATTTCTTTCAAATCAGCGGCGGTACGGTTGAATGCGTTCTTCCACGTGGCCGCTGTGTAGAATTCGATTGGTGTATCAGGGCAAACCATACACATAACGCCAAGCATCATGGAAATGGCTTCAACGGTGGAACCAGTGCTGCCACCGGGCCGCGATTGGTAGCGCTCGGCTGCGATATGGTCAGCAGGAGGCAAAGCGCTGTATTCTTTTACAAACAATGCGCATTCATTCTGCGCGACCTTTACGTCGTGAATCATGTTCACCATCATTTTGGTGCCAACGATTCGGAAACGCAGTTTGCCGTCGCGTAACCATGCTTCGATTTGGGTTACAGCATAGTTCGCTGTGCCCATGTCTTGGCCGGTAACATAGATCGAATCTTTATGCGTGCGTTTCAACGTCTTGCGTTTGAATTCCAGTATAGGCGCTTGGGGCTTTTCTTTCTTCTTGCTCTTCTTGCGGGCCATTGGCGAATCTCCTTGTCATACCACTGAATTACTATCCACACTTTCGTTTTTCGCGGCGTAATTTAACGTAAAGGAGGGCCAACCAATGATCAAGAAGGGCCTAGCTAAACATGCACGTCGTCACGCCCGCAACGTAATCCCCAAGCAAGCTCAAGCGCGCCTAACGGAAACGGTTGAGGCTTTTAACAATCAGGTTCAAAATAGTTTGGCGGTTGATGCCGTCGAAGTAACGCTGTATCAGGTTAACCGTTTGGTTGGCCGTCCGTGTTCGTGTTTCCAAACGAATATCCCACGCGGTGAAAACTCAAACATGGCGCCGGTCATTCCGCAGAAAGATCGTTTCATTGACGATATTGAAATGGATATGCAGGACGACGATATTTTTGGTCTGGATATGGCCGAAAAAATCATGAACGACGATGTAATCCTCGACGTTTCTGGTGGACGCGATAACACTGGCGTTCTCGGTGTGCTGGAAGCGGAAGAATTCGAAGACAGCGTTGCAACTGGTTCTGTGAATTGTGGTATCTGCTATCGCACTCTGCGCCAACCGGGTTACACAATGTACGGTCAGCAGCGCCGGTTGTTCACGCATTTGAACATTGCGCAAATTGATGGCTATCACATTGATTCGACCAGTGCGCCGCACTCAATGGATAAAGAACATCCGCAAGGTTTTGTTGCGTTCGATATTCTGGTGCCGAAATTCTTTGCATCGGCCACGTACAGCATTCGCAACGATTTGCAATTGTTGAAAGAGCGCCTGCTGCGTATGGATGGCGTGCCAATTCTGATTGCCGACCTGCGCCGTCATGCTGGTAAAACAATTCGTGTCAAAGTAATCAGTTCGCGGTTCACCCACGTCTCTGTTGAATTCGATATGGGTATCCAAAAACTGCTGTGCAATATCGGTGGGGAAAACACCACACTCGATTACGATCGGCTTATGACAATGAGTGATATTCCAATTGTTTTGGGGCCAGAAGTGAGCGCCGTTAACGAAGGGGATATCATCTGCATTCCAGATCGCGGCCTGTACATGAAAGTACGTGACGTTGAACGGAAAATCACTGCTGACCAGCGCCGCCTTGAATGGGTTTGCTCGACACGTGTTCTGCAACCAACCGAACCTCTCCGCAACATTTCCAAAGGATATAAACTGCGATGACCGACCTCAATCCAATCAAAGTTGTTTTGCATGAACGTGACGAACCTGCTACACGCGATGGCAATGTTTTCAGCATGCGCTACGACGACAATCTGAATTTCCTGCGCGGGCAAACCATCGGCGAAATCAACGTGGATTTCAAAGGCTGGATGGCAAAGGATTTGGAAGTGGCTTTGTCTGTCGGCAGCGCCACCATGCGTTTCCTGATTTGCGAAGAATTTCTGCGCCTCGATGAATTCGCAATGTGGGTAGGCCACGAAGACCGTGTAAAAATTGGCATGGCCGACCGCTGCATTTATATTTTCGTGACCAAGCCAGAAGGTCAGAAAATTGATTTGCGTCCGGGTGATTTCCCGTCGATGTGTGATCGTATCAACGCCGCGCAGTCTCTGTTCGAAATCCGCGACGGTTCTATCATGCACGGTTCGCCAGAAGGTGGCACGCTGCAATTCATGTACAAACTCAAGGAGGAATAAAATGAAACTGCCACATTGGAAATGCCACAAAGAAGTGGACGGTTTTCAAATCGACCGCATCGTGGGTAATTCCTTGATCAGTGCTGATGCCAACGTGTACGTGATCGTTACTGCTGACTACATGGAAAAACATAAGCCTTTTGTGGGCGGTTATTTCGTGCAGTATCTGGATGGCTATCAGTCGTTCAGTCCCGCAGCCGCGTTTGAGGACGGTTATTCAAAAGTAGCTGAAGTGCCTGAAAAGGTTGTACCTATTTTCGACTGGTACACTGTCGAGATTTTCCCGGCGGATAAAGTCGTGATGGTTAAAAACTACAAGCATCATTTGTTTTTGAATAACGTGCAGGGAGCGGCCAGACTGATTCGTGGGCGTGCGGTCAATCGCATTGTTTTGCATAGCCTGTCTAAAGCAGACCTAGTGCCGGATGTTCGTGCGGCTTTGGAATGCTCTGTGGTTACGCACGGCCACCAAATAAAACCTGTTGATTTTGAGTACCAACCATGAACGAAAAACTGATTGCGTCAAACATGATCGCAATTGCACGGGGCCGTAAAGGCGATGCAAAACGTAGTGCAATGCTGCGTATGATTATGCCGTTCATGAGTAACCAGACTGGCGAAAAGCTGGCGAAGGTTATTCACGACAGCGATTCTGCTGCGTTCGGTAAAATTTGGGATGGTGTGAAACACGAAATCCTGAAGCGTTTGAAAAATAAACACAAGCTGAAGTCTACAGCGGCAGCTATCCGCACATTCAATTGGAACGATGACGAAACCGTTATCAACGTGGACATGTACGGCTCTGAAAAGCTGCGCGTGACCATTGAAGGCGTGGACGTGTGGAAAGGTCAGGCACCGGGTTATCGTGAAATGGTTGACGCCACGTACGACACGGAACAGACCATTGAATCACGTGTGGCCGAATTGAATCCCGGCAAAGAAGTTTTCGAAACGCACGATGGTCTGCCTGTTGGTGAATCCATCAACAAAGCAGTTTATGATTTCTTCAATCCGGCACCGGCTGTCACAGAGGCAATTGCTGAACCTGAAGTGGTTAATCAGGAACCGCGCTTGGCTTTGCAATTCGACTTCGGCCAAACCGGTTGGAGTTTTGATATAACCGATGGGCAATTGGTTAATCTTTTGCATGAGGTTTGCAAACGCCTTTTGTACAAAGAAGACCCCTGCCCATTGGCACCGCAAGTGGTTTCGCATGGTGAATGGAAACGCAAACCTGAAAGCAACCTTCAGGAATTGAGTGCGTATTTCACAGCCAGCAAGTCCTAATCTTTCATTGCCTTACCTAAAGGGAGCCAAACGGTTCCCTTTTTTATTGCCTTTTATTTGGTTTTTATTAGGAAAATACACAAATGATTTGCGAACCTGTAATCCTGAGCGTCTACGCTGCAAAAATACACGTGTTTTTCGCTCTCCCGTGACCCCATGTTTTTTATTAATGCGTTAATACACAAGCTTTCATTAGGTAAAACCGTTTCTTTTTGGCTCAAAAATATCGACCTTTTTAATACTGTAAATTGGGGGATGTGTACTCGGCGCGGAATGGAGGTTCAGAACGTATGCGTTTTGAAACGACCCCGAACGTAGTGAGCCATTGCTTCCTTTGCGGTTCAACCAGCTTCGAACGAATTGCGTTTGCTCTTTCGAGCTTGCGAGAAAGGCTGGAGCGAAGCGAAAGAAAGACAGGCGAGGGAGCGAAGCGAACAAGCCTGTCGTCCCGAAGGGACAGCAGATGCGAGTGCAAGAGCAGCCCCCAGCAGCCCCACAAGAAAAGCTTTGAAAGAGCGTGTGCTTTGCATGCCTTCTGTGATTTTTCAATGGCATATTGTGTCCGAATTTTATGTTCCATAAAACGAACCATAAGTCTTTTCTGGATCAAAGGCAGCTCGTTATCTAGTCACTACGTTCCTAACGATAACAGCGCCGAAAGGCGCCCTATCCCCACCTGCCGCCCGCCCCCTTTCCCAAAGCCGACCCACCGGCCTGCGCACCAACCATTGATAAAGACTTAGGAAATTCATGAAAGTTTATTTGCCCATTTTTAACACCGTCGTTAGCGGCGCTACGCTCGGTGATTTAGAAGAGAAGTTTGTAGACCACCAGCAAGCGCTTCACAAAGCTTTGCTACTGCACACATATACAGACGGTGGCCCGCAATTTAAAAATGCGAAAGATCGGCTGTTCGGCGTGCCCGAAGACATCCGAAATAGTGCGATAGACCACGCGAAAAAGATCGTGGACATTTTCGACCTGCGAAACCTCGACTACATTGAAAAACGCCGTTATATCATGTCATGGTTTGGTGACGCGGTTTTTTTGAATGGCCGTGAGTACGTTTTCCTGTCTGCAAAATGGTACGAACGCACGTGGAAAAAATCTGTGATAAAGGCACCTCTGAAAAAGCAGGGGCTTATTTTCCTGAAAGATTGGACAAGCAAGCATCCTACCGCTGGCCTGACAATTCTCACAGATAAAAAGAACTTACGTACACTTACGTACGGCATGGCTGTAGAGAAACAGACAAAGCAGATTATCCACGCAGCAAATATGCACCTGAAGAATGTACGTGCGGATAAAACGCCCGACATTGCGACCGCTGACAAACGTGGTGAACACTTCAACATAATCGAAGATCAGCTTATCCGTGACCGTGGCTTAAAAGTGAATGAAGCCGTAAAAGAAATCGTCAAAGAGGCGCGCATGCTTTTGTTTTGCGGCCCCGTCACAACCCCGGACGCCCGCTACTATGAGAGAAACGGCCTCAACGAAATACACGAACGCTTAGAACTGATGGCTTTCCAGACGCGTTATGAAAAGCAGCCTGTTGAAATGTTGAATTGTGATGCACGTTTGCTGCGTACTCTGTACGACGACAGCGATAAAGGCCATAACGCAATTGCAAAAGGATTGGCGGATATTCTCGACGGCTATTCCAAAGCGAAAAAACTGTAAATTGAGGACAAAGGGCGAGTGCCCAATCCACATAAAAAGGCAACGTATGATCAAGTACACCGAAGAGCAAGTAAACAGTTTGATCCAAGAAGCATTGGCTCTCAATGCAATCCACAATATTTACAACCCGGTTGTTTCTAACGGGGTTTTGCAATACGCGCTGTGCCGTCCGAACGTGCATTGGTTGAAACGCAAAACCGACAACGCTCTGTTCGAATGCGTAGCAGCCGACGAAGCTGTAATCGCGATCAAAGCGCAAGGCACCAACAAAACAGAAATCATTTATGCGCACGACTTGGAAAACTACGTGGTGTTCATCCCGCGTTATGCCACTGTCGGCGATCAAACCGTTTACATGGATGACTTGCCAACCATCGGCAGCACATACACCCATGAAAACGGAAACGTTTATCTGGTCTACGGTTATGGCAACCTGAATGCCAACACCGAAAACCGCAGCAAATACCCGATCATGATTCACTACATCGGCACCAACGGTTACACGTGGGATAAAGACGTAGAGAATTTCAATTCGAAAATGACGCCGGGTGGTCTGTTCCAGTTCAACAACGGAATCCAGTTCGATTACATGGGCATCACCGAAAACGAAATTCTGTTGAATGGTTTCCTGACAAAAGAAATCGCGGCCCTTGCCGCCAAAGAGGTGGCAAATGGTTGAAAAACAAAGCGACGTTGAATACCTGTACCGCTATCGTTCGTGGGACAGAAATATTTGGTACAGCAGTCGTCGCGAAGAATTCACTGCCGAAGAATTGGCAGCGGGTTGGGGTGATTGGGAATTCATCGACGAACAAAAATACAACGAAATTTGCGGCTACATTGCGTGGGATCGTCCGTGCCATTACCAAGCCGAAAAGCTTCTGGTAACTGTTGTCGGTCACGAAAGTTTTGATCCGGTCGCGTACGTTGCTCAAGAAAAGATTTCGATTGAGCAATCCCGCAAGGAATACCGTGAGCGTAACGCGCCACAAAATAACTCGGCTCTGTCTATGTCGTCTTCGCAGTCCAGTGCGCCAGTTGTTGATGGTTACGGCCTGCTTAATTTGGCAGAAGGCATTGTGCGTTCTATCGGCAACGGTATTAACAGCACAGTCGAAACAGCCGGTGAATGTGTCAGCGCGATTGGCGACGGCCTCAAAGATATTTGCGACTGAAAAACTCTGGAGAGTAGCTAATGCAGGTGTGGCGAAATTCCTACAACGCAAAAAACGAACCTGTACAATTTGCAGGCGGTTGGATCGTAGGCTCTCGTTGGAAAAATACAGACTGGAAAAACAATCCACACGCTGTTATCGAGGTGCGGGATATAGAACTTGAAGGCGGTATATTATCGCGACCCATTAGTGATGGGGATTCATTCTACTCCCACGAATTGCTAACCAAGCCTGATCCAAACGCAAAATTCTTTCATGCCAAAACAGGCATACCCTACACAAAACCTTTGGAGAATACCAATGTCTGATGACATCAAGAAAAAGAAGAAGAAAAAGAACAAGGAATCGAGCGGTAAAGTGCTGGTGAAGAAAAAGAAACTCGACCTTGACGTGCCGACCAAAAAGAAAAAGAAAAGCAGCGACGTAGTTGTGGACGTTAGCGGCGGCGACACCGAAGGCAAAACTGCTGTTGCCAAAGTGAAGAGCGACCGCGTTCTGATCGAAGTTGCAAAAGACGATTACATCATCGTCCGCGTAGGCAAGAAAAACAAATTGGCACTGGCCCATTCGCCGAAGCGTAACACTTGCTACATCGAAGACACGCTGCACAGTGAAGAGCCACAAACGTTCGAATACGACGAACACACACTGATTGCAAACATCGGTAAAGATCCTGCACCGGGCGCAGCATTCGGTGTGCAAATCACTCTGCATTACGGCGAAGTCAAAACCGACCTCGGCCCTATGCACTATTTCCGCAAAACTGACGACGACGAAAAGAAAGCTATCAAAGTAGCGATCAAGAAAGTCGTAGCCAAGATGGGCGACATGGGCCTGTCGAAAGTTCTGCCGATTCAGCGCATCGAAGTCCACAATCCAAAAGGCAAGTGGGCCGGTTCGTATCAAGTCAGTTTCAAATCGGGTAGCGCAGAGGACATCATCAAACTGCACCCGAAAGTTCTGAACGATCAACTGTACAACCAATACATTTTCATGCACGAACTCGGCCACGCTGTGTGGTATCGTTTCGTTGATGAAAAGACTCGTTCCGAGTGGCTGGAAATCTACAACGAACAAACCAAAGTGACCAAGGCAAAGAAATCCGAAATGGAAGACCTTTGCACTGCACTGGTTTCTTCGCAGCAATCGGTTCGCGAATTCCAAAGCGACATCGAAGAAGACGAACTGGCAATGTTCAAAGATGCGCTCGCGTATCTGAAAAAGATCCACAAAATGTCGCCGGAAGATTTGAATATCCTGCTGAACCAAAACAGCAAGGCACTCAGCGCCATCTGGCCGACCAGCGCGGCAATCTCGCATTCCGATTCGCTGATTTCGGAATACGCCAAGACCAGCGTACAGGAACTTTTCGCCGAAGCATTCGCATACCACTTCACGGGTAAAGAATTGCCGAAGACGATCAAAAAGCTTCTGGAAAAAACCGTCAAGAAAGCACAGGCGGCTGACTGATGAAATGCGCAATCGGTTTTGTATTGTTGATCGCGTTCATGGCGCTGGCCGGTTGTGGTGGGTCTGACGAAATTGTCACCCGCGCCACGATGGAAAGCAAAACTGAGTACATCAAGATTTACGAAATCAAAAACAGTGACTTGCGGTGTGCTGACGGTATTGTGTACTTACGTATCGGCCCGAAGGAATACACTGCAAAAATCAACAAAGAAACGTTGCTGCCGGAACGCTGCAACTAAGGGCACTGTCATGTATGAGCATCAACTGATTTCAGAATACTACGGCGACCGCTGTGCAAGACGCAGCGGAATCCCGTTGATGAATCACATTGACGAAGGCATTGAAATCCTTACGGAACTCGGTGCAAAAGATTATGTGAAAGCTGCATTCTGTTTGCATCCGCTTTTGCAGGGTGACGCAGAATACACAATGTTCATCGACAAAATCGGGAACGATCCAAAGGTTAACTCTGCTGCATTGGTGTTGGCTTTGGATTACCGCCGTGCGGCAAATGCTTATCTGTGCAAACCACACACAGACAGTTGGACGCAGGACGAAATCAGTGAAGCCGTTGGCCCTCTTCTTGAGGATTTGCGGTTCATGCTCATTGCAGACAAGAAACAAAACCAAAGGGATTTCCTGCACGCCCACAAGCGTACACACAAACGCAGTGACCAGTTGACGAAGTATTTCGAGAATTGGATGGAATACCTGAAATAAAATGGCCCTCGTTTCCTTAATGGATTCGGGGGCTTTTTCATATAGGGCCGAAAAACTGTAAATAACTCCTATACGAAAGGAGGAATTCTTTATGCTTACGCAATTGATTGGCAAGTTGAACACTCGCGAAGTGATGCACGCCATTGTTGGCAGCTTCTATTCACACCCACACACCCGCCACGATGATACTTTTCATCGCAGCAATACACACAAAGACGGCACCACATACACAACGGTCGTCAAACATCCGCAATCGGGAACGTTCCTGATCATTGAGAAAACAGAAAGCGGAATTATCCGTGTGGCTTCGGACGCAGGTGCTAACCATTCGGAAATGTTCAAGATTGGTTTGACCCAACTCGAAAGCGAAATGCCTGCGGTTAAGGTCAAAAAGAAACGCAAGTCTCCCAAAGTAAAAGCAGCAGCGAAGGCTGAAGTGGCCGCGTCTTTGGATGTCGGCGGTATGGCTGCAAAGAAACCGAGCAAGCCCCGTGCACGCAAACCAAAGGCGACCAAGCAATGACCACACAAGAATTGATGCTTGCTGAAAAAGCAAACCTCGAAAAAGAAATGAAACGTTTGCAAGCAGTATTCGACGGCCCCGAATACAAAACCATTCATAGCGGTGGACAACGGCGAATCCTGAAACAGCTTGAGGCCATGCACGTCTACTACGACATTCTGCGCAGTCGCATTGCAGAAGAGGAATTTTACTGATGGCTAAGAAATCGGCCCCGGTCGAAAAGGCAACGAAGAAAACAAAGATTGCCGAGGGTGTTAAAAAGGCCAACAAGAAAGACAGCGCAACGCAAGACGGATTCCAAATTGCGGAAGGCTTGGACGGTCTGCGTTTAAACCCGTCAATGTATCTCGGCGACCTCGGCCCATTCATGGCTTATCGCTGTGTGAAAGAGGCTGTAGATAACGCATACGATGAACACATTGCCGGTCGTAACAAAATCATCGAAGTGATTCTGAACTACGACACCGACATTTTCATTGTGGCTGACTGCGCTGGTGGTATTCCGCTCGAAATGAAAACGCTGAAGTCTGGCGAAAAGATTTCGATCATGACAGCGGCGTATACCCGCACTCACGCAGGCGCAAAATTCAATGACAAGGCGTATAAAACGTCGGCTGGCACGCACGGCATTGGTATGTCTGCTGTTGTGGCTGTGTCCGAAGAGTTACGCGCTTGGACAACATACAAAGGCGGTCTGCATTTCCAGTCATATGGTAAGGGTGAAATCACTTCCAAAGGCCCGCATCCAGTTAAAGTAAAAGCCGTTGATAAAGACGTGCTGACACTGCTGAAAGACAAGACGCAAAAATACGGTACGATTGTCGCGATGAAACTCGACCAGACCGTTGTGTCTGAGGATTCGAAACGCGGCAAGGCTCTGCCAAAAGGTTTCCGCAAAGCAGAACCGAGTGCAGACAGCGTGCAACAATGGTTGCAAAACATGGCGCTGATGAATCCGGGTCTGGAAATTCGTTTCTCCACAATCCGTGACAAGAAACGTCATGACCACACGTTCATCAACAAGAAAGATTTGGCATACGTGCCGAAATTCATGTGTGAAGAACGCGAACTGGAAGCACAGGGTAAGCCATTCACTTTCAAGAATGACAACATCACTTGCGCACTGGTTTGGTCTGACCACACGGACGCTGCAAACTTCCTGACTTTCGTGAACACTTCGCCGACTGCCGATGGCGGCTGGCACGTAACAGGTTTCACGCAAGCACTCAGCACCGTTATCAAAAAACACATGCCCGATAAAAAGGGTGCAAAAGGCCAAGGCTTCACCGGTTCCGATTTGCTCATGGGTTTGACTGGTGTGTTTGACTGGCGTATGCACGGCGCTGCATATTCGTCTCAGGTAAAAGACAAACTTTCGTCACGCGTTGACAAAGAAGTCACCGACCTGATTCAGCCTGAACTTGATAAATACTTCGACGCGAATCCGAAAGTCGCCAAGATGATTATCAAGCGTGCGCAATTCATGACAAAAACCCGCGTTGAATTGGCGGCTGTTGTGAAATCCATGGCCGACGTGAAAAAGAAAGGCAAGGGTAACGCTCTGCCTGCTGCGCTGGCTGCTGCATCGAAATGCAAACCACACGAACGTGAATTGTTCATCGTGGAAGGTGACTCTGCAAAAGGCCCAAGCGTAAACGCTCGCAATGGTTATTATCAGGAAGTGTTGGCCGCTGGCGGTAAGCCACTCAACGCACTGAGCGCAACACTCGCGAAAATCTTGGCACACAAAGAAATCATGAACATGCTGATTTGTTTGGGCGCCGATATCAAAACGCTCGATCCGAAAGCAGAAAACCCAACACTCAGCACTGAAAAACTTCGCGTAGCAAACGTGATTTTCCTTGTTGACCCTGACCCGGATGGCGGGCACATTGCTGTTCTGTATTTGGCTGCGCTGGTTCGTCTCATGCCTGACCTTTTCAAAGAAGGCCGCGTGTGGTGCGTACAGGCTCCGCTGTTTGCTGCACTGCATAAAGGGATCGTTTACGGCGGTGACAATTTCGATGAATGCCGTGCCAACGCGCCGAAAGCTGTAAAGGATCAGGAAATCATTCGTATCAAAGGTTGGGGTGAAGTTAGCGAAAAAGAAGTTGGCCCAATCGCCTTCGATCCTAAGCAACGCCGCCTGATTCGAATCAATCCTTTTGCGAACGTTGAACAGCGCAATTTCTTCTTTGGTGTTGTGGCAGAAGATGCCGTGCACCGCCGCCGCCTGCTGGGGTTGGATGACTGATGGCTCTCAAACCGAAAAAATCTGAAAAGAAATCGAAATCGAAAGAAGTTGCGGTCAAGAAAAACAAAGACCTGACAAAAGCACCGAAGAAATCCAAGGAAGTCGTCACCGCAAAAGAATGGGCGATGGTTTCCAAGTTCCCTGTTGCCACTGGCGAAACGATTGACCAGACGCTTTCATTCTTCACTGAAGGCGCTTTGAAAACTTACGGTTCGTATGTGGTTGAACAGCGGGCCGTTCCAGATTACCGCGACGGTTTGAAACCTGTACACCGTGCGGTTCTCTGGTCTATGGCTGGTTTGGGTTTGCGTCCAGACAAAGGCTATAAAAAATCCGCACGTACAATCGGCGACACCATTGGTATGTATCACCCACACGGCGACCAAGCCGCGTACGATGCCATGGTGACAATCACAAACGCTTTGCCGCCATTCGTTGACGGTCAAGGTGGTTACGGTTCGCCAAGCACGCCAGCATCTGCACAGCGTTACACCGAAGCGAAAATGTCTCGTTTCACGAACACGTTTTTGCTCGATCCTGATTATCTGAAAGTCGTGCCGTATGACATGAACTTTTCGAACGATCAGAAAATTCCGCTGTACCTTCCTGCGCTGCTGCCATCGCTGCTGTTCATCACGAACATTCCAGCACCGGCCTACGGCGTGAAAGCGGGCAACCCTGCGTTCTCGCTGAAGTCTGTTGCGAAAGTCGTTATCGACATGCTGAAGGGTAAAACCTACACCGGCAAAAAACTTTCTGACACGCTGGAAATCAAACACCCATACGGCTGCATCGACGTTTCGAAAGATTCTGATATCGAAACCCTGATGACAACCGGTAAAGGAAACGTGACGTATGCGCCCTTAACGCACACGGATATTCCGAAGCGCACAATCTATTTGCAATCGCACGTGCCGATGACTTTGGCGTCTGTTGAAAGCATTGATAAAACGCTGAACAAGATCCTGAATATCGACGGCGTGAAGAACGCAGAAAACACACCGGGCAAGCAGGTTAAACACGCTGGCCCATTCGGTGCGCTGTGCACCGTCGATTGTCCGAAGAATATGGACGAAGATCGTTTTGATGAAATCTGCCACAAGGTCGATAACATCGTGCGCTCTTCTGTCAATTATCGGTTGGGTATCACCATCCGCCGATTGGGCACAATCCAGAACGAATTCCGCTATCTGAACTACGTGGATTTCTTCACCGGTTGGGTTCAATACCGCATTCAACTTGAAGAGCGGATGATCGCATACAAGCTGGATCAAAACGAAAAACTTCTGCACCTCAACGAAGTTTATCTGTTCGGTATTTTGAACCTGAAAGAATTGCTCAAGATCCTGCCGTCTATCCTGATGGCAAAAGATCCTGATGCGAAACTGGCGAAGCATTTCAAGATTCCGCTGGAAGATGCCAAGATTATTCTTGATCGGAAAATCCGCCAACTGTCGAAGATGGACGCGGATGCTCTGAAGGAAAAAATCAAAGCATTCAAAGACGAAATCAAGATCCTGAAAGCGGACGCCAAGAATCCGGGTGAACGTGCGGCGCGTGATACTGAAGCGCGGATGAAAACGTACATGAAAAACCCTGACAAGGCACACTCTGGTCTGGAAATTTAAAGGGAAATTTCATGTACGTCCACGACATCGGACGCATCGTGACAGAAGGCGGCGCACTCCGTCGCCTTTCTGAAATCAACGAATGCGACAAAGGTTATCCAAAACTCAACGTGCAAAAGGATCGCGGCGAATTCAGTTTCGTCGAGTCTGTGCACGCCAGCCAACTCAAAGCCGTGTACCTGAATATTTTCGGTGTGGTCGGTCAAGGGTTTGCGTTTCAATTCCGCACTAGCGAACCTGTGAAAGAAATCGAATTGTACGGCCTTGCAGATGGGCGGCGCTATGGCGTTGAACACATTAGCTCGCGGCCTGAATATGGTTTCGACGGGTACATGGTCAAGCTGTCTGGCTCTGGCCTGCTAGGTTACGGTTTCAATCCTCTTTTTGTAAAACTCGATTTCGGAAACAACAATGTCTAACCAAGATGACTACGTAAAAGAAGCACGCGCAGTGACTGCCACTGATACCCCGGCGATCATTCGTGCAAAATCATCACTGAATCAACTCGACATCGCAGACGGTCTGGCTTCACTGGAAGGCGCAGCGGCACGCGTTGCAGTTGACGAAAAAATGATGATCAATTGCCGCGCAGATTTGAATCAGCTTGTACCGTTCAAATACGATTGGGCATGGCAAAAATATCTGGATGGTTGCTCTAACCACTGGATGCCACAAGAAGTAAACATGACCACCGACATTGCCCTCTGGAAAGATCCTAACGGTCTGACCGATGATGAACGTCGTATCGTCATGCGCAACCTCGGTTTCTTCTCGACTGCCGATTCGTTGGTGGCAAACAATTTGGTGCTGGCTGTGTATCGCCTGATTACCAACCCTGAATGTCGCCAGTACATTTTGCGTCAAGCATTTGAAGAAGCGATCCACACCCACGCCTACCAATACTGCATCGAATCTTTGCAGATGGACGAAGGCGAAATTTTCAATATGTACCACGAAATTCCATCGGTCGCGAAGAAAGCTACGTGGGGCCTGAAATACACGCAGTCGATTTCTGATCCGAAATTCGAAACCGGCACCATCGAAACCGACAAGGAATTGCTGCGTAACCTGATCGCGTACTACTGCGTTCTGGAAGGCATTTTCTTCTACTGTGGTTTCACGCAAATTCTGTCGATGGGTCGTCGCAACAAAATGACCGGCGTTGCAGAACAGTTCCAATATATTCTGCGTGATGAATCCATGCACCTGAACTTCGGTATCGACGTGATTAACCAAATCAAGATCGAAAATCCGCAGTTGTGGGATGCCGAAATGAAAGAAGAGGCTACGCAGATGATTCTGCAAGGCACTCAACTGGAAATCGAATACGCACGCGACACAATGCCACGCGGTGTGCTGGGCATGAACGCTGCAATGATGGAAGACTATCTGAAATTCATTGCAAACCGTCGCCTGTCGCAAATCGGTTTGAAAGAAGAATACCCTTCGACTGCAAACCCGTTCCCGTGGATGTCGGAAATCATGGATTTGAAGAAAGAGAAAAACTTCTTCGAAACCCGCGTAATCGAATACCAGACTGGCGGCGCGCTTAGCTGGGATTAATTTTCAACGAGGTGTGTTATGAGTGAAGAACAAACACCAGTTCCAGAACAGAAAAGTGTTTTTGTTTTCGGCAGTGACATGCACTTCAACACCGTTGTGTATGCCTGCATGCGTGCAATCCATTTGCCGATGTTTGAAGGCGGGCAAGAATTGCCGCTGGTGGACACGTGGTTTGCAATCGCTGCAATTCAGCACGGCCCTATGGTTTCGTTGGTAAACAACAACGTAGAATTGTCGGCGTTGATGATCATTGACGCTGCTGGCCGAACTGTAAAGGCACATCGTGTGAACACACTTATGGCCCCGGTTCTGGAAGGTTTCGAACTGAACAAGGTCAAAGCAGAATCGTTTGATATTCCGCTGTGGGAAAAGACACACAACAAACCTTTCCCGTACGAAACGATGTTCGACAAATTCGCAATGACTCGACGCTTCAACGAAGTGGGCGCAACCGCATCGTCCATCATGGGCATCGAGTCCAACAACGAAACATACAACGCTATCCGCAAACGTGTGCAGCCAAGGCCGTGCACAACATGTGGTGGCAAAAACAAACGCTAAGGAAACAAACCATGACACGTCCACTGTATGAAGGCCATTCGTCTGTTGTTGCAGCCGCTGACATTGCAACACACGTTCGTACGAAACTGAATCTGCATAAAGTTACACGTGCGGACATCGTGAATCACTACGAAAAAACGAACGTGCCGGACATGACCATCGTGTTCGTATATTTGGGTTCGCGCAACGTGCAAGCCGACGCAGAAATCACCGACGAAGGTTTGGTGAAATTTGCGGCTGCTGGTCAAGCAATCAGCGATTACATCGACACCGAACTGGCCGACGATCATCCGACCGATAAACGTTTCCTGCTGCGTCATATGGAACTGCTGTGTTTCCGTTACGGCCTGAGCCGGTTTACCTCGACCGGTTTTGGACACGACGTGATTTATAGCCGTACGCCAATCGCAGAAAACTATCCGAAATTCGACAACACGTTGTACGTGCCGCCGCTGATCGGACATTGGGCCATTGCATCCAAAGGCGCAGCACGCGACTAAGGTAAATAAACGTGGACAAGCCAGCGACCGACCGTTTGATCATGCTTGACCTGATTGTGACGATGCAACTTGCATATTACTTGCACGGCGGTGATGAAAATTCTGCCAAAGCTACAGAAGTGATGCGCAGCGTTGCCATCGGCGCGATTAAAAACAAGCGTATTCCCCGCTCCCTTTATTTCTTCGCATCTGCACTCGCGGCTCCGAAAGATTTGAAGGCGTTCATTAACCAGACTCATGCGATCTATGAGGCCGAAAACCCCGGAGAATCAAATGGAACTCTGGTTATGCCCACGTAATAAATTCGCCCTGATCGGAATCAAAGGTAAGGCAACGGTTGTCAAGATCGGCGAGCCTTTCGAACCGCTGGAAGAGTACACCCAACACGAAAATGGATACCACGGATTCGTTGATGATTTCGTGGAAAAGTACAAGGCCGTTAAAGCAACAATTAGCGGCCACGAAATCCCTGACGATAAGAAAAAGATTCTGAACGTTATTGATTTCTGTACTCTCCATCAAGTGCGTGTGCTTACGCCCGTGAGCGGACACAGAAAGTATTTGACGTTCCTCGCCTTCGTCGGTGAGGAATGCGCTTACCTGCAATTCTACGTGGATCGAAAAGGCAAGGCCCGGTGCATGGCGCGAACCTCGCTCCAATGCAAAGATAAATTCGGTGTGCGTGTCGGCTCTGCACAACCGGCCTTCCTGATCTTCGATCATTGAGGACGTGACATGCTGAAAGGATCTGTGAATAAGCGAGTAAAAGGCGAAACGCTTTTGATGGCTGTGACATTTGAGCCGGGATCGCAATCGCTGTTGGTCAAGTTGCTGAATGATCGTGAGCCGAAAGCGTTTACGGTGTACAAGCGTTGGACAATCTACGCAAAAGAAAATGCAGACCTTAGCGAAGTACACAAGGCGATCACGTCCGGTGGAAAAGCAATTATTGGAACCACTACAGAAGGCGTTGGCTATGTGGCTGTGCCTTTTGTCAAAGACCGTCTGGTTTTAGCCCTGTTGCGAAGCGCTCAAACGTTCCGCATTTTGCGTACAGGCATCCGGCTTATTTCAAACGAAAACGACCTGTTGAATCGTGCAGTCGAAAACGCGCCTGTGCGGGTCTATAAGGATGACTAAATGACTCGCCTTGTAGTTGACGGCACCAACGCAATGCACCGGGCCTACCACGCGGTACGGCCTAGCTCACACAAGGGCACACCGACAAACGTTATTCACGGATTTTTCGGAATCCTGTTAGCGAATCTGCGCGATACCAAAGCGACAGAGTGTGTTGTGACCTTCGACCGCCCCGGCACGAACAATTTCAGGCACAAACTGCACCCGGATTACAAAGGCGGGCGTATCAAAGATCCTGAAAAGTCTGCCGCGCTGAAAATACAAACGCCAATCATCGTGGAAATGTTGATCGCGATGGGCATTTGTGTTGTGGGCATTCGCGGGATTGAGGCGGATGACATCGTGGCGGCTGCTGCCGTGTATTACGATGGTGGCCGTGCGTATATCCTGTCAACGGATAAAGATTTTGCGCAATGCCTTGTGCACAAACACATTCGTTTGATTAACCCGCAAAAGAAACTCACGATCACGCGTAAAAACTGTAAAGAAGTATTCCTCGTTGAACCAAAACGAATGGTTGACTTCCTAATGCTGGATGGTGATAAAGTCGATGGCATTGACGGAATCCCCGGCATTGGGCCTACAACCGCAGTTAAGCTGATCGAAGAGTTTGGAAAGGCTGAAAAGATTCCATTAGAACGCTTTCCGAAAGGCGCGCAGAAAACTGTAAATATAAAGCAGCGATTGAAGCTGAATCGAAAGCTGATAACGTTTGCTTTGGATGCCTACGACGTGTCAGAATTGGACATGTCAATTTCACCGTTAGACGTGAAAGAATTTACAAAGCTTTGCAACAAATACGCACTGTCCGAAATCAAACAACGGGCATTAGCTTACAAACGGCACTAAAGCCACTACCCCTGAAGGAAGAAAGAAGATGACCACCGTTACCACTCCAAAGCTGTCCAAAGCCGAATCCGCTCTGACCAAAACCATCGCTGGCAAAGTGGCTACCCTCGCCACCGTGAAAGCACAACTGACTGCTGCCAACGCTCACGTGAAAGCGCATTCGAAACTGGTTCTGGCTACCGCTCCGAAAGTTGTCGCCAACGTTCAGAAAGCATCGGCAACCGCCGTTGAAACCCTGTCCAATGCCGTCACCGTTCTGACCGCTGAAATCGCCGACGACAAAGCCGCTCTGAAGAAACTGCAAGGCGAAGAACGCGCCGCTGCTGCTCTGAAAGCCAAAGAAGCAAAAGCCGCTGAAAAAGCAAAAGCTGCCAAGCCAGCCAAAGCTCCGAAAGTTGCCGCTGCTCCTGTTGCTGTCGGCGTTACCAAAACCGGCGCTCCAAAACTGAAGGCTGCTAAAGCCGCTGCCGTAACTGCACCAGTTGCCAAAGCACCGAAAGCAAAAGCTCCGAAAGCTGCTGCTGTTGCCGCTCCTGCACCTGCTGTGAAAGGTGGCGCTAAAGCCAAAGCACCGAAAGCCGCTCCTGCTGCTGCCCCGGTTGCCAAAGCTCCGAAAGCTAAAAAAGCCTAAGCTTTAATTCGGCGCGTTACACAAGAAGCGGCCTAGCGATAGGTCGCTTTTTTACTTTCTAAGGGAAAAAATATGATCAACGCTAGCGGAATCATTAGCCAAATTCTTAGCGGCAAGCTTACCGTACATGAACTGATTCGCGCCGTGGATATGCTGGAGCAATACAGTTCGGGAACCACCAACTACAATTTCGTTGTAAACGTTCTGCTCGCAATGGGCGTTCGCATCGTACTCGACGACGTAAAAGTTTTGGTTGCACCAGTCAACCAAAAAACAGATTCCACGCTGCCTGCATTTATGCGGGTACGCAAAACTCCCGCGCTGCAATACATCCGCTCCGAACCGTTCATGTTCCTGCCTGAACTCGACAGCGTTTTTGCACGTCTCGAAATCATGATTCATGGAACTGAATTGCAGCCAACCATTGCTGCGCCGTTCCGCGAAATCCTGAGCCTCAAAGCTTTGATGTCTTCGCGTTCTGAAAATGTGCCGCCGATGATGGTAGCCGTTCCAGTTCTGTGTTTGACCGATGGCACCATTCGCCTGATTCGTATTTCCCTTTATAACCTTGTCAAAACGCCGCGCAGTGTTATTGAAAGCGGTTGCTGCATTATGAAAGGCAAGGCGAGCCGCCGTTGTGTCGTTACTCCGTCCGTTAGCGTGACCTACGATTGCAACGCCGCCGAAGCCGTGGCGAACGCTGGCCCTGCGTTAGATCAACTGCATACGGAATACGCCGCGCCTAACGTGTTCACGGTTGAACAGGCAAAGACGCTGCGCAATATGCTGGATACCCGCCAACGCGATGCAATGGCTATACAGGCCCTTATGCGCCGGGTATCGCCAGCGGGTGAACGATAAAGGCTAATAGTCGTTGACGTATACCGAGTGCCGCTGTACCTTTAATCGTCCGTAACGTTTCGACCCTAAAGCGTAACGCTCACGGATCAAGGTAAGTTTCGTTTCACAGCCCACTATATAGGCGCCTCGGAACCCCTTGAGTGTTGATGCCGTAGCAATGAGCGTTACCCGTTCCAATGCTACTGGCTCAAATGGTTAGGCCCATTAGATGGTTAATGGTTGCCTACGTTGAATAGCGCTTGCTTGTTCAATAGCCGTTTGATAGATTGGAACCGTCGAAACCCATGCCCGATTTAAAAGGCACTCACATTTCTAGGTAAGTTTAGGAGATTCACATGTCTACTGTTAACCACGCTGGCCGTACTCTGAACATCATTTCCCGCAAAGGCACCCCGAAAGAAACCAAGGTGCAAGAAGTGATTGTGAAACACCTGACCAGCAAAGGGATCATCCGCACCGAATCGGGCGCTGAATATCCGGCTGCTGATCTGTACAATCGCGGCAAAGGTCTGTTCATCGACGTTGCAGGTAAAGGCGCAACTGCAAAAGCTCCTGCCGAGAACAGCAAGAAGGCAACCGCTGCCGCTGCTCCTGCTGCAAAAGCTCCTGCTGGCCGTGCACCTGCCGCCGCTGTTACCGCTGACGAACTCGACGGCAAAAAAGTAAACGGCGTTGCCGTTGAAAAACAAATCCGTTCGAAAGGCATTGTCGTGCTGGCCGATGGTCAACGTATCGAACTGGCGAACGTCGTTCGTAAAGGCAAAGGCTTCGTTACCACCGACAACAAAACCGCCGTTCCTGCAAGCGCTGTAAAAGCTGCTGCTACAAAAGGTGGCGCTGTTGCCAAAGGCGGCGTGACCGCAAAACCTGCCAAGGCTGCAAAAGCTTCGACCGCTGCAAATGCTGTTGATACCCTGTTCAGCGCTCCCGGCCTGCTGACCACGAAAGACATTCGCGGCAAAGTCGTTGCAATCGACGGCGAAGATTTCACCGTTGAAACCACTTACAAATCCGGTCGCTGCGTAACTGAAAGCGGTGAAGAATTCCAAATCGAAGACGTTCGCAAAAGTCTGGTCGGTGGTGGCTTCGCTGTAATCTCCGACGAATACGCCGAAGAGCTGGAAGAATTGCACGCCGCTGCACTCGCAAAAGCTGCTGCTGCGAAAAAACCGGCTGCCGTGTCCCGTAACGAAGTGAAAAACCAAGCGCTGAAAGTCGGCAAGGTAACTCACACCGTTACCAAAACTTTCAAAAACAACACCGTTGAAACTGATCGCGGTTTCAAATGCAGCGTTGAAGAAATCGCCCGTGACGGTTCCGGTTTCGTTTACACCGGTAAAGATTTGCCGCGCACTGGCACCGCTGTTCCTCGCAACCGTACCGCGCCGTCGCAAACCGTTAAAAAGCTGGACGTTGACGCGTTCGATTACGACACCACTCTGGACGTAAAAGACCACCTGCGTGAATGCGTTCTGATGGGTCTGCAAGAAGCCTATAACATTGATCTGGTTTCGGCGACTGCAACTCAGAACGGTAGCAACATGATGACCGTTACTTTCGCTTTCGCCGCGACCGACGCCAACAAAGCCGACATCGCACGCAAAGTAAAAGAGCTGGAAAACGGTTTTGCGAAACTGCAAGAATCGCAAGGTCACGTTGCGCCGACTGGCAAGCCTGCGGATTTCGAATCGCATGAATTGCTGGAACAGGAAGAAGACGAAGAAGAGGAAGAGCCGGAAGTAGGCGACGAAGAAGAAGAGCCGGAAACCTTCGACGAAGAAGACGAAGACGACGAAGAAGAAGAGCCGGAAACCTTCGACGACGAAGACGAAGAAGAGGAAGAGCCTGAATCTTTCGAAGAGGAAGAAGAAGCCGAAACCACTTTCCCGCTCGACGTTACCGAACTCGTTGAAAACGCAAAAGCCCGTCTGGAAAAACTGATGCCGGGTCGCAACATCACCGCTTACGTTAAGCTGTGGTACGCAACTCAAGACGTGTTCGATATCATCGGTTACGAAATCGAACCGGGCCACACCGTTGCAATGGAAGACAAGCAATACATTCTGGTCGGCCTGAACAAAGACGGTTCGCCTCTGCTGGTCGGTATGGATAAACCAGTTGCAAAAGCTGGCGTGAATCTGGAATCCCTTCTGGCTGCTGTGCAAGAAGGCGAGTAAGACCAACGGCAATACGGCGGATTAAACCCCGCCGTTATTCATTCGATTTAGAGGCTTACCGAAATGAAATACATTGAGACTTTGAAAGCCAGCACTTACAACCAAGCGCAGGCTTTCTTTTTCAGCGAAATGCAAAAGGCCCTCGACACCAAAGCAGAACACCTTCTGCAATGGTTGGGTTTCGATCCAGTGCTGCTGGATCTGACCACCGACGAAACGGTTTACCTGTACCGTTTGGAATTGCCGACGTTCGAATTGATTTCGTTCGCCGAACAATTGGAATTCGCCTACAGCGCTGCCGCTGACATTACGCAACAGTACGTCGGCATTTTCGTAAACGTGGCGCATGACGAAGATTCCGGTTTGATCGTCGTTTATCTGGCGTCTGAAGACGTGGCGATGTCGGCAATCGAAACCCTGTTCACCGTGGAAGACGAAGAGCCACGCCGCACGGCTTCTGTGCATCCGCTGTCGCTCGTTCCGAACGCCGACAATGCACCGGCCCCGGTTGAACAACCAATCGCCCCTAGCGAGCCTGTAGCACCTGCTAATGGTGGCCCTCAAGGCTTCCATGCGACCGGCCCTGTCGAACTGGCGCCTGAAGTCGAAGAAGACGACGAAGAACCGGAAACCTTCGAAGCTGAAGATACCGGTTTGAATGCAACCGGCGACGTTGTTCAAGACGAACCGTTCAACGAAGATATGCTGACCGTTGAACAGCTCGAAAACCTCGACGTTCTGCGTAAGGACGAAGAAGCCGTCGCGTTCATTCGCGTTAAGCTGGAAACCGGTGTTGAACAATTCGATTCGTTTGTCGAATTCAACGACGTGAGTGATTTCCCGATGTCGGTTGTTAACCGCGTTCTGGAATTGTACGAAGAATTCAAAGCGCCACCGGCCAAAACTGAAGTTGAACAAATTTTCAGTGAAGACGAACCCGACACTTTCTTTGCAGAAGAAGAGCCGGACGCGTTCCCAACTGAAGACGAAGTAGCGGCGCCAACCGTTGAAATCGAAACACCGGTTGAAACCGTTGTGACCGAAGAACCTGCCCGCGTTGCACCAATGGGCGGCGAACGTGCACCTGATGCGGCGATTGCAGAAGCAGCGGTAAGTGAAGCTGATGAACACGCCGAACGTTTCGCGCAAATCCTGCAAGAAATTGCGGCGAAGTTGCCGAACGATACAGCCTCGGAAATCACCGATGGCGCGCTGGTCATTCTTATGTCTCGCGTTGTTCCCAACGATAACGGCGTCGGCATGCGTGACGTTGATTACAACCTGCGTCTGACTATCCGTCGCGAAATGTTTGCGAACGTAAAAGAAATCGACAAGTACCGTCTGGAAAACAACGGTGAAGTAGAGCTGGAAACTGGCAGCATGCAAACCGTCATTGACCACCTCAACAACTTGTAATCAATTCGCGAAGGGGAATGCACTTTTACGGTGTATTCCCTTTTTGCGTAATCTGGAGTAGGAAAAAATGAACCGTTCCCAAAAGATCCACAACATTGATTTGGCCTTGCAACTGGCCCACACCAACCACGGCGGGGATTTCAGCCACGAAGCTGTTTACACCGGCCTGATTGGCCCGCACGTGAACATCAAAACGCCGCAGTACGAAGCGACCGTAACCGTTGAACACGAAGGCAGTATCGTTAAGCTGGAAACGTACGGCTACGTGCATCGTTTCGCTGACCTTCCAAAGTTTCTGGAATTCTTTTCCGAAACTGTAAAGGAACCATCGCACGCTGTCGCAGAACTGGCGCGCAGCATCGGCGGTAAAACGATGGGCAAATCTGTTGTGCTTCGACAAGGCAAGATTTCCTATTACATTCAGGAAACGGACGGCGGTTTCATAGTGCACGCAAACAACGACAAGATTTTCATGTCGGGTGCTGATATCGTCGCAATGGTACAGGCGTAAACGAAAATGGAAGCAGCGGATCTTTTGACTTATATTTTGGGATTGTCAGCAGAAGACGAAATCTTTTTTGTTGGTAATACCATGAGCGTATCGGCTGAAGATGCCGCTGCTGCCTTAACAATGCAATGCCCAACCGTGATACAAATCATGCCCTGTAAAGATGGGGCACTGCTCGTTGTGAAAACGCACGCGCTCGAAAAGTATCGCGATGTAATAAATCAAGTTGTGAGTAACGCCAATGCTGACTAGCACAATTCACCGGCTCCATGAACAGGGCATTTTGCAAATCTGTGAAGTGTCCAATCACGTGCATTCGTTTACCTATGAATACATGGGGCGCGTTGCACACCAGCGCCTTACGGTCGATGTCCGCATGAAAAAGACTGAATTGTTGAACATCGTTAAACGTGCCTCGGCGGGTAGTCTGCCCGACATGGTTACGGTTGCCATGCTCTATAACGTTGGCTACGGCTTACCATACAACGAAGAGCTGGCGAAGGTGTGGACGGCCCACGCCACGTTAGTACACGCTACAAAGCCCTTTGACGCGTCCTGTGAAGAGGCTTTGAAGCATGCCCACGCCGCCCCCGCTGAAATTTACCCGGATAGCCTGATATACCCCTGCCTAAACATCATTGACCAAATTCACGACCACAAACACCAATCCGAACTCAAACCCGGCATGTTCGTTGCGCCGCGTTTGAAAGGCGTGCGCGTGTATTTGATCTATCGTCACGTTCCCGGTTATGTCCCGCACCTGTACGCTGGTTTCTATCGCGACGGTGAGGATATTTTCTTGGCAATCGACAAACTGATTGACCTTGGATTTCCGCGTGCGTTTGGTGAACTCCGCGACAAAGTAATTATCAATTCGTACGAACCATTCGGACAGAATTCGATGTACGTTGTTGCTGCAACAATTTATGTGCCTGAATCAATCGGCAAAGGCAAGATTGACGCGCATGAACAGCTTCGCGCATACCTCGATGACGATACCGTTGAACGTACGCGTGAATCATTTGATATCGGCTTTTATATCGAAGCTTTGGCCGAGGCTGAAAAAACTGTAAACAGACATGAACGATCAACGAAACGCTATACGGATAACGGCCAGCAACCACCGGCACAAGTTCGTAATGAGTTGATCAAAGCCCGTCGTAAAGCGGCGGAATATGCAGACGTAGTAAAGAACGCGAATCCTCAAGCCGAGTATGAAGCGTATACGCTAACGCGTCCTAAAGCTAAGCTGCGTTATGTCGCGCACGAACTCTATAAATGGAACCGGCGCGGTTTGTTTACGTTGGAATTGTGCCGTACCCATCGTGCGCATTTGCAATCGTTGGGATTCATGAGTACAAACCATCCTGCACTAGAGTGCGTGGGTCACATTGCTGAAACTAGCGACGTATCAAAAACTGTAAAGTTATTTGAGAAAGCGTTAGACGCGAAAGTAGAAGCCCTTATCTATCACCCAAGCGCAACCGCAAGTGTTCGCTTTATCGACGTTTCGAGGATTGATGTATGAACGAATTAGAAGTTCTTGACCCACAAATTCACCAGACCACACAGATTGCAATGCGTGAACGTCGTTTGGGCGAAGCACCGCAACCGGCTGTAACAGCGGCCCCGCGTAACACCAACGATTTCACCCCGGTGCAAGGCACCTACGCATATGAATGGCCTGTGCGTTTCATTCCACGTGTTGAAATCTTTATCGGCGCTGTCGATAACTTTGTTAACTCCGTTGTGGAAACTGTAAAAGAATACGAGGAAGACGGACAAACCTATAGTTTGCTGCGTCCTCTTTCGCTCGCCAAGAATGGCATTGCAATCAAACCTCTGACTGCGCTGTATGACATGCTGAAAGGCATGGAAGCAACCAATTACGTTTTCCTCGCAGCGGATGACGAACAAATCAACGCACGTGCTGATGCACTGCTGAAACAAATTCAAAAACAATTGGTTGATAGCTTTGCCGGTGCAGCTTTCGAAGCGCCCGGTGAAGAATACGCAATCAGTCGTTCTGATTTCTACACAACGAGCGTAGCGATTTCCAACAAGGTATCGCAAACCGCTTCGCACCAAACTGTAAATGACGTAGAGCTGATCGTTAGCGTTTACGTTCATGCTGCCGGGTTGACCGACAGTTCTGCAAAACTTTCTGATGTTTCTGCTTCCTACGCCAAGGTTGTTCGGAACCTCATGAAAGCAACAGGAATTGAAACGTCGCTCGACATCGTTTTTGACGTAGCTAATTTCAAGACACGTCCAAGCGTTCTGGAACTGTTCAACGCACTTTGTGCAGACGACATTTCCGCAAGCGTTCAAGCGGTAACACATGCAGAACACCTCCCGGCGAGTGCTAACATTGGCGTTAGCATTAACCTCACTAAAAAACTGTAAAGTAAGGAAGTAAAGAATCATGGCTAAGACTGAAAGCAAAACCAAAGGCGCAAAACCGGGCGTTGCACGTACTAAAGTTTCGCGTACCACCAAACTGGAACGCAAACTGACTGGCACCAGCGCAAAAACTCCATTCAGCATGAAGAGCGGCCTGTTCACCGTAACCGGTTTCTCCACCATGCCGGTTGAAATTCCGGGCTATCTGGTTCTGCGTTCCGATACGCACACCGTTTTCCGTCACAAAGTTTCTTCTGCTTCGAAGAAAATGGCCGTTTCCGTTTTCGCCAACAGCGATGTTCTGGAACAGCTCGGCAAGGTTGACGAAATCGGTAGCATTACCGTTCTGCAACGTCGCAAGTTCACCGAAGCAACCGGCGTGCTGAAGTTCGAAGGTGACACCATCGTCGTAACTGGCAATGGCGAAACTGTAAAGTACACCAGCAACGACAAGGTTTCTTACGAAATCAAAGCGCTGGATCTGGAAGGTTCGCAACAATCCGGACGCGGTGCAAAAGCTTCTTCTGAAAAAGAAGGCAAGAAAAAAGCTAAAGTTACCGACATCAAAGACGGTGGCAAAAAAGCAAAAAAGAAGTAAGTCGCACTCGACGTGTTGACGACTTCTAACAAACTGTAAAGGTTAGTGGCGAACCTCGTTGCGCATACAGCGAAATCGCCTCACACGAAAACTGTAAAGTGTGGACAGGTTCAGGTTAAGTGAATCTGCCCGCATACTTAATTCGCAATAACACCTCACTAGATAAATCGGAGTTACAAACATGGCTGGTAAGAAAGCTGCTGCAAAGAAAGCCCCTGCAAAGAAAGCCGCTGCAAAAGGTAAAGGCAAAGCCAAACCACAAGTGAGCCTCGATGCACTGAACCTGCTGAACTTCGACATTCTGCGTCAGGTCATGGTTACGCTGGCCGACAACGATCTGGAAACCATCGACGACGTTCTGGAATTCATCGACTCCGTAGATTCGGAACGTGAAGAGGCTGAAGAGTCCGACGACGACGAAGACGACGAAGAAGAAGAAGAAGACGACGAAGAAGACGACGAAGAAGAAGAAGACGACGAAGAAGACGACGAAGAAGAAGACGACGACGACGAAGACGAAGAAGAAGACGACGAAGAAGAAGAAGACGACGAAGAAGAAGAAGAAGACGACGAAGACGAAGACGACGAAGACGAAGAAGACGACGAAGAAGACGACGAAGACGAAGAAGACGACGACGACGAAGACGAAGAAGAAGACGACGAAGAAGAAGAAGACGACGAAGAAGAAGAAGAAGACGACGAAGACGAAGACGACGACGAATAAGTCCTCGGCCCCGGCGCTCTAAACTCTTTAGAAAACTTCTAATCAGTTCGCAATAATTCAAGACACGGTGCAACGGTGTGCCGTGTCTCATAACGTTAAGGAAATAAAGCATCATGGCTAAGAACGAAGTTACCCTGAACGGTAAAGCGGAAATCTCCCGTCTGCGTAAGGGCCTGCGCGCTCTGGAAGCAGCACAAAAGACCCACGGCAAAACCGGCGAAACCCTCGACGCTCAAGTTAGCGACGTGACCGCGCAAATCGCTGAACTGGAAGGCAAACTGAGCGGCACCACCGCTGCCCCGGCCAAAGCCGCCAAAGCTCCTGCAAAGGCTGCTAAAGGCGCTAAAGCTGACAAGGCCGACGCCAAGCCAGCCAAAGCCAAGAAAGGCGCCAAGGCCGAAGCTGAAGAAGCTCCGACCAAAGGCAAGAAAGCCAAAGCTGCCAAAGAAGAAGCCGCCCCGGTAAAGGGTAAGAAAGCCAAGGCCGAAGCCGAAGCCAAACCTTCGAAGAAAGCTAAAAAGGAAGTAGCTGAAGAAGCTCCGACCAAAGGCAAGAAAGCGAAGAAAGCCGAAGCCGAAGAAAAGCCTTCGAAGAAATCCAAAGGCGACAAAAAAGCCAAAGCTGGCAAGGAAGAAAAATCTTCCAAAAAAGCTGGCAAAGACGGCAAGAAAAAGAAAGCCTACAACTTCGATTAATCTCGAAACGTAAGGCGTGAGAAAAGGGGGCCTAGTGTCCCCTTTTTTCGGTCTATGCACTGGCTACACTCACTTGACCAGATGGTTTATCGTGTTGGATCAGCTTGTTTCACGTGGACAGAATTCGCACGTGTTCTTTATGAACTTCGTGAGGATCGCCGGTTTGCAATCGCTTCAGGTTTTTCTGAATCGTATCGCAGTCAAAGCCGACAAGTACAATCGCGTAAAACGCTGGATACTACAGCCGAAACAGAAACCACAAAGCTACGGGCTAAAGCCACTCTGTTAGAGGACGGCGCCCGATATCTAATTGCACAACCTTCGCTGGAAGCAGCACGGGTTGAATTGCATCTGATAGAAACTTTGCTTACTGCCGTCATGGCAAATGTTAAAGATCCTATCCCACTCGCATTTCATGCGTGTCAAAAAACTGAGAATACGTTGGCCGTCCTATGGCGCGGTTTTACGGAAACTCTCACGTACAGCAACACCACCGTTGAAACCCTCTCTGAAATCCTTGCCCGTGGTTTACCGAAACCGGATTACGCAGGCATTGATTCCCGCGCAACATTCCTTGAAAAATTCAATGAATCCCCGTACCCGTCTCTGTTCTCCGCAGACCTCGACGGCCTCTACGGCTGCGCGCTCGCCACGCTTGAGGATTTACCGGCGTTGCTGGACTACAAAAAATCAATGGAGCTTGGTAAAGACGATGCGACCATTTTCGGAATTGAGTCAGAAAGCATTAAAATTCTCACAGCAGATTCAAGACTTACAGGACGAAGCGTTGACGCATAAGATCATTACCCACGGGGATGACACTTTCGCATTTATCGCAACGCTTGGAGTTGGCCGAACTGTTCAAATGGAATACGCCATAACGCGAAACGGTGACGCAATTTACGGGCTTGCAGAATTACCCGTGGACATTCTCGCGTCATACGGATTGTTTATTGCGTGTGTGCAGCAATGGGTTAATGGTGGTGAACTCGATGGGTCGTTACGACAAGATGATCAGCCTATTTAGTTGTGGATGCCACGCAACGGGAGACATACCCACGCTTTCTCGTTGCGAAGAACACAACGGATGGGTAGTTGTCTGCCATAACATCGACGTGCCTGCCGCTGAATTTAAATGTAAATATATGACGTTGTGGCAAGGAACGTTGCTGCATTCTTTACGTCGTTTGGGAACTGAAAAGTTTTCATATATTTACGCCTATCCAGAACATCACGTGATGAACGCAATGAACTGGATGACGCCACAAGCTTGGCGTGACCACGACATGGAAATGATGAAACATTTGTACCGCGTGTTGAAACCGGGCGGTTACATTTCTATCGTGGTCGATCCGGCAGTCGTACACTCGCTGCTGTATCAAGCACACAAAATCGGCTTCGACGTGAAGGTAAAGAAATTCACGACTGAGTATTTCGAAGCTGAAGAAATGTCGAGTACGTCTTTTGCATTTGCGGATGCGAAGGTGCATTTCATTTTGTACAAAGGCTATCGTGAACCCGTACCAGAAAAAGGTGCATACATTCTCGATATTTCCGGCATCAAAATCGCGAAGTCAGAAAAGATGCGCAAGAAAGGGAACCGCATGTTAACCCTGTGCACATCGACTTACCGATTCAACCGGCTGAAGAAACAGCTAGGAGGTTAGCCCGTGGGTAAAGTTCGAACACACTCGCCGGACAAGCCAAGAATTAAAACGCAGAGCGTTAAGAAAAAACGAATCGAAACAAAGCCGAAGAAAACGGCTGCAACACGTGACGCGGAGAAAGTGAAAGAACGCAAGCGCAAAGGCAAAGCCCATACCCCGCGCAGCGCTCGCATCGTAACCGTCCGTGGTGTTCCGTATCGTCTGCGTAAATTCGAAAGCCTTGGGCCGCGCCTGCTGCCTGAAACAATGTTCACACGCAAAGGCCAGACGCTACGGCAGTTGATTCGAAACACACCTTCGTATTTCCTTGCCAATGCTGTAGACGTTGACGCACACAGGTACAAGATCGGTGCAACAAAAACCGGCAAACCTGTTATTCGCGGCATCATGGTTACAAACGATCCGTGGCGCCCGCTGAAAGTAAAACGTTACCACGAAACGTATATCATCGGCCTCGATCCAGACCAGACAAAACCTGTCAACAGGCATCGTAAAGTTTTGGTGCAATGCACGTGCGAATCGTACGTCTACACCTACGAATATGCGAACGCCTATTTCGGTGCGGCATACATGCTGTACTGCAACGGTGAACCACCAGTGTTTAAAAACCCCGGCCTTGCTGTCGGCCTTTGCAAGCACTTGGTAGCACTCGCGAAAATCGCAATGGATAACAACCTATGAAAACCGAATTGCTTCTACGCATCGAAAAAGATTTGGCAGAATTCCAACGCAACAAACAAACGCAGAAAGTCGCTGCGCTTACACGCGTGATTGAACAGACTGACGCGTACAGCGCGCATCTGAACGGTGCCGACCTCGACGAAACCAAAGTACGTAAATGCGTGCTGCTGGTGGTCACTGCGTATCGTCTGTCGTTGCCGCAATGTGTTGGGCAATCGGTGGCCTACGTCACTGAAAATATCGCCACGCTGGAACCGTACCTGATCGCGTGAGGTGTGCCGTGTACAAATTGCCCGAACACCAGCACGCATACATAATGGCTGTGAATCATTTCGACCACATCCAGAAAGTACGCCAGCACGAATTATTTCGCACACGTGTAAACATTAGTCGTCAGGTTCATGCCCTTGAAGAACGTGTTTTTCAAGCGACTGCTGACACACGTGAAGGCGCCGAACAACTTGTGCGGGAACACATGATTGAACAGTCAAAACTTTTCAATTATCTGTTCTTTCGCCCGTGCGATTTGCGGATTGGTAAAACGAAAAATGATATCAACGATTGTGGCGTGTACATTCACATCACGTACGGCACCTTGCGTCTGCCTGAAGAAACTGGCCGTCAACCGACAGAAGTGAAAACACGTCCTGATAAATTCGCTGCTGATTTGGCGTTGATGGGTGTGGAAGTTGAGGAAATGCCTTTCGGCCCAAGCGGGCGCGGCAGCGTAGTGCGCCTCGACGCAATGACAGGCGAGCGAGTATACATAAAATCCAAATCAATTTTCGGTGAACCAGCAGAGGATTCAATTGCGGCCTACCGCAGCCTATTGGAAGCTGTCGAAAAAGAATTGGAAGGCTACGATGCAACGTGGGAAGTTGGTGGTGTGTACAACTACCCAACAAACAAGAAAAATTCCACTGGCGGCGTTATGTACAGAGCCACTGTGGTGCTTCTACCATTTTCTAAAAAGGACACAATAGCGTATGACCGTAACTGTGCTAGACCGTATCGTCGCTGACCGCGCAATTGCTCGCCAGTCGCGTGATACACCAGCGTATCAAATCCTCACGCAAATTCTCGGTGATTATCAAACTGGTGCAACGCTGAAGAAACCAAAAGTTGGTGACGGCGCGTTGATCGAAATCATCCGCCTGATTACCGTAGCCAACACCGAAACCATCGGCCTGCTACGCGCATCGACTCAAGAAGACTATGCGGACAAAATTCTGTTTCTGGAAAAGCAGAACACAATGCTGTCGCAGTACCTGCCTACGCTGCTGACCGAAGAAGAGCTGCGCACAATTCTGGTTGAACTTGTTCTCGACGGCCCTGTGTCTATCGGTGATTTCCAGAAACACCTGCGTACAAAATACACCGACCGTTTCAAACCGGGCACGGCTGCGCAGGTCTACAACGCGTTGTGAGTGTAAGCCGCCCACGCAATACTCCTTGCATCGGTAAATGTTCGCACAACGTTGGCGACGACTTGTGCAAGGGGTGCAAAAGAACGATTGAAGAAGTCTGCGACTGGAACCGTTACAGTCCCGACAAAAAGATTCAAATAATGGAAGAACTTAAAGTGCGTGACCCGGCGACTTTTATAATCCCGGTGCGCATATTTGACTGAGGAAACATCATGAATTTTGATTGGGACGAGTGGTACACCGCTGTCGATCCAATGGTCGCGGCAATGGCAGACGTAGGAAACGTGAGCGCTTTAACTGTGCGTGAAGTTCTCGAAAGTTTGCCACCTGTGATGCACGGCAATATGAACATCGGCATGCTTCAGCATATTGACGGCGGATTGTTTGGTCGTGTTCTGCAAGTGCTTCCTGTAACGTTCATGCGCCCGTACGTTTTCCGCATGGCCGAAGATGGAAAGTCCGCAACCATTTTGGTTCTGCGTGACGACATGCACCTGCTCTTCACAATCGACGAAAGTTCATACCTCAACTACAAACTTTCGTACACCGAATGCAGTCCGTCACACGGTGTTGAAATCGAAGGTGGTGTGAACGTGACGGTAAAGCGCGGACGTGAACGCACTCTGAAAAAACTTCTGAGTATTCTGGATAACTGACATGAACAATATCGACTGGAAAGCGTGGGACGAACAACTGCACCCGACGTTGGCGTATCTGAACAGTTTGCATGATCATATCTCGCTGAATCAGGCGGATAAAATTCACGATTTGTTGCCGGAAGACTATAACAACGTTGCGATCAACATGGATCAAGACGGGTTATCTACCGTCGCAATGATTCCTGTTTTGCGCATGCTGCCAATTATCGCGAAGTACGATTACGTTGTGACTTTCACGCCGCACACAGCGACAATTGTTTTACGTTATCGTGATTCGATTTCGTACACGTTCGATTCCGACGGGGGCTGTCAGACAAGCTCGACCGACCGCGTAGGAAATGGTTTCCAGTGGGGCGGCACCAGCAAACGATTTAAGGTGGCCGACATTGAAGGTGAATGGCGCGAACAGTTTGCAAAATCCGTGCACACCAGACTCGGGGATGGTTTTACATCATGAACAAAAACAAACAACGCGGATACATCGACATTGGCGGCGCCATGAAATTTATTGGCCTGTGCTGCATTGGTGGCGGTGTTGCAATTGGCTTTATTCTTTTCGTCGCGGTTCCGTGGGCATGGCAATACGTCAAGCCTTGGATTCACTCCATCACAGGATAAAACATCATGGATTTCAGTGCTGCTCTTCTTGAACTCAAAGCAAATAAAAAACTGACCCGTACCGGCTGGAACGGCAAAGGCATGCACGTAGAATTCGCTGTTGGCGGTGCCCGTGTGCAACCGTATTTCATCATGAAAAAACCGAACGGTGATATCCAACCGGGTTGGGTTCCTTCCATTGGCGATTTGACCGCCGACGATTGGGAACTTGTCGAATGACAACTGTGCACGAAAGTGAATTTGTAAAAGTTTCTGATATTCCTGCACACAAACTCGACGCACACATCGAAGGCATGAACGAAAGTATGCGTGCGTGGACAGACCAAGCCGCACGCGGTGAATGTGGTTGGATTTGTGCTGATTGTTGTCAGAGCGAATGCAAAGGAATGCCAGACGAATGTTTGGTGGGCGATGAACGTTGCACACTCATTATCCAACGCGACAAACGCGATGCGATGAAAACCGGAAACGAACCGTTTTAAGGAGGTTAAATTGTCTGCTGATAAAAATATGACGGGTGAACAGATACAGCAGATCATGGATATGTTTCTGTTCAAAGCCCTTGAGCCTCTGATTCTTTACACCAACGTTTTCGACGCACAGGTTGAGTATTTACTGCTGCTGATTGCCACCAACCGGAAACGAAAACTCAGTTCGCTTGACCGTGAAGTCGTGGTCGAAAAGCTTGCTGCGTTTTTGTCGGTGAGTGACCGCCACCAAAAGTTTGCACTCGTTCGTGACACCCGCATTGAACGTAGTTTTATTCATCGTTTCATTCGTGCATTCGTAAAGGATACCGAAGGCTACGTGCGAGACTACAACCTGTTCATGTCGAATCCTACACGTGCGCAGCAAGTTAAGTTCGACAAATACGCCGCAGAAATTGGACGGTGCAGTCGCCACGAAATGTACAAAGCTGTGCAAATCTCGGCGCCGTACCTGAAGAAATTTTATGAATACCGGAACGCTGTAATCGGTCACTACATAAAAAATAACAACAAGCTCGCCAAAGCACACACCACCAACCCCGGCAGCAATTCAAGCTATCGAGATTTGGTGCAGTCAATTCACCGCAGTGTAATTACTGCGCTGGATAAATACGACAGTCGCAAAGGTGCGCTTACTTCGTACATCGGAACGTGGGCAAAGAACGCCACGACGACAACGAAAGAACACGAATACGGAATTGCCTACACTGTGCCGCAGACGCAGCGTAAAAAATTGTACGAAGGCACCAGTACCGAAGTGAATTTCAGTACCAGCCTCGACGCGGTTTATGGTGGCGATGACGAAGATGGGGAAATGGGTTTGCATGCCGTGCTTGCAGACAATGCACCCATGGAAAAAGATTTGGAAAAAGATCAACAGATTATTCTTGTGCAGAAGCTTGCCAAGAAAGTCGATCCAATCGGATTGGCTCGTTTGAGTATGGATATCGGTGAATACTTTACCCATGACGAACGATTCAAAATGCTTGACCATATGCGCGCCGAAGGGCTGGCATAAAACTGTAAAGACATCAAAGCAACAAAGAAATTCTTCTGGAATAGCCGGGCAACAGACTCGGCATTTTGGTAAACACCGGAGAGCTTTATGTCCACGTTGATTGATCACGCAAAAAGCGAATTGGCTTTGCTTATGACGCAGTTCAAAGCATCGCCCGAAACAATTCCAAGTGATATTCAGTTGCAGGAAGATTTGCACAATTCTGTTCTGCAAATCCTGTACGCGATTGATGCGCAGGGAATGTCAGGCGCTGCCTTCGACCCAATTATGGGAATGGTGCTTTGTCTGGCACGCCAAGATCCGCTAACGCCCGTTGTAGACACTCCCGACCAATGGGAAAAACGTGCTGGTGAATACCTACAGCACAAACGTTGCACACGTTTGGTTCGGCATGTCGGCACCGGGAAAACTCTCGACGTGGAAGGCATCAAACTTGTAGAGCGCGACGGTTCTTATCGTACTCGACCGAACGAAGAAATCACGTTTCCTTTCCTCCCTTCTGAACAGTACAAAGTCGGTGACAAGCTTTACCCGACGTACAACGAAGCGATGGAAGCATGGAACAACACACCGGTTGAAACGAAATGAATTTTCCATGCCTTGTTTTGCTGGTTAAAGCTGGCGTGGAATTCGTCGCGAAAACTGTAAATGACATTCCGAATGGTCACGCCTTTCGAGTGTTGAAAACAAACTATATTGAGGTAAGTGCATGAGTGGTCTATCGTCGTTTAAGGGTTTTGGTTCTATCAAGACCAATTCCCGCAACGATTCTGTCCGTATGGAAGAAGTCGTTGAAATGATCAAATACGTGGACAAGAAATGGAAGCCGATTCGTCTGCTGCCACTTGCCCCGTTGCAGGTTCGTCAAATCTGGATCAACATTTACACCGGCGCCGAAAACAAGGAAATCCAGATTCCTCGTTACGACATTTCTTTCGACCCGGCCAACCCGGACAAACCGAAGAAAGGCGTTCGTTGCCCGTTCAAAGCGCTGATCACAGCAGACCGCAAAACCTCTCCTGCACGTTCCGGCGATTTCTGGTTGTTCAACGCAATCGACCGTGACAAGCAAGAAGAAGGCGCACCGCGCAAATCGCCGAAGCCTACCAAGGAAGAAGCGAAGACCGGTTTCAAGGATATCAATTCTGAAACTTGGACACCGGTAGGCGTTGCTCGTTTTACCATGACCATGATCATGCGTATGAACGAATTGTCGGAAGACAACAAGCGCAAAAACAAAAAGACCGGCAAGAAAGAACAGTACGACGCGACCGACGCCGATTACGGTTTCGACGTGAAAGTGAAATACAAGAAAGATGCACCGGGTACTGACAAATACAGCATCGACAAAGTGGACGACGGCGCTGTTCCGTTGACCAAAGAAGAACGCGCGTATTTGGTTTGGGAACTGACCGAAAAACTGCTCGACGCAACCGGTCGTATGACTGAAGAGCAAGCGAACGAAGACGTTAAGCGTATGAAAGTTGTCGGCGCCGATCTTGCTGACGATGACGACGATGACGAAGACGACGAACCGAAATCGAAAGGCAAAAAGAAACGCAGCCTCGACGATGACGATGATGACGACGAACCAAAGTCGAAGAAAAGCAAAAAAGGCAGCGGTAAAAAGCCTTTCGCCGATGAAGACGACGAAGACGACGAACCAAAAGCCAAGAAAAAGAAAAAGAAATCGGTAGACGATGACGACGACGAAGACGACATCAAACCGAAGAAGAAAAAGAAAACCAAGATCGACGATGACGATGACGACGAACCAAAGCCGAAGAAAAAGAAAAAGGCAGCGGTAGAAGAAAAGTCTTCGAAGAAAAAGAAATCGTCGAAAGACGAAGCACCTGCGAAGAAAAAGAAAAAGAAGTAATCTGAATTAGCACCGCGTGGGCCTTCGGGCCTGCGCACCTTGCAGGGTAGTGAATGGCTAAAGAAGTTGTAAAGTCGAAGAAGCTGAATTTGGCGCCCAAGTTGACGCCAGCTCAGGCAAAGAAAGAATTAGCAACCAAGAAAAGCGCGGAGGTTAGCGGCTTTAACCCGTATGCGCACTTGGACGTAGAAATCGACAATATGGAAAAGGCGGTCGGCCTTACTTCCATGTCGGTTAACGAAAAAGAAGATCGTTTGGATACGGGCCTGTTGTGCCTGAACCTGATGATGGCTGGCGGTCTGGTGGCCGGTGGCTGGTACACGTTTTACGGTGAAGAACAATCGTGTAAAACCACGCTTGCAACAACCGTTATGGGTTCGATCATTCGTATGGTCGAATTTAAAGGTATGGCGTTTTTCTTCGACTACGAAGGTTCGTTCTCGGCGGAATACGCAAACCAAATGTGGACGTACAACGGACTCGGGAAGAATTCTTCTGCGTCCGAAGTATTTGGTGTGCAGGACAAAGAAGGTAACTACATCGTCAAGCCGCGTATTCGTTACTACGCACCGGCTGTAGGTGAAGACTTCTTCGACTCACTCGCAAAAGTGTTGAAAATTCTCCCGTCTGTTCTGCTGATCGACGGCGATTACTACTTCATTTATGCGAACACCAAATCCAACCAGAAAATGCTGAAGGGCCAATACTGCGCCAAATACTTCAAGCGTTTCAACAAGTTCAAAGTCCCTGCGCCACACGGTTTGCCGCAAGCGATTTTCCTTGTTGACTCCTATCCTGCGATGCTTTCCCGCCGCGCAGACGATAAGGACGACGGTTCGGATGGTCTGGCGTCTCAAGCGCGTATGTTTGCCGATGGCATCAAACGTGTTAAAGGCCGCATGAAAGAAAAACGCGTTCTGGTTTTCGGTATTAACCAATTGCGTGAAGTTCCAATGGCGATGTACGGCCCTGATAAGAAAGAGCCGTGCGGTACTGCGTTGCGCTTCTTTGCTGATGCGCGTTTCCGTATGACTCCAATCTCAATTCCTCACGGAAAAGGGATGATGGAAGAAGAGGATTCGTTGACCGGTGAAGGTATCGACACGTACCGTTATATTCGCTGTCACGCTTTCAAAAACAAACTCGGTGGCCCGCAAAAAGCGAACATGACTTTGCGTCTGTACGTTGCGAATGCCAACGGGGAAGGTTTGGGTTTCGACCGGGTGTGGGATTGCTACACATACCTGAAAGAAACCGGACAAGTCAGCGGACAACGGAACAAAATCAAGTTCGGTGAAGGTACGCCGTTCGCTGGTAAAGTTCTGTCGTGGTTTGAATTCAAAGCGATGGTTGATGGTGATGCAGAGCTGATTAAGAAAGGCTGCCAATCCATGAAACTGCCGAAGCCTGTTCGTATTTACGAATGGTGCCGCAAGCAAATCGCCAGCGGTAAAGGTTACGATCTTTATCTCGACGAAATCAAAAACAGCCACACCAAAAAAGCTGCGAAAGCGAAGTCCAAAGGCGACGACGATTCGGCAGACGAAGAGTAACAAATCGGGGCCAGCAAAAGTGTTGGCCCCTTTTCACTATTGGCGATAGGCCAAAGGAGAAACGCAATGAGTATCAACAGTTCATTTTTCATGTCCGATCACAATTTCGACGTAACGGTTAAATCGTTACTGCTCGGATATTCGCGCAAGGAAACTGCAAAAGTATCAGGCTGTGTAAACGTGGTAGTGTTCGGGACAACCGAAGCTAGCGCGACTGCCTACGTGTCAAATCTGCTGAAGGGTGCAATCACTGAAAACATCCGTTGTGCAGGCGTAGATACAAAGTCTTGCGAAATGCGGGGCAAAGGTTTTTCTGGCTACATCGTAATGCTTCCTGAAATGCGCTATATCGGCGCAGAACATTTTGACAAGATCACCGAAACAGTCGAAGTCCTCACCATCGCCAACTGTGGTAAAAACGGTATTGGCGAATACAAAGACTTAGAAATTCTTTTTGCCAATCGTGATATCGAAGCTTCGTTCTTCGGTTCCCTTTTCGAGAAATGGAAAACGGAACGGGAAAACACAGACGATTGGCACATCTACGGCGAACACGTACAGTTCAGCCGTACCCGCCTCGACCGCCCAAGCAAATCACACAGTGTTTATCTTGGGGAAGACGACATAGAGGAAGCTGTTGATCCTGATGCAAAGCCGATCAAAAATTCGGTGAAGGGTTTGCGCTTCGCACCGCCAATTGTTTTGTCGTGGACAAAGGTTGCTGAAAAGTTGTTGGCAGAAGGTCGTGAACTGGCGACGGTCACTACGCAGGTTTTGCATCCTGTGCGTTTTGGCCCGCAATTCAAAGCGCTTTCTCCTTACGAATTGCACCGGGCAATTATCAAATTCAGCAGAGCGCCCATGCAGAACGGGAACAGTGGTCGCACAGTGTGCGTGCATGATTCGCTGGCGCGTATGCTGTTTGAAGACCAAGTGCGCCCGTGCCTTGCCATCGGCAGGCAATACGCAACGGAATGTGGTGTTGCTGATCCTGCAATTGAATACGTTGTGACGCTGGAAGAGCTGGAAGCATAAGTGTAAAGATAGGGTGCCGATTGGTGCCCTATTTTTCTTTGGAGACTGCGAAAGTGGAATCGAATAAAAACTTGGTGGACGTAAAAGATATTGAGCTTACGCACAACGTCTACGACACTGAAGGCAAATCGTACGGGCAAGAAACCCGCGAACGAAACGAACGCCAGCGCAAATGGAAAGCACGCGGAGTAGAGCCGCCGCCCACGCGTGAAGAAATACGCAGACAGGCAAACGAAGCTGAAGAGCAACGCAGGTATCAGTACACGCCAGATATAAATCCGGCCACGCCAATCCTTGCAGGTTTTGCGGTGATGATGATTTGCGTAATGTTTGCGTCATGCAGCCCTAGCGAGCGCACGAAATATTTGAACAACCACCCGGATTGCAAATTGATTTCCGAAGAGGAAATGCCTGAAGAGCGTGTGTATTGTGGCAAGGCTTGTACGCGGCCTGCTGTTCTCGAAACGTACCAGTGCGGTACACGAATCAAACGACTCCTAAACTAAGGAAACGCCATGCGCTACTATGTGATTGAATATCGCGGCAAACAAATTCTACGCGGCTTCCTGCTGCACTTGAAAAAAGATGTACCAGAAGACAACAAGCAATTAGCAATTCTGGTTGGTGTGGATTACACACGGATGATTAGCGTGTGCGCCGAACATCGCCCGTTGCTGGTACGCTACAAAGTTTCGAAAGACGTTGGCAAAGAAACCGTGAAGAAAATGATTGAAGCCATCCTCGACGGTGAACCAGAAGTGCCGTACAAAACTACGTCGTGCGGACTCAACACCGTGAAAGAATTCTTCGACTACATCGGTTTTGATTCGGAAACTTACGAATTCGCGCCAGACAGCGCAGCCATGCGCCAAGCAACGGTGCACTGAGGAAACATCATGGCCCATTTCGTTATCATTGAGCATTGCAGCGGAAAAGGCCCACAACGCTTTTTCGATATGCCACTACCTATACACGGCGAGAAAGATTGGTACAGAAATTCGCGCAGCTACGAATCGTTTAAGACACGTGAACAAAAACGCACCACGTCGAACATGGCATGGCGAAAGTCTGGTGGCGGGCTTTGGTACTACTGTGCGTGGGAAGACGACTACAAATGCAGCCAAGGCGCGTTTGAGGAATGTCACTACGACCGTAAAAATGCAAAAGCACTTCCTGTTCCCGGCGAGAATCAAATCCTTGTTTTCAATCGGATAATTGAGCGTATCGACTGCAAGTCTATGGCCGAGTTTTATGCGCACGTTGGTTGGGATCATCCGAACAAAAAATGGCTTCCTGATTCGAAGGTGATGACGTGGCAAAAATAGAATTCGATAACAGTCCAGAAATGGCGCGGCAATACTGGATCATCGAGTACCACGGAAATAAACCCGTGCGCATTCTCCACACCGTTTTAAAAGACCGCAAAGAAAAAGGCGCGTACGCAGAATTGAAAAGCCTGAATGGTTTTCGTCGTCGTTGCACATTGCGTCTTTCAAAACATTACGACAAAGACATCAAAACGTTTAACGCTCGCCTCGCTACTGACCCCAACGCACGCATGGTATACACCAGCCTTGCAGTGTGGTACGACGTGCGCGACTCCCGCCAGTGGCAAGTCGATAACGCCGTATGGGCAGGCATGCGCGATGCAGGCGCACCGTCTGAGCTTGACGACGTGCCCACGGTCGAGGCTGGCGGCGTGTTCGACCTGTACGCGCTCATAGGCTACGACCACCGACGCGACCGCTACCACCCTACCGACCCGGCGACCGCCCGCCCCACCGCGACCCCGCCTATGCCGTTCGTCGGCACCGGGGAACTTCTGTGAACCTGTAAACGTGATGTAACAAATGGTTCGTAAGTGCCTGATTTACAAGGGGGCCGGTCGCTTGACGCCATACACCCGGCGCTATACCATGCCGCCGCTGGTCAGCTACACGACCCGGCCAGCGTGTGCCCGCTCGGCACGCACTCACGGATCTAGGGAAGTTTAGAATGGATGAATTCAGTGCTGAACCGTTAGGCGTTGTATGCACTCGTTACGAAATGAATGACTTCCGGTGTATGGACATTCTGAAAGACACGTACAAAGATGAAATCGGTTTTATTGCCGACCACATTCCGCGTGCTGGTAGCTTTCTGATTGTTGCACACGACGGTTTAGATGCGTTCGGTTACATCATGGCTACAGGTTCCATCGACGGTACGTATGTGCATCTTGTGAATGTGCACGCGAATTTTAACCGGAAAGGAATCGCTACAAAGATGTTCAAGTTTCTGGAATACACAATCCAGCATTGGCGTGGTGTTCCGGGAATGAAAGGCAAAGCGAATTATCCAGTGATGCTGCATTGTGTTGGGAGCAATGTCGCAGCACGGGAGCTGTATAAAAAACTTGGGTTGCATACGGTGTGCAGGATTCCAAATATGCCAACGATGTACGAGTGGCAGCACGTTATGCGCAAGAATGCGCCGGGGGAATAACGAAAGCGTAAATGGTAATTTCTCTTTACCGGGCCGATTTGGCCTATCCTACGTTTAAAAGGGGATTCACACCGTGTCGAAAGACTTTGATGCAATATTCGAACAACTAACGGCATTCGAAAAAGGGTTGGCCGAAGGCACTCTGCTGAAGCCCAGCCTGATCAAAGCAATGCTGAAAGAAATCATCACCAGCGCAACCGTGCTTTCGAACCGTGGGAAACTTCCACAAGGTTCTAAATCGGTACTGGCCCGCATCAACAAATTGTGCGAAGCCGCGCTGACCGGGTTGAACAACAAGGAAATTTCTTTTTCCGAATTGCGTTTGGATATCAGCCGTGACAAATTGGGGCCGCTGCACACCCTGTTGGTTAAAGCTGTAACGGGCACAGTTACAGACGCCGACAAAGAGCAAGCGCGTGATTACGAAACGGACGAAAACAAAACCGCCGAAATCAATCGCCTGCTGAAAGACTACAACCCCGGCAAAACCATTATTGGCGGGCACCAGTACGACGGCCAAGACGTTATCGACGACGTTGGTATGTACCTGTCGCACAACTTCACCGCATCGCAATTGCGCGCCATTACTTCGGACATGCTTCACGATTACACGTACGAAGATTTCTGGAACGCATTGCATGGCAAGGATGCAAAACAACACGCTGGCATTATCAAGCGTGAGCTGACCAAAAAGCACGACGACGAATACGCGCAATTGTCTGAGTCGTACAAGCATTTGAAAGACAGTATCCCGAAAGAGATTCCACACGGCGCGCCATTCAGTGCGATTGCACACCCGGTGGTTCCACTGTTCGACGATATTAATGCAATGAAAGATCCCGGCAAGTTGGAGCGCGCCGGTTTCAAGGTTACGCCGGTTGGCGACCATTTCATCGTGTTAGAAAATCAAATGCTGCTTTGCATGAATCTGGAACGTATGGGTATCGAGGCTTCGCTTCGTCCTAGCCGTGACAAAACCAAACTGAAAACTGTAAATAACTCTAGTGCGCTGATGGATGCAATCGAGGAAGTTCTCGAAATCGTTAACCGTCGTGCACCAAAGAAATTTGCAATTGCTTCACAAACGATTGTGCGTAACCCGCATAACCCGAAAATTGTGCTGGTTTGGATCATGACCGAACACAGTCGCAAGATGCTGGAAGCCAGTCTGCGCACCCGTCGCGTTGATTGGGATATCCCGCGTCACAACATGGCCCCGGTTCGTTTGAGCCACGGTGCAATGCCTGCCGAAACTCGCAAGCTGATTGACAAGTCGATTGAAAAACACGGCAACAGTTCGGTTAAAACCGACGCGTCTATCCGCAAGCATAACAAGTGAGTGACAGCGGCAAATATGAACAAGGGGATTGCACGATTTGTCGAAAGTATTTCTCCTTGCTTCACTGGCACCATACCGTTCCGCAGTCTTTAGGCGGGAAGGATAGTCTGCAAATCCCGTTGTGCGCTCAATGCCACAACTTGCTACACGCGCATTCATTGGCGTTAGTAGCACGGCACAAAACAGGTCGGGCGATTCGCCGCAGGTATTGGGCAAACACCGAAATGGAATCCAACGCGGCACAGTATTTGAAAATACTTGTGGATGCTATCTTGAGTGATGAAACTGTTCGTGGAAAACAGTATGTCATGCAGTTCAAGGCTAGTCCCGCGTTGCACACAGCACTGCATATGTTCAAAATGGACAGCAACGCCAAATCGCTGGAAAAAGCGATTCTGCTTGCACTCGGTGAAACTTTAAAGACTAGGGGTTATCTGGATAATGAGCATTCAAAACGGAATCAACGCGAAGGTCAAAACAGCAGCACGGGAAGTATCGCCCAACTGTGGAGACTGTAGCGGATTCAACTGCGAAATTCTCATAGAGAATAATAAAGCAGTATGCTCAAAACTCGACGTGATTAAAACGTCAAAGCCTTGTCAGCAATTCGTTCCTAATCCAAAGAACGTAGACGGGGCGGGGAACTTAGGGGCGTTAGCAAATTTGATCCACACCATGACGCCAGAAGCACGGCGTGCACTCGGTGTTCTTCTGTTCAACGAAGACAAAACGATCAAGCAAAAACTGCGTTTCATGCAAAAGGTTTTCGTGCGTTATCGTGGCGCGTCTAACCGCAACTACCTGTCGAATTTCATGGAAGCGTATGTGATGTATGCGACCCCGAAACATTACAAACTTATGAGCCTCGACGGGCGCTGCGTTATGACCTTCGGTGAACACTGCAAACCAATCATTCACACAGAGGATGAATTTGCAGAAATGTCGGCGAAGATGATTCGCAAAGGCGCGTTGGTAGATCCAGACGTTGAGCAATTAATCTCCCGTCGTTTCCGTAGTGAAGAAGAATACGATTTGAATCTGGTTGATAAAGACGATCCTTCGACCGTCTCCACAATTGACCAAGTGTTTGCAGGCAACGGCATCAAGAAAGCCCGTAAGAAAGGTCTGCCGGATCTTATCTCGCTGGTTGACGATGCAGCCGCTGGTTACACCGTTAAAGGCAAGGCCAAAATTTACGATACCGATGTCAAGCGTAGCCGAACTTCTGGTGGCGATGTCATTGTTAACGTAAGTGGGGGCAATTGAAATGCTGGTTGAATACGTTAAGTCTATTGGTATTGATACGCGCTCGGCTGACGGGCAGCGTTTGCTAGAAGAGTGTGTGCTTTGTCTGACTGGCGTAACGGGGGCTTTCGAGTTCCAACACGCCGTTAAAAACATTGACCTTACGCCCACTGGAATGAGTGGAAAAGATTTGCGGTTAGAGCTTCAAACCCACTGTTATTTAACTGTAAATATCAAGTACGCTGCATTGTTCATCGGCCTTTCGCCAACCAATGCGGACACCTTCAACAAGTTGCAAGGGTATTTGAATAGCGCGGACGTTCAACTGTTCCGCGAATTGTTCGCCCGACGTAAAATCAAAAACATGGTACGGGACAATGCGCGCTATCGCCATTTGACCGTGCATGACGTAACGCTGACGGCAATGCGTAAAGACATTCGGGCATTTGAAGAACATATCCCGAAGGTAATGAAGCACATCAAAATGAAGGTGTATACGAAACTTCGGTTCGTTGCAAATTCTGAAAACACAGCGCTGAAAGATTTCCATAGCGACGTGTCGTGCAAGGTGCTGAGCGCCTATTACCAAAAGATCCCGACAAAGGTTAGTGACGCGGAGGTTTTGAATTACCTGCGCAGCACAGGAACCAACCACGTACTGAATTTGATTAGCTTTCACACCACTGATAAACGTCAGCGTCTGGTCAACACCGGCACCGATAGTTTCGGCGGTAACAAGTTTGAGCTGGTCTGCGAATCTGAAAACCAACACCGCGTCATGGGTGAAAATGGTCAGGAATATTCGTATGAAGGCGTGACCAACAACATTAGCAGTGACGAAGTACGCAAGGTCGAATCGGCAATTGTTTATGAACGGTTGTTGGGGAAATTCACCGGGCGCAAACGGTCGGCCTTGGAAATCATGGCGGGCCACCACAACGAAAAATTTAACGAGTACCTGCGTCAAAAGGGTTCTCTCAAAGACGAAGACGACCACACCGACTACCAGCGTCGTGTAGGGCATAAAACATTCCTGTACACGCTCGCGGAATACCTCGGCGTCATACGTGAAGCGTTTATGAAGTTCGTTAACAGCGTGGGACAAACGCTGATCGCGCATAAGGAGTTCGCTTGATGGAAACGCTGGAAAAACAATTGTTTGCGTGTTGGAAGGTTGACGCCACCGCCACGTATAAGCGTCACGTCATGACAGAGCTTTTCAAGGTCATTGATAAAGAGTCGAACCAGACTACCGGGCGCCTCTATCGTGAGCTTTGTAAGAGCTTGTGGAACGTTACAAAGGTTGAATTTGACTGTGCGCTGGCTTCGCTTAGCTTGTTCGGTGTGATTGGGATTCACCCGGTGCCAATTGATGAAACTGGCACCACCAGCCACGTCAACAAGAAAAGACACAAAATGCGCAAGTGGAACAAATACCAAGAATATATCCAGTCACTTCAGCCCGCCTAGAAGGTGTGTAAATGCAGATACACAGTCAAACTGCGGAGCTTCGTGCGTTACTAACAATCACGTCCGAAAAAATCTCCGAAGAAAAGCGAACACTGTGGCTCGGCAAACTGAGTAAAGAACTGTTTTATTCTCCACCGTGTCGAATGGCTTTCGAGCGTATCGACACGCTGGCGAAAAAACGTTTCAAGATCGTAAGCTTCAAAAGCCTGCTTGAAGATCCACGGCTGAACGAAGACATACGCGACATCTTAGCTCAAGCACGTGAAAAACCGTGCTTGAAGAAAGCCCACCGTGACGAAACACTCGAAACGCTTGAGGAATTCCGAAAGATTCGCATCATGCACGAAGCGTGCATGGGTACGATTGAAAAGCTCAATGCCACACAAGTAGATACCGAAGCACTGCTGATGGATTTGTCCACGGCAGTTGCCCGCGCAAACACAACACGTGCGGACGAAGATTTCTTTTTGCACTTCGGTGCGCAAAGCAACAACGACGATATTGTTGAAGCAATTTGTCGAAATGAAACAATGCCTCGTATCTCTACGGGGTATACAGACTACGACACGACGAATGGTGGCTTCCCTACAATGGGGGTTATCATTCTGGCTGGTACAACGTCCGGCGGTAAATCCACTATCGCCATGAACATCTGCCGTCACATGTATCTAGTGAATAACCTGAGTACATTCCGAATCACTTTGGAAATGCAGGAAATTCAAGAGACACAGCGCCTCATGTCCCACTTAACCGGGATTCCTCTTAAACGTTTCTCGCAAGCAAAACTTACTGCTGACGACAAACGTAAAATCCGTGCAGCGAAAGCAAACATGGATGCCCACGGTAAAAAACACGGAATTAACTATACGACGCATAGTCCAAAGGGCAACCTTTCGATGGACGACTGCTTGCGTTTGGCTAAACCGTTCGGTTACAAAGTTATCGTGATCGACTACGTGGGTCTGTTGGAAGAGGACAGCGGTTCTGATCAATGGAAATCGTTGATGGACGCGGCACGTGTGGCGAAAAACTACACGCGTGAAACTGGCACACTCGTTATTCTGCTTGCACAGCTCGACGACGAAAAAGAAAAACTGCGTTACTCCAAAGGTATGAAGGAACACGCCGACGTTCTGTGGCAGTGGAACTATGCCAAACCTGAACAGCGCGAGCTTCGGATTATTCCGATGGAAGTGTCTAAAGATCGTGACGGTGAATTGATGCGCTTTGAACTGGCTGAACGTTTCGACATTATGTCTGCGTTCAACATGGGCGATGCAGCGTCAACATCGGGCGGAGGAAACCTTGAATTCGAAGACGATGAAGACACCGAAACCCCAACGAGGAAGTCCAAGAAGTCCAGTAAAGACAAAGACAAAGACGGTAAAAAGTCTAAGTCCAAAAAGTCCAAACCAGACGACACTGGAACTAAAAAATCCAGCAAAGACAAAGGCAAGAAAAAGAAAAAATCCAAACTTCTCCGTTCTGATGATGGGCCTCCCGCGCTCGCTTGAAGACGCAAAGCTGGATCGTGATATTCAGCTTCAGCGCATGACAGGGAATATAGAAATTGATGCGGCAAGGGACAATCGCCCGTCGCATCATACTGTTTTCACAATTGATTACGAGCCGTTGAAGGACGGCGTTTTCGAGTTCGACCCGTGCTTACCGCCAATGCTTATGCAGGACACGATAAGCATGGTGATTCCTCCCGAACCGAAAACTTTCCCACAAGAAAGCGGAATCAATTACCTAGATTCAAATCACCCACTTGCCATGAATGAAGTCGAAGTGCCCGATTCCGAATTGGTCGCTTTTAATGACTCTGTTGGTAACGTGCTGCCGGTCTACAAAGACCACTTCTACAGGACTGCTGCCAACCTGCTTGCTTTTGACGATGCACAAGAATACGTCAAGGCTGGATTACGCGATGGGTTGGAAGTTGGTATCGAATTGGACGGCGCGCTGCTTAGCGCGTTCGTTCCTATCTCTCGCTTGGACGCAATTGCGGCGCTCGTTAATCAAACGAAAATGCCAGAAACGTACAAGCATGCTTACCTGAAAAGAATGTCTAAACTTCTTGCAGAAAAAACCATGGACGCTATGCACAAGCATGATGTTGGCGAAGCGGCCCGTGAACACCTGCGCATGAACCAAGAGCTACAGCATGCTCGCATCCGCGCAACGGATAAAACAGTTCCCGTCAACACTGTGGGAGTTACTGGCAGTCGTCGCTGATGAAAATATCCAAGGAAACAAAAGAAGCTAACAAAGCGCTACGAAACTACAAAGACCCGTTCGACTATTTGCTTTCTCTGAAAGAAACTGGTCGGGCGGCGATTCATGACGATCTGGAAAACATGAATAAGTCTGCTACTAAACTTATCACTTCCATGAACGTGCAAACAGAATCGAACATTGCGGAATCTATTCGGAACCTGATCGACTCGAAAGTTATCGTGCCGAAAGACATGAAAATTGACGACGCCGATTTGCCGGAAGCCCGCAATTTTTACGAATGGGTAACTGAAGATCGTTTCGGCACCATCGGTGATGAACGCCCCTTTCTTGAGCAATTGATTTGGGGCCTCGTTACCTTCAACGACGTGTGTTACAACAACAAGTGCACTGACCTTGAATGGTTGCTGCACTCGCACAAAGTTGACGACACGTATTCGAAATTGGAGCGGAAAGTTTCGCTGCTGCACAACGGCGTTTGTCCCAACTGTGGCAAGGGCCGTTCGCAGATGATCAAGAAAGGTAAAATGCCTTTCTACAACGAACTGGCAATTAACGCCGGTCAACGTTGCGTGATTGGTTCGACAAGTGTTTTCACGTCGCAAGGCATGGAACACATGGACGAAATCAGTCCAGACGCGCCCGTGGGATTCTCAGAATTCTATCGGTACGTGTACAACGGCAAAGAAATGGAAGTTACATCCCATTTTTTCCGTGCTGAACCAGAACCCATTATCCGTGTACAAACGGCGATGGGTTTTCGCGTTTCTGGCACACACGATCATCCGATTTTTGTGAATGAAACGTTCACCAAACTGAAAGACGTGAAGGTCGGCGACACACTGACCGTTCAATATGGTCAGCGCATTTTCGGCAAGGGTGTAATTCGTCAGGCTGAAACTGTCGGCGCGATGTTTTACAACACCGTTGTTCCGCGTGCGATTCGAATAGCCGACGAAGAATCGACAACTGCTTTTCTGCAAGGACTTTTCCGCCAAGGAAATGAACGCGTGTTTCTTGCGAAGCCTGCTCTGCAAGATATCAGCAGCATGTTGCTCAACGCGGGTTATCCACACCAGATTACCGGCGTGTCGATTACACTGACAGACGAACAATTGGCAAATCTGCGGGCCGGGAAATGGTCTGTAGGAACGCACGACGATTCTATCGCGTTGGTAACTGACGGCGGATACGAAGCGACGTACGATTTTACTTTGCCTGAAACGCACCAGTTTTTGACCGGCGCAATTCTCAGTCACAACAGCGGCAAATCTCACACCGTTGGCACGTACATGTTTCCGTATTTGATTCACCGTTTGCTCAAGCTGCAAAAGCCTGCGCAATTCTACGGTCTGTCACGTACCACAATGCTACAGGGAACATTTGCGGCACTGACTTACACGCAAGCAAAGGATACGCTGTGGACACCGTTTTTCGGCGCACTTACCGAAACGCGTTGGTACAAAGAATATCACTCGATGCTGCGTCACTATGAAGGTGTTTACGGCGAAACGCTTTTCAAACTGACTGACACGTTTGTCGATTACCGCGTACGGGGCCTGCAATGCGTTGTGGGCAGCACCATCGTTGAAACCGAACGTGGCCCTGTGCCCATTACCGAAATCGTCTTAGGCGACCGTGTGAAGGGCTTAGATGGATACAACCGCGTGTGTGGTTGGCATTCTAACGGTGAAAAACACGTGTACACGCTCAAGACCAAAAACGGTTTTGAGCTGACCGGTACAGGCAATCACCCGATACTTTCTTTTGATGCCGACAAAAATCCGCAATGGGTTGAACTCGACAAACTAAAGCCCGGTGATTTTATTGCCGTGGCCCCGAAAGAATTTGGGACAGTCAAAGCGCTTTACGAAGAAGTTGAAAGTGTTACAGATGCGGGCCGTCAAAACGTTTACGATATCACTGTGGACGTTGACGACCACGCATTTGTTGCCAACGGAATTATCCAGCACAACTGTTTCCCGATGGGGCCAGATAAACGGGTAATGCGGGGGCGAACTCGCTTTGGTTTTTCAATCGACGAAATTGCATACTTCGACGCAGAGAAAGACAGCGGCAAAGTAAAGATCAACGCCTTTGAAGTTTACGACGCATTGGCGAACAGCCTTGCAACAGTTCGTACAGCAGCAGACGCTTTGATTGAACGCGGATATGACGACGTGTTGCCAGCGTACGCCATGAACGTTTCTAGCCCGACCGCAAAAAACGATATGATTCACGTGTTGCTTGAACGTGCTGTGAATTCACGCTCGATGTACGGCATTCACCGTGCAACATGGGATGTAAACCCGAACTTCAAACGCAATTCAACATTCATTGTTGAAGCGTACCGGAAAGACCCTGAATCGGCAGAGAAAAACTTCGGGGCCAACCCGCCGTTGATTGCAAACCCATTCCTCGCTAACCACGATTTCATTATGCGGTGCGAAGATCCAACGCGTAAGAACGCCTGCAAAATCAAACCGGTTTACAGGAATTCCAAACGCCTTGGGCAATCGTATATTTACGGCAAGGTTGAAAAGGTTAAGAAAAGCGGTAAAGCGTCTTTGATGGCAATCGACGCCGGTGTAACAGATAACAGTTTCAGTCTCGTAGGTGGCACCACCGACGGCTTTAATTTAAGTATAGACCTAGTGTGTGAAATCATTCCGCTGCCGGGTTATCGCTTAAACCATAGCCTGATTTATTCAGACGTTATTCTGCCACTTATGCAAGCGCGTAATTGCAAAGTTTTGCTTGCTGACCGTTGGAACAGTATTAAACTTCTGGATGATGCTGCGGCTGATATGGGCGATCCTGAAGAGGATATCCCGACCTTTATCGCAAAACAATACAGTCTGAAATACGTGGACATGGTTGGTGTGCGAACGCGAATGGAACAGGGCAACGTTTCCATTCCGAAATCTGAAATCAAAGTGAAAACGCTCGTTGATGCAGTGGACTCGGATTATCGTGATTTTTATCAGGACAAACCAATCGCCCACTTGTTTAAACAGATGTTCACGATTAAAGATCAGTTGAAAGGCGTTGGTAAAGGCGATGGCTATACCGATGATAACTGGCGTGCAATGGCTCTGTGTTTGTGGGGCTTACAAGTCGAGGATTACACGTTGTTACTTTCGGAAGAAAATTTCGATGGTGCAATGGCTCGACCTAACGCGCTGGCCGCGTCTAAACTCGCAATGGGTGCAGGCGTAACAGTCGGTAATGCAAGTGGCGGGCAAACTATGATTAACGGTGCACCTATTGCGTTGTTTGCAGCAGGCCGTCGTTAAATCGGAGCCTAACAAATGGAAATAAGTCTGGCCGCTCCTTATGGGTTAGCACCTGCCCGTAATGAGCCTACAAAAGCCATGCGGGAAGCATCATGGAAACCTGCAACAGAAACTGTTTCCGTAGACGGTCACTTCGTACAGGTTCGCCCATACGAAGACGGTTTTATTTACACGCGCATGGATGCGAACGACGAAGCACAATTGTACATTTGTTTCGTGCACAAATTCAGTTACCAAGGCCGTGATGTTTACGTGCAGAAAAACGTTTGGCAGTTACCGGGTTGCCCTAAAGGGTTTGCCCGGTTGGTCATGCGTTACTTCAGCCAGAATGGAAACATTCTTGTGTCGGATGAACGACAGCGTAAACTCGGTGCTGAAATGTGGAAACGTTTTGTCAAGGAAGACACAAACGACCGGTTCGTTTACGTGCAACATACCAATGGTTTATCGTTGGTTGAACCGCACACGAAAAATATGATGCTGTCATTCGCCTATCAGGGCAATGCAACGGATAAACTTTTCGTGGTTTCCGATAAACCTGTGAATGGGCGCGTGCGCTCAAAATGGTGACATGATGATCAGGTACGACCTTTTCAAATGGTACAAATACGGCGGCAAGCTGCTGTCGTTTGAAGAAAACCGACACAACAAAGAATATATTCTTGAACTGCATCCGGGTAACGTGTTTGGCGTTCGGTTGCTGCGCGGGAAATATACTGTTGTTCACAAGACAACCCCGGACATTCTCTTCACTCTGAAAAAGATTGAAGTGGATCGTTTGATCGAACATTCGAAAGGTTGGTCAGGCAAAGTTCGCAAAATAACTGTAAATGCAGGTAAAGGCGGACTCGATAAAGAGAAGAAAGTTCCGAAAGATCCGGCGCTTCGTGTGCTGGAAATCGACAGTTCAAACCTTCTGCATTGCACCTATGACATAAAGCACAAAACGCTTTACGTTGAATTCCGTAACGGTGCCGTGTGGGCATACGAAAAGGTAACGCCGAAAGAAGTTGACGCACTGGAAGCAGCGCCGTCGCAAGGCCGTTATTTTATCTACATGATTCGCGGCCCTAAACCGCAATATCGTGTTGATGCAATGCCACAATCAGCAGCAAATCCACCACCGAAATTTGGTGTGCTGGATGACGAAGACGAACCGGACGTGTTCCCGATGGAACCCGTTGTAACGCAGGTGACGATTGATCATTCAGGTAAACTGCCCAAAGTGAATATCGTGAATCCAAAGCCTGAAGCACAACAGCCGGACGTGGCGAAAATGCCCAAAGTTACAAAGAAACCTACGGGTAAATAAAAAATGCCGATTCTTGCCGACCCTTTTGCAATTCCATTGTCTGATGATGAAGTGCGTTACGCATTTCTGCAACCGGATGCACCAGACTTCAAATATTCCTTTGGCACCATGTCTTTAATCGGCTACTTGCTGAAAGATGAAACAATTGAGGACACGGAATTATTGCTGCTGTACGACGATGATACCGTTTTGGTTTACTCCTGTTATTTCAAAGTTGCACATCATCACACGCTTGGCGAAAGGGTTGTGCAGGTTGAGGTACGCAGCACGCTACCGGAATTGGCCCGTGACGTGATGGCGAACTATTTCCTGAAGCACTACGATTCAATTCGTTGTGACATTCAAACCACCATGGCCGGTCTGCGCATGTGGGATAAGTTTGTGAAAAGCACAGACTTTCATTTTTATGTGGGTTGGCTGGGCATCGACTCACGCACAGCTCACGGCTTGCAAAATCAAAACGCAAACCAACCGGAAACCTTTGATGCTTTTTGGGCGTTAAAAGATAAATCGGTCATGTCCCTTCAAGATACTAATCGGTTGGGAAGTGTCAGCGTAATCTACGCCACAAACGCGAGTATTTTATGAAACTTACCAAACGCACCACGTATTCAGCTCGCCACCAGCCGACCGGGGGCCGTCAAGTTGATATAGGCGCCGGTCAAACGCATTATGATCGCTCGACAGAAATTCGCGATGAATACATGGCGACTGCAAACTCGCACAATACCAGCGTGTCGCAACTGCCAATTGAAATCGACGTTGATCCGCTGCTGAAAGATATCGTTTTCTCGGAAGACCTTGAACAGAAAAAACTGGTCATGCGTTTGTATTCCGACATTTATTACAACCACAACATTGCCGGTTCGATTGTCGATATCAAATCGCAATTGATGTTCTCCGAATTCACCCTCGGCGGTATTCTTGATCGTAAAGTTTCTGAAGACTTTCAGGAAAACATTGATCGCCTCGACATCCGTACATTGATGCCGGAAATTGACGTGGATTACAACGTCAAAGGCGCGTTCGTTGGTTCGCTTTTGTACAACGGCACCAACCAAGTATTTAGCCGCATCATGCCGCACGGTTACGAAAACACAAAGGTCGATCAATTGCCGTTCCATGGCACCGATCCTTTGATCACCGTTGCGTTTCCTGAATCGGTTCGTTCGACCATGCAATCGGATAGCCCGCGTGTGAAAGCACTGCGTGAATTCCTCGGTTCGGACGTAATGAAACAACTGAGTAACGAGGCGTTGGAATTAGACCCAAAATCAACGGTTTACGTTCCCCGTCGCGGTTCTACAGGCAGCACAGCAAACAGCTATTACCGTCGCGTTCTCCCGTGGTATTTGATGGAGAAAAACCTTTTCCGTGGGACGTTGGTTCGTTCTGCAATGCGTCAAAAAGGTATTCTCCACGTAACGCTTGACGGTGCTGGCGAATGGGAACCAACCATTGCTGACATGCAAGCCGTAATGGATATGTTCATGAACGCCGACGCCGATCCAATCGGTGCAGTGGTTGCAACGCGTGGTGGTATTTCCACCGAAGAAATTCGCGATCCAACGGGCGGCTGGACAATCTTTGACAACAAAGATGCAATCGACGGCTACATCATGAAAGCACTCGGAATTTCCGATGCGTTTCTTTCTGGTGACGCCACGTACACCAACGGCGATACTTCCACTTCGTTGTTCATCGACGGCGTGCGTAACGAACGTGATTATCTGACGCGGAAAGTTCTGTACAACAAAATCTTCCCGATGATCAGCGCCATGAAAGGCTACACAATTAACCCGAACGGGAAATTGGTTGTCCGTGGTAACAGTTTGGAAAAACTCGATCCTTTGGGCAGCTACGAACGTTTGAGCGATGGCACGCGTTTGTTGATTCCTTCTGTGCATTGGGAAAAGACGTTGAAGCCTGAAGGCGATCAACAATACATGGACATGCTGCAAGCGCTGACAGACAAAGGCGTACCGGTTCCAATGCGTGCAATGACTGCCGCTGCGGGTTTCAATCTCGACCGTCTGCTGGCTACGCAAGAATCTGATTTGCACATTCAAGAACGTGTGTACGAATATCAGAAAAGCGTAAAAGAATTGAAAAAGAAATACGGCATTAGCGATGATGCTATGGGCGGTGGCGGTGGTGATGGTGGTTTCGCATCGAACGGCAAAATTGCAGCGATGGCGAACAGCGGTCAACTGCACCAGATGATGGATGAAATGCGCGCTCTTTCGAACAGCTATTACAACCAGAATTTGGATAGCACACATTCTGACGTTCTGGCACGTGGCCCCGGCAAAATGATGTCTTTGGCGAATCGTGATTTCGGCGAGCTGCAAGAAGTTCCCGGCCATGATTCGTTGGGCAAAAAGCGTTATCTGCCGAACCAGAAATTGGCGAACGAACGCGCTAACCGCAAGATCGTTGCACAACTGCGCCGCATGCAGGAACAAGGTACACAACACAACGTGAAGCGCACAGTAACACCGTTCTATTGAGGACAACGAAATGTGGGAACGTTTAGAACCAGAAGAACAACTGAGTTTTATCAATGAATTTGCGGGCGCTGCTCACGGCACGATTAGCGCCGACCTGATTCATTTGTGTGAAGCGAAATTGGACTACGTGCAACGCACAGCCTACGTCGATGCAGTCAGCGCATATGTTGCTTCGATTACGTACGCGAAATTGAGTCCTGATAATCCTGCGGCCACTGAAGCGTTCTATTTCAATTTGCTCCACGTTGAAGCAAAAGAAAAAGCGCGCATCATTTGGTATGTGTTGAACAGGTTGCAGGCTTAAATGGCAACGTCGCCACTTAATCCGACAAAACATTTGCAGCGACAGGGGATTGATCCCAAGATGATTTATGCGGCGGTCGTGGTTGATGACCTCGATCCCCGCAAAGCCTGTCGTGTACGTGTACGCATTAAAGATATTCACTCGGACGCAATCCCGGACAAGGCTCTACCATGGGCCTTGCCAATGAATCAGGATTACGCAACGAATGGCGACACTGCTGAACGTAGCGGTACAGTTTCCATTCCGTTAAAGGGTACGAAAGTCGGTGTGCAATTCAAAACCGGCGATCAATACAAGCCAAGTCTGGCACCTTATCCCGGTGACAAGAAAACAATTCTGCCTGAAGCGGAAAAGAATTACCCGTACCGTAAAGTGATTCGTGAATCGAATGGGTTCTACGCAATCATTGACCGGAAAAGCAATGAATTTCTGATGTTGAATCCCGGTGACATGCACCTCGTATTGCTTGGCGATTTCAGTCAAACAATTATTGGTTCGCACACGCAAACAATTGGCAAAGCGAAGGGCGATATTCCTTCGTATCTGCTGAATGCAAGCGACACAAAGATTCAGGAAATTCAAGCGAAAAGCGCGGGCGGTGTGAGCGGCGGTACTGGCAACCAAAAGATTCACATCAAAGGGAATCAGGAAGTCATTATCGAAGGCACACGCACAGTAACCGTGAAAGGCAGTGATACCTTAACGGTTCAAGGTTCCCGCACTGAGAAAATCAGTGGTGAACATATCATTGATTCGCAACGTTCCGAAACGAACTAAAAAAGGATTTGACGCATGACCGTATCATCACAATTTCGAGTTGTATCATCCCCAGCAGCCCGTGATGCTATTCCTTTGGAAGAGCGCAGCAAAAACATGTGTGTGTTTGTTGAAACTGAACTAACCGTTTTCCAACTTGGCGCTGCCGACCAAACAGAATTGCCACTTAACAACAAATGGTTTGCTACTGGTATTTTTGAAAAAGGGCAGCAAGTATTTGACCTGATTATAAAGACCAGTGAAACAGGGTTTACACGGCGTTCTTTTGAACAGTTCTGCAAAGAACGTGTTGATGAATGGTGCGCCCGTCTCAACACTAAAGCATTTCGCCGTCGCATGTCTGATAGCGTTACTTTTCGTTGTTCGGTTTATGCAGACACAACTGTTAATTCCGTAGAGCGTTATCTGCCTCTTACTGGTGTACCCGACGATAGTTTGTTTATGGGCGAAGCAACCTTGGCTGTTCTGACACCATTTTACAAAACGGCAGTGGCGTCGGAAACAGGTACGTCCAACTTTATCGAAGGGAATTTGGGCCTTAGTTGCACAGCCATGCAATTTAAATAATCGAGGTTCGTCTTATGGCTAGCCCTGAGTACGTTAAATCTTTTATGTCCGGCGAATTGTTGGTTGGCGTTCGGCGCTCTGATCCGCACGGCATTCGATACATTAAAATGCCAATCACTGCGAATCAAAAGAATGGAATGGCCCGCTCAATGGGCCGTTACCTGAGCGAAGAACCTTCTACATATTTGCGTTAATTGCTCCAACACAAAGCCCGCCTAACCGTGGGCTTTTGTGTTTCTGGCGCTAATTTAAAGGGAAGTTACTTACAAAAGCACGCGTTTTCATTACGCGATGGAGAATTAACGTGGCAATTGGTTTTAGCACAAACTTTGAAAGAACAGGTGGTGCGTTTCTTCTGCAAGATGCTGATTTGCGTGGTGGTTATCGCACAGCGGCGTCTATTGCAGACCGTGACGCTATTCCAATCGCAGCACGTAAGCCGGGTATGATCGTTCGTGTAACCGTTCCCGGTGGCTTTGAAGATTGGGAAATTGGTTACGGCAAACCACTGACTAACGCAGGTTGGATTCCTGCAACACTCGGCGGTTCCAAAGGCGATTTCATTCCAACGGCGGGCGGTGAATTAACCGGTACTCTGGCCCTGAATGATTTCGGTGCAATTGATTTCAATGGAGCTATGAAAGCTCAAGTATTTGACGACAATTTGCAGTTCACTTCGACTGCGGTTGTGGGTGAAGACGATCCAGAACCACGCGGCATGATGACGTGGAACGACGGCGTTAAAAACACTGTTGAAATCAACGTGAAGAAAGGCCAAATCGTTTGCAGTACCGAAGTGGCAATCAGTTCTGATCGTTCGTTGAAGAACAAAATCACCCGTATCGAAGACAGCCTCGCAATCACCAATCGTTTGAGCGGCAACACATTCGAAAAGATTGGTCAGCCGGGGCGCCGTTACACAGGTTTGATTGCGCAGGAAGTTGCACAGGTTTTCCCTGAAGCAGTCGAGCGCACCACTGACGGAAAACTCGCAGTTTTCTACAGCACATTGGCCGGTTTGTTCGTTGAGAATATCAACGCGCTGGTATCAATGTTCAAAGGTCAGCAGAAAGAAATCGACGCTCTGAAAAACGAAGTGTCGGAGCTGAAAGAAATGGTTGCGAAATTGATTGATAAACCGGAGAGCCTATGAGCTGCGTCTACGGTAAATCGGACGAATTCAAACTTGTGGATTCCGGTGACATAAACGAAGGTTTATTTCCAACGTTTCCAATCCGTGACGTGGGTATTTTTCCAATCATTGGGCACACGTGCAAAGACGCATACACTGCGTTGATGACCCGGCTCAATCAGGACGTGATGTACGCGTACCATCGACAAGATTTTGCGTATGAAATGCCTGTGTTTATTGTGTTGTGTCACAAGTGGGAACTCGACAACCCGCACATGGTGATTCCGCAATACGCACAGCCATTCGTTGAAATCCGCGACATCACAATGGGCCTTCCATTGGCGACGAATTATTACCTGTACATTACCGATCCTCCTGCAATCGGAATGTCGAACACACTCACACAAGAAGACCTTATAAATAGTCCGCTGCGCAATGCTGGCCGCGTGACGTACATTCAACAGGTAATGCCATGAGTACCTATCGTTTTATCAACAAAGCTGACGTGCAATACGACGACGCGCATCCTGATTACTATTTGACGTTCGTTATGGGCGATCAATTCGAAATGTATTTGCACGGCACCAAATATGTCGTGATTCATGAACACAACCCGGAAATTCTGTTCAGCCTGACCAAGAAAGAAGGCAACGCGCTTATGAAAATGAGCGAAGAACGTTTGACCGTGCGTCCCGATCCAACCAATGCGCCGTACCTTTTGTTTGAACCGAAAATCGAAATGGTCAAACCTCTTTACGACTATTACAATAAGCTGTATTTCAACGGTGCATGCCCGCCTGTGAAAATTGTAAAAGCACGTAAAGCAGGCGTGTGGGGCATGGCCGAAATGAAATGGTCGCCTTCTGCCACGGCACCGAATCGGAAAGCGTTGTTTACTCTGCATGTGAATGAAAGTTCGATGATTGACCGTGTGCTTTTCACGAACACAATCATTCACGAAATGATTCACCTGTACAACTACGTGAAAGGTGTTGAAAAACTTCCGACCGATCCAGAACGTGCTATGGCATTGATCCACGCAAACCACGGCCCGCTGTTTCAATCGGAAATGCACAGGATTAACACCTTCGGTTTCCACATCATTCTGGCCGGTACGCACGAAGAAATTGCGCGTGATGCAACCGAAGAGTTTTACGCAATTATTGCAGAGCGCGGTGTTCCCGGCGCCTTGATGCACTGGTCGTCTTGGTACACGCACAAGGTAATCACTGAAGACGATTTGCAAACGTGTGCAGCCAAATTGAAAGAGGCTTTTCCGCACGAAGCAATGGTCGTCAAATTGATTACGACGAAAGAACGTGTTGTTACGCAGGGTACAAACCTGAAGAGTACCAAAGCGTTTACCGATGCCAGTTTGAAAAAGATGTTCGTTGGCAATTACAACTACAAAGATGCAAAAGTGCTGGGCGAAGCCTATAACACGCCGAGCATTTCGGTTGCACTGCCTGAATACACGGACGCGCCGGACATATACGCGCTGCCGTTCGACAAGTTCTGCACTGCAATGAAGAAATACACAAAAGATCGAAGTGTTCTTTTCAGCCGCTGGAAACTGTTTCCAGTTCGTTTGCTGAACAAGGATACCGAAACACGCTTGAAGTCGTTGATCAACCGTACGCGCCGTGGTGGTGCTACCGATGCCGATATCATGAACGCAATTCAGGATTTCAAAGGTGCGTATGACCAGCGCCAACCGATGGCCGTGTATCAAAAGGCCGTTTCGGAATACCTGAAAATGCACGACGGTAACGGTGTGTTGACTCCTTACATGAAACTGATGGGACTGCGTTAAACATGGCGTACAAACGGCGATCTAGACCACGGGGAAAAAGAAAACCCCGTGCAACCCCAGCACCGAAACCTGTGAACATTGATGACACTTCGTTAACAGGACGCAAATTAATCACAGAGAAATTGCATCAAGCGGCTGTGTATTATTGGGCGAAGAAAACATACAGCGTTCACAGGGAAGTGGGCGTAGAGCGTTGGGGCGCTCGCCGTTTGGACGTTATGGCAATGGATTTTGTGGGCAACATTGTCGGTGTGGAAATCAAAAGCTGTTTGGCTGATTACCGTAGCGATAAGAAATGGCGGGAATATTTGAGTCACACAACTCAATTGTTCTTTGTGTTTCCGCCGTCGATTATGAAATCGCGTTGCTATCCAGAAATCAAAGCTGAAATTGTGGCAGAGGGTGCCGGGATCTTGACCCTCAGTGAAACCACGGGATTAATTCGGTGTGCAGTGCGTGCGAAACGTCGTCCCTTGGCGATCACACGCAAACACCAGATATACAAAAAACTTGCTTGGCGTGGTGGTGACTCCAAGCGTAATGTAATGCAAGTACAGCGGGTGTATTTATAATGGCGTATGGGAAATTTGCAGTTCTGGAAGGTATCGAAGCATGCGGCAAAGGCACTGTGTCGGAATACATGCCTGAGTATTACCAATCGCGTGCACTGCCTTTCTATTTGACGCGTGAAATTGGCGGAACTCCTTTCGCTGAAATCTGCCGTCGTTTGGTAATCAGTGATGAATTTGATCCGCCTGTGCAGGCCGAAGCGCTTTGTGCGTACGCCGGTCGCATTGACCACACGAAACACGTAATCCGTCCGAAGATGGCTGAAGGCATTCATGTTTTCAGTGAACGTTATTACGCTTCGTCGTGGGTGTATCAGAATTGCCCTGAGATTATGGCCGTGCACGAATTGAGTGTGCCGTACATTGTCGAACCAGACCTGACAATTTTCCTCGACATTACCGCCGAATTGAGTGTCGAACGCATGATCAAATCCCGCGTGGATAAAGGCGTTGCACTCGACAAGATTGAACAGCGCGGCCACGCATATTTGAACATGTGTCGCACCACGTACCAGCGCATTGCGGACAAGAAAGATTCGTGGATTACCATCGACGCATCGCAATCCATTGAGAAAGTAAAACAAGACATTTTCGCTGCACTGGATCGACTCTACGGAATCCCCTAATGAAGATTATTATCAGTTGCGCAAGCGCCGTTCTAAACACTGTAAAGAACTACATACCGAAGCCTGTAATCACACGGCTGACTGTTAGTCGGCCAACGTGGCGTGACCTCGGACAGCGTTTGATTCAAATGCCGCTAATGAAGCGTGGGCATTTCACAGACGACATTCCGAACCCGGACAATGTTGATTTGTTTATTGCCTTCGCCGAGAAACACAATTACACATTGTGCTACGGCTACAAAGTTCGCCTTGATGGCAAACGCGATTACATTGATACCGTGCTGATGTGCCTCGACGATAACAATCGAATTGTCGAAGACGCAAAAGAACGTTTGAACCACACGTGCTATTACGTGGGTATCCGTATTCCAGCCGAGGACATCAAGTCTCGGAAATACGCCATTAAATTTGAGCGGATGGATTACGTCCTGAAAAATATGGAGCGATGAAATGCAAATCTCTTTGGCCGCTGCACCGGGCAGTGCCGACGCTTTCCTAAAGATTTTGATTGCCTTCTTGAAAGCGCCAGAATACGACTTCGGCACAGACTTTCTGAAAAAGCTCAAGACGTGGGCGCACACTGCGCAGCCTTTCCTTGATCAATTCCAGATTGCTCGCGTATTCAAAAAGCCTATTGCATTAATGGTCGAAGGGCACGACGTTGCAGACCACAAATACACGCTGCTTATGGACGCGTGTTTCCTCAAACTGAAAGAGAAAAAGAAAGCGTTCGAGAAAGACACCAGCCTGAACAAAGTGCAGCTTTCTTTGTTCAACGATATTCGTCTGGCGCGGAATGGTTCGGAAAGTGCTAACAAACGTTTGATGCAGAATGCGGGTCTGTTCAAAGATTCGCATATCAGCAAAATGTTTATGCACGAAGGGGAAGAGGTTCAAACCAGTAGTCAAACCGCGCTGTACGATCGGCTCGCTAACCATGTGAAAACACACGGGAAAGTCAGCGGTAACGTGATGCCTGAAACCACGCTGACAGCATGGCGTGAGAAAGCAAAGGAACTCGGTTCTAACCTGCCGCAACACCAAGAATATTTGGATATGCGCAGGCAACGGAAAGCGGTGTATGACAAAGCAATTGCCAACGTCGTGCGCCAGTCCGGGGAACACCTTTTGGACGTGGTTGTAATTCGTGAGCGCTTAGCCAATGTGCAGCACGATATCCCTGAATGGTTCGTCGGCAAGATGGACGACAAAGGGAATTTCTACACAGAAGCCGGTTTGCAATTGCTGAACAAACCAATTGGCATTGGTGAAATGAATCCGAAATACCGGCCCGACGATGACAACGCCTATGTGTGCAAATACAAGGCGCCGTTTGCTGCCAATTTCACGAATGTGCAGACGATCAAATCGCGTACCGAAGGTCGTGTTGAAAGTTTCAGCATTATTCAGGGCATGCTTCCTGATTTGCCGAAGTGGACAAAGAAATGGCTGGTGGATTTGGGCAAAGGCCCCGGTACACTGAAAGGTACGGCTGCTGCAATTTGCGAAGTGATTTATCAGACCAGTGCACGTATCGGTTCAACCAAAGCCAATACCGCTGGCGAAACCACTTACGGCATTTCCACACTGCTGCGTAAGCATCTGAATTTGAATGAAACACGCGTGATTATGAAGTACGCCGGGAAGAAAGGCGGTGCACAGAAACACGTAATCAAATTCAACGAGCAGCGTACCGAAATGCTCAAGGAATCCATCAACGAATTCTGCTTTGACAAAAAGCCCGGTGAATACGTGTTCACGTTCCGTGGCAAACCAATCAGCAATTCGAACATCAACGGATACCTGCGCGAACTCGGTTTCCCTGAAGGCTTCACCATTCACAAATTCCGCAAATTGCGTGGTACTGGAATGGCAATGGTTCTGATGGCGAAATGTCCGTTCGGTGCCCGTGCGAAAGATGCAGACGTGAATGCGTGGATTGAAAAGCAATGCCTGAACATCGGTAAAGAACTCGGACATATGAGCGGCGAGAACGTGACGGCCACCACGGCAATTGCGAACTACATCGACCCGTCTGTTTTCGAGCCTGTATTTGCGAAAACGAATACCCGTCCAAATAGCAAGATTCAGAAAGCAATGGATCTGGCAACGAAAGGTGATTAATGGAAATTCAATTAGCAGTCGCTGCCAGTCCAACCGAAGCCGCACAGTTCATAGAAAAGCTTGAATCGCGTGGCTTCTCTTTTGAACCGGGTGATCCTGATGCAACCAGTGTCAAAATGTTCAAGTGTTATGAGGACATCACAACTGGTGAATTCAAAGCGCGTGTGAATGTGATGGCTTACGGTTTCAGCGGTGGCAAATTCTACGAATACAGCGCCTACGTGGAAACAGCCGGTGTGGATGCGGTGACGGGTGAAAAGACCGCTGCCGGTAATACGTTCGGTTGGGCCACACAGCAGAATGACAGCTTCACAAACAACATTTATTTCCTCGATTCCGTTCTGCAAATGGGCGCGTGCATTGGGTGCCCGCCAGTGATTTTAAATGGTGATTAAATGCGTAACTCATTGGCGTTAGCAGTTGCACTATTGGGCCTTTCAGTTGGCTGTCGTGGTGAACACGGCCCATTGGGAGACGAAGGGCTACCGGGAGAGGATTGGAACGACGGCGCTGGTGGTTGCCGTGGTCAAGCAGGGCCACCGGGGTTTCGCCCACAATTGAATCGCCCATATCTCAAACAAAAGAAAGGACGCTCAAATGCTCCACGCACACAAATTCGACCTAAAAAGAATTCGCGCTGAATTCGACGCATTGCCGCAAGAAGAAAAGGATCGCATTTACGCAGAGAACAAAGAGCGTACCGCACGTATGCTTGAAAGCTGGCGCAAATTCGAACAGGAATATCCTGAATTGGCCCGCACAATGAAGTGCGCCGCGTGAAGATTGAACTGGCTATTGCCAGCACATCGAAAGTGCCTGACCTTTTGTTTCATGGCACCAAAAAGAAGTTCACAAAGTTTTCTGAATACCGGCCTGCGTTCTTTTCGGCGTCAATTGATTACGCAAAGGAATACGGGCACATAATCATGAAAGCGCACGTGGATATCAAACGTCTATTCGATACCCGAACGGACAAGCGCGCAGTAGAGATTTACAACACCTATTTCGTTCCGCATGAATTGAATACGCGTTCCGCTAAACCAATCAAGCTGGGCGATCCTGTGCACATGAACTTTGCCGACGAATTGTGGGCCTATTTGAGTGTGCCTGAATACCCTGCGCCGCATTACGATGGCATTGCCGTGTATGAATCAAATCTGCATGCAATCCACGAACGATTCAAAGACGCTGAAATTGCGTATGTTCCAATGGACGTATCGCAGATTCATTTGCACAAATAGCAGTAATTTAAAGGAAGGGTGACTATATGTCGCCCTTTCTCTGTTTCTATAGGGCCTAAAACAATGAACGTCGAGCTTTCCAGTATCGGGCAACATTTCCCAAGTCGTTATAAAATGGAAGAAGAGGTTTATTTCCATCCAGCGATTGAAAACCTAACGTTGGCAGAAGCAAACACTTACGCAATTCCTGCAAAGATTGTTGGCGTTGCATTCAGCGATTGCAAAGTGACTTATGACCTTGCGTTAATGACGCCGAATCACGATGGTTCGTTTGCGTATTACGAAGCGCTGCCTGCCCGGTGCGTGGATAGCATCATGGTGAAGAGCCGCGAAGACGTGGCCGTACAGGACGTCTCCCGGCCCGCCGCAGTCGATTTCCTGCCAGCGGGTGAGGTTCGGGCACTGGCACGCGACTTTAAAGCCGTGGCGAGCGCTGTAGAGGCTCTGACAGGGGCCATGACGGTGCAGGTAGCGACCGCCAGCGCCACCGACTACCACACAGAGGCATACGCGGCCTTCGCTGCTGCGATCAATGCCCGCCCTGAACAGAACGCAAAGGTTTAAACACAATGCAAATTCAATTGGCTGTTGCTGCTGCAAATATGGCACCACGTGGTTTCAAAATTCGCGGTTATGAAATCCGTGATGTGAAACACGGCAATCCTGTTTTGTCTCGCGGCAAAGGTGATAAGCAGGAAGCAATTCGCAACAACATCAATCAGTACACAGAACAACTCGATAAAATTGATTTCACTCTGTATCTGACTGGTGCCAACGGTGAAGAAAAAGAAATCACCACTCGTTACGAATGGGACAGCAACGAAGCTGTTGTCGTGAATAAATGAAAATCCAACTCGCTTTAGCGACTGCCAAGCAACAAGAAACCCCAGCGTTTAAAGCGTGGTTTGGTCATTCGAAATGTGTGGACGCGCACGGGAAACCTTTGCGTGTTTATCACGGCACAAACAAACCATCCTTTCACGCTTTCATGACGCACCTGAATAAAGCAGAAGGCGAATCCGGTATTTTCTTTACCAGTGATGCAGAAACTGCCGGTCGTTATGCAGGCTACGACGAAAACTTTCCATCGCCTGTGATTGGTCACGTGCTGCCGTGCTATTTGAAAATCAACAAATTGCACACGCACGATTTCCACGGTGGCAAAGAAGGCCGCGCCGATGTAATTCGTGAAGCTTTGCGCAAAGGTTGTGATGGTGTGTTGCTGCTGAACCATTACGACGTGGGCGGTACGCATCCGCAATGGATTGTTTTTCATCCCTCGCAAATCAAATCGGCAATTGGTAACAGTGGCGCTTTCGATCCAGTCGGATTAGGAATAGGCGAATAAATGAAAGTAGAAATGGCTGTCGCAGCGTCAATCAAAATCACAGAACGCGATGAACACTTCGGCACCGAATACCGTAGCGCCCATGGTTACATCTGCGTGAAGACTGGCGGGAAGTATTCGCCATGCAAACACAGCGTAACTGATTTCGTTATTGACGAAGACAAACGCGGGCAAGGCTACGGTAATCAATTGCTGCGCGGCATTGTGAGCAAATACAAATCAGATATTGGCGGTCAAGTTTCCAGTGTCGCCAGTCTGCATACCTTCTACAAAAATGGTTTCCGTCCGGCGCTGAAATTGGACGCGACGATGCAAGAAACACTCAAGCTTTTCAAAGAAGAATGGGGCAGCTTGTTGATGGTGTATAAACCAGCCAAGTCCTTCGAGGAATAAACATGGAAATCGCAATTGCTGCCGTGAGTATGAAAAGCGCTTTGAAATACAGGCGCAATTGGGACAAGAAAAGCCCGACCGTAAAGCTGTTGCAGAAACTTATGCCACGTGGGAACAATCGCGGTTATCGCCTTTACTTTCCCATCGGCGGCACGTTGGGAACGCACAGCGTAAAGATTCCAGCGGCTGTACGGCATGCACTCACGAAAGCGGGCTACGTAGCCACCGATTATCTTGCAAAGAAATGCGTAAAGGTCGGCGATAAAGAACAGAAGAACGTTTTCAATATCGGCAAAGTGATTGGCAAAGATCACATTGCAAAAGCAGCATTCGATAACGATCCACAATTGCAGAATTCGAAATCTGCCAAATTCGAAATGGTTGTGTCGTGTCACCCGTATGACATTATCGGCATGAGTACCGGGCGCGATTGGGATGCACAATCCTGCATGCGCCTGCGCGATGGCCGTGGTGGTATGGACGACGGTATTAACGCAGACAAGCTAGACAACGACGTTGCAGAAGGCACCTTAGTTGCGTACGCGGTTAAAAGTGGCGACAGCAATATCACCACACCGTTAGGCCGCTGCCTGTTGAAGCCGTTTATCAGTGAGAAAGGCGACGTGATGTATCGTCGTGAACTCAAGATTTACGGCAATCCAGTTCCCGGCTTTACTGACTCGTTGAATAAATTCCTGCGCAAACTGAATAAGAATGTGCCAGACGGAATGTATGAAATGTCGTCGGGTTTGTATGACGATGGTGTGGGCCGCACTGCCTTGAAAGAATCGGGCAATAGCAGCGGCACCAATTGGTCGCGCTTGGTTAAAATCCACGAATATTTGGCGACCAGTCCAGAAGAATTCCCCGATTATGTTTCGTACGTAATCAAAGATTTGAGCAAAGACCTGAATCGCGCCAGTGAGCAAATGATGCTCCTGCGAAACAATGCGAAGAATGTCGATTCCCGTAACATCAAAATCGGTGCACGTTTGATCGCCGATAATCCTGAAGCTGTTGCAGCATTTGCAGACGGGATTAAACACGGTAACGCGAATGGTGTAGGTCGTTTCCTCGCCAGCAAACGTCTGGCCCGCGCTGTACACAAAGCGATGCCGGATTACAACGTGCATAATTCACGTGCGATGTCTCACGTTGATCCGAAAGGCGCTAGCAAATTGCTGGAAGGCGTGGACGACGATAATGCCGATTGGTCTAGCACTGCACTGGATTACGTACGCGGTCGAATCAGCCTGAACACGAAAGATATTGTCGCTCGCCCGAACCTGCACAAAATGATTTGGGAAGTGTTGAACATTTATCGTGAAGCAGCAATGTTTGGTGTGAATGATTTCCAAGACAGCGTGCATGCCGCATTGGGTAAACTTCCTGCACCAGAAAAACCGGGCATTAGCGAAGATGATTTCCGCCCGCTTATGATCCTGATGCAGAACACCGTAAACGATCCTGAAATCTTCTGTACGTGGATGCTGCAATTGCTGCGTGATAATCGCGTTTCCCAAGCGGAAACCGTGGCCGAGGATTTGATTCAACAATCCAGTTTTAACAAGCTGTTGGAATTCCGCAAATGGCGCCGTAAATTGGTAGGCCAAGGATTCCCTGAGCGCATTCAGCAATACGTGACCGGCGCTGTGATGAATATTCTTGCCTTCAACAAAGGTGACAATTCCACACAACGTGATTTGATGGCGGCTGTGCAATCCAGTGGCATTATGGTTGACGATTTCTACGAACTTCCTAGCCTGTTGATCAACAAGCCTGAATTGTTCCCGATGATCGAAGCCCACACGCCGGAAGTTGACGGTTACATGTTGTCGATTCTGTTGCCACAAGGTGACGAAATTGCGCCAGCACTTGCAAAGCTTACCGGTTCGCACGTTGCACGTAATCCAGACCAGCAAATCCTTTGGAACATGTTGGGCACCGTTGCAATGGTTCAGAAAAACGCACCGGAACATTTCACGTTTGAATTCGATTCGTTCGATACCTTGCGTGCACTGGAAAAAGCCAATCTGCAAAGCTCCAATATTGACTTGATCAAATACCCGATGCTGCTGACCATGCGTAACGCACAATCACTTTCGCCTGATGAATTCTTGGGTAATGATCGTGGTTTCCGTTACATCCAAGTCATGGAAAAGAAGAGTCCAACGCCTAAAGAATTCTGCCAGTTGCTTGGCTCGATTCTGTACAACTCTGGAACGTATCAAGCGTTTGCCAGTGCAGCCGGGGCGCCTTCGAAATTCACAGCAGCAGATAGCGCTGGCCGTGTGTTCTTTGCTGATCCTGAATCCCGTTTGGAATATAAACCGGAAGCAATTCTGCGTGACTGTGAAAACTACTTGGCACGCTTGCAGGAATTTGTTGAAACTTTCCCTGAAGACGAAACAGGCGGCGAGCATTACTGGAAACCCTACGTCGAATGGCTTGAAGCCTACACCGATGAACAGGTTAAGAAAGACGCGTTCAGTGTTAGCGGCGTTTTCTACCAGATTAAAAAGGCAGCGGAGAAAGCAGTGGAAACACTGGATTCGATCAAACGCATCGTGAAAACTGCTGACCAAATCAATGCCGAAGACGATTCCCTTCTCGACGACTTACTGAGTTAATTCTATGAACATTGAACTCGCAACAGCAGCAGCACAAATCAAAGTCAGCGATGCAAAAGAATGTGCAAAGCTGGTTGAAGCCGCATTGAAACGCGTGCGTATGAGCGTGGTCACAATGGAAGGTGGCAATCCTCAAATGGTTGCAATGAAGCAACGCATGACAGCGGAAATGGAATTGCTTAGCGCCGTTCTCGACAGCCTCAAAGGTAATCATGTCGATTTGCGTGTGTACTCGCACTAAGGACAACACAATATGAATCTCGAAATGAGCTTGGCCGCTGTGAGTATGCGGACTGCGTTGAAGTATCGTCGGGACTGGAACAAGAATGGCCCCGCTGTAAAGCTTCTGCAAAGTCTCATGCCGCAAGGTGGTAAAAAGAAAGGCTACCGGTTGTATTTGGAACCGGGTAAGCAAATGAAAATGCGTTTCACCGTGCCGCCCGCTGTTCGTGTGGCTGTGCAGAAAGCCGGGTATATCATCACTGATTATCTGGCGAAGAAATGCGTTAAAGCCAGTGACAAAGAACAGAAAAACGTTTTCAACATTGGCAAAGTAATTGCGAAAGACGTGCACGCTAAAACAGCGTTCGACAATGACCCGCAATTGCAGAACTCAAAAGCCACTGGTGGCGATCCCCATAAAAGCGGAATTCAAGTGGTTGTTTCCTGCCATCCGTACGACATTATTGGTATGTCTACGGGCCGTAATTGGGACAATCAAAGCTGCATGCGTTTGAAAGATTTCCGCGAAGGTTACGACAACGGGCAATACAACAAGCACGTGAAAAATGACGTTGCTGAAGGTACATTGGTTGTCTACGCAATTCGTGCAGATGATACGAACATTCAGAAGCCTTTGTGCCGCTGTCTGGTCAAACCATTTGTGAACGAAGACGGTGACGTTTTGTATCGTCGTGAGACGCGGGTTTACGGCAACCCTGTGCCCGGTTTCTCACAGACGTTGAATACTTTCCTGCGCAAGATTAACGCCCACGTTCCAGAAGGTTTTTACGAAGTTGTCAGCGGCCTTTACAACGACGGGGCCGGTACGTCGCATCACCATCGCGTTAATGACAGTGAAACCAGCGAAATCACACAGGACGACGTTGCAGAAGATCCATCGCTGATTGTCCCGTACGTAAAACAACGCATGGACGAAGGCGCAGATGAATCAGGTGCAATCATTGCGAACATCGCTCGCTTTGCCGACACATTGCATGACGAAGATATCAAAGCCCTGACTGAAATGATGAAAGGCAGTCCGAAACTTGCGGAAGAATACGCCAATCAAATTTCCATGGGTAAATTGAATCCTGTTGTTGCACAGATTGGTCGTGCTGCTGGATTCTTGGAAGACTTCGGTAACAAGGATCGGTTGTCTGCTTACAAAGAATTCCCGCCAAGTTTGCACGGGCGTTTTGCACAAAGCGGCTTGCCTGTACTGCGTGAATACGTTCTGCGAATGGAACAGGAACACAATGTTTCCCGCATGCGTGAATTGGTTGCAGGCTTGATGGATGGTACATATCCGCTGCCTGATGAAAACACGTTTGTAGATTGTCCGCGTGTTAAATCGTGGATATACACAATGGCAAGTGCAGCACGTTACATGCCGTTGTTCGGTGTGAAAGATTTCGAAAAACAAGTGCATGATTTGGTTGCGCTTCTTGAAGGCACTGAGAAAACAATCAATGCCGACATTGTAGAAGAAGGCATGCACGTTGGCCCATCCACCGTTGGCCTTGCACTGTGTTTGCTGCTGGATAACGATGATTCGTATCTGGAATCCGACGCCGTGTTCGCAATACCGGTAGAAGAAGCGGCACCAGTGGTTTGCAAACGTCGCCCATTCAAAGCGATGGAACGTTTGAAAAATAACAGCACGCGCTTTTTCATGGATCACATAAAACTGTTGGCGTTTCAACAGTGCATGCAAAACGCTGCCAATCAGGATATGTACAAGGATATTAAGCAGGCCATTATTGATTACATGGAAGCAGAGCCTGAGAACTTTGATTCGACTCGCTGGACGCATTGGAACATCAAAATGCTGGCGCACTTCCATCTGCCTTTGCTCAAGTACGTAAACCGTAACGTGCCTAGCGTTGCGAATAACTTGAGCGACATGGTTCCATTCATTGCAGACAAGCTTAACGAATGGAAAGGCGATCCAATTGATCCAGACGAAAACGATTTTATTGAATTGGTTCTGCGTCTTTGTGTGGCAACCGGGCGCTTGCTCGATCCACCAATGACACTCAGCCATAAAGTCGCGCTGGAAGACATGGATAACGATGCGTTCTACGAATGGTACAACGAGAATAAGGAACACGATTTCCCACCACTCGGCAAACTGTTCGGTCACGTAGTTTTCGGCACGGATGAAAACGCACGTAAAGTTGAAATGCTTTCGATCTTGCCCCTGCTCGTAGATGCAGCAAACGCCAGTGGTATGGAAGAAGACACCTTGGCATTTTCGCGTTTCAGTATGAAAGAAGTGGCGCGTTCCAATCGTCAAATCATTCGTACAATCAAGTCGTTGCCAATGCTGGGCACAGCCATTACGCAATTCGAAAACTATTGTGAATCTTTGGAAGTCGAAGAAACACAGGACGAAGACGAAGCCGCCCGCGAATTGGTTTACACCGAGGAAATGGGTGTTGCACTCAATCCAGATGACGACAACTACGATGAACAATACGCTGAAGTTTTAGACGAAGCGAAAAAGATCATTGAAGATCGCAACTATGCCAAGGTTGATTTGAATAGCAAAATCGTTCGGGTTGCAGAAGAAATTCTGTCGATGATTGGTTACGATGATGATTCACAACTGGCTGATTTGCGTCAGTTCTTCGATAACTTCCCTGAAGATGAATTGGAAGATTACGAAGACAACCTCGCGAACAGTGGGCAGAACATTGCGGATCTTTTGCGTGGTTTGATTGAGAACGCAGAAGAGTACCGCAATACAGCAGGCTACAACTAAGCGAATGGGCGGGGCCTAAAAACCCCGCTCTTTTCGTAATTTTGTAGCAGAGGAACGCAAATGGAAATTGAATTGTCATTGGCTCGTACTAGTCGAAGTGCTGACCGTTGGGACGCATTGCCCTATATCAGTTTCGACAATGCGAAAGAAGGTAAGCCACCTGTTTACAAAACGAAAGGCAAAAAGACAAAGAAAATCCCCAAACGGAAACGTAAGGGAATTATCGACACCAATACGAAAGGAGCGGAACGTACGCGGATTGATATAGTGGATACCGTGCGCTTCCAGTAAAAACAAATGGCAAAAATCTCGCTTAAAATCCAAGGCCGTGAATCAAAGAGTACCGACAGTGACCAACGCGGCGGCGCCCGTATTGCACGCTGGGCAGACGATGACGAATTGATCGGTGACATTCCACGGTCAAAGAAGAAAAGCCTGCTTGCCAACGAATCACAGGTTCAAGATCAAGGGGCGACAATGCCTCACGATTACATCGACAAAATGCACGTGTCCAAATCGAATTGGTTGGGCCGTATGAATCGACAAGGTGAAGCCCGATGAAAATCATGCTCTGCCTTGCCAGCGAGGAACCAAAAGATTTCAAAGACATTTTCAAAGGTGCCACACAGGAATTGCAGGCCATTGCGGAACGCCGCACAGCCAAGATGTTCCCGCCGTTTGTAATGCCTGATACGGAACCAGATTTCACTGCTGACGAATTGATTCCGAATCAAAGGAATCGTATCGACGTTAGCAAATATCGCGATCCAAAATACGGATTCTTTGGTGAATCGTTTGCACGTATTCTGGATAACGAACGTGCGCGGGGAGGGACGCCAGATGGCCCTAAAACCGAAGAAAGCTAAGACCAAACCGAAAGGCAATTGGTTTCTGAATCGTGCGAGTAAGAATCAGCAAGCGAAATACCTGAAGAGTCACCCGAATTCACGCTACAAGAAAGCGGGCTTGAGTCTCGATGGTGCCAGCACGAAAACTGCCCCGCCGTCCAAACGTCAACACGCGGAACATCGTGCAGACGTGAAGACAAATCGAACGATTAAAAGCACGACTGATGCGAAGATGAAAAAAGGACAGCAAATGTCTAAACTTCGTTCTCAGTTGGCAACGTTTCCACCACGGCCAAAAGATCCAAAGAAAGCTGTAACGTGGGCCGCACGCAAGAAAGCATTGCAGGACAGGATCAAAGGGGTACGCGACAGTATGCGCGCCACAACTCAACGTGTTATGAATTTGAGGCGCAGCTAATGCTTGTCAACGTAACCGCTCAACCCGATATATTGATCACGAATTCAATGCACAATATATCGCGCCTGATTGAACAGGAGTTCCCCGGCTGGTGTGTGAATTACACGTGCACACTGGTTCCACGCGGGGAACTTCGCGACTTCTTTTTGGAAGCAGACGCGTATACACGTGCGACGTTCTCAATTCAGAAATATGGATTGGAATTGTTTGTGCACATTGACTTCAAAGACACTACCGAAATATACGTCATTCAGCGCGTGAACACGAAAGTGGTTGTGCGACGTTTGTACACGGTAGCAATTGCGGACAGTATTAATCTGCTCCACGTAATCACAACTGAATTAACAGGATTCCTAAATGGCCACGACCAAACCGAAGCGGGTCGCTAGTGCAAAGCCTAAACCTGCTGTGAAAAAAGTTGCAAAGAAATCTGGCAAGAAAAAGCCAAAGGTTAGTGCAGTTGCAAACCGTGCGCGTAAACTCGGTTTGGAAAGTATGGGGTACGGACGTTGGGGTAAGATGGGCCGTATCACGCACAGCACTAAAGGTGGCAAACTGACCGAAGTTAAGGACAGTAAGCACAATCGCAAAATGTCGCGGGATGGGAAAGTTAAAGCCGACACGGCATTGACCAAACTCAAAGCGCAATATGCGTTGAAAATGGTCAAAGTAAAAACAGCCATTCAAAAGGCTAAGGGACGCGGTGACGATGCGCAAGTTAAGCATCTGACATCCGTATATGAGAAAGTGCGGAAAGAGGGCCAGAAAGCCCACGACCGTTCCGTCAAACTTGGCGCGAAACGTAAGGCAGCGTAATCATGGCTAAGCATTGGTTTCACGGTAAGGCATCATCTGCAAAAAGAAAGTATCTAAAGAAACACCCGAAGTCGATTTATGCGGGCGCTCGCGCTGCAATGGCTTCAGGATACCGGGAACAAGTTCAGGCCCTTCGTGATGAAATTCTGAGACTTAAAAAGCAATTGGAAGCTACAGACGATGATTCGCCTAACACCCGTGCGCTAATGACTCAGTTACGCATGACGCAACGCAAGCTCGCCATACTGAAACAGCACTACGCCTAATCGCGTATACGCCGCGCAAAGAAAAGCCCCCGTCTCTGTCATGGATTCGGGGGCTTTTTCGTTTCTAGGACTGTTACAGGAGCTTGTAGGCCGTCTGTATTGCTGCGGTGTAGCCGGTGCGCTCTTCGATCATGTCCAGAACCTTGCGTGCGGCTCGGCGGTGTACATCGTTAAGAGCGCCGCTGCCCTTCAAGTCCGTATAACAAACATCGTCAATCGTGATGCTGTAGAAGTTCTGCGGTGCTATGTACTCGACTACAACAACATGTTCGAACACTACAGCGGTTTCCTTAATTGCTTTCATCTTGCGTCCTACCTAGTTAAAGGAAGCCGTACTATGCCAGAACGCATAAGTGCCTGTCAACACAAACTAAAAAGCCCGCCAGACCAGTTAAGGAATGCGGGCTTCGGCTTAGTTCATCTGGTATTCAGTGACTGTGAACTGTTCAGTTTCCAACGACCAGATTTCATGCGCAGAAACACGGTTTGCATAAACGCGTTCCAACGCTTTCTTATTCACACGGACATCGGTTTTGTATTCATGTTTCATATGCGTGATACGAATCATTGAAGCACTACGCATTGCCTGTTCAATCAATGACGCGCCGCCAATTACCCACGCTTCGTCACCGTACTGCATAGCCTGATAAAGCGCTTCGGCATAATCACGTGCAATGTGCATTTGTTGCAAACCCGTCAACGGAATCGAAATGTTCTGCGACGTGATTACAATGTGCGGACGACCGGGAAGCATGCGGCCTTCGAAACTTTCCCACGTCTTACGCCCCATGATAATTGGTTTGCCCATTGTGCGGATTTTGAATTGCTTCAAATCCTCGGGCGCGTGCCAAGGCATATGGCCTTCGAAACCAATACCGCCGTTTTTGTCACACGCAAAGATAACGCCGACTTTAAATGTCATGGCAGAATCATTTCCTTTGAGAAGTTGCCGAACATGAGCTTTTTAACAAAGCGCGTTTGTTCAATCTGAACGAAGATCATCGACGGCACATAGTGTTTAGGAATGTGCGTCAAATCCTCAACCGGGCCGTAGACATCAATGATCTTTTGCAGCATTTGCGGAGTCGCGTAGAAGCTGACTTTGTACGCCGGGTTTTTCATAAACCCCATAAGCATTTCTGCCATTGGAGCTTTCGGGCGTTTCTTGTCGTGCATTTCGTAAATCGTCAAATTCTTATCGAGCATGTTCAGTCTCCCAATAACCTTTGATCACTTTGCAATTCTCAGGCAACCAGTTTTTCAACACGATTTCATCCGATTTGAAATTGGTGTACATCATGTCGAAAGCTTCACGGCATTTCGGATTAGTTGGACGGCAGACCTGAAGAATTTCTTCATTGGTCATGTCTTTGATTTCACGTGCGCCGAACCAGAACAGACAGCCAATGGTCAGCGCTTTGTTTGCCGATTTATTGAGTGCATAAACGAGCATCACATAGGCTCCGGTTTAATGATATCGTAGGCGCTTGGCAAATCGTCTTCACAGTAGAAACGGAAATCGCCAGATGTATCGCCGTATTCATCACCGCGATCTATGTAGTAATCACGGTCGTTAAAAATGCGTTTCGGATTGGTGCAACCGATAGCAGCTACAGCACCGTTAAATGCCATCGTTTCAAAATCGCCGATATTGGTCAGATGCCCACGCAGTTCTTGCCCTATGTATTCAGAGAATTGCGTAGAGTCTGTAATTGCATAAAGATATCCACACAGAATGGCTTTGTTTACCCTACTGTTAACGATATAGATATTCATAGCGTGCCCAAAATGTGGTGGCCGACAGGATTCAAACCGTAGACAGTTGCCAACCGGGTTTGTTTTGTAGGGTGAACATTCACAACGACAGGCACACCATCCCAATTACCAATGTGGCCGGGATCTTCTGGCTGAATCAGCGGCATGAAATACACGTGCTTTTCAATCAGCCTGCGCAGCGGATGGTTATGTGGCACCAACATTACCTTTGCATTTTCCATGCGGTGAATCACGTACTCAATTGTGTTGTACGCGAAGCTGTTATCGGTAATGGTGTTATGCAGGCGCGAAAACAAATCCATTTCTTGGCGATCCATTTCTTTCAACGCTGCTTTGATCAGAGGATCAATCATATTCTTCCCTTGTCACACGGGTTTTGTTGCCCTGTGCATAACGAAATGTGATGGTGCCACTTTCTTTCCGGTTCGGTGGGTTCCGATAGAACGTGGTGCCGCGAATGTTGAATTCCTGTTGATTCAGAATCGCCTTTTTCTGTTCAATTCCGCCAATGTGTTTGGGCCAGATGTTCAGGCTAATCAACACGTCGTCGAAACCGTCCGGCAAATCAACTTCAGCCGGGTTGAAAATGAAGTGCAGAAGGAACACTGACCTGCGGTCGCGGCTACTCATAGCATCACCGGCGCAATTTCTTCAGCGGACGGTAACGGAAGGTCTTCGCCTTCAGCCATTTCACGCACGCGCAATTCCATGCTGTACCAAACAGTCATGTAATACGGGGAGTCTTTGTATTCGTCGCCATCACGCACGTGGCGGTGTGCATCGTCGTGAACCTCTTCCCAATAGAACAGCCACCGGCCTTTTGCATCGGCAAAGATACAATCAACGATTTCGCGCAACGCACCCTGCGCATGGAACGCTTTCGGATTGTTATTGACGATCAACTTTGCATCGAAATCCACGAACGTTGTGAACACTGCAATGTGCCGTGCGTACAGTTGGATTTCCCAACCCGATTGTTCAAGCATTTCCTGCCATGCCCAAATATCGCTGGTGAATTCGCCGCAATCGCCTTTGGCTTTCCAACGCTTTTTGAAATCAGCGTTGAATTCGTCGCGCACGCGCTGCGCCCGTTCTTCTGCGGTTGGAAAAGCAATTGCGCTAATGTCATTCATAGATGAAGAAGTCCGAAAGGTAGGCTTGCGATTGTTTGAGAACCAAATGGTCGTCGATTGGATCGGCAATGCAGGAATCAATGAACGCATCCCAACGATTGTTCAAAGTATTCAGAAACTTTTCATCCGAACCGCGACGAATGTAACGCATCATGTAATCGGCTTTTAAATCACGCTGCGGATAAACGAGGGAATAGATAATCCCAGCGTCACGCATAGCCACGCGCAGAGTTTCCCACGATGGCACCAGCACACGCATATCGTTGCTCAAATGATCGTTGATTTTGTCGATGTATTCACCCATTGGAATACCCGGCAAATCGAGGTCGATCAGGTTCGGCACAATCTCTACAGCTTTGGATTTACCTACGCCGGGGAATGCCGAAATAACACGATGAAATTCACGCATTGTATGTGCCTGTCGTTGCTTGCTTGTGGAAGGTAACGCACGTGTATTTGCGTGCGGCGTATTTGTGGAAACCTGCGGCGCTGCCATGCTCATAGAATTGCCCGTCAAAGCTGATAGCGCCATAGGTTAAATCGTTAACCATTGTGCATTCCAAAACGCCTGCACCATGCTTTGTATAACGCAAAGCTTTCTTCAGGTTGGGCATTTCAACCCGGCGCGCTTCGATACCTTGGGCACGAAGAAAACAGCCGAGATTTTCACGCAGTGTTTCGATACCTTTACCCGGTGCAACAAACGATGGGACTTCAATTCGAAACAGCGCACGCAGCGTACTCATATACGCACGGTTCAACGAATCAGTATCGAATTGTTCCATTTAGCTGTACCGTTTGGGGATCAGGAAAGTGAGGCTGTAATAGTTGTTTGACATTGGCCCGTTAATACCAACATTGCTCGGACTCGGATCGACAACAATTTTGCTGTCGTGAACCAGAACGCTATGGTCAACTTTGCCAACGCTGGTGCCACTGAGAATGCAGAGCGCACCACGGCTTTCGCGCAGAACATCACGCACACGCAAATTGTCTTGATAGCGAACCTGAAATTGCTGAAGGTTTTGCGTGGCAAGGTATTCATCCACACGACGTTCGAATTCTTCACCGCTTTCAGGCACAGGCGGTAAACCTTCGTGGAAATGCGGAACCTCTTCAGGACGCTTATTCAGCATGCACGCAATTACAACGCGGTGGCAATCGCCATACAGGCCCATGCTCGGCACGTGTGGAATCGTTTGCTTGTGAATGCTGTACGGATAATCGCGTTTCGGCTCCACAAAGTTCGGGTATTTAAACGACGTGATGATTGGTTCACCTTCGTCGAGAAATACGTCGTCAATTGCGATATGCACACCGTTGAATTTCCACGATGGGCCGGGAATGGTTTCATGCTGGTACGGTTCGAACAAACCGCGAATTGAATCAACTTTTATGTAAACGTCGAACTGCACACGCGGCATGAAAATCTTTTCAGCACCTTCAGACAAACGCACCAAATCGGTGGGGCTGAAGATTTCTAAATCGGTTGTGAGGCTCATGTAATATCCTCGAAAGCTGGTGACTGGTATGGATGTACCAAAATAATTGGATTGCCGAAGCCTTTAACGTCAACGCCGGTGAAAGCATCGGAATAAATGTGAACGCCATTCTTCACGCCGACAGGGTATTCGCAAGACGCACGCATAACACCGCCTGCAACCATGTGAATAATATTGTCCTGTCGAATCAGCACACGCCAGTAAGCAATTGGAATAAACACTGCATGGCAAACGCGCACACGTTCCCAAAATTCAGCAACGGTTAGCGTGAGCGGTGGCGACCATTCTTCACGCTTTCCTTTCAGGCTAGAAAACATGTACGTTTCATGGGTTGCTGTCATACAATTCCCTTTTAATACGATTGGTTTCACGCACTAACTCAATCGTACGATCAAGGCTGGCGTGGCAATCATCTAATGTTTTGTGGATGTCTTGTAGTCCTTTACAGATTTCCGGCTGCGTGTCTATCTCGACCATACGCATGCGTTTCCAATCGAATTCTCGACGGATACGCGGGCCTATGAACGGCGGTTCAACCTGCTTTCTGCGCAGCGTGTCTTCGATGTCAGTTAGCAGGCTTGCACCTACAGGAATGAAACCGACGATAGAAACACATATCCAAAACAGGAACAGAAATTGAAACAGTTTGAACGGAACGTATGGAGCTGCCAAAAGGATAAGGGCCACCGAAGCGACCCATACCCACAACGGCCACCACCTAAGCAGTAGCTTTTTCATTTACGTGCTTCCCACTTTTAACAACGATCATTTCCTTGTCCATGTGTTCGGTATATTCGAACGACTTGAATATGTAACCTTTTCGCGTGATTTGTGCGAAACCAAGCTCGCACAAACCGAAGCACTTTTCACCGATTTCAAAAAGATCACGAATGGTTTTACGTTCAGTCCACAAAGCGAATGGGTCGGCGTCTGCAAAGGCTTTAGCAATTTCCCAAACTTCGTCGTGATTACTGGCTTTCATTGCTTCGTGCATGTTGTGGAATCTGCCGTGACTACCACGATGGCTAAAGTCTGCTTCCGCCATCATATGCGAATATAGTGCGGTCACAATGTCAGCAAAAGCGATTTCTTTTGGGAATTGCATAGGCACTCACTTGGCGATTGGGACGCCTACAAACGGCGGATGGCTTTCGTAGCCGGACATGGTGACATCCTCAATTTTGATATCGAGAATCGACGTGTGTTCACCGGCAATATGCAGACGCGGACTGTTGTGAATGATTGGACGTTGCAGCAAAGCTTTCACGCCATCATCGCCTTCAATGTGATTCTGGTAAATGTGCGCATCACCGATTGTGTGGTGCAACCAACGCGCTGTCATGCCGTGAGCGTGTGCGAGCATTTCGGTAATCAATGCGTATTGTGCAACGTTGAACGGGCAACCCAAAAACATATCGTTGCTGCGTTGGTACAATTCACAATCCAGATAATTGCGACCGTTTTCGTCTTTGGTTTGCGATACCGACCATTGCGCCAGTGTGTGGCAAGGAGGCAAAGACATTTCGTCGAGCTGCGCAACGTTCCACCCGGTCAGAATAATTCGACGGCCTTCGCTGTGCTTGTAGATTTCGCCATTGTGAAATTTCAGTTCGTTTTGAATGGCGATTTCGATGTTTGCAATCTGATCAATTTCACGTTTGATGATTGCGTGTGTACGAACAGGACGATCATGCTGTCGATCATCGTATTCGAAATAGCCTTCTGGAAACGCATCGAAGCCACGGTCGCGGTACGATTTCCAATTCTCTGCCCAATCCTCAATATCAACAATGCGAATGTCTTCCCATGCGCGCCATTGCTTACCGTAGATTGGCCCCAAATCACCGTCAATCAAAGCGCGGTCAGGAACGCCCCAATTGTTCAGTTTCATTTCTGCGTAATCGAGCCAGCCGCTTTCGGTTGCATCGTCGCGTTCAAAGTATGTTTCTTTGTAATCGGTGAACGATTTCAATTGACCCGGCGTCAGCATGCGAATGCGATCCGCCCACGTGAGCATTTCACCGTAAACTTCGGTGCCAGCCTTTACGTTTTGATCCCAAATGCGGACGCCCATATCCTTCAGGGACTTCAAATCAAACTTGCCTTCAAGCATCCATTTGATCGTTTCTTTTTTCATTGTTTCAAACGCGAATTTCTTGCCGGTAGTTGCCGGGAAACCTTCACGCAAATCAATGTGGTGTTGAACCGTACCGAACTTCATCAATGTGCCGATGCCGGTACGATCCAAACGTGGTTCACCTGTCTGCAAAATGTCGAGCAGGTTCGCATTGTATTGACGATCAAACTGATTGTTCACCAATTCATGCCGACGATAGGTAACGTTCGGATTATCAACACGTTCGCCTGTAACTGGATTGAACCAATGGCCCCACATTTCCATCGGTTGCGGACGTTCTTCGACGGAATAGAAAGTTGGAATGCCTGCTTTATCCAGCAACGATTCTTGCACACGTTGAATGTGGCTTTGTGTGCGATTGTCTTCGCGCATATACGTCATAACTTCGTCGAAGTTTTCGCGATCCTTTTCATTCAGCATGTTGATACGCGCACTATGTGAAAGACGGCGCATACCTTGAACATTGTCGTGGTTTTCCGCAATCGAAATGCCCGGACTCAAACTGCTTTTCGCCAGCATCGTATCAACCGTTGTACGCACCACCTTCAAAGGTGTGCCGTCTGCCAACGTTTGGTCGCCCAAGTCGATAGCGTATTCAGTACCAACGACAACGTGATCAGGCATTTCGAGACTAGGCGGAATAGCACCTTCGCCCACAACCTGTTCGAACAACGATGCAAAACTTTGTTTGCTTTCCGCATTTGGTACTTCGCCTTCAGTACGGAAATAGTCGGCTGGAATGTTTACTTTTGAATCAGTCATGAATAATCACCTAAAGAACAGCGTAATTTACTGGTATGAACCTCACACTCACTTTACAGTTTTCGGAGCTGTCATGGGCGCACCTAACATTCGCTTGAGTACCGACCAAACCACCGGCCACGGCTGCTGGCCTCCTACGTTGCCCGCTGCTGCGTCTATCAACGTGTTTTGCAATGGCAAGGCAGAGGTTCGGGTAGGCGACAATTACATTCCCCACCTGTGCCCCGGCAAAGGCGCGCATACCGGAATGGCTTTAACCGGTGCGACAAAGACATACACAAATAAACGATTGGTTCACACGGCGGGCGGTTCGATTGATTGCGGCGACTTCGCGAGCAATGGCAGTCCTGATACATTTTCGGGGTAAATCATGGCAACGGTTAAAACATATCGGTACAGCGACATCAATCTAAACGCTGGCCGTTTGCCTAGCGCACTCGTTTACGAAGAGGATGCAATTAACCAAAACATTCTGTTGATCATGATGACGCCGATTCGTTCTGCGTGGTTTGATCCGGGTATTGGTTGCATCATCATGCAATTGCTGTTCGATCCAATTGACGATTTAACAGCGTTGAAAATTCAGCGAGAAATCATGACAATTCTGCCGCGTCACGGTGAATTGCGCGTGAAGGTAACAAGCTGCCGCGTATTGGCAAACCCTGATGCACAAGACTATTACGTTGACATCGGGTACGAAGCGCCGGGATTAGACGGGCGTAAAATTCACTTTATTTTTAATATGGGGCCATGAATTCGATGCGTGAAGAATTCCCAATAACGATTTCCGACCTCAGCGAAGCGGCTCAACATTTCGATGAAAAGCTGCGCGAAGAAGGTACTTGGAATGACATGCTGCCGACTACGGTTGGCGCGTTCATCAAACGTATTTTTGCCGGTATGGCAATCGGGCACCAGCATAATATTCAAGTGAGTGCACGGAACGCCTTCTACAAAACAGCACGTCGCGATTCTGCAATCTTTGCAATCGCACGCGGCCAAGGCATTTTCCTTGAGCGCCGCAAATCTGCTGCCTGTACCGTCAACATGAACAACAATTATCCGACCACGATTTTTGTTCCGCCGTATTCGCAGCACAAAGTGGATAGCGTAAGTTTCTACAACCCGAAACAGTATTTCGTTACGCCCGGTGGCACGACTGCTGCTGACATGCTGCAAGGTGAAGTGCGCACCAAAACATTCGACCTTGATTTGATTGCAAACACCGCGCTTTTCGAATTCATTTTGGGCGAGCCGGGTTTCGTCGTTACCTCTGATTTGCTGGTTTACACAACCGACAAAAACACTGGCAACGTAACCGAATGGCACCCAACCACGGACGGCCTTTTCGAAAGCAATGCAGATGATCGTGTGTTCTTCCACGGCACCACTGCAAATGGCGATGCGTCGTTGATTTTCGGTGACGGGAATTATGGTGCTGCACTGCCACGCAAAGCCACGCTGACAGTTCGTTATATTTACTCTGAAGGCGATTTGCACAACGACATTCTGACCGGTGTTAAAACCGTTTATGTCGATTATCCATTGGTGCAAGGCCAAACGGCTGAAACCACCACGGGCGGCGCTGCACAGAAAGAAGCTTCGTATTATCGCCAGTACGGCCCTGTGATGTTTCGCAGTCGCAACAAAAAGATTTCTGGTGAAGAAATTCGCGCTGCAATTCTCGGTTATCCGGGTGTGGCTGACTGTGCTGTATTAGGCCAACGTGATATCGCGCCAGACGACAAAACTTGGATGAACACAACGCGTCTTTGCGTGCTGCCTGAAAAGACAGACACGTGGGGTTCCCGCAATCCTAATCCGAAGTCTGCAACGTGGGAACAATTCCGCGAATGGATTCACCCACAACTGCATGACCGTCTTGAAATCCAAACGTGGAACGCTGAAAAGGTATTCGTTTACGTGCGTGTTTCCATTGCGATCTTCGGTTGGGCTGCACACAAGGAAGGGGAAATCAAAGCGCAGATTAACGAGAATATTCTGAAGCTTTTCAAGAAGCGTCCGGGTGTTCTGAAGCGCCGTATTTCCAAGTCGGATATCTGGAAAGCATGTCAGGTTGAAGGCGTCGATTACGTAGAAGTTTTGAGTCCGTTGGAAACGTCGGTTGTGCTGGATGACCCGACGACTTATTGCGCTCTGCAATCTGCACCGCAAATTGACACCGTTATTTCGGAGCGTTCTGATGAATAGAATCACATTTGACGATTTGGACGTAGAGTTCATTCGTCAGGAACCTTTGTGGGGATCTTTTCTGCATGCGTTGGAAGAATTCTACACACAGGACGTGCGCGCCCCGCTGAAAGAACTGCAAGAAATTCGCGATATCAAGGCAAGCACACCGGCAATCTTTGTGCAGCAAGCTTTGCAGGATATGGGTATCACCATTCCTCAAGATATGATTGTGGAACCGGAACGTTTGTTTAATTCCGTTTACATGATTCCGCTGCTGCATCAAGTGTTAGGATTGGAAAGCGCTTACCGTGCAATCTCTTTTGTGTTGGGTCGTCGAGTTGTTGTGCGCGACCTTTACACCGAGGATTATGCAGACTTCTACGAAACCCCGTTCGGTGCCCTGCGCATCGACGGTGGTACGTGGTACAAAACCACGCACATTGTTTTGGAAATGCAGAAGGTTGCAGACGATCAGGAAATGAGCCTACCGGAAGGAACCACGTTGAAAGACCGGTTCCTTTCTGCGTTTTATCAGCTTGCTCCAATCAATATCGTGGTCGATCAATTCTTCTTTTTGATTGAAGTTGAAAACACGGAAGACTTCGGCATTTACGGGTTCGTTTACAAGCAGCCTGTACGCCGGTTGATTGCAGACCCTGAATACGTTTTCGAAAACGTGGATATGCACATTGTCGGCCCTGATGAAATCGACAATAACGAATCGGCTGACTTCGGCGTAATGACTGCAAAGGGTGCGGTAGCCGTTGTTTCCAAATGGACTACCAGCCATCCGCAGCAAGTTGTATTCAACGGAAATACCATTTCGTTTAGCGGATTCGACACCGATACACTGGTGACAATTAACGCGACAGTGAAAGGTTTGATTTACACCAAAAACGTTACTGTTCGCCGTGGCATGGTTGACGTTTCGCTGGTTGAAATTCACGGCCCTGATTCGCTGAAAGGCGGTGAAGCTGGCGATTACATGTTGATCGCTCACACAGCAGATGGCGCCGTGGAAATCAAAGGCGATATCAAAGTAACGAGTCCTTATGCGTCGATGATTGGCGGGCAATTGGTTGTTAAAACTTTGCCTTCGAATCAGGAAGCCGGTTTGTATGTTGAAATCAAAATCGGCGGTGTGAAATACGTTGGTGCGAAACTGGTTAAACTGATTTGGGTTGATCCTAACACCCATCTGACCGGCTTTGTAATTGGAGGCGATACCGACTTGGAAGAATCGAGTCATTATCCTTTCACAGCGACAGCGTTTTATTCGGACAATACCAGTGCACAAGTTCTCGCTGTTTGGGAAACCAATAGTCCTGCTGTGATCGTTGATAACGGCGACGTTTACACCAAGATTGTGCACGGTGTAACGGATGTTGAAATCAAAGCAACGCATAGCTATCGCGGTCTGACAATGACGGCTTACAAAGACGTGAAAGTTAGTCCGAAATTCCTTACTGTTGCTGCGCTGGAAATCCTCGGCCCACAGGAATTGCTTGAGGAACAGAAAGGCCAGTACACGTGCATTGCAACATTCTCCAACGGACAGAAAACGGTTATCACCCCGGCATGGTTTACCACGGCCTACAGCATTTCCGAAAATGGTTTGCTGAATACCGGCCTTGTAATGGATTTCCTCGACATTGAAATTCGCGCAACATTTGAAGATCAAATCGTTGTTTATCCTGTCACTGTTCGTCGTGCACCGGTCGTGCTGCAATCGTTAATGGTTTCAGGACAAAACACCGTACGCGAAGGTACAGCCGCGCAATACGATGCCTACGTGCAATATTCGAATGGCAATGTGTTGAAAGTTGAACCGACGTGGGATCTTGAAACGCCTGTAGATTGGGCGACAATTGTTGACGGTGAATTGGTTGTTTCCAATCCACAAGACAGCACCGTTTCTGTACTCGCCAAATACGACGTTAGCGGGCGCACAATTTCACAAGCTAAAACAGTTGTGGTTGTTGGCGCTTCGAATAACATCACCGGCCTGTTCATCACTGGTGCAAACGAAGTCAATTCCCGCGAACGAATTATCCTCACTGCAACCGCTGTTTATGAGGACGGAAGTTTCGCAACTGTTAACCCGGTTTGGGAAGTTTACACCGAAGATGCAAACGCAGAATTCATTGCTGCTGACGTAGCCGGTTATGGTGTGATTCAAGGCCGAAGCGTTGACGAAGATATGAAAGTGATTGTGAAAGCAACTTACTTCCAAGAAGTTGCAGAATATCCAATCACCGTGAAATACGTAATGCAGAAAGGCCCTGATGTTCCTGTGTCCAGTCGCATTATCGGTAACGCGGTAATGTACAGCACACAAATCGCTTCTTTCTCGCAGGCAATTCTTTTCAAACAATGCACCGCTGAATTGCTGGTTTCCTCGGATTGGACTGTTGATAACGAAGACGTACGCGTTGACGAAAACGGTTTTGTTACCGCGCTTGTAAATGGCGATATCACATTCGTTTTGACTGCTGTTTGGTCGTGCGGAGGCTACACCGTAACGGATTCTATGGTGGTGACAGTTATTCCGCTTGACGCGCAATACATCGGCCTTGGAATCATTGGCGTAGACACAATTAACCTCGGCGAAACACAACGCTTTAGCGCCGAAGTTTATACGTCCGATGTCGGCATTAATCCCGGTCAAGGAAAGATCGTAACCGCACAATGGCAAGTGCTGACAGACCTGAACAATGTTCAAATCGGCGACAACGGTGATTTGCGCGTAGGTGGCCCGGTTGTAAACCAAACCATCACACTTGCAGCAACGTACACAGTCGATAACGAACGTGTAGAAGGCACGAAACAAATTCGTGTACTCGGTTCCAGTCCGTTCTATGGTGACGCACCGTTAAACGTTCCAATCGACAACCTGTTTGCATCGCAATTGATGATTGTGAATAACACAATTACAGAAAACTTTGAGGAATACGGATGGCTTGTTTATCCGGCAGTCTTCGGGCCTGCGAAAGTGCTGTCCAACGGTTCCGAAGGGGATTGGCAAGGGAATACAGAAAGCGGTGATCCACAGGTTATCCGTCGCGAAACAAACGGCATTTCTTTTGACTGGTACGTGTATCGCACTAAAACAGCGGCACTCGGCCCGAAAGTTTATGAGGTTGTATTCTCATGATGGCACAAAATCCAAACCTGCGCGCCGTCAAGCCATTAAGCAAATACATGGACTTGAAAGTTCGAATGATTGGGCGACAACGGCTCGCCCTTGAATACGAAGTCAGCGGAAACAATCAGGTAAACGTGAGTCTTCCATTCACCCCGGACGCACCAGAAAATCTCGAAATTTATCTGGATGACGTTCGTGTGGTGGGCGGTTACACAATCAACAAAAGCGTGGTGACTTTCACTGCACCAAAGAATGGTCGTCTGTTCTTTATCTCGGATACGCAATTGGTTGACCCCGGCCTGAAATGGTTGGAAATACCAACGCAGAATCTGATTCAAAGCGACGACTTTTCTACAACTGCATACGGCACAGATCGAACGGAACAGCACCAAGTTGCAACGTTCACAAAGCCCATTTGTATTAGCCAAGGCGGTCTAGGTTTCTGCCGCCCTAGTGCAGACAATTCAAAGCTTTTGTTTAGCTCTTTGTATGGGCGTTTCGGTCGGGACACAATCACGTACGCATTGATGACAGACGCAGGGCAATTGTCTGATTATCGCTGTATCGACATTCGTATTCGTGACCCGAATTACATTCCGCCAATTCGCATTCAAGCAATCTCTGCAACCTCTAAACCGCTGCGTGTAAACGGAACGGTGGTGAACATTGAAACGCCGGGTGAATGGCAGATGTACGGGGAAGCAATGACCGGCACGATTGAATTGCCGAACAAAGCAACCCTAGAAGAAATGCACGAATACCACTTCGTTATCCAAGGCCGTGACGAAGAGGGGAAATGGTTCGAACTTCAGGAATATTTCGACGTTGGTGAATATGAAATCGTTCTGGAACACAACGATGATTTCGTGATTACTCAGCAAGGTTCCACAACTGAATGGGGCTTTGAAAACGGCGAACGTTTATCGGTAATGTGCAAACAAACTGCAACGTCTCCGCTGAACATTAGCCTGCGTGTGGATAGCAAATCCATATTCGATGTGAGCATTGTCGGTCGCGGCCCTGAAGTGTTGGCTGTGCTGGATGTCCCACGCGAGATTACGGATACGGAATTCACATACAACAAAGATCCAGACGGAACAAATGCAGACGTTATATGGGATGTTGATTCCGAAGAGTTTGGCCCGTACGGAATTACCACAACCACAAGCTTTGCAAATGATTTGTTTGAGGATCATCGCGTTGAATTGGATTTCAAAGGAACGGTTACGTTTACCGAACCATTGTACGATCCAGTAGCAGCCGCATTTACGCAGGCTGAATTCGATGTGAGCCGGGTTATCAGCGGGCGTTTCATTACTGCTGAAGATCCATTAGAAAACAATGTGATTGCGCCTAATAGTTCCATTGTCTTGTTGCCGAAAACCATGCTCTGGCGTAATGCAGACATATGGTCGGACATGTATGTTTACGAACCTTTAACGTTCACATACACAAACAAATGGAGCATACCGTAATTTACTAATAGAAACGGCGTGATGTTTGCGCCGTTTAACCAATTGATTTGAGAGGGAAACATGACAGAGCGCAAGATTTTTAACCCGTTCAATGCCGCACCTAAAAAGGTTGAGGCTGCACCAAAAGTAGAAAACCAAGAAGTTGCAACGGCGTCCGCTCTTACCAACGTTGATCCTTCTCAATGCCCGAAGTGTCCGGCGAAAATGTCCACGGCAATGATCTATGATCGCCGACAGGTTTACTACTGTGACGCGTGCCGTGTAACACACCCAAAGGAATAAAGTGATGGTTGATAAGCTGGTATTACTTGATGCGGGCGAATCCGCAATTAACAATGCGAATGCTGGCGGGCTTTTAATTAACCCTGCAAGTTTTCGCATGGGCGATTCAGACCTTTATCCGTCGTCCACACAGCACACGAACATTGTCGGAAATTTCGTAACCGGTGGCGAGATTCACCACGTCGAAGTTTTGAGCGCTAAAACAGCTCGCTTTGTATTGAGTGTTGATACCCGTTCGCTGGCGGGGCCAACCACTGTTAAAGAAGTGGTGATTTTCTTCGAAGGCAACATTGCTTTTGCACGTTGTGTATTTGCAAAGCCATACATTCTGCAACCTGATGAACCGCTGCGTTTGAGCGTCGTTCTCGGTACAAGTCGCGCCGACCTGACTACAATCAGTGTGATTATCGGCGAGCATGATTCGATTCCGGCCACGCCGTTTTTGTATCGTCTGCCACCACCGGGTAACTCCGAATTCAATGCCATTTCTGTTCTGAATGGTATGCGTCACTTTGATGGAACAAACGGCCCTGTACTCGCTCAGCGTTACGGGGCTGGTGCGTTTCAATGGGCTTTTAGCGAACACCAACGCGTCTTTAACGGTGTTCCAACGTCGGCCACTGCAACATCTTTCAAAATCCCTAACCAATCGTGGGCAGCGAACGAACAGGTAATTGTTCACGTTGTTTCCGGTAGCGGTGAAGGTAAAACGCGGCGTTATCGCTACAACACTGCTGCGGCTGAATTCCGCGACGTTGATAACCAACCGATTCCGAATCTGCAAACATGCACAATTGCTGTATGGCGCATGGTTGGAACTTCTACAGGTTCGGGCGCACCGGGCGCTGGTTTGCCACCTACCGATAACATTCCGAACGATTGGGTATTAACTCCCGGCCCTGACGGAACAGGTACATGGCAACCGCCGAAAGCAGCATCGAAAATCATTGCAACGCTGTACACGAAACCGACTCGCCTTGAAGTAAATGCTCTGACGTTTATGGGTACTGGTGATCAATCTCGTTACAGCACCGGTGAATTGATTGCGGAAAACGCAAACTATATTTACCCTGCACTCGGTATGGCAACGCAGCACCGTACAGCTTTCGAATTGAACGGTTCTGAATTGGAATTCGCCGAAGTTTTGCCGTCCACCATTCCAGTTGATTTGCGTGTGTTCACGCGCTCGCCCTCGACTGGCACACGTGTACTGTTCAAAACCATTGACGCAGTTGGCGATGGTGAAACAGTTGAATTCGATATCGGTTTCGCAGTCGATAGCGCCGCGCATGTTTTCGCATTTATTTCGAGCATGCTGCAACCAGTTTCCACGTACACGTTTGACGCAATCACCAAAAAGATTCGTTTCATTTCTCCACCGGCTGCGGGTCTGCCAATTGAATTCCGTTGTCTGACATACGTTAACGATACCGGCTACAGCACGCGGATTGTGACACGCCTGTATAACACCGATAGCGATACGTTCTTCCTGAAGTTGCCGACCACACCGCAAAGCATCGAACAGGTATTTGTTTCGCAATCTGGTGCGCATGTACACCAAGAAAACTACTCTTTGATTGAAGACGGTCTGGTGTTCACGGAGTCGCTTGAAAAAGGCGTCGAAGTGGAAGTAATGATCTTCGAAAACATTCAAGCGCAGGGTAGTGAAGCAACTGGTTTGAACGGCATTGTTATTGACGGCTATGTGACGAATAAAAACATCACATTGCTGCGCCACGGTGCACCGGCTGTAATGCTTCCAATTCCAGCGCCAGCAATCAGCGTTGGTAAAGGTCTGCAAATTGATGCGTCCAGCGGCCAAGCTCTAATCAGCATTGACGCCGCAAGTTTCCCGAATGCGCCAGTGTTCACGAAATGGAGTATCGACCAGATTGAAAAGAATCAGGCCACGATTATCGTTACCCAACGAATCGACCTGACGAAACCGTGCATCATTTTTGTGACTTGTGACTTCGCCGCGAAACTCGGGCCGGGTTACGTTTCAACAGAAGGCGCGGAAAACATGGAATACGTTGTGGGGATTCGTTCTTCACAATCGAAAGAGCCTGATTTTGGTCGTGCAATTCGTGGTACGAATACAGCCGGTTTGTTCACTGGCTCGCAATCGAAATCCACAATTGGTTATGCCAACGCCAGCATGACGCAAATGTTTGAACTTGATCCGTCGAACCACAACACAGGTTATGTGGAACTGGTTGCAAAAATGCGGATTAACAACGCAAACACTTCGCAGTTCACGTCATTGCTGACACTCAATTTTAACGCACTTGAGATTCCGAAATAATGTACTGGTACGTCGAAGGTAGAGGACTCGTTTCAGGAAACGTTGAGCCAGAAGGCCGTGCATTTCCACTCGACGAAGCTACCTTCGCGCACTGCCGTGACAACTACGAATTACTGGATATTTTTGTACGGGATAATCAACTGCATATCACAATCGACATGCCTGCGTTTCGCGCAACAGCATTATCGAAATTGGTTAACGTTGATTATATCGTGCACAACAACGTGAAATATTATGACGATGAACTCGGCTACTTGAGTGCCACGTACATAACACGTAGTGGGTATCCGTGCGTTCTCAGTCAGAAACAAATGATTGATAAAGTGACCGAAAGGAATCGGTTATTCGCATACAAACGTAGCGGCATAAACAGTGCGCGAACACCTGAAGAGATTGAGGGGTATCTATGTCAAACGCCCTAACGATTGCGCAGTTAGACAATAACTCTGTGACGGTTCCAATTGGCCGCACGGTATTTACGAACACAAAGAAACAGAACTCAAAAGTCGTGCAAGCCGCACAGACTGGCGAAGAACTAAAAGCGCCTACGTATCAACTCATTGAAGCCCCCGGCTACGATGGTGAACAGGCGTATCGTTCGAACATTGACGAAGTTTATTTCGATAAGCCTTTGGATCGTGAAAGTCGCCAAATTGCTGAATGCAGTTTCGACAATGACAAAGGGCTTTTCACAATAGTTCGAAAGAATGGTGAAGTAATTACTGCTTCTAGTTTTCTCCGGCAAATAGATTTCGGTGTTGGCCCACAAGGCCCACGCGGTGATTCTGGAAAAGATCAAGAAGACGGCGTAGACGGTCGCGACGGTGCGGACGGTGTAACAGGTTGCGCGGGGCCAAATGGTGCAGAAGGTCGTCCGGGGCCAATGGGCGATTTCGGTATTGAAGGCCCTGTAGGTCAGCAAGGAATGTTCGGGCCATTAGGCCCTACCGGCCCGCGTGGTGATCGTGGCCCCGCTGGCCCTCCCGGATTCGAAGGCAAACGCGGTTTGTGCGGCCCTAGTTGCCCAACCACAAGCCAAGGCCCGTGCGGCCCTGAAGGCATGACAATGAAGAAAGAAGTTTCCCTGTTAGAACATCCTCAACCGGATGAATTGATTTGGGCCGCTGCTGAAGATTGTGTTTGCCCAATTCGTCCGAACGAAGTTTATCCTGAGTACGTCAGGAAACTTGTTATTTTTGCATAAGGGGAATTGAATGCTTTGTACGACTATTCCAGTCGTAGCGAAATCCCCCGTACCCGTAGCGAAAACAATTGCTGAATGCGGCAAATGGATTACGTTTTGCGGTAAGGGAAAGCACTCAGTTTCATTATTTTTGGGAACGATTCAGGCCCCCGTTGTTATTTGGTATGAACGGGACACGCCGGAAGACGCTTTATACGTTCACCAATTCGATGAAATTGTGGCCGCTGCGCCGTTGGACGATGCCGTTGGTTCGTTCACGTTTCAATATGCGCCACTGGATAAAAAACCCGGTAATGACGAAATCATTATCACGCACGAAGGCAACAGCGTTAACAGTCGCGTGCATGTCCGTGTGGATTGTCCTGAAAGTTTGTGTCTTCCCAACAACGTTAAGCCGCCACCGCTGCAAGAAACGTCGATCAAATGCGGGAAGCAATGGCACCAAGCAGGATACGTAAAAAAGAACACAATTTTGCTCGGCGATGAACCGGGTTTTGTTGAAGTTATTTGGGAAGTGATTGGCACAGCAGAAGTTCGTTTCTTCCAAGACAAAACTTTGCTGAAAACGATTACTTCCAACCGTGACGGAACGTTTAGTTTTTTCTACGATCCGGCATTGGGCGATGTTTATGCAACCACGCAGGGCACCGGCTCTGTCGATTACATTTTCACTTGCCCATACATTCCAGTTGATCCAGAAGTTCCGGTGTATGAATTCACGTGTGGTGCAGAACCATACGCGTACGAAGCACCGCGCAGCGTGGAAGTTAAACTGCCTGTAGAAATTGGTACGATTGATATTGAAGTAACGCTAGTTGAAACGGTGCGTGTTGAATTCCGTCAAAACAACGTTCCTTTTTACGTCCTTTCGAATCACGCGGGCACTGTGACATTCTCGTATGACTTCGATCCCGATAAAGGGAAAGTGACAATTGAAACCACGGGTTACGGTGCAATCAGCGTCAAAGTGAAATGCCCGTACAACGCGCCCGATCCTGATCCGACTGACGTTTTGGATAGCTGCGGAACAACACTCGAAACATTCCCCGGCTGGTCAAACGTTACGCTCGACATGGGCGGCGTAAATGGCACGACGATTCTGGATATCGTGTTAACTGGAACGCCTGTAACTGTCGAACACACAGTGGTTCAAACAATTACTGAATCCGGTTCGTACGAATTCGCTGTAGATAAAGACGTTTCTTTCGTGATCAAAAGTCGCGGCAATGATTACCGTATGCGCGCATCTTGCCCGGTACGAATTCCGACCGAAGAGGTAATGGATTGTGGCACTCAAAAAACAGTTGATAGTTTCTCAAATACGGTCGTTCGTTACGGCAGCTCGCCGGGAAATACAACGATTACAACAAACCTCGACGTATCTGTATATCGAGACGGTGTTCTCCAAGGCATGGGCCAAAACATCACGTTCTTTTACGCAGGCACTGGCGTGGTTAAAATCGTTTCGTTAACAACTGACCAACAGTTGACGATTAACGCGACATGTCCGGCAATCAACCATTTGCCGTGCAACGATCCACTGACACAATTCAACGGCGGCGATAGCGTAATCGTAGATTTTGCGATTCCAAACATTCGCGGTCACGTGAAATTCGAAGTAGAAATAACCGGTTCCGTTTCCATTGCGTGGCGTGTGGGTAACACCACTGTCAAAACGTCCACGGCCACTGAAAATTTTGAATTGATTCTGCGTACAGTTGATGGCCTGCGTGCTGTTAGTTCTGGCACAGGAACATTTAAAATCAAAGTGTATTGTGCAACACCGATCGTACCTGTAACAGTTACGCCATTTACTGAAGTAGTGAATTGCCAACCGGGTCAAACGAGTGGTGGTGTTCCGGGCGGTGATACGTTTGTCACAGCGTCTTGGACAGTCACAGAATGGAGCGATGGCACCACAACAACGTCAGAGAAAGTTTACGACGGTGTGTGTATGCCAGTGACTGAAGTTCCTATTCGTCCTGCGCGTTGGGGCGTTGCAATGTTTGCTAACCGTTTGTTCACTGGTGGCCCGATTGAATCGGAAATTACGCAAGAAGAACGCGATTACGGCGTGAATTCGAACATAACACCATACGGAAAACCTTACACGCGTTGGACAGGCATTCAGGACTTTGCCGATAAGGTAATGACAAACACAATCGTCCCAAATAGCACGACGACTATTCAAATAGATACGGTTGCACCAGCAGACGATTACATCTATTTGATGTGGGATAAGCGCGCAGGGCCAGACGTTGAATTGCGTGTGTTGCCTTTAGACCTTCCTGTTACGTGGAAAGGTGTTGCGTTGCGTAATGACATTATCCCTAACGGCCCGGACTACCCTGAATACGATCCAAATCTTCCTGAAATTCTTACTGTTCGTTACGATGACGGTACAGGCGAACGTGATTGGCTGATTCGTAAGAAGGAAGACACAGCACTGCAAGGCGGAACGCTGAGCGAATCGTACACGGTTAAGTACAAAGTCTAAAGGAATGCAGAAATGCTAACGAAAATCCCAACGCCGATGATTCGTGCAAAGGGTGAAAAAGATTCGAGCGTTCTTGAAGTTAAGAACGAACGACTTGCCGCCACTTCGCCGAAAGATACGGAAGTTTCAGAAGTTGCTTCAATGTTGTTCGACGCTTCGCAGGGTGTTTTAACTCTGCGTTTCGCGAACGGCCAAGAAATTCGCACTTCGGGTTTTCCTACTCCAGACAAAATTCCAGCAGGCCCTACGGGGCCACAAGGTTTAGCGGGAAAGGATGGGAAAATTGGAAAAGATGGTCGCGATGGTGCAGCCGGTGGCCCCGGTTGTGCTGGCCCTCAAGGTGCAATTGGACAAACAGGCCCGAAAGGTGAAACCGGTCGCACTGGTCAACCGGGGCCAATCGGCCCAACTGGCCCTGTCGGCCCAACAGGTTTGCAAGGCCCAATAGGCCCCACCGGCCCACAAGGGCCACAAGGCCCGAAAGGCCCGCGTGGTGATCAAGGCCCACAAGGTAAACCCGGCCCGCGTGGCCCTGAAGGTTTTATGAATATCGTTGTTTCAACGGTTGAACCGGCAGAAGAAGCACGCGTGCACGGAATGCTTTGGGTAAATCCAAACGCCGATTATAACTGCGGTTAAAGGAGCATTTTTATGGGTGAGTTAACACGGGTGCCCGTGGAAATGGTTCGTGCACGCGGTCGCGTTGGTGCAAACCTGAAAAACACGGGTACAAGTTTGCAAGTTGCCGAACAGGATGAATCACAAAGTCCTGTTTTGGTTAGCGGGCATTTGGAACAATTGACAGGCGTTCTTCAACTGACATTGAGTGATAACACATTCATTAAAGTTGATGGATTTTTTACAACGAATAGCATTGTGCAAGGCCCCGCTGGCCCACGTGGTTTAAGCGGAATGAATGGTGTTGACGGTGCAGATGGTCGTGATGGTGAACAAGGGCCAACCGGTTGCCAAGGCCCAGCAGGCCCTCGCGGTGATGTCGGCCCTGAAGGCCCACGCGGGCCACAAGGTATTCAAGGCCCACCGGGGCCACAAGGAACACCGGGGCCACGTGGCGAAGACGGATTTGTTCAAATCTTTATTCAAAGCGAAGACCCAAGCCAAGCGGAAGGCAGTTACGTAAAACCCGGAACATTGTGGGTGAAACCGTAATAAACGTTTGTAAAAAGCTACACAATTAAAGGGGCCTTTGCGCCCCTTTCGTTGTTTTTCGGTAATTTAAACATATTAAAACCGAAGGAAATTGCTATGAGTCAGTTGACCATACGCACTCCACAAGATGCCAATCTGGACATTTGTGAAAGTGAATGGAATGTTTATCAGGATGATGGGACGTGGTTTCGAATTGATCCGGTTAACGATTTGCGCGTTCGCCATGGTTCAAATGAATATTGGTTAACGATTGAATGTGATAGCGGCGTTGACTATTGCCCACCTGAAGAAATGGTTGAATGCTGGCCGGGTTACGCGGGAGATTTTGATAGCGGGGAATTTAAAACCGGTGGCCCAACTGGCTATTTGGTTTCAACCTGCGACGGATTGGCACCGAAAACATATACAGGACACACACCAAATTTTGATGTGGCTGGCGGTCGTTTCTTTGCAACCGCACCATTGCTGCCAAACGCTGTAGCCGAGGCATTGCCCGTTACGTTGTATGGTGAAACAGCAGAAATAAATGAAATGTTGGTTTGGGCTGGTTCTGCATCGGGTGCAATTGACGTTAGCGCACTTGAATTAGATCCCGGTGTTCGTTTCCGTATTTATCACGGTTGCGAATTGCTTGGTGATAGCAAAACCAGCGGCAATTACTTCAACATTTTCTACAATGCCGAACCACCTGAATTGCGTGAAGTTGATTGCGGTGTTCCGCGTCCTGCAAACAATTTCCTAACCGTTCGTGTTGATGCTCCTGCGAATGCGCGGTGGCGAATCAAATTGGGCGAAGTAAACGTCGTTCAATTGACGAACTATGAACGCCCAGCACCATGCTTCGGAACATTTGGCCCTAACCTGCCATGCCGCGTAAATGAAGATCATCGCGTTGTTCCCGGTGCAGCAAGTTACGAAATGGTACATCGAATTCCCGCCAACGGTATCATGCACATTGACCTGACTGTTCAGGGCGTGGCGCCTGTTACCGTTTCTGTGTTTTACAACGGCGGAATGATTGCACAAGCAGCCAGTTTGAATTCTGGTACGAATCAATATTCGGCGATTTCCATTCCGTTCAATTTCACTAGCGTCGGCGGCGATGATTTCATTATTGTTCGTTACGATGCACCACGCAATTACAACAAATGGCAATATTCGATCTACTGCCCTGAGCAACGCGGTAGCCGGGTGTTTCCAATGTTCTGCATGCCAGTGCCGGACGACGTTTTGTGTTTGCCGTTGAATCCAACGCTCGATCCTGTTTACGCACAAGTCGGACAGGGCGCGCAATACAACGACATTTACTACGATTATTCAGGCAAAGCAGAAGGCGATGTCGTCGTAGAATTCTTTGCTGCTGATCCTGTGCAAATGATCTTTTATCAAGGCACCTACCCGAATGATATCGTGGTCGGTGGTACTGATGGATTTGTAAGTGGCCACCAGCGTTTCTACTTTGAATTCTATCCGAAAAACGGTACGACAATTCACGTGCGTGTTCTCGGCCCGTGCTGCCCTGATTGGGCAATGACAGTTAGTTGCCCGGTTCCTTTTGCACGTTTGATCATCGACGACGGTTCGAAAGTTCGTCTGAAGAAAGGTCAAGTGAATTACCTGTGTTTCCGCGCACGTTTGAATCACCGCACTCCGCGTGACGTGAATTTCAGTTTCAAAACAACGCCACTCGATGCAATTGAAGCGCAGGGTGATTGCATTATTCCCGGCTCGATTACACCTTCGCTTTATTGCGACATTTTGTCTGAAACTGGTGTGCAATTTGCCTACTCGACAAACGACGTAAACATTGGCGGTTATGGTGCTTATCGAATTTGCTCGCAAGCTCACGGCTACAACTGCGCGCAAGGTGGTCAGTATTACGTGATGGAAACAGAAATCAATCTGCCTTACGACGGCGTTTATACGTGGATCGGAACAGCGGACGATAACTGCTACATCTATCTGGATTGCGAATTGAAGGTGCAAAAATCTTCGACGTGGGAAGCAAACCAGCAAACAAACTTTGTCGGTCGTAAAGGTCTGCAAACACTTTCGATCATGTATCAAAACGTTCCGCATTGCACACCGGGTTGGGTTAAGTGTGCGATCCTCGGAAACGGACAGGTTGTATTTGCAACGAACGCATCCGCATATCAATGGCGTTCTAAAACAGGCTCGCTGACTTCGGAACCTGTACCAGAACCGCTGAACTACGGCGCCGATTACAACAAAACTCAAAGCACCGGGCACATTCCTGCATGCTCTGAAAATGGCATTGATATTTGCGTTCCAATTTGCGGCACGGATTTGATGGGGCCGAACGTACAGTTCAAGGTTGAGATTTATAACCTGACTGGTGTGAAAGCTGAACGTCCTGCGGCAATCGGAACAATCATCAACGAAAACAATTACCAGTGTGATCAAGCGACTTTGGTAGCGGTTAACGATGGTGGCGCGTGTGAATTCGTAAACCGTTTGTCTCGCCGAATGTTCGTACAAAAAGCGCTCGCTTCTTACGGCGGTGCTTCGTACGTGATGGAAAGAGAAATGACGTTCCCGGTTTCGGGTATTTATACGTTCATTTTCTTCGGCAAAGATGGTGCACAGCTTTACATGGATTGTAATCTGATCGCGCAGTCGAGTGGTGGTTCTGTCGCACGTGCAACCCGTGTGCGTACAGCGGTGAATCGTGGCACACGTCATTTGTTCATCAATTATCAATCGGCGGGCGGTGGTCGTCGGAACGCATATGCTTCAATGTGTGTTCTCGATCCTTCGAATCAGATTATTTATTCGTCGAATGCTGCGGATTGGCGCGGACGTATTATCAACGGCGGTGTGAAACCAACGTGTAATCAATTCGCTACTTCTTGCTTGATTAGTGGCAACACAATTGAGAAGCAACAAAGTGGCGGTGGTGGTTCTACAAACTACACGGTTGGTTATGGCAGCGTACAAGTGCGGACTTCTTTGCACGGAAACGGAAGCCAGCCAAACGGAATCAATTATTCGTTGCAGTACACACCAAACCTTCCAGCCGGAACATACACCGTTAAATGGACTGCGGACGACGTTGCAAGTTTCTACGTCAACTGTAATCACATTCGCGATAAAAATTCGAACTGGCGAGATATTGATACATTCACTTTTGCGCATCCGGGCGGTGCAGTTCCAATCACAGTTATTTATCGCAACACAGGCGGTAACGTTGCGTGGTGTAACTGGGCAATTTTGAATGGCGCAGGTCAAGCCGTTTCTGTTTCGTTGCCGGGTCTGCCGGGACAAGCTTCTGCAATTGGTGATGTTGTTGCGGGCACTGTAGGTGTTCCACTTTATCAATCGTTTTACGGCGGTCGCACAGTGATTCACATTTCCCCAAGCATCGGAAGTGGTGGCCCGAATTACAATTGGTGGAGTGCAGAACGTGATATCAACATTCCAGCGGATGGTTTGTATTACGTTGTAGGCGGTGCAGATGACCAGCTCGGCGTTTATGTAGGCTGCCAAGCTGTTTCCACTGCTGGCGGATTGTTTGCATTGGAAGCAGGCCCGCAAAAAATGCACATTCGTTGCTACAACCTGAAATCGAAGAATCCGAACTATTGCTGGTTCACACTTTACAACCAAGCAGGACAGGTTATTTATAGCACTGCCGCTGCTGGCTGGAAAGGGAAATGGTCTGACCTCGATTTTTCCGGCATGAGCTAATCAATTCGCCCTTCAGAAATGGAGGGCAATTTTAAGGAATATTTTTATGGCTGGCGGATTAACAAAAGTACCACCGTCGATGATTAGCACGTCTCGCTCTGTACCGGGCGCAGTGCTGAAAGATACGGGCGTTGAATTTGAACCGAGTACCGACGAAACGGCGGCACAAGGTGGCGTAAAAACTGCGGTTTACGATAAAGAAACTGGCGTTTTCACAATTACAAATACTGACGGAACTGTAATTCGTTCCGAAGGTTTTCCAACAGTAAATAATATTGGTGTTGGTGCAACTGGCCCGACTGGCCCTGAAGGTGCGCAAGGTTTAAATGGTCGCAACGGCAAAGACGGACGCGACGGCCCGATGGGATGTATTGGCCCTAAAGGTGATGTCGGCCCCGCTGGCCCTGCCGGTGGTTATGGTGGTATCGGCCCGCGTGGCCCCGTTGGCCCTACAGGCCCGCAAGGCGCACAAGGCTTGCCCGGTAGCATTGGCCCAACCGGCCCGACTGGCCCACAAGGTCAATTAGGCCCACAAGGAACACCCGGACAACAAGGCCCAACCGGCCCACAAGGTTTGCAAGGTTTGACAGGCGCAACAGGCCCACAAGGTCAAATCGGTGAAACTGGTTTGAATGGCCCAATAGGCCCGACTGGCCCACAAGGCGAACGCGGTTTGCAAGGTCAACAAGGCCCGCAAGGCGAAACAGGCGCACCCGGTCAAGGTATTCAAGGCCCGCCCGGTGTTTCTGCATTGTTCACAAATAACCCGCGACAAAATGCTGATCCGCGTGTAGGTGAATATCACACGCTCGAAACGAATGATGCAACGTTGGAAGTTTACGGCGAATTCAAATCGGTTGCGCCTGTTCAAGCGCTGACAATTACCTATGAATTTGACGGTGAAACTGCACGGCTTCCACGCGTGTATATCAGTTTCAACAAATATTCCGGCGCACAATCGTACGTGCTTGCAACTAGCACCGATCAAGGCACAACAACCGGTTCGTTTACTGTGACATTTGGTGAAGCGGTTGCGGATGTAGATTTCAACTGGCGCGTAGTTTTGCTGGATACCGAACCGTTCTCCGCTGTACAGGTTTACGATACAACTGCTGTGCGTCCTGATGATCCTGCAACAACCAACGTCATGTTCTATGATCTTGTGTTGAACACTGCTGCAAAACGCACATGTTTGGTTGATTGGGAAACCGTTTCGAATGATGCGAAAGGTTCAGGAATTCCGATTCCAAATACCTACGACAATTATCAGAACTGGTCGCATGCTTCTGGTGCAGCGCTTTATCTGCCGGGTATGCAAATTCCTGCCGCCGATGACGCGAACAATATGGTGCTGACTGGCGATCATATTGAGTCGATTAAAAACAGCGGTAATTACGTTTCGTTGTTGAGTCCGAATGCTTTCAACTTCTTCTCGGCACAAGCGAAACTCAGTTCTACCGATGCGGACGACGATGCAATGGGTCTGGTGTTGGCATTTGTTCGTGATGCTGGCGCAAACCACATGATCGTTGCAAACCGTAACCAAGGTGGTATGGCTGCTGGTTCGACATCGAAAAACTTCCAACTTTCTTACGTAAGAAACAATGTCGTAATCAAAGTGATTTCTGAAGTTGATATCGGTGCAACTGGTCACGCATGGTCGGGCGCATATTCCACGGTGAAAATTGATCGTGACGGCCCTGTTCTGCGTGCGTTTGCAACGCCGTTCGGTTCTGATGTTCTGGACGCAACGCCGCTTACTTGCAACGTGAGTACCGATCCTGATTTGGCAGTGTTTAACACAAGCTGCAATTTCGGCTTCTTCACTTACTCGCAAGCAAGTTCTGCATTCACCGATATGGTGTTCGATTTCGGCGAACCAGATTACGAAACAGCGAGCGGCACAATGATGTTTGAAGCGGGCGAATCTGAGAAACAAATCCCCGTAACGATCATCGGCACAGACGTTCCAAATCCGCCACAGAAAACGGTACAAATTCGGCTGTCGAATCCGCGTGGCGTAACCATTACACCTCCGGGTACTGCAAACGGTACGTTCTAAATAAAATGGCGGGGAGCGTAAAAACTTCCCGCCTTCGGAGTTCGTATGGCAACAGAAATAATTGGGACAGCGTTTTGCGATAAAAACGTATGGTACTCCAGTAACAACGTGAACTATGCGCCATCGTCAATCAATGATGGTTTGGCGGATGGTCGGCGCTGGATTGGTTCGAACGTAGACGCAACAACATCGCTTTTAAACTTTGTTGGTATCAAATTTGTAGGCCCGAAAAACGTAGAAGACATCGTAATCAACTTCGCGTCTTGGGGTAACAGCATTCGCATTGGTACGTGGGCACAAGGTGCCGATCCTGCGTCTGCAAGTTTTACAAAGGCAGATATTATTCCGCTGCAAAGCTACACCGTAAACGGACAGACTGATGCAGATGGCAGCGTAATCAACGTCAGCACGAATTTACGTTTTCTTGTTAACGCTTCACAAATTCCCGGCATAGTTCTGTACAGTGACAGCAACAGTTTCAGTGCGCTTACGAATACACCGGGCAGTGCTAACACAAACCTCAGTATCAACGAAGTAGTTGTCAGAGGCGTCAACGCATTAGAACCTGAATGGGCTAAGCAAATTGGCACAGCTATTTGCTCTTCGCAATACAACGATTTCGGTACAGTTGCAGCGGTAAACGATGGCAACACTGCAAGCGGCTGGTCTGGTGGTAACGTTGGTGCAAACGCTATTATTGATTGGGTTGCGCTTCAATTTCCAAGCCCAATAAAACCACGAAAAGTTGAGTTCTATTTTTATTCGTGGGGTAAAACAATTGCACTCGGTTATTCAAACGGTACGCCAACGGTAAAAGGCGATTTCACTGTTCACCGTTTGATTGACGTTACGGTTACACCAACCGATGACCTCGGCGTTCCGTGGGGTCGCGGCAAAGTAAACACACTTTTGATTCCAGCCGATGGGCCTTCTGGTTCTGTTTGGGGTACGTGGACAAACGATTTCGGCGCCAGCATCATGGGTTACAACAATGGCGGGCTTGATCGTACACGTTTGATGGAATTAAGTGTTTACGGGCCAGTGCAAACAAGTGCAGACGGTTTGAACCCTAAACCTCCTGCAATCGTTCCTGTTTTGCCATTCAGTGCAACGCCCGCAAGTTGGGTACGTACTGAATACAATACGCCCGGTGATTTTGTTTTCACCCCGGCTGCTGACACAACGTTAGTTTTAGCAATCGTTCAAGCGGCTGGTTCTGGTGGCCGCACCAACATGAACGTAAACGGAACCGTTACACAGAACGATTCCACGTTGAATGGCGGCGCTTCCACAATTGCTACAACAGAAGGTTTGTTTTTAACTGCTCCCGGTGGTACAGGCGTATCAGGCGGCGGTGTTGCAACTTTCAATAAAGGTATTGATTGGCTACGTGAAGTTGATACAGGCTCACGCGCAGGCGGTACAAGCGCGAGTGCAAATACCGTGGCTGGTGCGCAATCTTTCCTTACGGGAACGGTTGGTGCGGCTTTCACAATGGTTGCGCAACAAACAAACCTGCCAGCTACAGCAGCACTCAATACATTTACTGGCGCAGGCGCGTTACAACTGACGCCGATTTATACGGGTAATGCGGCACGAAACGCGACTTATGGTTTGTCTGTTTCTGCTGCAAATGATTCCGTAACGCTCAACTTCAAAGGTTTTGCAGGACAGCAATTAACGGTTCCGTATAACAGCACAGGCACAACGCAATTCACAGTTACACTCAATGGTAATGCCATTGACGGTGCTACCGCTTCTTCAGGTGGTTTTTCGCGCACATACACCCTCGCAACTACAGGTGATCAAACTCTCGTTTTAACTAAAGTTGATAGCTCTGTCGGAACGTTGGGTATCGCGTCGATTACGTTCGGCAACTTCGGCCAAGCAGGTTCTATTTCTGGTGGTTCTGGTCGCCTTGCACAAGCCTACATAATTCCAAAAGTTTTAAACGTTCACGTTGGTGCTGGTGGTATTGGTCAAGCCGGTGGCCAAACTGTAGCGGCTGCACAAAATGGTTTGCGTGGTTCTGGTGGTGCACCGGGCGGTAAAGGTGGTGACGGCGTTGTCGTCATTTACGAATTCAAAGGCTCTGTAGTTTTTGAAAGGCCCATCGTTCCACTGTTTCCAAACTACAACAATTTGACGGCTGAACTTGTCGGTATTTACCGCACAAATTTTATCGGTCAAGGGTTGGGAACAAAGCAAAACTATGTGCACAAATTGCGTCCGCGTACCAAATACGTTTACGTGATTATGACTGGTGCAGGCGGTGGTACGGTAAACACGTACACAGGCCCTTCAGCATCGGTTCCGAACGATCCTGCAATTGTCAGCATAGGCGCGAAAACGTTCACTGCTGGTTCTGGTTCTTCTAGTTATCGGATTATGTCTGGTACGTCTGGTCAGTATCCGTGTAATGCTGGTGATGGTGGTATTTTCACAAGTAATGCCGAAACGATTTACCAAACAAACGGCCCCGGTGGTTCAAACTTTGCCAGTCCAAATAGTTCTGGTGTTGTGGGCAATTACGGTTGGTCTGGTGGTGGTGTTCAAGGTGCTGGTGACGGCATTAACAACTCTGCGTGGCCGGGTGGTGCAGGTTCTACTGCAATGTTCATCCTTTCTGGTGACGATATTGCGAGCGGCACAATTGATATTCAGGTTCCCGGTGGTGGTCGCGCGCCTGCAACTGGACAATACGACGTAGGTAATCCCGGCGCCGTGTTTATTTTCGAAACTGAATCTGGTTTCGGATTTGCCACAACGCAATTGTCTGAATTACTTCTGACCAAATCGGCTATTGCTGCAACAACCGTTACACAAACTGCTGAACTTGTTTTGCAGAAAAGTGCACTCGGCCCTATTCGCACCTCACAAGTTGCTGAATTGGTTCTGGTGAAAGATACGTCCGTTCCTGATATGCAGGTAGCGAACGTTTACGCAACGCTGGTCTATGATGCGCCGCCTACAGGCATGAACATCACACAAACTTCTGAATTGGTTTTGCAGAAGGAAAAGATTGGCGGAACGGCAACCACACAAACTGCACAATTGGTTCTCCAGAAAACAGCACGTAGCCCGTATCGTTTGACGCAGGTTTCGGAACTGTTTTTGGTCGCAGAAACACCGACCATTTTCTGGTTGAATTTCGGTACACTGGATAATCCGATTCGTTTCCAACTGTATGATTCTGCAATTGGTCGTGCATCTTCGGTTCCGCCGAATTGCAAGATTCAAATTGAGGGTTATTTCGCAGAAGGGACGCATCTGGTAATCAACGGTGTTCCAAGTGGCATTGTTGCAAACGTGCAAAACAATGATCGCGTTTACATTCATGGCGGCGTGACAAACTACTGGCAGAAAACAATGCCGGTTTATGCCTACTACGAAGAGAACGGCGAGACAGCGCGTTTGTTGGTTGGTAGCTGGAATATCAACCAGCCTGTATTGGTGCCGAAACATACACAAGCTTACTACGGTTCGAAAATCACACCGTCGTGGCTGCAATCGCGCACAGGGTTTAGCGCGGCTGCATTGCAATCCTTTGTGACGAAAGCTTTGATGTCACTTGTGCAACTCACTACAGAGGCGGTGCATAACCTGTTCGGTAGTCTCGTTGATTTGATTCAGGAAAAAACGAGTGTTAACACACGGATTGCAGAAGTAACAATTGGTTGGGACATGTCGAAAGCGTTGTCGAAAGTTTCCGATACTGTCGTTTGGGATTACGTGCAGGCATTGAGTACCGACGTGAAAAACGTTGTGACTTGGGGCACACTGAAAGCACAAACCAGCGATTTCAAACAAGCTGATTTCATTGACACAAAAGCTTTGTATGGAAATGTTGAAACTTCCTACGATGTTCGCAGTGGTTCGGGTCTGTCGTACTTTGCAAGCAGCGGCGTTACATTGCTGTCAACGAATTACGCACATTTCGAATTGGATACCACATTCACCCAAGCTTATTACGGGGATTACAACGCTGCTGAATTCGTCGATCAAAAGGCGGGTTACGGAAACGTTGATACTGAATATGTGTATTACGCTGTCGATCATTCAGTCCATTACACAGTGGTTTATGTCGCTGTTCCAAGTAGCAGCACAACCATTCTGTTTGATATGGAACCAATGAGTACCAAAGCCTATAGCGTTCTTTCGGGAATGTTGTGGGAACGTAGCGTGGCACAGGGCACCGGCCATTGGGTAATTCCAACGGATGTTGCTTTGCACACTCAAACGTATTACGGAATGTTTGGTGCTGACGGCGTGGATGCAAATTCCGGCCATAGCGAATATACAGAACGGGAAACGCTGGCAATCAACGGCCCGCAACAGGGTTATTTCGGCACGACTTCTTTGTGGATGCAAAACTATTCCGCATATGCTGAACGAAGCCCAACCATTAAACGTTCGGAAAAAACCGCACTGTTTGACGTAACGCCGATTAAAACCACTGCGAAAAACGGTGTCTATAATCTGAAACCATTCCTTGATATGCAATCGGTTAACCAAATCGGCCCTGCTTCGTTGTACAAAGGGTTTGATTCGTTGTCAGACATTGAAGCTTTCACAGAGAATTTTGCTGGTGTTCACATTGGCATGAAATACAACGGTTACGTTTACACATTGGATGTAGACAAATCGTTTATTTGTGAAATATTCAACAATGGCCCGGTCAAATGGTTGCTGCAAGGTGGTTAATTTAATGGAAACCCCGGAGAAAAAACAATGGCTGCACTTATACCTCGCAAGAAGTTAAGTGAAGTCGGCAATCGGCCAAGAAAATTGTTTGAAATAACAACTCTTTTGTTGGCCCCAAATGCCTCTGAGTCTTTTGTCATTCCTTGCGGCGCAACCGCGATAGTGCAAAGGCTCAGAGTTTCCGCCCCTTGTATGGTGGAAGTGTACGGCGTAGCGGATCATAGCCCAATCATTGACCCGACGCCGTACAAGTTTTTGGCAACCGCTGACCACTTATTTGATGATGGTTCTACCGTTATGCGGGACGGGACAATTATCAAAACTCGACAGTATTCGATGTTCGTAAATTTGGACACGCCTTTGAAGCCCCAAATGTACGGCGTTATCACAAACACAACCGCGCAAAGTGTCGCGATTAAACTTACACTCACATACCTGACCGTTGAGGATTTCTAAATGGGTATTGCAATCCGCAAAGAGGGTTTTACCACAGCCGGTAAAATCACTCTCGCTGTAATTGACGACATGTTGGCGAATGGTTTCAAAGCCATTTTCCCTGTCGATGGAACTGGCGCCTACGTAAAACCTGTTGGCGCAACTGCTGAAAAATTCAGCGTTACTTTGGAAGCTGGGCCAAGCGTTGACCCATTGAATCCATTGATTCCCGGCGCTACTCCGAATCAACCGTGGCGCGTTGCGTTTTCCGTAACTGACAACGCCACAATGGGTATGTTTGCAGGTTCGCCGACTGCATTGCCTAACGACGGTTCGCTGCCTTACACAACCGATTCCGTTACTGAAATCACCACGACCACCGTTCGTATTATCGGTGCACGCGGGATTGTCGGTGAAGATTACACCCCGTATCGTTTGACGCAAACCGCTGACAAACCGTATTTCCAAAATGCTGGTCTTTTCCAGCCGCATTGGAAAAACAAAACAGAAGGTTTCATCAACCGTCGTACCAAAGTTTGGGTTGATTCGATTGTTGGTAACTCCCAATCGCAAATCGAAACACCACCAGTTTTCCCGACTGATCCAACCAAAGACGTTAGCGCGACCTACCCAATGTCGTACTATCTGGCAATCACTCCACGTGGTTTCTACTTGTCGATTTGGCAAGGCGCCGGCACAAACGTAAGCGGTACAGATTTTTCGTGGGTTCTGGTTCAACGTCCTGTGCATCGCGATACAGGCATCGTTGTTGTTGAAGGTAAAGCTCCTGTATTTTGCGTTAACGCAGTGGGCAACCAAATCAACCGTTTCGTGGTTCGTGAAGCCGATTTGGTTGACGCTTCCACAATTACTTCGGCTGTTCTGGATACCAAAGATACAACCGCAATCATCAACGACAAAAAACAAATCGGTGTTTCCGAAAACAACCAGTACATCGTTAACTATCCGTCGCGCCTGAACACTCCGCGTTACGCATACACCTACGAACTGGACATGATCGGCTACACGTCTGCAACCGTTGTCGGTGGCACCACAGAAGTTCCGCAAACTCTGTACGGTGAAGAAACTCCGCGTAAATACATTGGTATGCACGCGAACATTCTGAACAACAACGGCATGCGAATTGTTGCGCTCAAAGAAGGCGGCGGCATTGCTGCTCCTGCACCTTAATCAAGGGGAATAAATCATGGCTGGAATTTCCATCCGTCGCAGCGGTTATACCCACGTGGGTGAACTGATGCTCGCCGTTGTTGCCGACCTTACGGACAACGGTTTTTCTGTAATCAATCCGGTGCCTTGGGTTCCGCCTGTAGATGCAACCGGGCGCGCCAAATTCAAAGTGATGTTGGAAGCAGGTATTGCGGTTGACCCGTTGAATAACCCTGCACTTCCTGCAAAGCAACCATGGCGCGTACAAATCGAAGTTTTCGATAAGCACACTGCCGGTATGGTTCTCGGTTCTAACCAAAGTTTGCGTACCGATGGTTCGCTTTCTTGGACTACCACAGGCACCACCACAAAGGTTCTGGCTGGCCCCATCGGCGTTGTCGGCGGTCGCTACACCAAAGGCACTACGCCAGCGGATAAAGCTCCTGATCCAACCAAACCAGAAGACGGTTTTATTAACCGTACTTCGCGTGTAGTTGTCGGTTCCGCTGACATTTCCGATTCTGCACCAATGACCTACTACCTCTGCATTGCAGAACGTGGTTTTGTTCTGTGCGTTTGGGAAGACTTCACTTCTGACCTCGGCGCGAAATCGGTTTCGTGGGTTGTTGCACAGCGTCCGGTTGATCGTGTTTCCGGTGCCGTTGTTATCACTGGTAAAGCACCAGTATTTGCAATGTTTTCCACCGCTGAAAAGATTCAACGTTTCACCGTTCGTGAATCTGACGTTATGCGTCCTTCCGATGCAGTGGATGCGGGCATTGATACCGAATACAACAACGCAATTATCAACATTGCGGAACAGGTAGCAATTTCCGAAGGCAACCGCTATGTGGTTTCGTTCCCGTCGCGTTTGAACACCACTCGTTACGCATACACCTACGAACTGGATTTGCTCGGTTACACCAGTGGTGACGTTGTTTCGGAAAACACCGACGTTCCACTGAAGGTTTACAACGAAGCTGATCCACCACGCAATTACGTTTCGCTTCTGGCGAACGGGCCGAATAACACCGGCATGCGTATTGTCGCACTGAAATCTGGCGGCGGTATCACAGCACCGTAAGCAACACCGGGACGCGTTCCCTTGGAAGGGGGATTTATTCCCCCTTTTCCATTTTTCGGAGAAATATTTATGCTTTTACAACACGATGGCTTCGATAACTACGGAACCACTGCCCTGCAAACGGCCACGAACGAATCGTCGAAGCAATGGGTTAGTCGTGGTTATGTTTTGCCTACAGCCGGTGTAACTCCCGCCACTGCATACGGTAAAAACTCTGGTAGTTTTGGCCTCGGTTTGAACGGTGCTACCACTGATCAAACTTGGATCAAACGTCCAATTCGTCACGAATCGAATAACACTGGCGCAGCCTTTACTCCACAAGGGAAATTGGTTCACGCTTTTGCAGTTCGTTTTGTTTTGCAGCCAACCGGTTCGCTGAACTTTGCTCGTCTGGCCGGATTCAATCTGAACATTGGTTCGGACTGGTTCATTTACGCAGACGGCGTGGTCACAGATTATCAATGCGAATTGAACATCTGGAACTTCGTTGAACTGGAATACGAAATTGCTACAAAAACAATGCGCGTTTACATGACTGACACGCTTGTTGCCACCAAAGTTTTGACCGGTACACCAGTTCTCGATTTTTGGGAAATTCGTTCGCAATTCACCAGCGGCGGCAACACCAGCATTTACATGCACGTTGACGATCATTATTTGCTGGACAGTAACCCGACTAGCCCGAATGGTTCGGCAACTACGAACATTGAACGTATCGGAAAATGCAACACGATCACGCAATATCCAACTGCGGATAGCGCCGTTGCAATGACACCGTTTCCTGCTTCGCCTGCAAACAACTTCTCGAAAGTTAACCAACCGACGCACGATGGCGATACCACTTATGTCAGCACAAACGTTCCCGGTACAACCGATTTCTACGTCAACCCAACTGCATTTCCAACGGTTGATGATGCGGCAATTCGCGCAGTTACTATCTGCCCGGTCGCCCGTATGCTTGAACCGGATTCCATGAGCTTGACGGCAGTTGTGCAAGTTGGTGCGACGATTAAAGAAGGGCACCGAATGAAGTTGAAAGCAGGTTCTTACACTGCTGAAAACCACATCTTCGAAGTCAACCCGGCGACCGGTGTGCAGTGGACTCCAACCGAAGCACAGAACGTGAAATTTGGTCAGCGCCTTCTGCCTAAACCAACCTAAAATACGGTAGGTGATTTATGGCCCTGATTTACGCAGACGATTTTCAACAGTTTGCAAAAAACCAAAACAACGCAGCGAACACTTCAAACTCTGTGTCTGCGGGACAATCAATTGCAATCAGTGATGCCATAGAAGCGATGGGGTTTTACCGCCCCTCCGCTTTTGTTTGGGGCACCGTTTTGCAGTATTGGTCTTCGGTTGCGTATAACACCGCAACAGGTAGTCTGTTTTTCATAGACCGCGCACAGGCCAATAACCCGTACCTTGCTACGTCAACAACAGTAGACGGATTGAAACGCGACGTTGTGCAAAAAGGCGACACGTTTTTCCTAAGCATTCAGTGGGCCTGTCAGCAAAGCGGCTATTTACCTGCTACGTACCCCGGCCCATTCCTGCGCTTGAATGATGGTTTGTTTTCTGTAGAAATTTCTACAAACTACACGTACATTTTCAATGGCGTGGACACCGGATACGATGCTGTATTTGATGTAGAAATAACTCAGTTTCTGGAAATCATTGTCGGCCCCGGCTACGCGGAATTGTGGAACGGTGATAACCTGATTACTCGCCAAACCACGACAACAGTTCCAATCAAGAATTTCCAAATTCGCATGCCTCGCGCAATCACATTTAACAGCACGGCAAGCGGATTCAAATTGTTAGGGATCATCGTTTCGGACAGTTCCGGCACAGCGTTGAATACACGCATTGGTCGAAAGCTTCCGAAATCCATTGCGCTTTCCAGTGTTCCAAGCACGCAGCATTCGTTTGAACAATTGGGTGGCGTAACATTTGCGCAGACGTTGCAAACGCCTATGCAAACACCAGATTTGAACACCACGGCAGCGCTCGGTTACGGCAACGTTTATTCCGCCGTTCCTTTTGCCCGCACGTCTCTTATCGGGTCGATTGGCACACCGAAAAAGATTTATGCAGCGGCGATAAACATTCAGGCAAAACGTCGTGAATTGGCGGCAGATGGCATGACCCTTTTGCCGTACATCAAACTTGCGACCACTGAAGAATACGGCGGTACGTACACACCACGTGCACGCTGGAAAGCATCTTGTATGCCGATGGCGATCACGCCAGATTTAACAGTGGACACTTTCGAATTCGGTTTCCAAAACGATTTCCCTGCATCGACTGCGAAAGTCTATGTCGATGATCGTGCGAAAGTTGAAGTGTATGGTGAAAACGTAACACCAGCGTACAATCCAAGCTTGCCTTATCAAGATCGTGAGCCGACACAAACTCAAGTGACTTTGCAAACTGCGGCATATAGCGCATATGTGTTCGACTACGCGAAATCGAGTTTGGACATTGCCAACACGACAATCAACAACCTGACTTATTTGCAGGAATCCTAAATGGCCTTCGTATCCATAGATAACCCGGCTGGCATTCAGCACCACGGCGGCCAAATGGATTGGTGCCGCATTTCTCCTACACGCGTAGCAATCGTGACTTTCACGGCTGATAACAAAGCGTTGGTGCAGGAAGTAAACTACAACGCAGGCGCCACGGAATTAGGCCCTGCATCGTTTCTGAAACAAGTGACATTGCGTAGTCAGACCAACTACACGTATTTTAAACCACGAATTAAAAGTTTGGGGAATGACAGACTTTTCATAATGGTTCCTGCGTCGTTTGCTCAGACTCCAACAGCCGCTGGCACCATACGCAACGTAGGGACAGCAGATTACACAGCATTGAATGCAACACTGGATATTCCGCTTACGCATACGTGCATTGTTGCTGTGCGTAATGCGGACGGTACGTATACAGTCGATTCACAAATTGACACACGCACACAAAACATTGCCGAGGGTAACTCGTACCCAACGTATGGTGCACCAATTGATATCGACGTGAATCCAAACGGTTTGCAAATTCTTCTGCGTCAACCTGTAGGTGCGAACAACGTTGCACAACGTTTGGTGATGAAAAATACACTGACACTTGCAGCGGGCAAACTCACAGCACAGGCTGTCGTGGTAGAACAAGCGTTTTCAACGCAACCACAAGCAACATTAGCAACTGCCGTGCGTGAGGTTTTAACTCCCCAACTTGTGCCACTCAAAATATATTCGGTAGCACCGAACTTTGCACAGCCGTGGGTTGCAGTTTACAACGCAGCAACGGCTATCCTTGCGCGTGAATATTTCAACCCTGCTGCATTGGATTCGTGGCCCGCTGCCGGGGCAAACGCCACCGGAAACTTCCTGAATTTGAATGCGTATTTACCAATTGATATTGTGGCGAAAACGTTTCTGTACACAGGCGGGCGTCAATTGAATTTGGGTGGTAACTGCTATCTAAATAACAACCTGCTGAACGCTGGTGCACAAATTGTCAACCCATTAGATTCAGCGTGGGTTACAAACGATGTCGCTGCTGTTATTGGTATGGCGGGTGAAATAAGTGCTGGTGAAAACCCTGCGACATTTCCAACGCCGGTTTACGACCATGACGCGGCACTGAGTTTGAATCCTCTGTATCACGCTACGCCATACAACACGGGCAGCAGTGTGCGGCGTTTAAGTATCGCTTTCAAAAAGATTGTCGGCGGCGGTTTGTACGTAGGCCCATTCGATCCTGTTTCCACACCATATTTCACAAAAGATTTCTACAATCGTGGTGCAATGATTCACAGGATTAATGACACAGCCTTTTGGGTCATTGGCTGTTTCAGAGAGGGCGCGGCGGGCGCAGACAAACTCGGTGTTATCACCGTAAAAGCATGAGTAATCATTTATGAGCATGGCACTTTTAAACACAGTCGCGCTGCCAAACGTTTTGCTTGCTCACGGGAAAAACCACGTCGCTGTCTATCAGAATGGCGTGGTTTCAACCTACGCAAAAGACGAAGCAAACAATACGCTAACTCTTCAGCCAACCACGTATGCGCTGGCTGACGTTCTCGCATTGAAAATGTCGAATGACGGAACCGTAATCGCTGCACAAACAGTAGATAAAACGTATCGCCTGACCGGTGGTGTACAAACCCCAATCGACATTGTTGGCGCGTTCGACGTAGCGAGCAATGGCACAATTGTTATCGTCAGCGTGACTGCACAACAGATTAGCGTGGTGCAAACACTGACCCGAAATTTCAGTGTGGCTGTCACAGCAAATGACAAGATTGCAATTGGCTCAAGCACGTTCATCGTCTACAACAAATCGCGTTATCTTTCCGGTTCCTTTATCGGATCGACTGTAGCACAAAACGTCTTTGCATATTCAGCAGCATTTGTAATCGCTGCAACGGGTGACAAATTCGCATTCTTTTTCGAAAACGGCAGCGTTCAATACAACGGCCTTACGCGTACAGGAATGCCGAAGCTTTACTACCATCGCAACGTTGGCAACTTTATTGTGGCGAATGACGGTGCATTTGATTGGGCGTACCAGCGGCTGTACCCGCAAAGCAATCCGGATAAACTGCGTGCAAATGTAATGGAGATTCCAGCCTCTGAAGACATGACGCCATATGTTTGGTCGCAATTCAGTTTCCAAAATAACCAAGCGATTGAAGACGTAACCGAAGCAGCAGTGTTGCTGACGAACGCCACCGTTTCCAGCAACAAATTGGTGAACACTTCTGCAACAGGATATCCATTAGACCGCGCCACACCGGTTTACTTTTCAGCCTCCGAAGATTTCAGTATCGAAGGTTGGTTGAATATGTCTGCAATTCCTGATGCGGCTGCATTGTTGTCGATGTATGCACCTTCTGGCTCTACAAACTTCGCGTTCTTTGTGGGTGCGCAAATTGGCAACGTGCTTGTAATCGTCAACGCAGACGGTTCGAATTCTAGCACCGGACGAATCAACGTAAGCGCCGCTGGTTTGACTCTGAACAATGATCACCATATCGCGGTGTGTCGTGTTAGTGGTGTATTGAAAATTTACCTCAACGGTGCACAGATTTATTCGGCGGCAAACAACACCGCGACGTTCAAAAGTACGGAATTTTTGAACATTCGTAACGGTGCAATTGGTCGTCGTTGGGGCATGCGTATTTGTCGCGGTAAATCTGCGTACACGGATGCGTTTGAACCGTTGGCTACATTGCCTGCGTTGACGCCTCAATACTACGAACCTGCTGTACGTGACGACATTGTTTTCCAAGCTGCATTCCGAAACAATTCGCTGCTAAACGAAATGGATTTTGTGGGCGGTCGGCAAATCGTTATGGCTGGCCCAACTTCGGTTGCGAATGGTCGTTTGCAAACCACGGCAGCAACAACTTCGCGATTCAGTGCGCCATGTAAGTATTTCGGTGCTGGCGATTTCACAATTGAATTGTTATTCCGTTTGCCTGCGTATCCCGGCACAGCGGAAAACTGCGTGTTGGGTCAGTACATAGATCCCGGAAATCCAAACAGTTGGTTGCTCTGGTACAGCAGCGGTGGCGGGATGATTATTTATACCGCATCGCAAGCCAGTGGCGGCACGGCTTTGCAATCTCTGTCTTTGGGTTCGAATCTGGTTCCATTAAACAGAGACGTTCACCTAGTTGTTGAGAAAGTTAACAATGTTTTGAATGCTTATATGGATGGTGTATTAGTGGGCACACAAGCTCACACGTTCCCACTCATGGATAACACCGATACGGTTCCAATGCGCAACAACTGGAACTACACCGCCAGCACTAACCCGCTGTCGATCAAATGGATTCGAATTGCAAAACGTGCGATGTATAACGGCGTGATTAAACCACTCGCTGCACCGCCGAAAGTTAAAGCAATTCCTACATCTTTGATCAAAGAAGGTGTGGTTGCAAAAGGTATTACAGCAACTGGCGGTTCTGCTTCTGCTGGATCTTGGCGCATGCCATTCAACGCGTATTTGACAATGCCAAACGCGCCTGAATTGTGTCCGGGTTCGAAAGACTTTGTGTGTGAAGTTGATTTCAGTGTGCAAACGGCGACAACCGTTTCTGGCAGCGCAATTACTCCAATGGTTTATTGGGGCACGTGGGCAGCACCGGGAAAACTCGTCAACTACGAAATCCAATACAGCCACACAGCGCAACAGTTCGTGATTTCTGCATCCCATGATGGCACTGCTGGAACGTTCGTTGTTTTCCCGTTTGCATTGGCATTCAATACTCAGTATTTGGTGAAGTTTATCCGAACCGCTGGTGTATTGGCCTGCTTTGTAAACGGAACTAAAATTGGCGAATCTCCGTACACCGAAAACCTTTTGAACGATGTTTCTTCACCGTTCTATATTGGTCGTCGCATTGGTGGTTCAACCGGAAACGTATTCTGGTACGGTGATTGGACTGTTAAAAACTTTAGCATAGGTGTTATTGACCAAACGCCGTAGATAAAAAGGTTTGTAAAAATGCGATTAATCCTAGCCTCGTTAATTTACTTGTATAGCCTGATAGGCATTGCCAGTGCGGAAACGTTGGTTGTGCAAAGCCACGTGATTACTGATCTTTACGGCACAACATTCGCCGAAGAGCTTAGCAGTCAAGTGGTAATGTTGGATCGACGCGCACGGCCAAAGGACGTAACCCACATCCTAAATCAATATGCCCAAACAGAGAAATACAAGGAAGTTACGGTGCTTGGGCAGCTCTACCCAATTGAATCCAGTAAGCGCTTTTCGATTGTGTCTCAGTTCACGCTGAACAAAGTCATAAAAGATAAAGTGTACGTGTTGCAAGGCACGGGGGAATTGGAAACCGAGCGATTGGCAGCGATCAAAGAACAGACGACAGTTACAGAAGTGTTCGAAATGAAAACAGAACACGACTTGCGCTTAGCACTGATCAAATTGAAACGAAAAGATAAGGGCTTCCTAATCATCAATGTATTTAACTTACGTGATAATTGGAATGCCAAACTCTCTTACCCTGCCATCGAAGAAATTGTGGTTGAAGCTAACAGAACGCATGTGGACGTGGGAATCTGCTACAAAGATTTCCGCACAGCATTAGCCATCGGGCCGACGCCGGACGATGCAATAATCGTTTTGACTGGTGGAAAATCTACAAGCATCTGCGCCTCGTTAGAGCGACTGAAAAAGTTGGGTAGTATGGATATATATGACCAACTGTCGGGGACTTTCTACCGTGTCATTACAAACAAAAGGGAGTAGGGCACTGCTGCTACTTCTGCTAGCGATTATGTTTGGATCGTGGGCGGTCACGGAATTTGATTCTGCTGGGCCTAAACCAGTTGTGACAGAATTCGTAGATTGTGTAGAAGCCGTTTGCAAAAATCTGCCGGGTGCTGGACTTGCGTGCGCAATTCAGAAACCCCTGATAACAAAGATCGTCGTTACCAATAACGATGGCGTAAAAACATACCAGTTCACTCCAACAAACGATAGGTGCAAATATGGGGATGATTGACACAATATTCTCCAGTCCTATCCCCACGATTATTGCAATGATGCTGGCGCTAGCCTTCGGCGCTGTTATCTGGTGGTTTGCAATTCCACAGGCTGCGCAGCTCAAGGAAGCGCTGGCAACGATTGTGGATAAGGATGAAGAGATAAAGGAGCTTCGCACAACACATACTGATGACCTTAAAAAAATGAGCCAAATGCTGAGCGAAATCTTAGCAATTGTTGAACGCCCCGTCAGTATTCCTGCCCTAGAAGAATTGCGCAGTTTGCTAAATTCAATGTCGGGGGCACTAAACGGTAATCGCCATTTGGATTCGACGACAGTTCGTGAACTTCAGAACTGTATGAACACCATTGACAGAAACACTGAGCGGCTTTTGCGCACATTGTCAGAAGTCAGTGAGAAACAAAGCCAAGTGTCGGGTATCATTCTAGGACTCAACATGCACCGTGGTGAAGCGCCGAGAGGCGTTTGAGGTTACTCATGTCATTCGTTCCGAACAATATTCGATTCCGTTCCGTCAGTTCAAAAGCGATGTCGCTCTTTTACGGGAACAAGGCATTTATCCTCAATGATTTGTTGATGGAACGCAACCAATTCAGCGAGGTTGCTAGAGAAACGCTGCTGCTTTTATTCAATAGCTACACGAATTGGGCGCAGCGGGTCGAGTATACCTTCCTCAACAATAGCACCGTGACAGAAGCAACAATTGACGCGGTGTTAGCTGATGACGACAAGGTGCAGTCATATCACCTTGAAATATTTGAGCTTTATCCGACTCTGTTTTGTGAGGGTTTCGTTGACCAGTGGTATACGGTTAACGTGCACACGCGCAATGCTTTCAGAGCCATGATTAAAAGTACAAATGGAATGCACACCCTTGAAGCCTTCCCGATAATCGTCGCCGGGTTAAGTTCAATGCTTCAAATGTGCTTGTACGAGTTATACGAAATCGACTGCCTGTTAGGAAGCAACTACGTTCCGAATCAGTGCACGACAAATCGTTCCAATGCTGATCGACTGATTGTCTACATCGACAATTTTACCATTGATTACTATTTCCAGTCGGGGATTTTTATGTGTGAAGAACGCATAAAATATTACCTGACAATCGCATGTGGATCTTTCCCCGTGTTGATAAAGAACTATTCGACCAGCAGGCTTAGCTTTGCTGGCGTAATCGAAGGTGACGAACCGCTGGCGTCTCTTCTGAAACGCTGCACGGAATACGTTGATATTGTTGATGTTATTTCGTGCCCACCAGCACTATGAAATAAGCAAAGGATACACATAACATGGCAGAAATTAATGGTTCACTGTTAGTCAAGGGTGACGTTACCCTGACTGGCGAAATCAAAAACTTGCGCATCGAACAATTGGTGGAAGATCCAATTGCCGGTGATCTTACTGCACCGCGTTTGTGGGTAAACACTACCACCGACACGCTGCGTTTTTACAACGGCACCACAACCGTTAGCCTCGGCGCTGCTGGTGCTGGCGGCGTCACTCCTGAAGAGCTGGATACAGCGCTTGCGGATTACACCACAACCACCGCACTGACTGCCCTTTTGGGCGGTTACACAACCGATGGCGAATTGACAACCGCCCTCAGTTCGTACGTGCTGACAACTGCTTTGACTGCGGCGCTCGCACCGTATGCACAAAGCACCGATGTAACTGATGAAATCGCAACTGCTGTTACCGGTTTGGTAAACACTACCCAACTGAATAACGCAATTGACAACGCGCTGGCCGGTTTGGATTTCCAAGCCGACGTTCTCGGTCGCGAAGCTGATTTCGCAGGCGTTGCAGGTCGTTACATTCTGACTGATGGTTTGAGCGGTATTACTCCAACAGTCGGCAATGCAAATGACATCGTAGAAGTTACAGCAGGCGGTGAAGCAACCGTTCTCGCTTACGACGTTTCTGCACAAGGCCCCGGCGCCCTCGTTTGGGATCGTGCTGATGGTATGTGGCTGCGTTGGAACGGTACTGATTGGGCAGAATTCGGCGGCATTTCTGGCATCACTCCCGGCGACGGTATTGAAACTGCCGGTGATGTTGTTTCCGTTAAACTGGACGGTGCCACGCTGACCAAATCCGCTGCGGGTTTGAAAGTTGGCGATCTTTCCGGCACCTACGTTACTCCTGCGGCATTGACTACTGCGCTGGATACGTACCCAACTGAAACGGAAATGAACACGAAAGTTGCTGGTCTGTTCTTTCCAATCGACAGTGCTTCTGCAACCACCCACACAATCACTCACAACCTCGGCTATCGCTGGCCGAACGTGATTGTCGTTGATGCTGCAACCAACAAACAAATCACTCCTGATGACGTTGAATTCACCACCGTGAATGAACTGGTTATCACCCTTGGCGTTGCTGCGGCAATCAAAGGTGGCGTGAGCTGGCTGAACACGTAGGCACATAGTGGTATAGATTAAGGGGAGCCATTTGGTTCCCCTTTTTCTTTTGCGTAATTTAATGCTATGAGGAACACACGTTCTTTCGCATATGGGGAATGCAATGCTTATTTTGATTGATGCAAAACCCGTGAGAAACAAGAAAGTTATTTCGAAAATGCAGCGATTGAATCGACGCAAAATGCTTAACCGTCAAGACACCATCGACGACGAAGGCGAAAAGGTTGGTTCGAATCGCGGTCTGGAACACACTTTCACATCACGGTGAATATATGGAAACGCTAAAGAAATGGGGTTTGTGGATTGTGGGCGCAGCAATCTTTTTGCTGACTCTTTTTGCGGCTGTAGGTCGGACTAAAGAAAAGCCACAACCGCCAGCACCAGAAGTAGAGTTGCCACCGGATTACACAGAGCAGAACGAGAAAATCGAAGAGGCCCATGTAGCCGTCGTCGAAAAAACAAAACCCGTTCCGAAGTCGGATGCGGCTTCAATAAGCGCAGCGATAGAGGAATACAACAAAGAATAGTGAGTGCGCGATGATGGAATGGTTTGTAAAAGCGATTGAAAAAGCCATCGAAATTCCCCTCGATGACGCGTTCGGTTTTTTCTTTTGCACCCTTGCAGGTGTGATCGTAAACTGGATTTGGAAATGCAAGAAAGAGGGAATCAAACTGTCGTCGTATTGGCTCGACGATGTTAAATCTACCTTTTGGGTTTTTGCTGGTGCGTTCGCAACGTTTCTGACGACTGTGATCATCGAACCGGGTGTGGGAAAGATTACTTATTTCGCAATCGGTATTGCTGCTGATTCCATGATTGGTAAACCACCAATGCCATTGGCAGTACGCACCGCGCTGGAACGCTTACAAGCGAGTACAGAAAATGCGGCTAATCCTGTTATTGTTGATTCTCATGGTGCCGGGATGTCAAACGTCCCAACAGTGGAATCCACCACCGCCACTGCCATTGCAGAAATTGGAAAAGCTTACGTTGGAAGCGTCCCTGCCGGACAAACCAGCGATAAGCCAAGCGCAAGTTGACGGAAAAGAAGTTGCCGTACTCGATCTGAATAACACGCGAAAGCTTACGGATTATGTACGGCAATCGAAAGCAAATACCGAAGGCTTAAATCTTCTTGTGGTAGCGCATAATCAAACGATCCAGCAACACAACACGGTCGTAGATATTGCGCTGAAACAGGAGGTACGCGCCAACGAAAATTACGCGCTGTATCTGAAGGAACAGCAAGAACACGAACGCGATAAAACGTGGTTCGCAATTGAAAAAGTATTCTGGCAAGCGATTGCCATTATCGGCCTTGCGTTGTAAAGGAAAACGTTATGAAAATCAGTCCAAACTATACCGATCTTGACGTGGGTTTCGACCTCGTTGCGATTAAAAACAAAATCGACAATACGCCGCCCCGCAATGTGCTGCGCGCTGCCGAGGACATGGCAGAGTTTGTGCTGGAACCATTGCGCAACGCTTACAACTTTCGGATCGTCAGTTGGTATCGCTCGCCTACACTGGAACGCGAATACAGCAAACCGGGTTTCTTCGATTGGTGCCGTCAGAACAAACTGACATGCAGCGATAAAAACTGGTTTGATTACATCCAGCAAAAACAACACGTCACCGGGCACGCAGTTTCTATCGTGTCCAATGACCTCGAAATGATTTACGAATATTTGCAGTCGGAAGAATTCGACATTTTGCAGATGCGTGACAACTACATTCACATATCGTTTGTGAAGGGTGCCAATCGGCGCCTGATTCTGAAGTAAATTCGAAGCAAAAAAAAAGCCCCGTTTCCGTAATTGGATTCGGGGCTTTTTTCGTTTGCGCTACGTGTACAGCGTCCACTTCTTGAAAATGTGTTGTGCTGCGGATTCCCAAATGCCCATGCCGGACGATGGTAACTGCAAGCAAAGCGTTTTGAATTTGTCGGCGTTGGGAATATCGTTTGCGTTCCACGCCATGCGTACGAATTTCGGATTCAGTTCAATGAACGAAGTGAACACCGCGTGGTACGTCGCCACCTCTTCGTCAGTGCAACCCTGTAGGAAGGCCACAGAGAGCGCCTGAAGGTCGTTAGAACGCGCCACAGGGCGACTCATGGCACGATGTAAGGCGTTGACCACCGTACGCATGTCGTGAGCCACCATCGTGTCGAAATCCGGGTACACGAACATAGGGTGAAAATTCGTTGTCTCCGGCATTACGCACGTGTGCACAGCAGTCAACCACGCACCGGCTTCAACAAATGGCTGATTGTGCACAATGAAAGGCTCAGGACAATTCAATTCCGCAATCGCCACAGGAAGCATGCAATTGTGCGAGTAATACGTAACGCCTTTGTCGATGTACGCAGGCAGCAAATCAATTCGCCCGGTAGTCAACAAGCGATCAAGTTGCGACAAGGATAAAAACAATCTCATGCAGTGATTTCCTGTAGGCGAATCGCGAACCTGTCAAACTTCAAATAGTCGGCGAGCGCTTTCGCAGTATCCAATTGAGAACACGTCAGGCGGTTCGGTGAATCAATCCGCCACAGCGTGAATATCTTTCCAGACTGGTGAAGCAATTCGTAACCGTACGTTTTCCCATCAAGTGCAACAACGCTAAGTGAGAGCAGTTCGCCGCGCATTTTAAGCGCTTGTTTTTTATTTAGTGAGAGCATTCATTTCTCGATCTTACGACCGGCCTGTGTAGTGGATGATACCTAGAAATTACTGTGAATCTTTTTGCAGGATTGCCAAGGCCCAATCGGATCGTGAAGGCATTTCAACTTCGACAAAAACACAGTCTTTGTATTTGATCGCGAATTTAGGAACGACATCGCCTTCGACCAGAATGTATTGATAGCGACCACCGCACGTATGCCGAGCGCGACACATTGAAGTATACCCTTCGTCAATATCGTGCTTCAGGTAGGCTTTGCCGTCTTCCAGTTCATCCCAATTCAGAACGTTCATTGCTCGCCCAATTCGTAATGTTCATCACAGATGGTCACAGCACCACCGGGGCCAGAACCTGTACCGGGCCGACCGACGTTGTGTTCTGTGATTGGCACGAAACGCAGCAGGTGCAATTCCACATCGCTAACAGCCACGGTGTTACGGTTGTCTATGAAATGCAAATAATTACCGAAGTATCGAACGCGCAAAGCTTGTGCATCCGGTAAATTCGTTTGCGTCATCCAGTAAAGGCCGTGTTCGATTTCTTCGAACGTTAATGCGCCGCTCATAAATCCAGTTCTCCAAACATCGGCTCGACCACCGGAACGAAACGCAGAATTTCCAGCTTCAGTGCTTTAGCTGGTTCACGCCATGCGCGGCCCATCGCAGCGAAGTAAACAGCGCCATCATTCACGGCCTGATACAGCTCGACCAGATTGGGTCTGTCTTCCGGGCGTTGGATATTGAAACACCAGTAAAAACCCATCGGACATTCTTCGAATTTAAACCCTTTCAAAATTCCAACTCCGAATATTTAGGTGGCACGATGGGAACGAAAACGACTGTATCAACAATGTCGTCAATGTGTGCAATGTCTGAATCGTCGAGGCCCGCATTTGCACCGATTACGTAAGTGCAGCCGTCTTTCTCGACAATCGTAACGGATGATGGGTCTTCGTGCTGGTACTCAGGATCTGAATCAAACATCCAGTATTTACCCGGCCCAACATCTGCGTGACGAATCGCTTTAATTTTCTTCTTCACAAACGACCCTCAATTAAATCCTTCACAGTTAGGCCGTGGCACTGCTTCGGAAAGCAATGACAAAGTAACCGAATGTTTTGACCGGCGTTGTAAAGTGCCCGTAGCTTTTCAATACGCCGGAAATACTTACCACGTTTTGCCATACGCTTAACCGCGTAGACCTTGTACATCTGGCAGACTTCTTTCCGTGTACCGTTAACGCCTTTCGGATTGGGGTTGCCGAAAATCGTTTTGCGATCAACACGAACGTCTAGCACACCGGGCAACGGATCATCACCGACACGGCCAATTATGACTGTGCCGGTAGAAAACATTCCTGCCATTACCCAAGCGATTTCAGCAGGGATTTCAGGGAGCGCAGTTTTTCCAGCTCTTCTGAATTCGAGGACAAATCATTTTCGATCTGTGCCGAGATATCAACCAGACGTGAAGCGAAAGCTTTGTGACTTTTTGCAACTTGTTCGGCAAAGTCACCGAAGTCTACAGCCAGTTCAGTCAGCAGCTCGACAGCGCTAACCGTTTTGGCTTCAGATGCAACAACAGCCGGGGCTTTATTGGACACGTCTTTATTTCCTTGCGGGGGATTTTTTGGAACAAACTTTTCTTCGCGAATGATCATACCGTTAGGCGTGTAGCCTGCGGGTGTTGCATCACGCAAATATGGCTGTTCGACAGTCTTGTGTTTCACGGCTTCGCGCTGGAAAAAATCAGGCTTTGGCTCACGAATCAAACCAGCATCTTTCATTTCACCCAAGCACGCACGCACAACGCGAAAGGCTGTACTTGTGGCACCGCCTTTTGTCATTGCGCGGTGAATGTCTGTGCACGACCACGATTCCTGAATGGGAACAAACGGAAACGTTTTCTGCGCTAGCGTAGATACGCCATTGAGTAATTGCGTTTGTCGGGATTCTTTCATTACGCAGACGCCGTGAATTGCTCGGGATAAATCAGTGGCGACGACAGCATGTGAAAATCAGTACCTGTCGCGTCTTCACTATGGTTGAAAATGTACAGCTTGTTTTCCTCTGTCACGGAAATGACGGCGAGCAATTCAAGCTGCGTGGTGGCCGGGTAATTACTTGCACCACGTACAGAATGTTTGCGGTGTACGATCATGACAGGTTTGTCAGGAAACACTTCACTCAAATACGTTTGAATCGGGAAACCAATATGCGGTCGCGCCGCTTCAATGCGGTCACAAAGGAACTGACCTTGTTCATGCTTATTCATCTGCATTTTAGTCTCGCTGAAGTTTGTTCGTATACATGTAAAGCTTCATTCGTGCGATAACTTCAGCACGATAATCGCGATCAAGAATCGTCATGCCGAGCGCGGTTTCCACCAGCTCCAGAATCTGAAAATCCCACCACTTGTTCAAACGTGCCTGATCAACAAATTCGCCCCAGCTAATGCGAGCGCCGCTATCGACAATTTCCTGAATGGCTACGTCGAGTGGCATACCGTGCGTGGCCTTCAGCTCAAACAGCTTCTTACCTGAAAAGATCATTTTGATTGCCTGTTAGGGTACGGTGTACTCGATAACCTTTACAGTTTCTTCACTGCACAAACTGTCGTAAAAAGCGTGTGCAGAATGCTCTTCCTGAATGGCTTTCTTCAGTGTGAGTGTACGCGCTGTGACAATGCAACCCGGTGTGAGGAACGCACGCAAACCAAACGGTGCGTAACAGTCACGTACACCATTCGGGAACACATGAAAACCGGACGGCAGTTGACGGCCAGACTCTGCAACGACGGAGACACGCAGGTCAAAGCCATTGTAAGAGGCTTTGCCCGTATCATCGAACGAATCGTCTTCATTGAACTGCGCGAAAATGGTACGGAATTTTGGAATCAAGCAGAAGAGCGGAACGCCGCCAATTTCAACGCGAACAATAGGACTGATTGTGTCAAACTCTTCAACGAAACGAGCGCCGATGCAATTCAGTTTCTGCATCGTTTCAACAGCCTCGCGCAGCAGCAAAACTTTTGTTTCGAACTTGACCTTGTGTTCGAACATGTTGCGTACAACGAAATCATAAACGTCTTCGAAAGAATCCAAAAACTCCATGTTGTCATGGTAGTTTCCATTACCTTCAAAACGGATGCGGGCCTTTCCGTAAATGGTCACGTTCCCGTTCGGTGTTTTCAGGAAGTGTCGGCCAACGTCGCAGTACAGATTGTCATCTTCTGCTTCACGGAAATAAAACTTGCCGCCCAACAAAGATTCCAATGCAGCCAACAGCTTTTCAAAATCCATTACAGCACCTCGAAATCGACAAACTTGCGGTAGCGGGGCGTTGTCAATTCACGGTACGTATCGTTGTTGGGCAACGGCTTGTTCGTGATAATCGTAGTGATGAATTCATTGATGTTGTAGCGGATATTGCTACCCAACAAACCCTGAATATCGTCACACATTGCGAAACCGTTTTCGTCTACTTCCATCGAGCCTGTTTCGCCCGTAGGCCATTTGCGGCGATGAATGTATTCAGGACGAATCGACCAGCCGTCACCGGAATTGTGCGCCTCGTGGTGTGCATGCTCGCCGTACATGGTGAACGCGTACAAAGCCACACCAGTGTCATGCAAAAAGAACGTCGCTTTAGGGTGACATTTTTCTACGCTTTCCAACACGCTGATTTGCAGCGCAGGATTGATCGCGGCCAAATGTTCTGCAATTTCAGCACGCAAAGCAAGCACATTTTTATCAAAGTCAATTCGTGCTTCGTCAGTCAGTTTAACCAGCTCTTCGTAGCAAATCGTCCAGTCGCCATTTTCCGTTTCCAGAAAGTCAGTGCGTTCCGGCGTCTGGATAAACAGGCTGTCTTCGTTGTTTGCCATTTCGATAATTACGTGCGGGCCGTCGATGCACATTTCATTATCACGCATGCCAACTGCAACGCCGATGTAGGCGCTTGCCTTAACCAGAAATTCTTCGCGATTCATTTACCGTCTCTCGATTTGTTGTAGGCCACGCGCATTGGCGTATGCAGGTCTAAATGCGGGCCGAGCATCGTGATACCGATTTCGCATTTCCAATCGTTCACGTAAAGCCGTGCAATGGCTTCTTTCGTTTCGAAGTCGGCAATGGTGATGGTCAAGCTTTGTCCTTCAGTCCCATGCACTGCAAAAGTTTTGAAACGTTTTGGGAAGTGCGGACGCATCAGAACATAGCGCTCTTTAATCGCCGTAGCCATCACGCGATAGTCACCGTGAGAATTGATAACACGGCGGCGCAGCTCTTTGAAATCAATTTCATCATCTGCGTAGAAACGCAGCTTTTCCGAACCAGTGAACGCGATGTCAACCAAACCATTGCGACCAAATTCCGCACGCAGATACGGCGTACAAATGATCACAAAGTTTTCGTTAGATCGGCGCAAGAACTTTGTTGGCAGGAGCTGGCAAAATTGAGTAATCAGGTCTTCGTTCATTTTCGTAGCCTATCTGGATTTCCAACAGGCGGGCACGCATCCGGTCAGCGATCAATTCACTTTCCGAGTTATCCCAACCAGTTTCAATTTTGAATTTGTTGTTCGTGAAATAGTGTGCCATAACAGCGACACGCCGGGAAATATTTATCACACGAACACTGGCCCACGTTACGTTAGCGATGTTTGGTTCGTTACCGATTCCGTTTGTTGTACTTTCCACATGCACACTGGTGGCGCCCGACGCTTTTACCGCTTCGTGCAAAGCAACCTGCGCACTGTTCAAATAAATATCGTGGGGCGTCATCCAGTTCATGTTTTACCTTACGCGAGTTTGCGAATTTCAGTCAGGAAGTTGTGATGTTCACGACTCAACTTGTCGCGAGCTTCTGCAAGGGTGAACCACTTGCGTTTACGTACGGTTTTTTCATCCCAATGTTCTGCTTCTTCACGGAATTCCATCGCGTACATATCGACGATCTGGAAAGCAGAATCTTTGATGTAGGTGAACTGCCCAAGTTTCTTGGTCACTTTACCGTACACGCCCGCTTCTTCCATGCACTCTTTTGCCGCGTTTTCTTTCTTGGTGATACCTTTTTCAACACCACCTTTTGTGAAGCCCCACCACGCGCCTTTCTTCAGCTTCTTGACCAACAACACTTGGCGCACGCCGTCAACATCACGGTAAGGAATGCAGCCAGATTGGAAACGCGTTTTGGTTGGAATGTTACGAGCGATTGCGATTTGAACTTGCATTGTAAACCCTGTGCAAAAGTTGGGAAAACTCTGTGTCTCCCCTTCCCTTTTAAATTACCCTACGCACATAGGTGCAAGCATGCTGATTTCTGCAAACTCACGTCCATTCGGTTCGAAGTCGTCGGGCAACCGGAAAGCGAAAACTGTTTCTGTAATGTCTTTGGACAAGTGATAGTCGTACAAACCATTCACAACGCCGAACAAGTCACGTGCAACAACTTGTTGAATCTTCAGCGTGTCGATCATCATTACTTTACAGTTTCTGAAACCGAGGATTGCCTTGTCAGCTTCGTCACCGGGGTAAACTTCGTACCATTCCGTTCGGGTTTGATGCTCGCCGGTAAGCGTGTGTGGAAAACTGACCGTTGCTTTGCGCAAACAGCCTTCGTGTCGATGTTCAAACCACGGCATAACTTCGTCGAGGAACCGTTGTGGTTCAGCCACGGGATCGTAAGGCAACCGGAACGAACGACGACGGGTAACACGGCCTTGCTTGGCAATCAAAAACAGTTCGTTGTTATCTAGCAAACGAACGCGGAAACTCAGCACGTCCACGTCGTTCCAGATTTCAGAATTACGCAGGCTCAATTCCATATCTTTCTGACGAACACTGACAACGACTTTCGTTTCAATACCCTTCTGCTCAATGCGCAGGACATACGGTGCGTCTTTGTACTGGTCAACAATGAGGTTTGCCAGCTTGGTGTTAATGCCCACGTATTTTGCAGCGTGTTCGTTTGCCTTGCTAACCAACAGCGCGAGGGCAGTAGGGTCGATGTCGATAGGGTGAACATCCGTGCGGTGATAACCATCAACACGTACAACGACGCCAGCCAGTCGCATTTCATCAAATGAAAGCTCTACAAAATCTTTTTCGTAATACTGATCGTAGGTCTTTTTAGCACCGATGGCACCCATCAATTCTACGAACTTTTCAAACTCAGTCATCGCAATCTTCCTCACGCACACGGAACACTTTCGGCTCACGTACTACAAGCGGCGTCAAAGTCACATCGTTTGCAAAGCTGATTACGACCATGTCCTGCTTTCGCGAACGACCTTCGAAATTCAGAATGAGTTGCATGTTTTCATCGTCGCAAACTTCACGAACTACACACGACTTTTTCTCGATACCGATGCACGGATTTTCCAGCATGACTGCGGCGAAAACGTGTGGTTGTTCAGTGGTGATAATCTTGGTGCCTTCACTGATCAATTGCCCACGACGATATTTATGTGCGTGCTGGCAAGCCTTGACGATATCTTCTGGAACTTCCAGTTCTTCGTCGAGGTCAGGGCACCAAATATCCATAACCAATTTTTGGTCACGGCCTTCGTGGTCAAAAGAAGCTTGCAGCGCGAAAAGACTGGTGCCGTGCAACGTAAACGAAGCGCGTGTACGTGCCTCAATTTTAAGATCCAGCTCCAACCCGCGCTGACTCAGAATGCTTTGTACATTCAAGCAAAACGCTTTGAATTTATCCATGCAGTCGTTACGAATTTCGATGCAGGTTTCAACGTGCTTTTGCATGTACCGTAGATTTTCTACGCGTTTCCCGCGCTGTACGTTGTCGCGAATCATTACGGAAAAACGACGTGATGTATTGCGCAGACCAACAGCAGGTAAGGTCACACGGATATCGCCGAGCGCCAATGTGGTGCCGTTGACTTTCGAGAAACCTTTTTCAAGCAGGTATGCTTCTGCCTGTGCGCACAATTCTTTAATTCCGTTATCCATTATTCGTTCCAGTTTTTAGGAGGGTGAATAGATGCTTTGAAATCCACGCAGTAGTCGGTGATGGTGCCGATTACATCAGGGCGGAAATGCTTTTTGCAATTGGTGATTGGCTTGCGTAGTGCCGTGACGATTTCAACCGTTTCTTTGCGAACCTTTTTGATGCCAACGCGCAGCATATCAGGCAGCGCATTTACAATGTGTCGATAGTGGTACGTCGAAGAGTAATCGACACGATCAACAGGATTTTCTGGCGAAATGTCGCCCAGCGATTCAACGCAAAAAACTTCTTTGATGTTACGATCAACGTCTTCACCGTCAACGACAATGCTGCTGTCGCCGAAGAAAAATTCCATGCCGAAATCATGACGTACTTGCATACGGAAAAGATCAATAGGCTCAGGGCCGCGTACGAATTCAGGATCGACACGGAACCGCGAATAGCCGTCGATTTCGCAATACTGAACAGGAACGCCGCACGCATCGAAATGCTTTGCAACTTTGTCGGCGTATTCCATCTGGAAACACTTACGTTTTGTTGCGTTGGAGCAAATCAGTTTGAACACAGCTTCCGGCGATTTTACTCCCTTTTGACGGTAGTATTTTTCCATCAGGTCACGCGGTTCAAAATTCTCCCAATCAAGGGAAGCGTAAAGCTCTTCGTACGAATATTCGAAAACCGCGACACGCCCCTGAATTGTGGCAATCACTTCACCGAAATAAAACGAATAATCGTCACCGGTGCCTTCAGTCATACCCAAGGCGAGCAACGCGTCTTTCAACGCGGCATGTTCAAGCAACTGTCCCATTGGAATTCTCCGACAAAAAGGTGATGGCAAACGCGTGAACTTCAGGGAATTTTGTTTCGCGAAGAATCTGCATAACGCGTTGTGTGTGGTGTGCGTCTTCGACTTGAATCTGCGCCACTTGGTGGCCGATGCTGCCTACGCCGTACTTCAGACATTCCGCCAGTGCGTGGGTCATGTTGGAATACACGACGGTTTTGCCTTCAGCCTTCACACGGTTATGCGTGCGCACACCTTCTTTGCAGTGAATGTCGTAATTCGTTTCCGTGTGCATCACATCGAAAATTTCAGGCAGTTCAACACTGACCGGATTCTCTTCTGCGTAAACCATACACTCCGGCGTTCTGAACATCATTTCGTCAGCGCGATTCATGCCCAGCGCGAACAAAAAGATTGGGTCAGTCAGCCACGTTTGCGTACCGTTGTAGAAAAACACGGCTTCGTTTTTGTGCACGCGGTAAAGCACAGGGAACGCATTCAGCAGGCAGACGGCCTTCACACCTTCTGCATAATCAATTGTTTTCTGGTGACGAACTGCGCTGGCTTCCATGGCGAGGTCGATAGCCGTCTGGATGTCTGCGCTGTCGTCGAGGTGTTCTCTGCGTGGGGAGTACACGTCGTCGCTGTAAACGGTCGCGAACATTTCGCACACTTGAACGCTAACGCGATCTTTCCACCAGCGTTGTGTTTCGGCGTCGAACATGAAACCATTTTCGGTTAGGAGTTGCATGCTTGCTCAACCTCTGTAGGGATTACACCGTCAACAAAACGGATGGAAAAATAATTCTTTTTGCACGGCAGTTCATTGCCCAGCAAAATATTCAAAATCGTGTCGCCACTGGTTGTCCAGTACGTGCCAATGTGCTGGTTAACGTTTTCCACACCGTGACGAATCATCGCCGGAATCAGATAGGCAATATCGCCGATGTAGTAAATGTTGTTGTACGGGCCTTTCACCATCCATGGCGCTTCCACGTCTTGCTGCGTGGTCTTGTTCAAACATTCAATAACTTCGTCGAGTGTTTCCACGCCGTAAACAGCGATACCTAAGTGCAGTTCGTACGGGCCACCATCGAGCAAGTAATCTGCATCGAGGCTAAACAATTCGCGGTCGCCCAGCAGGAACTTTGCGTAATCGCCATCGGCACGGCGCACTTCTACCTGAATCTTTTTACTGCGCAAGAATGCTGCGACATCATTAACCAGATGTTGGAAGCGCTCAACCTGAACCTTCGCGATTTTATGAACCTCTGTAATCTTGATAAGCGCGAGGTCTGTATCGCCGTGATGAAAAATACTTGGCATTTTACTGCCGTAGATTTCGTTCACTTCGACCATACCCGTAGTCGGCCCAATGCAAACGCGCAGACCTTCAATCTTGCATTCCAGCCAATCCAAATCATTCATGGCCCATGTACCGCCGAGCGATTCGCAAAGAGCCTTAACGCGATTACAGAGAACAGTGTTCATAGCTTAGCCTTTTCTTGGGCAAATAAATTCAACGAAGGTCTGCGACATAGTGTCTGCAAATTCCGAAGCCAGCAACGGCGGGCACGTCGGGAACGTTGCAACAATTTTGTGAACCTTCACTTCGGACACGTTGCGGAGTTTCCACAAGTCGATATTTCGCAGGCATTTGATATCTGCAAAAATGTTGATCGTGTCAGCAGTGGATTTAACGAACGGTGTTGTCACAGCAGGTTGCTCTGCCATGTACGCTTCCACAAGCTCCACGTAAGACATCGAGAAATTCTTCGCCCGCGTCCTGTGCATAAAGCTCATGAATTTGTTGTAGTTCGAAAAATTCGAAGTCAGATTGGAACGTGGATAGCGAACCTGCAACAGAGGCACACCGTTGTTGCCCGTAACGTAACTGAATTCAGCGTTCGGATAATGCGAATTCAATTCGTCGCAAATCTCTGTCAACGTGGCGACGGCAAAGGTGTACTGCCGTGTTAGGTCAGGGCACACCTTGTAGCGCTCAATTGCTTCAATCGCACTTTCTTCGTCGCGAACGGTACGCGGTTTATTCATGAACCCACGAATAGCAGCCGTTTTATCGGTGCGTGTACCGGTGCACGTAATCCATGGAAACTTAGGGTGATACCACATTTCGTTTTCAAGGATAAAACCCTGCGTTTCCAGAATCTTTTCGAACATTACTCAATCCTTGTTGAATTCAGATTTGCGCAGCGCATAAAGGCGGCTTCGTCTGCCTTGCCACGCGATTTGATTTCGAGCGATTCGCTCTGACCCCAACAGTTTACAGTTGCGTTACCCTTGTCATCCACACCGACCGAACAGAAGCCCGCACCCAATACTTGATTAACGCGGTAATCGCCACCGTCGCCTGTTGCGTACGTGGTGATATCGGCCATGTCTTTGTGCACGATGTTATGTGGGAACATGATCGGGAATTCGAACTGCTGTGTGCCTGTACGGAAATCGTTTGCGCGAACAACGATGTATTTCATTTGCATTTTTTCAATCCTCAAGTGGGCAATCATGCCAGCCCACAACGGGCATGTGTTCGTACGTACTGGTTGCTATGTACGTATCCCAACCAATCCGGCTATCGTGGGTATAGAATTCACTCTTTATGTTTCCAGCAACCATTTCACGATCAATTTCTTCAGAGTCAATAAAACCAAAACGTTTGAGAATTGACCTAGCGTGTGCAGCGACCGCCTCTTTTGTTGCATCAATCGTGACTTCTGTTTCTAATGAATCCGCTAGACTGCCTCGTTGTTCCCTGAATTTCATTTTCAGCCTCGTTTGTGCAGCATGTAACCGGGAATGTACATGCCGTTTGGAAAGTTTTCTTTGATAAAATCTTCCATGGTGCGTTGCTTGCGCCCGGTCTGTGTACCTTGCCAAGTCGGTGGTTGTTCTACGAATTTCATGCCTGCAATTTCTTGCGGACTGAAATCGGTTTGGCTACCACACAACCGGTGTTCCGGCGCGCTGTAAAAATCTGAATCAGGTGCTTCGTAATCCTTCGACATCAATCCTCCAAGATATATACGAATTTTTGATTGGGGAAAAGCGCAGGCAGCGTAAACGTTTGTTGCATCTTGTTGGAAGTATCAACGTCGGTTACGACGGTGTGTTTGTGATATTTACGCAGTTTGAATTTTGCACCGTCGCTCGTAATGCAGTCAGGGCGCGCAGCTACACTGCCGTAACAGTCCATCTGCTTTCCGAATGCTTGCGCCTCTTCTACGGAAGCGAAGCGTTTTTCAACAGTTGTTTCGAGAAACAATCCAGACATAAATCACCGAACAGGAATAGAAACCCAACGCCCGCGAACGATTGCGAAGCGCACACGATCACGAACTAATTCACCGTTTGCGCGAATCTTCACTGTGCCACTGCTCCAGCGGAACAGCTCACGCAAATATTTCATTCGTCACCCATTTTGCGACCGTCTGCATCGTCCCACGCAGCGGCGTCTTCGCACAGCTCACGGAAACCTTCGCTGAAATCTTGTTCACCGATTTCTGCAACTTCTGCATCGGTGTAAGGTTCCACAACAGCTTCAAACATTGGATCGAGGTGCGTAGTACCGGCCAACTGCATTTCACAGCAGTACGGGCAGTGGTACATACCGGACGGCGTACCCAACAGCATTTCCGGGTGTTCTTTGCATTTGAAATCTTCGTTGCGGTAGAAACGAACGTACAAAGTCCGAATCATTTTCGTTTCTTCGTTCAGCAGCGCCCGTTCCGAAACGTGAAACTTGTTGTGGTCGATTTCCACAGTCGCAATGTAATCGCGAATGGCGTCAAGGTTGATGTCCTGATAATCGCCAGCCAGTTTGAAAACAAAGCACAAAGTGTCGATGCTTTCTTCGGGCAGAACCTTGCAGAAATCTTTACCGGCTTCGTATTTCAACGGCACGCAGTTATGCGGCAGATTGATTACGTCCATCGAAACGCGAGCGGCTGCTACTGGAACAAACTCAGGAACGTTGATGCCGAAAGCAGTTTGGCGGCAAGTACCGGTATATGCGACTTGAGTTTCCATTGGAATTTTGGCCCGTAGTAAATTGGTAGGGAATAATCACCGCTGTATTGCGGCTCTAAATACATTGCATGCGGCGGCTTTCGCCAGCCACGTTCATTTGCTTCTGTGCGCGGATACACAACGCACAGTGCAGGGTGAACACCGTACAACGAAATCAACGAACGTTCGTCTACGAAATGTTCTTGCCCGTCCGTGCGACTGGTCACGGTGCCGGGACAAATAACATACAGCGCCATGTCACGCACCGAACGGCTCCAAATGTTTATGCAGGCAAGTGATACAACGGCGTCCGTTATCGTATTCGAATTCCGAATCGGTACGCTCCAAATCCGCCCACACAGCGCCGTCTTCAACGTTGAGTTTTACCACCAGCCAAACGTGGCCTTCAAACATTACCGGAATATTGATTGCGTACGGAACGCGTGGGCCTTGTGCAACCACGATTGCGCCGCCCGGTTCATCAGACAGCAACGCTTCCAACAAACCGAAGTTTTCCGCCTCTTCCAACTTCAGGCACGCTTCGATATAGGTCAGCAAATGACTGTTCATGCTACGGTGATTTACACGCGCAAAAGCTTCAATCTTTTCACGCCAGCCGTCCGGCAAACGAACAACGAATTTGTCAGCGGTGCGGCTGTTGTACAAGGCTTGTTTAACTGGTTTCATTTCTTTGTCCGTTTGGCGAGTTTTGGAACGACCTGCATTGCGTTGGTAACGAGTTCGACTTCTGCATCACTCAGCAATTGGTGCATGGTGGCCGGTGTGCCGCGCTTGAACATGAACTTGATGATTTCAGCAGCACGAACAGACAAACGTTCCGCAAGAATCGCCACGGTAATATCTGATCTTTCTTCCGGTCGCTCTTCTGTCGCTGCACCTACAACGTGATTTGCAGCAGCGTCGATTGCAGCCAGTTGGCGCAACAGCATGTCTTTTTCCCAATTGTCGCCGAAAAAGAATTTGTTCAAACCTTTGATGTCGTGGCCGTCCAGACTGAATTCACCGTTCACACGATCAACGCTATCGAGCGCGATATGTTCCATTGCGTGGTAAGCGGCTGCAACTTCCATCACGTCGATGCCGTAATACTTTGCCCAATTGTTGATCGTGACATCACTGAATGGGAAATACCCGTTGCCGGGAACTTTACGTTCTTTGCCAGCCTGCACAGCGCGATCTTTTTCAATGCCTTCGCGAATGTAGCGCAGCGTCAGTTCATGCAAACCTTTGAATGTGCCGTCGCTGAATTTTTTCAGCTCTTCAAACAGGTCATCCGGCACACGTGGGCGGTAAGGAGTTGGACGATTCATTTAGATAATCCCGTAGTCGATGGCGACAGGCTTGCCGTTAATCATGCCAATGGAACACACTTTGTTTTCCACAATCTTTTTGATCGTGTCTTTGTTGAGTCCTTCGACTTGTTCAACAAGCTTCCAGAATTCTTCAACATATGCGAAACGATCTTCGGCGTCGTAGCTTTTCACGTCAGCACGCGGCATGACGATAACGATACATCCCCACGAACGCCACAGCACAGGAGCCAGCAGCGGCGTATCCAAATGGCTGAACGAATATTCTGTGTCATTGCACAAAATACCTTGCAGGAAATTCCGCCAGTGCTTAATCATGGGAAACTTGATCGCGTACTTACCAATCAGCAAAACACTTCTGGTAGAGCCGTGCTTCCATTTCATTTACGTTTCCTGAACGAATTCAACTTTCGCATTTCTTCGACTGTTAGAACGGTGCTGGCTTCGTATGGAACCCTGCCACCTTTGTAATGGTTTATAACAATACCCAAGCCATTAAATTTAACACCGTTCAACAAATCGAGAATAAGCGACAGTTTTAATTTGCGTTGCCTAGCATACCAATCGACAGTGGTAATTCCGCCCGTCGAAAGGTCATGCTGTTGAGGGCACCAGTTTGTTCCCGGTGTGGATTTCACCGGCAAATGTCGTTGAACGACAGCTCTGCAAAGTTTTTGCCGTTGTCCATAAAGAACGAATACTTTTCAGCAGGCTTGAGCAACGGACGATATTTTTCACCGTCCGAAATTGCCAGCTTTTCAGCCTTGCCATCGACGTACTGAATAACCGTCATACCGTTACCGTTGATGTCCAAACGTGTTTCAGTTTCAACCGTGCTTTCATCGTGTGCACGCCAGTTCAGAATCTGATAATAGCGATACGAAACGGTGCGCGTTCCGGTGACGGTTCGTTCACCCACTTTGAAAATGCAGTTCTTTTGCGCCGACGTGTATTTGTCCCACGCTGGCACAATCGTTTTGAAGTTGTAGTAGCCCCACACCCCGGCACCGACGATGCACAGGAACGCCAGCGACCACACGGCGAACAGGAAGGCCCGTACACGCGTTTTGAGGCGTTGTGTGAACGCTTGGCGGGCTTCCATGCGTTTCTTTGCCCGCTCTTCAGCAGCGGCGTTTGAGCGGCCATTCTCAAGGGACGTTTGCAGCTTCTCAAAAGCAGCGTCGAGCTTGGCGCGGTGTTCCGGGTCATCAATGCGCGAATAGTCGCCGAGACGGCCCACGACACCATCGCGCCCCATGTCTTTCAAATCAGCCGGGTCGCGTTGAATGCGATCACCTTGCCACGTGCGATTTATATCGTCGTAATCGGCAATTAAATTGTTCCTTGCCTCTTCAGATACAGGAGGAATAGAACGATCAATTTGTTCGATAAAAGCTTTGCGGTTCCTTGCCTGTGTGTCTGCGCGAAGTTCTGCGTCCAGCGCCAAATCCAATTCACGGTCGGCGTCACGGGTGGCTTGATCAGTCATTGGTAAATTCCTTGTACTTGGCGAAGTGTGCAATTTTTTCGGCGTTGTGTTCTGCAATCGCGGCATCGTTGGTTTGTACGATGTCACACGGATAAACGACCGTGTTCTCGCAGATGAAACGACAACGATTAGGCATGTCTTTCACGAACAGCAATTTGTTGCACAGAATGTCGTAGTTAACGATCAAACTGGTATCCGCTACAAGGTACACATTCGCATCGGTGCGCGGAATGAAGTTGTACAAAACTGCTTGGCTGGTGCCTTCAATCCAGAACAAATGTGCAGGGCGGTCGCGGAAAATATATTTCGGCAACCAGCGGCCTTTGTCGTTCAGAATCGAATGCTGAATGCTGCGGGCGTACGTGCGCAAATCGTAATCGCGCTGATATTGCACACCGTCGAAATGCTTCTGCAAAACATCCCACGTTAATTTGCAACGTTTGCGGGCCTGCATGATGCGATTGGCAACACGCTTTTTCGCAATGTCATCGACCGTCAGCCTTTCGCACCGACTTTCTAAAAGCTTGCGAACTTCTGAAACAGGCATCATCTGCATACCGACTTGGTGCATTGTGCTGTGTGTAAATGAATCCGTCATACCTTGCGTCCTAATGTCGTTAAGTCCATATCGTCAGTAATGTACTGCAAGCCGCCTTTGTTGTAGAGCGGCGCAATACGTTTTTTCTTACGTTCGATTTCCACTTGAGCCAACTTCTCGCGCATTTCGAAATCATCAACTTCGAACGCGAATGTATCGGGTTTGTCTAACACTGTGCCAGCGAGACTTTTGTACGGTGACACGTCCGAACGGTAAGCGACAGATAAATCATTGTCCTTTGCCTTTTTTCGTACGGCTTTCCCATCAGGATTGCGGCCTAGCTGCTTGGACAAGCGTGCGATTTCTGCCGCCTCTTTTTCTCTCGCTTGTTTGCGCTGCTGTTGCTGTCTGCGTGTAAGCATTTTATGAAACCTTTTACTCGATGAAATCCGCGTGGCGCAGCAGCACTTCGTCTTTCATGCCACGGCTACCAACCTCGTTACCCTTTACAGTTATTGTCCCTTGGCACGTGATGAACATTTGGTGAACAACTGCATCGCCACCGCTGACCACTTTGGCGCCGAGTGCATCAACGATCTTGTCAACGTCGATGCCTTTGCCGATGATCATAGACGCTTCTTTACCGTCGATAGAAACTACGAGATATTTCATTATTTGCTCCGGGGAATTTGTTGCAGTTGAGGGGAAACTTTGTGGCGCTGTTCACGGTCAAGATCCGCCAGCGCTTTTATTGCAGGGAACGCCGCGTCGAAATCAGCCAGCAGTTTTGAAGCGTTTTCGATTACCTGCGGCGTGAAATCTACCAACGTCTTTTTAGTGGTCGCATATTTCAGCGGCCACAAAGCGTTGTCGAGCGCGGAACCTTTTGGAAAACCTGTTTCGTTCATGACTACCTCAACAGACGGATAAATTCTTCGTTGATAGGTGCGTCAACGCTAACGTCTTCGCCTTCAAGGTCTGGCAACTGAATTTGAAAACCTTCAGGATGAAAAACAATGCGATATTCGTACGTGCGATTTTCGTAGAACCAGAAAGACGCGGTGAATTTGTCGGTTTCCCACTCCACTTGCACGGCGTGTGGGTCGTCAACGATTTCAACGGTCGGCGCGTTCTTCGGCTGCAATGCAATCGTGAATTTGATCGCTGCGGAAAACGCTGCGGAAAATACTTCGTGCCATTCTTTCATGTTTACAGTTCCTTTTAGCTGTTGCGTTTAACCGTAGTACCGCCATCAACCAGCAGTGTTACGGTGTAATTCTCGTTACCCATTGACCAGCGATACAGGGCACGCCGCCACGCCGCTTTTTTGCGGTTCGTCATACGTTGTTGTTCTGGCGTAAGCAGATAGTCGAAGGAACATTTTTGCCCGACTTCCAAACGCTGCACAGCTTCGTACAAACGATTAATGTTCAACGCCCAATTGACGCGAAACATTTCATCGCGGTCAGTGTCGGTCATCGGTTTAAGCGCCACACAAACCGTACGCTCTACGGGCAGCGCTTTATCCAGTGTTTCAAACACGACTTCTTCAAACGTTTTCTTGTTCTTTACTGCGTAGCTTGCAATACGACGTGCGAGATTGTCGTCGTAATCCATAATAATATTCATATGTAATCCTTATAGCTTGTCCCACATGCCAAAAAGGCGGTCGAGTTCTTTTGACTGCGCAGCGTTTGGAACTATGGGATTCGTTCCCAATGTGCGGGTATGATTTCGCACGCTATCTTTGCTTTGATTTTCTCGGCTTCGGGAAGTGTGAACTGCTGCGCCCGGATTCTGCTTTTGCACGACATTACCTTTGTATGTGTTTCGTCAAGTGAGTGAATGTATTCGCCGCCAGCAAGACGGCATACGTACCATTTACAGTTCGCCATGGCTGTTACTCCCGCGCTGCCATACGCCGTCTGTGACGGGCATCTTCTTCGTCTTTCAATTTCTGCCGCTGTGCTTCTTCTGCATCACGTGCAGTGACGTACGAATACGACGTGTGCAGACTGACTAAACAAATCATGGCGATAACGCAGGTAATGATTGCGAAAAAGATTCGCACCAAATCGAAAAAGACTTTGTAGTTTTCCATGCCTTCTGCTTCAGGAACACCGGCACGCGAAGCTAGCATGTTGACCTGTACCTGAATGCCATGGCCGCTCTTTTCACGCAGGAATTTTTGGTACAAACCGCCGCTCATTTCATACGTGTAAAACTTTCCCGTTTCATTATCGCGAAACGTGCCTTCCCACTGCTCACGACCGGTTCCGTATTTGCCCGTGTTATAAGGCCATGCGTCAACGATGGTTGCATCACGAACAGCCTTGGTATTAACCGTTTCGTAAAAACTGACGCGTTCCTGCGCGATGCAGAAAATCGCTAGAGCAAGGCACGCAGCAACGAACCAGTAAAACGGTGCGCCATAGTAGCCGAAATATTTATAGTTTTGTGGAACCTTTGGTTCGTCTTCACCGTACATTTTCGTTTTCCTTCAGAGCTTCTTCGTACCGGGCACCGCACGCATCCAACTGTTTCATTGCTGCCTTACGGCGCTTCTTGATCGACTTCAATTCTTGCTTGCAAATCTGCGCGTGGGTTTTGCCGTCTTCCCGTGCAAACTTGTAACGAATGTCGAGGCCCCAAGCCAGCGCAGAACGTACAGGGTTTCTATCCCACACATGCGCTTCGTCAATGACCATATGCGAGCGCATCATTTCAGAATAGTTATCCTTCATGATTTTTATGCCACGCGGATTCGTAATCAACGGTCGAAAGTTTTTCAGAGTGTGCGCTTCGATGTCGAAAGCCACATCACCGTGAATGCCAATGCCGAGGTCGAGCGGTTTGCAGCTATCGAGTTCCATAACAACATATGGCAACGTTTGAACATGACGCAGCGCTTCTTCTTGATGCGGATAAAGACGCGGAACAAAGCGTGGCATGTCTTTCATTGCCCGCATGCGTGCGACTTCGCCTTCAAAAATGTACGGCAGGTTGTCGTGGCCTACAACAATTGGCAACAGGGCGTGCATACGCTCTTCAGCAGCCGAATAATCAAACGTCATTTCGTCATGAAAACCCCGGCGAAAATCTGCAAGGTGTTCGTATGGGTTGAACGGTGCACGCACGCGGTCGATTTGTTCACGCGTGGAGAAAACAAGTTCTGCGTCTGGATACTTTTCGCGGATGGCGATCATTGGATCAATGCCGGTTGCTTTCCTGCTCGCTTCCAGCACTTCGCTATCCAGCAAAACAGCGTTACCTCTGGTGCGGCTTTTGTAAGTCATTTTGCTGCCTTCGCTTTCAGTTTGGCTTCAGCCGGGGCCACGTTCTTTGCCAGTGCGCGAGACGCATCAGCGAAAAGCTTTTGGCGTTTGCGAATTTCAACCTTCGCATATTCCATGTTCAATGCGGCCATGATTTGTGCTGCGGTCTTACCGCTCTTCGCCAACATGACCATGGATTTTTGCACGTCGAGAACCGTAACCTTGATTACGCCTTTCATACCTTGAATTCCTTACGCAGTTGCGCGACCACACGACGGAATGTATCGGCGTACAGTGACACAGAACCGTTTGGATTTTTCCTGAAGTATTTGTCGAACTGCGACTCAGGTAACATGATGTTGATATAAGCCACGCCACGCGCTTTCCGTTTGACATTGACTTTGGATTCAGTGAGGCGAACGATTTCCTCGGCCAGTTCCACGATGCTGTCAGATTGAAACGTGCCGTCGTCACCCGCGTTGAACACTACCAGTTTTTCTTTCACTTCGAACGCGTACACTTGGCGAGCCAGTGCGCCTGCGTCGGTCGGCTGCATGGCCGTCATAACCAGTGCGCCAAGATCGAGGACTTGCAACGCGAATTCTTTTTCCGGGGCCATACAATTCTCCAAAGTAAATGCGGCTGGAACACCCAACCGCACTATTTCACTTTTTCTTCTTTTTCTTTTCAGTCAGCTTGTGTGCTTTACAAGCTTTCCAAATATCTACGCCAATCATGCTGTCACGAAATTCCGTTGTCAGAATGCCGTACTGATCACCGCCTTTACCTGCTGCGTTCACGCCCCAAAAATCATCCCACTCAGCAAGGTGCGAAAGTTTTGCTTTTCCCGTATTCATCAGCGCAATCAAACGCCACGGGTTTTGCATGTACGATTCGCGAATGCCGATACGCATGATGTCGAAACGTTCAACGTCATGTTTGCTTGAAGGTTTGCCACCAGCTTTCTTGCTACCAAAATGCTTGGCTTTGTACGGATCGAACGCTGCGAGAATTTTCCCGCGCAATTCTGTTTCCGTTTTATCCAGCTTTCGGAATTGATAATACGCTTCGATGCTTTTGTACACCGTGCCTTTATACATAAAAGGCGCAGGCCACATCGCCGAGAAAATTTCATTCTCGTATGAATTAAACAGAATTACCTGTTTACTCATTAGTCACAACCACCGCCGCCACCGCCGCCCGAATCACCGCCGTAACTGCCGCTATCCGGGGAACTATAGGACGGCTCCGACCGGGTAGGCTCAGGGGCGCAATATGCAGGCTCAGAGCGTTGTTCCGGCGTGCTGTACGTCTCACGGTAGGTATGGCAAGCCGCCTCAGAGCGCGTAGGGGCGCTATCAGACGCCAATACCGTGTGCAGAACTGCCGCCTGCATCAAAAGGCCGCTACCGCCGTCTTGTGGGGTACTGCCGACTTGCCCGCTAGTGGCATGCGCGCCGCTGTTCGGTGCCACGTAACCACGACCACGACCCTGTACGTCACGGCCCAATTGTTGAGCGCGTTCCGGTTTAATCAGAACCGGTTCCGGTGTGAAATGCGCTGCGCGTGCATTACGTCGATCCTCACGCGCATTTTCTTGAATGCTGTAAGCAGCCAATTCGCTTTCCAGATCGCGAATACGAACTTTCAACAAACCGATTTCGTCGAGGTGCTTTCCTTCTTGCTCCAGAACTTTCTCCGGTTGCAAATCATTTACCGCTTGGCGCAGAAGATCCAAATCTTCTTCTTTGCTTTCGAGGTACGCATTGCGGATGTTTACTTCTTCGATCCAGTGAGCGCGACCGAACAAACGATCCCAAAAAGAAGCCGTGTAACGTACACCGTGTTTGTGTCCGCTCATGATACTTTCACCGTGGTATTCAGACATGTTTTATTTCCATGTACCCATGTGAGAAAAGGCGCCTACCAAAATTGATAAGCGCCCGCGTTTTTACACCACGTGACCGGGCAGGTAACGCAGCAGATCGTATTTCGGGTTTGGAGCATCAGCATTACACAGATGGAAAGCAAACAGCAGCGACCAGCTTTCGAAAGTCACGTTCGGGTAAGTTGCGCCGATGTCTTGAATGCGTACAGGCGGAACGAAGTCGATAACTTCTTCGCCGCTGGAAACGGTCACGCCTTCTTTCAACTTGATGCGCAGGGCCATTGCAAAATGCAGACGGCCAACCGGATCGCTGTTGTCGAAAATGATACCTTCGAAATGCAGCGTGGCAATATTTGCAAAAATCTGCAAATCAGTCGCCACGTCGCCGCTCAGGCCGACACGAATGCCATTCACGTAAACGGCGCATTCTTCGAAGAATTCGCGCACCACGTTATGCAGAACGGTTTGGCGCAAATCAATTACGCTTTTGTGTGCGACGATATCAACGAAGTCGGTGTGCCCACCAACGCCGATGCTGCCACGGCCTTGCAAATCGCTTTCGCCATTGCCTTCGCGAGAACGCATGTAAGGGTTGATCGTGTCGTCGTAGTTTTCCACAACGAAATAATTCAACCACTGCGAATAGTCGCGGTCGCCTTTGTGGCTTTCGCCCCACGGACGGTATTCGTCGAGGTGGTTACGCTGGCGAATAACCACACCGCTTTGAACCAGTGTCAGAAACTCTTCGAAATTGAATTGCGGATTGAAGCCTTCGCGAATTCCGATTTGCAGAAAAGTTTCACGGCTCAGAGCCAAGATGAATTCCGGGTATTTGTATTGAGACATGTGCGTCAGGTTTCCTTATTGGGGCATGATGTAGTTTTGAATGGATACAGCGTGAATGCTGTAGTTCTTTACAGTCTCGCCGAGTGGGTCATTGATGTTCACACCCATACGGAAACGCTTACCGTTATTCCCGGCGCCGAAGGTGTTCATTTCAACGGCACACATCAGCGGCGCATCCAGAAAGATTGCGATGTTCGTTCCAGCTTCACCGGTAGGGTTCAGCTTTTCCAGCAGCCGTGGCAAAGCACGTGGTGTAGTCAGATGCGGGCCAGCACGCAACGCAGCTTCTGCTTTTTCTTTGTCGAGGTTTTCGTCGCTAACGTCGATGCCTTTCGCAATCAAAACACGCTGTGCAATTTGCAGCAGATTGTCTTCGTCGTTCACGAAAATTGTTTCGTGTCCGGTCTTCTCTTTGTGCGCCATCGCTGCCGCAAGAATCGAAGCAGTTTTACCGCTGTGCGTATGCCCGTTAACGATCAATTCTGGATAGCGAATCATGAAAACTCCAAATCGTGTTTTGTTAGTTGGCCGTCTACGTATTCCGTCAATTCAGCAAACGCTTCAAGGTAACGTTTACGCAATTGGTGGAAACGTGGATCTACGATTGTCGCGGAACTGCTACCGTCCCAACTTGAGAAATCGACGACGGCGTAATGCAGGCTGATTTGACTCGCCATGCGGCGTGCTGAATAGACATCCCAATCAACCGATACAGCAGGTTGCTCAGGCGCTTTTACGTACTCGACGCCGTGAATGTACACACCCATGCACGGCTTTTCATTTCCAGACATAACACACTCACTTTACAGTTTTTTGTAGTTGTCCCACGCGGCCACGTAAGCCGTATGCAACTCAGCGTGAACGAAATGCTCGGCGCCGAAACGTTCTTCTGCCTTGATCACCATGTACGACAAATCGTCGAGTGGTTCCAGCATTTCCTCTTTGGACAATCCCGCAAACGCTTTAGGGATTTCAGCAATGACGTGTTCCAACACTTTGCGTTGATCACCCGCTTTATCAGGCCACGCCAAATTGCAGTCCAACAATGCGCGACCGTAATACACAACTGTATAGTAGTCGAGTGCACGCATAGCCCCGCCGCCGTATCCAGCTTTGGTAAAAGCGTCTTCAGGACTGGAACCGGTGCTGATTGTCATGTCACCGGAACCGTTCCAGAAAAACCAGTAGGTGCGCAGTTCGTTGAATTCAGCGCGCCCACTTTCCAACTGTTCCAAAAGCTCTTTGGCGCGTGCGTGCAATGCAGCACGGTTTGCTGGCTCACCTTCGCCTTCTGCAAAACTCAAATACGTTTCGATGCTTTTCAGGAAATCTTTCATGACTTCACCGGAACTCGATCAAGTGGGACGTTGACGGTGTGGTATTCTTTTTCGCGAGTTTCCGCACCGATTTTCAGGCCGAACGAATTCAGCAAATCGCGATTGGTTGTGTACGAAACCTCTTCACACTCAATCGACATTCTCTTCGTCGGGGTTTTCGGGTTCCAGTAACGACTGTTCCAGATGTCGTTCAATTTGTGGCACGTTACGCTGGCGGTCAACTGCTTTTCCGACATGTTCACATTCTTCGGCAGTTTTTGACCTTCCTGCGTAATCAGATCGTTACGACTGTACCGAATGGAACGGACTTGCTGCATGTCGTCTTTGTCGTGGTTGAAACCTTCCACGCGATAATTGATCGAAATGTAGTGGGTACTCGACCGGTAATGCGGCAACTCTTTTCTGTCGGTGATGAAATTGCATTCCGAATGAGAGAACGCAATTTCAGGAATGTTGAAACACGCCATCGTACGCAGTCGCGCCACCTCTTTGCAGATTGCCAACACGTCAGCAATCACGCCGCATTGATCGTGTTCGTATTTGCCGGAAACCCACGTGGCGTAGAATGGAACCGGTTTGTCATCCTTGCCTTGAAGCCATTCAACCAGCGCCGACACTTTCAACATGGTGCCGCTGAAAGTAATGGTGATGCCTTCGAACGAATACGCCACGCCATGTTTGGTCGGAGTCTTTTCAAAAGCGAGGCCGCTTTCGATCAACATTTTTTCCATGGTGACTTTGTGTGGGTTTTCACGTTTCGAACGGGCAACACTTTGTTCGTAACTCGGTGGCGTGAAACTCATATCGCCACTTTCCAGCAATTCGTTTTCGGTGAATTTAACCACCGGGATTTCTTGCCCTTCGACAACGGCAGTGCCTGCGCTTTCGATCACGGTTTCTTTCAGCTCAACCGGTGCGTCTTTCGGGTTGAACTTCTTCCCACGCTTTGGAGCCGCTACACGTTGCACAATGCCGCTAGGGGCCTTTGCCGCACCCGCGCTAACGGTCACAGCGACATCGCTGCCCTGTGAGCCTGTCAGGCCGCGTACAGCTTCGGAGAAACGACGGTCGGCGCGGTTGGTTTCGTCAGGCGACAGCGCCGGGGTGAAGTTGGTCAGGATGTCTTTCACGTGCAGCCAGTCGGCACACTGTTTTTCGTTGATTTCGTGAAGCACTTTCCATTTGCCTGCAAACTCTTCGGCAATCGTAATGGATTTGGTGTTGAACGAAACTTTGAAATCACGGCGCACGACTTTAGTGTCGGGCCAGCGTTCATTGTTGTAGACCAACGAAGTGCCGTAGCGGGTTTTCACTTCCGACCACATGCCTGCGTATTGAACGATTGCCAGACGTTCTTCGACAAAGATTTTTGCTTTCTGAATATTGAGGTTCATGGTTTTTACTCCGGCTTCCAGACAGTGGCTTTGGTTGCGTTAAGCATTTTTTCGAGATACACAACGAACGCATCAAAATCACGCACAGCCTGAAGCGTTGCGGTGACAAGTTTGCCGCCCAAATCAAAGTTGGCAACGACGCTGCGTTCTACGAAGTGCACGCTGATTTTGCTGTCGAGTTTGAATGCAACAAGCACGTCACCTTCAATTTCGATGTCATGCACGGACGAATCAAGTTGCTGTGCAATCGAACGGAACATACGCTCGCCAACAAACGGGCCTTGCACCGGGCGTACGTCGCGCAGCAAATCAATCACAAGGTCTTTCGTGCTGTCGAGTTTGGTTCGCCAGTTGCTTTCGCCTTTGCTGTTTCGCACAGTGAGGCGAGTTGCGTTAACCGTGATTTTGGAACCGTTGTGGAAATCGTACACGGTCGCTTTAGGCCCGTGGATTTCGCTATACGGTCTTTTGCTGAAGTAGTTAATCACTTCACGCACTTGTTCGTTTGCCTGTTCACGGAAACTTTTTACAGGCGGTGGCGGTTCGTCGTTTACGTCCGGCGCAACGTAACCAACCATGGCCGAAGGGAAACGCGTTTTGAAATCGTACAACGCACGTTCCGGGTCTTCCATGTTCAGGCCGTTTTCCAGTTCGCCGAGAATTTCGCAATCCCAATCGGAAAGACTACTCGACGGGAACGGATCACAAACCGTTTGCGGTTCACCATCCACGTTGATTGCCAGACCGCCACGAACGCAGAGCATGGAAATTCGTTTTTCGAAGAAAGCGAGCAACGATTGTTCCCGGAATTGCGCATCGGGTTTCATGATCACCACAACGTCAACGATTTTGTATTCGTTGCGAACCTCTGCCAGATAATCAGCCAGCATATATGCCAGCGTATCAGGATCGTAGGTTTCGACCGAATCAACTTCACGCGGAACGATGGTGCCGTATTCACGCGGGTAAATTCGTGCGTACGCATCAACACGGGTGTAAGCGAAAGACGGCAGTTCGTTTTCAGGAACGTTCAAACGAATGTCGTAAAACTCTTCAAAGGCTTGCATCTTTGCTTTCCTCAACCAATTGTTTTTCGGCATCACCGAAATACGATTCCATGCTGTCAGCGAATTTGTTCGCTTCGGCCTTCGTGGTGTATTTGTTGCCGAGCGATACACCGTGACCGCGCCCGTGTTCCTGCAAATCAGTAGGCGGGATAATACGCACGAACCAATGAGCGCCATTGCTATAAACGTGTGCCCAACGCGGTTCGGTTTTGCGTTTGTGCGTGTGTAGCGCGTCAGGATCGGTGTTAGTGAATCCGCTGATTTCGAGCTTAACCATTTCATTGTCAGTAGCCGGACGCAGCGCGTATTCCAGCTCAGAGAAATCACGACACATCACAACCTTTTGACAGCAAGGCGAAGCAAACCACGGTTCAGCCATAGCAGCCGGTGGAATTTCTTCGTTGCAGTATGGGCAATTATGCTCCATGAGGTTCTGCCTTCAATTCAGCTTCCAGATTATTCGCCATCACAGAACCGGCGAACATACCGGAACGAACGACAGCGCGTTTTGCCAGCGTCAAAGCGTATTGATGTTTTTCCTGCGTCTGCTTCGACTTCGGCACCAAATCCAGCAGCATCACCACAGCGGTTTCCGCATCGGTGCGCATTTCGTTCACGCTTTCGTAACGGTTCTGCATGCCTCGGGTGCAACGCTCAATCACACGCGTCTGCATTTCCGGGTACTGCGTCACCAGCACTTCTACCATGTTCAGAATTTGCATCTGTTCATCGTAGGTCATGTGTTTTTTGATTTCGCGTTGCATTTCCGAATTCCTTATTTGCTTTCTTTGACGATGGCAGGAGGGTTGCCGACGTACGGCAGTTCGAACACCGGGTTCAGTTGCGGTTTGTGCGTGTCGGTCGGCTCTACGCTAAACGACATGGAAGCAGAATCGTAAAACGCTTTTGCATTGAAGCTGTGCGTCTTCTCACGGCCTTTTGGAATGTTCATGGTTATCATGCGATCCTCGTTAGATTTGGAATGCTGCCACATGAATACAACGTCGGCCATTTCGCGAAAGTCACTCATGCGACCGGCCCTTGAAAAAAGTACAGGGCACTTATGATAGCGCCCCAAAAATACCAGCCACACACCACGTGTGCCGAAGCGCCGCGCTTGTTAATGTCGCGATGAATTTGGAACCAGCGAATAACAGTGATAATTAAGCACACAACAAAAACAATTACGGCGGACATCATGATTCGTTATATTCCTGTAGGAAACGATTTCGTAGTTCTATGGCTTCGGCTAATTTACGTTCCCAATTGGCTTCATAGGTATTGTCGTTTCCTATGTGAACCATTTGAGGACGGCCAGTGTTTGGATTGCAGACAGCGAAACGGTGCTTAATCTCTCGCTTGTCTTTCACGGTGTAATGCGTGATGCCTACCGGTGTAGGACTTTGTTTGTTGCTGCGTGGTGCGGTTTCCGTTTTTCTTCGCGGGCGTTTGTCGGCGTCTTCTTTGATTGCTCGAAAAGCTTTCACAGAGTCGCCGAAATCTTCATCAAGATAAACCGCCTCAACGTCGTAGGTTGCGCACCAGCCGTTATCGGAGTCGTTACGTTTTATGCTCATGGTTGTACATATAAATAATCACCTCTGTTGCTGGAATTACAGCGCGTAGGAACTGGCCTTCATTTACAAATTGCAGGCCGCTTTCTTTGATGTCGTCTTGCAAGTGAAACCCGATACCGGGGCACGTGCTGTCAAACGTCAGAATGTGCACACCATGCCAAAGCTGTGTCAGCACGTACGAACGCCCACACAGCACCAGCTTGTTACGGCGGCTGTCGAAGCTCACAAGCTGTTTAGGCGTTTCGACGTACACATAGCGCGCTTCTTCAGGAACGACGCTGAAATCGAATCCTGCGGCCTTCAGGATAGCGTTGCTCTCCTTATTCGGCATAACCATTTCTTGCGACCACCGGGCAATCTTACTCAGCGTGAAACCGGCTGCGCGCAGTTCTTTCTTGCGGGTGGTGGCGTAGTAGGCAACCAACGCCCGTTTCCATTCGTTGTGCAAATCTTTCTGCCCCACGAACGCCATCAGCATGACGTTGTAATCAGGAAAATATTTCCCTGTTGCGAATGCCAACAATTCGGCCTTTGCTTGTTCTTCTGAAATCTTGCGGGTGCTTGCGTAATCGCGGATCGAAAAATACTGACCCGCTGCCTTGCGCATCGAATGTTTGAATATCATAAAGCTCCTTAAACGAGGGACAATGAAACTGTCCCTCATTCTTTACAGTTTAAAATTCCGTGTTTGGTTTGGCGTCAGCAGTAGACGATAATCTCGCACGGCCTTTCTTGATCGTTGTTGAAGGTTAGAACGGCGCGCTCTTTGTTCAGGTCGAGTGCAAAACCACGTTCGCGCAATTCGTCGGCGCTGTCATGCCATCCCATATGGTCTGTGTACTCTTCCATAAAACTTACAGCGTCATCACCACGCATTACGTAACGAATTACGCCACCATTGGAAACACGCACGGTTTCGTAAGACACGCCGTTAATGTCCAGAATCATTTCGCCAGATGAATCAGTGTTCATCAAGCAGCCGCGTACGCCGTCCAGCATATGACACAACGTGCTGTAGATCGTGTATTCGGCACCATCCCACGAACACGGACGCGCTTTGATGTCCATGCACAAAATCGCTTGAGGGCCACTTGCAACGGATTTCAAATACAGTGGTTTGCCCGCCAACATCAGTTCATCTTCGTAGCGGAAACCGATTGCTTGCAGCACGGATTTTGCACGGCGAATATCCCACGTCTGGAAAAAGTATTCGGCCTGTTCCATACGGGATGGTTGATCTTCCGACACTGGAATCGTGTAAGCGACTTCGCCCAAATCCCACTTATCAACGAACGTCATTTCATTGCGGGAAATGATAACGTCGAAGTGACGGCACGACACACGCAAAACATTGTCGTTGCCTTTGTGTTCGATGCAATCGAATTCGAACGACTGCGACCAGAAGTCAGCCATGATTCCGGCCAGCGGCGATTTGGCGAATTCCTTGAACAGATACGGAACGTTGTCGTTGTGGTACGCCAGCATTTCGTCGAAGCACTCGGTCAATTTCTTGCCCGTGCGTTTCATCGCGTGTTTGCTGAAATACGATGCAACGTCGGCTTCGTCCAGTGGCGGCTCTTTCTTTTGGTACGGGAGTAAAGAGGTGCCGGTTTCTTCGTCGCCTTCTTCCATTTCTTCGTGTGACAAACCCGGTGGTGCCATTACCGGTGCGACGTGTTCACGCAGCATCTTCAATTCTTTTGCACCTTGAACTTCTTTCACAACTTCGGCAGCTTTGCGGCCTTTGCCTTTGTTGCGTTGTACAATCCCGGTCACGGTTGGCAGTTGGCTGTTTTCGAAAATCGAAACGCCGAATTCATCCGCGTACACGTGCTGCATATCGTTGCTGATCAAACTGAATTCAGTCAGCCAACCTTTCAACGTGCTTTCTTTGTACATCTTTGCCAGCGTTTCCTGATTACGCTCCGACAAATTGAGTGCAACCAGTTCCAACGCGTACGTACGGTCGAACTGATATTTGTGGTTCGTGTACACGCGCATTTTTGCCAGCAACGGCGCGGTCAGTGCAGTGATTGCCACGTAACCATTCAGATACTCGACCAGCAAATCTTTTTCAGCTTTGGTCAGATTGATTTTCTTTGCGTACTGCTGCGCGTTGTGATTTGGCAGATCGCCTTTGACGTAGCTGACGAAACTGCGTTTGCGTTTGATAGCCATGATGATTCCTTAACCTAAATGGATTGGTAGAGTTTTGTAAAAAGCTTTTTCGTCGGCAGTCAGTGCCCAACGCCCGTTCGTGATGTTGCGGTATTCGGTGAAACAGGCACGCAACCATTCGTGCGTTCGGAACGATACGTAGCCCTGTGCTATGTCAGCACGTTCCTTTTCGTCTAGGGCGCTCTCTACGGCACCGCCAAGCGATTCTTTCACAACGGCAATGGCATTGATGCGGGAAGCGTTAATAAACGCCTCAGACCACACCGTAATGACCGTCTGCGTCACGTGCGAAATGATCCACAAGTGTTCCGCCTCGGGAATCGTTGTGAACGTGTCGCGCAGGCTGCGATTCAATTCGGGGAACGGCAATAGCGAAAGCTTGTCACCGTGTAGCGCCATCAACGCATTAAAGTCCATTTCTTTGATCCTCCAATTCTTGGATTGTGTGGCGGTAGTCAATCACGATTTGAGCGATGGGCAGAACAACCCAATTCACCGGCCACCACCACACGAAATTTGCTTTGTTGGTAATGTGGTCGCCAAAACGTAACAGGCTGGCACCCTTGTATTTGATCAATGTATTGAAACGACCGAACCTGTACATTTTATAACCCTCATATTGCGCAGCGCATTTAACGCGGCACAAAACGGCATTTATGTTTTAGGGCGAAGTCTATGGCGACCTTGTAGGCGTCGTTGTGTTCCATCGAATTCATACCCGGCAACGTTCGCCAGAAAAGGCAACCGTAGTCACCACCTTTAACCTGCACGCAGAAAATGAATGGGCCAGCAAAGCTAACCTCTTCCTTAATGCGCACGCGGAGTTCTGCTTTACCAAACAAACTCATTTGCACCTCGATTGTTTAGGTCAGCACACCCTTACCGATTTAATTTGTGATTTTGGTTTATACGCACGGCCACCAGTAAGCCAATCGCGGTTCTTCCCCAAACATTCCTGTTCCAGCATGACCCAAAAATCTTTGTGATTGGTTTTCACCAGATACAAAGCTTCTTCCAAGGTCAGTGCTTTCACGAACACTTCTAATTTCGTGAACGTGCTGTCATTCCGGGTACTGAAAACAAAACGGTAGTCGTAACGCATTGCAGAATTATTGCCGAGCGTCCTTTCTAACGGTGTGCCTTTGCCGCCATCGCGATACTTGAGTGCCATGCGTATTCCCTTACTTCAATTATTGCCAAACTGCGGCGAAAAGGTCGGTGTCCAATTTGTTGTCAGGGCCACCGTCTGTGTTGTCACGCTTCTGTTCGTTCCACGCCGATTCATACGCCGCTTCGGTTGGGAAACCGTTGGGGAACATCATAACGAAATCGTTCAGCGTGTAGACGGTGCCAAGCGTATCACGGCGTTTTGCATCGTGATAAATGGCGTGCACGACTTGCGTACTCTGTGCCGGGTTTTTCAGCAGACCGAAAACCACGAACGCGACCAGATTCAATTCCAGATTCAAACCGACAGACTTTGCACGCGTGGTGAAAACCATCCACAGGAAATTGCGTTTTTCCTGCATGTCTTTATCCAGCGCTTCCAGCTTTTCCGGGTCAGCCATCATGCAACCCAACAGAGTTTCGCTTTGATGATCGGACATCAGCGAGGTCGCGTATTTGTTCAGAGGCTTGACGGCGATTTGTGGAACGGCGGCGTTAGTCATTTGATGCTTTCCTTTTTAGGAGTTGGGTTTTTACAGCGGGGAATTAAACGGTCAAAGGGCCGGACGGGTCGATGTCGCTTGGCTCTTCAATGAACGTCAGCGATTCGCCTTTCGCCAGTGCTTCAATCATCACACTGAAAAGCAGGTTGTACGAATGCAGGCGAGGCAACACGCTTTCGTACAGCGTTGGATCTTTCAGCAATTTGGAACGCTTGCCGATTTGTTTGCCTAGGATGATAACGGCGCTGTCCATGTCCTGAATGGTCAGGGTGACTTCGGTAGGTTCGTATTCTTCGCCTTCCTCACGGTCATCAAGGAAATCGTCAAGCGCACGGAAATTTCCGAGACGCGGCAATTGCGATTGTACGAAACTGATCGCAGATTCCATTTCTTCATTGTAGATAATTTCCATCAGTATTTCTCCAGTTCAACAAGGGCTTTAACAAACGTAGCACGACGGCTAACGAAATCGGTTTCTTTCTCGCTAACAACGGTGTAGCTGTTTTTCTTCACAATGACGCTAACAGGCTCGATGCCCATAAAGCCAAGGTGGATATAAATTTTCATTGGCCCGTAATTCAACCGACGATCAAAGGCCAGCCGAACACGATAACCAATGAGCATGAAAAGAAACGCCATCCACAGCGCACGTAAAGTCATTTCAGGATTACCCCTATAAGCAGCAGGATGCACAACCCACAATTCAAAAACTCAATTGTGCGTGTGGCCCTGTCGCAATTCTGCCCCACGCGGGTCAGCATGGTAATGACGAATACCAACGCAATCGCTACACACGCATTACGTAAGGAAGGTTCAAACACGACGATACACGCCAGCACAATCAGACCGTACACCACAAACGCATGGGGCCGGGTTAGAAACGTCGTATCAATTTTCATTGTCCCTATGTTCATTGGAGTACACCCCGAACGATTAGAACGACAATGCAAATGGCGCAGGCAATTTTCATCCCGCGATTATCGACGATACGGTAAGCGCAACCCATAAGGATGCAGCCGCCGATAGTCAGACGGTAAACGTGTTCACCGCCAAACGATTGCAGCACCAGTACAGCAGTGCCTAGCAAGGTTAGCAGCGCGATCATGTAGTTACGGGTTGTAGCCGTCATGGGAAACTTCCTTAGATCCGTGAGGGACTGAATTACAGGCAGCCGAGTGCCGAGGTGATACATAGTGCCAGCATCACCCCAGCGCGTCAAGTCCTTGGCTTACAAGGGGTTAGCCCCTGCGGTGATAGCCTTCTGCGCAGCAATGGCGAGTTCCAAAACGTTACCGCCACGCCCATTAAGCAAGGCTTGCGCTTCGCTTACCTTGATCCAACCGCGATTGCGCTTTGTGTACTCTTCCCAATCCACGAACGAAAGGAAGTGAGCGAGGAAATACGTATCGCGGGAAATGTATGGGCCGGGTTCTGCATTGTCGTCGTGGTGGTCGCGTTCGGAATCTTGCGTATCCAGCTTCTGCACAATCGTAACGGCTACGCCTGCTTCTTCGCGGGTTTCCTTTTGCGCATTTTCTTCAGCGGTCAAACCGGCTTCGATTCCGCCCTTTGGAAAAACCCACTTGGTGCGATCTTTCGAAGACGTGACCAAATAAACTTCGGTGGCTGCTTCGTTGAGGATTACACAACCACTGCATTCGCGAACTTGGAGAGTCATATTTTAGCCCTTACTGAATTTGAATTGTGAACTGCGATCAAGCGTAAACGAAATCGGCGCCGTAGTTATCCCACACCATTCCGCGTGTGCGTTGATCGTACGTAATGTGCACTTGCAAATATTTGTCCACTTGAATCAGTACGTACAGACCGCCAATGGTCAAAGCCATATGGTTGTCTTCGTTGCGTACAAATTCAAACTTGTTGATCACGCCCGTAGGTGAAACCAAATGGTGGCTTTGCAAGAAATACAGCGCACGAAGCAAAGCATCATCAACGACAGCTAGTACCCAATCGTACGGATGCCCATTAAGCATACCGTCACGGAAATGTTGGCTGTCTAAAATGCCTACCAAATGTTCCACAACCGTAACCATGGAAACAAGGTTGATCAAATGGATGTCTTCGCGCACAACGTGGCTGCTACACATCGGGCCTAAACCGGGATGCAGGCTCACAACATTTACGTTACGTTCGTACAGTTCGTCACGGGCGGCACGGCTCAAACCACGTAGCCAACTAAAGCTACTGCCGAAACCAAAACTGCCGTGGTGACGATTGTTGCTGATCACCGCTTCGTGCATGCTGGAAATGAAAGCTTTCAGTACGCGCTGTTTCGTAACCATCTGGCCCCGGAATTCAGCATTCATTACATACTGAAGTTTGGAGCTTTCATTGTCGTCGAGTAAATCGTCAGCAGACGTGACCACACGAAACAGCGTGGGGTATTGAATTTTTACGTCAGTCATAAAAGTCCATGTTCCTTTAGGCGAGCGTCGATTTCGTCTTTAGCCAAACTGCGAATTTGTTTTTTGCGCTTCTGTTTCTTTTCGATGCGCTCGCGTTCTGTGCGTGCACGCATCAAGCGTTCGTGAGCAATCATACCAGCAACCCAACCGAGGCCACTGGAAACGCTACCGAACAGCAAAACATAAACGCTTGGATTTGCGGCAACCATAACGATGATCGAAAGGTCGCACAGGTTCATCGCCGTACCGAAAACGAAGGCTAGACGTTTGTGCCCGCCTGCAACGTTACGACTTTGAAACCCACGCAAAAATGTTGTGGTGAATAGCGCCAGCACAGTGCCGACCACGTACAGCAAATGTGTGTATGGCGCGAATATTTCCATTGAGTCTCCTAGAGAGTTTTCAAGCCCTCAATTTTGTAGCTAGAGCAGATGTCGTTTATTTCGTCTTCCACAAACTGGTTGTACGTACGACGTTTGACTCTGATTTCTTCCAACGCAATTTCTTGGTTGATGTCGATGATCTTGTTTCGCATATTACGAATGCCGTTCACTGCATGCTGCACAGTGGGGAAGTAATATTCTCCACGCGGGCCACGGTCGCCGTTACCTTGTAGTTTGTCGAGAACCGAAACACGTTCATCGCGAACCTTTTCCAATTCACGATAGATACGGTCGAGTTCTTTCAAACGTGTGGCAGGATGCACGGCTTCATTTTTGATTGTGTTTTCGAAGTCACCGACAAACGCATTCAACCGACGTTTGTGGTGTGCGTCGAGTTCTTTATCACGGAACATGTATCACCTTTACAGTTTGATACCGACGACAGCAGCGATCTTGCGATAGTCAGTCATCGAAGGTTGTTTGCAGTCGAGCGCGCCGGAAATCAAAACGTTTGTTGTGGTCAGGTGACAAAGCTTGTCGGTGCTTTTCACGTAGAACGACTGGCCGCGAATCTCGCCAGAAAAGAACGTTGAAATAACCACGACTTCAGGCACCGCTTCATTCTGTGCAAGGTTCGTTGCGTTCGATGCTGCGTTGAGTCGCCCGATACTGGCGGAAAGGCCCCACAAAGCTAGGGCCGCAAATACAGCCAGCACACCACCGCACGCGATTACGTATTTGCTAGGCTTCATGGTTATTTGTCCAGATCAATTACAGGAAGGTTCACACCACCATCGTTTGCAATTTGAATCAGGCGCGAAATCGACAACGCGTCAGTTGCCCACGATTGTCTGTGCATCACTTCCAGAATCAACCATTCTTCCGTGGTGATTTTGAAACGCTCACGAAATTGCGGAACCATGTAACGCTCAGCCACACCAGTTTGATTCATGGCACGTGCATGCACAACAATTGCCCGTGCCCATTCGTGCGCGATGCGGGCCAGATCGTTTTCGTCTTCAATCAATTCGTGAGGATGAATCGGCTTCAAACTTTCATCGGTCGGAATGCCCAACAGTTCTGCAATTCTTGTCAGGGTGTCCAGCTCCAATTCGTCGATGTGTCCTTCGTACAACGCTTGCCAAATAGTTTGCGAAAAACCGAGGGTGTTAGTGAGCCACGTATATTCTTTCTTGCCGTAACGTTCGGTGACTGCGTTACGGATAACTCGCATGATACGCGAACGCTCTTTCAAGTCTTCACGTTCTGCCGGATCGTCAATCAGCGCGTCGAACGCATTTGCGTAGCGCTCCACAAACGAACGGACGTTCATACCAACAACCACTTGACCGGGCAACGGCGGGCAGCACTGAATATTCGACGTTGCTAAATCACGCAGTGCAACCAACGTGGTTTCCGTTGAGCCAAGCGTAATGCCATTCAACAGGGAATTGATACCGTCGCGCAAACGCCAGATTTCGTCGCGGTACTGGCTGCACAAATCGCCAAGGCCATCACGTTGACCGCCGAGGAAATCAACGGCCTGTGCGTTGTCACGTTCGTAGTTTTCGCACTCGACATTCTTTGTAGCAATTTCGTTGTGCATTGTGGTGATGCAAGTTTCCAGACGCTGCGTCAAAGGACACACGCCTGCATGCTCTGCCCATTCGCGTTCTTCCAGCATCCGCACCATGGATTCAACAGCGTTCAACGAATCAGCAGAAGTCACGATTTTCATTTCATTCTCCAGAAATTGTTTTGACAGTCACGACAACGACACGATTTTCTAAATCCATGTGCATGTGAACAGCCGCTGACAAAAGTGCACACGCGATGCACACAGTCACCAACCAACGATTGGCGATAAAAGCAGGTGCCAGAACCAACGTGGCGAGGTAGCAAACTTGCAGGAACACGCTCGGGCCAACAATAATCTTCGCGGTGGTGATAGCGAGGCCGGAAATGACGCAGAACAAAAACCAATTACGTTTTACGAAAGCCATGGGATTTCCCTATCAGATATATGCAGAATGAATTGAGCCAACAACCAGCATCAGTAAGAGCCATGCCCACATAAGACACTTGCGCGTTGCAAGGTGTGCCAACAAAGTAGCTGCGGCGCAGTATGTCACCGTCGTGAAAACGGTAGGCTTATGGAAACACCAAAGCAGGTTGTGGCTCAGCAAAATAATGCTCGCAAACAACGTGGAGTTTTCAGAAACACATTTCCACGCGATTGCTGGAATTTTCATTGCGGGCGATAGCATGGATTCTCCTTGAAACGGCAGTGCTGCGAAATGTCGAACCAACCATCAGCCTTTTGAATTTCCACGTACGCTTCGTGCGAGAAAAACAAAATGAATTCGTCAGTCAGTTCAAACGAAATCGACAGTTCCAGCGTGCCGTTGGGATTTTCGTATTCCATGTAAATGGTTTCAAACGTTTCGTGATGATCCAACTGCCTGTACGTCTGGCCGTAGTAGTCAGTAGACCGGCACACAACGTGCGTGTATTTCGCAAGCTTGTTGAGGTCGAACGTACCGGCCAAAGTTCCGTGAATATAATCTTCTTTATTCACGCGCAGAATTTGCGGGCGTTGCAATTCCTGTTCCATTAGTAGGGCTTCCAGTAAGAGGTTTCTTTGCAGCCGGGGCAAACGTGGCGGTACAACTTACCACGCGGAATGACTACGATCCCACGAATGTTATGCGCAGGGTGTGTACATCCATTGGTGTTTGGTACGTAGTCTGGATCTTTGATGAAACCAGATTGTTTTTCCGCTTCAATCTGCATTGCCGTTTCAAGCATTGCACGATTCCAATCTGCGTCAGTCCACTCAGACGTATCGGCTGCTTCTACTTTTGGTGGGTCAACACGAATCATTGGTCAGAATCCTTGTTCGCTTCACTACCGGGAGGAACAAACGGCATTTTTGCACTTGTTCTTCCCGTTCTCGCACCTTTATATCCGTGCGTCATGCAGCGCGGCTTTCGCAAAAACATGTCAATGGTATCTTGAGGCACGCTGTAATGAGTAGCGGTATCGTCCAGTTCATCGGCACGAACAAAACAAACCCATTCAGCAAAATCGTTGCCTGATCCCCACACGTAATAACCGTGTGTCATAACGTATGCTTTCACGCGGTCACTGTGATAATGCAGCGGTTCGTTTTCGAAACCCGGCGCACGATACTGAAGACCGGGCACCGTGTGTGACAGTTCCAAGATTTGGCTACTGCTGATTTCCAAATGATGGTAGCGGTGTTCGTTTTTCAGAAAGACCAAACACATGTCGTCACACATACCGAGTTTCTGTACGATACGCGCCACGCCTTTTTGCCCTTCGTATTTTTCTACGAAATCGCGTAGGCGTTCAAAACTTACCAAACTGTTCAGGATGTCCATGACTCAATACGCCTCTTCTGGCATTTCATCCGACAGCGTGAAGTGAAACGGTACGGCTGGGTACAAACGTTTCATGGTATTTTCAATGTCCTGTTTTTCTACATCGTTCAGAACATCAAAACGGATTGGACGGCCACGCGTTGCGTACAACTCCGAGGCTTGCTTACACAGGCTAATGCAATCGTCCGGCCATGTGATTGCGCGCTTCTTGTCGAAATCTTTCAGTTCATCAGGTGACATACGGTTTCTCCAACAGGTTCCACAAAAGGTGAAAGTGTTCATCGGCTTGAGCTGTCTTTACACTTTCCAGCGCGGCCCTAGTTTCCTCGACACTCACACCCTTTTTCTCAAGGTACTTGATCAACGCGATTTCTAACCGCGTCTTTTCATTCAACGCTTTGACCATTGCACGCACGTGGTTGCGATCTTCGTCTACGCGGCGCTGTGTGCGGTTTCTGCGCTTCAACAAACGTGCGTCATATTCAGGCATCTTTCACTTCCTGCAAATCTGCTACAGCACGTTTCGAGTGCAGCCAGTATTGCGGATCGTCAATCAGGATTTTCGCAACCTCCTGACTGAAGCCTTCACGAACAACCCAACCGTGCGCACCGATTTTAGGTTCAGTGCCGAACGCTTTTACGATTCGGTTTTTGTCATGCGCCAGATATTTTGTACCGGGCGGAATCGTGATAATTGCGTTCATGTAAACCACACGCTTATGGGTAGTCATGGTGCACAACCTCTTCCAAGTCAGCGACCGCACGCAATGAGCTTGCCCAATCCTCACGCGGCACGGCTTGGATTCGTGTAAGTTCGTAACTGTCACCGCGACTTTGCCAAATGCCGTCGATGATTTCTGGCTTGATACCAAACGCCCAAATGGTGCCTTCGCTGTCGAACGCTATGTAATTGGTGCCAGCGTAAATATTTAAATCTATACCGATGTAGCGATAGCGTTTATGCGGAACGTGAATCGCCTTGAACGTGCTTACCCAATCTTTCGGTACGTTCCACATCGTTTCCAGTTCTACAGACGTTTTGCGATTGTTGATCACGCAGTCTTTCACGTGAACAGAACGCAGACGATTCAGCGACGGAACCATTTCGGAAAGCAGGCGATATTGCTTCGGCGTTAAACCGATACCTGCCTGTGCAATTACGGAAAGATTATTTACCAGTGCGTTTGCGTCTTCCAGCGCACGGGAAATGCTATCGCTATCTTGATAATCGACGTTCATTTTGTAGCCTCCACAATTGCACGGCCTTTGTAATGATACAGGCGCCACACCGAACGCGGCCAGATAACGCCTTGCCACAACGAGAAACAAACAACCGTCACCGCAATGACCATGCACACGACAGGTGCAGGCAGATAGTTGCGCTGTACAGTCACCACAAAACGTTTGAACATTTGCACACGGGCTTCTGCGTGCGCTTGCGTCATACCGTACAGAACCACCCGCTTTCCGTGTATGGCGTCACGCATGTTGCAGCATTCGAAATAAATCTTCAGCAGCGCCCACGAAAAACCTAGAACCACATAAGCTTTAACCAGAAATGACAACACTTTTCTTTTTCCTCATGATCCAACGTTTATGGGCGACCACGGCAGACATCATACCGAAAGCCCCGCCTGCACCACACGCGAAAACCATTGTCCACGTTGTGGTGCCTGCAATGAATTTGATGATTGCAAAGTCCAGTGCCGCCATGCAAAAGCTTGTGGCGCCGATAGACCAAATCATATCGTGCTGAACATTTTTGTGCTGAATCCCTTTGAGAAACACAGACGTAAATGTCACAGCAAATGCAATGGCGTACTGTTCCATTTTACGCTTCCTGATTGAACGGAATACCAGCAGCTTTACGGCGACGAACTTCGGAAAGCGACAGGTTGTATTTCGCAGCAATTTCTTTCACTGTGCCTTCGGCGTGCGGCTGCGTTTGTGCAACGAATTCTTTGCGGCGCATTTCCATCACGCGGGCCTGTTGATCCGGTGCACCACCTTTGCCGTTACGGCCCACCATACGACGGTCGTATGCGTCCAGTGCAGCGAACAGGGATTCCGTGCGTTGTTGGTCGTGCGAAATGCCAGCGGCCTTGAGTTTGAAAACATCCATCTGATTGTCGATCAATGGCGTGCTGCATTCTTCGGCATTGGTGGCATAGCGGTCGTGAATTGCGTAGAACAAACCGAGTCGCAATTCTTTGTCGAAAACACCGTGCGCAATATCGGTTACGTATTCGCGTGCGTTCACGATGTCGTGCAGCAGCGACATACCGACAAGGGTACGTTCTTCGATAGTCAGCAAAGTTTCAGAAGTAATCGACATGGTAATTCCTTAAATCAAATGGATTGCATAAATGGCGTAGGTGACGTCCTGCTGTGATACAAGACGATCAAGTGTGTGCAGTAATTCTCTTCGCACACTCATACAACGACAAGCCGGATAAACGTCAGCAGCGTAGTAAATGAAATCGCTATCATGTATTTTAACCTGCACAAAAACATGACCGAGAGCGGCTTCGTGCTGCGCAACAATTTTTTCCTGTTCCGCGTATTCCGGCTGGTCTTCTTTAACCCAACCGTTATTGAAATTGCGAATCAGATCATACGTCGTCTGATTCATTGGTGGGCCGAGTTTTACGGATTTCATAATGCTCAGCGGATTCTGGCCTTGACCCAAAGGAATCATTGTTAAATTCTCCGAATGTCCCATTGGTCGAGGCGCTGCGGCCCCCACATTTTTAGTGCTTCCATTGCATCGTCGTCGAGCAACAAAGCTTGATGCGCGGTGCAGTGCAAATACGCCATGCCTTGCAGACGTGTCTTGCCGTCAGTGTACGCCACGTGTGCGTCACGCTGGCCGCATTTCAGCGGATGCAAAACGTATTCGCCAAGCGTTTTATTTGCCGTGCGAAGAATCCACGAATATCCGTGCGGTAACGGCTTGCCCGCCAACAAATATTCCAGCGCGTCTTCTGCACTTATGCCAAAGACGTTACCTTTCAGAATTGGATGCTCAACCACTTTACAGTCTCCGAAGAATGCCTTTATTTGCAGGCATTTGAATATTCCAGAATTCCCACGGGCGTTCTGCGTTGAAAGCCGAAGGCGCGTTGTGTCGGTCGTCGATTGTGCTAATGATGAATTCAATCAACGCGGGCAGCATGCAGTCTTTGTGCAGGAACGGCGGCGCCTCTACGATGTCGTAAAGATATTCATCGTTTACATTTTTCATAGTGACGTAGATCGACACACCCGTGATGCCGAATGCTTCGTTCATCGCAGCGAGCTTGGGTTTGTCTTCTGCAAACTTTTCGCGATCTTCGTTAGTGAGGCTATAGCCGTGTATGCGACGTTGGTTGAATCGGCCACAGGCCCTACGAAGTTCCCCAAGTTCGGCCCACTGTTCTTGCGTCAAAGTGTTGATGAATTTCACACTACGAAACATTGCTTCCTCCAGACCAATACACGGCGCATTTGCATTCTGCGCAGGCCATGTACCAGAGTTTGTATTTGCTGTTCCACGTTTCAACAAAACGCCCGGTGTGTCCACGAACGCAGGTCACAATCTGTTTACTTTGTTTTGGTTCTTTCTTGTGCATTTTCTGCGCCCACAAAGAGAAATGGCGAACCGAAGTCCGCCACCTTTATTTCTGTTAATCGTGTGTTATTTCCAGCTTGTGAATCAGTGCTGCGCTACCTTCAGTGTCGAGGGTAAATTCGGTTGGATCTTCTTGGTTGTAAACACCAGCCTTGAAGTACAAACCTTGCGCCTTCCAACTTTCGTCAAAAGGCAGCGTGATATTTCCAGTTTGTTTCTGTCCGTTCGCGTCGGTGAAACTCGACGAAAACAAAACAGCTCCAGATGCAGTCACGTGAATGTTGAACGTGAACCGCGTACCGACTGGAATGTCACGCATCAGCACGTAATCGACAGGATTTACCTGATCGAATGTTGTGCGGAAACCCACAGTCAATTGGCCGATGCCGTCAGCAGCTTTATCGAACGAAAGTTTTACAGGCGGTCGGGTATTTCCGTGTACGTGGATTTGCCCGATAACCGTTTCACCTTTTTTCGGAACTTGCAGCACGGTCATTGCCACTCGCAGCCAGTGGTGTGCAAAGACAGGATAGCGCCAGTTGTAGACGATACCGTTTTCGATGCACTCGCGCAGCTCAGTACGCGTACGGCTGGTAGACTTTGACGACACGCCTTTAGTCGGTGCCCACAATTTCAAATCACCGTTCGGCAACACCGAAAAGAATTCGTTTTGTGGGAAAGAACCGGGCGGGTAAATGATGCTTACCGTACTACCCGGATACTTTGGTTCTGGTGTTGTGAGATTCAACAAATCGAGATTAATCATTTGTCTCCAGTTAGCCGATTTTGAAATCCATTTTGATGTCGAGGTCGGCGGCGAGCATGATCACCCGCGCCAGTGGGACGCTGCCCTTACCCGAAATCAAATTGTACAGGTCGATTTTCGAAATGCCGAATTTCTTCGTCACGTCTACTTGGGTCAAACCACGGCGCACAATTTCGGCGCCAATTTTTTCTTTGAGTGTTGTGCTGATATCGTCGATCAACACTTGCCCTTTTGTTATGCCCCGGCTCATTATTTCTTTCCGTTTATTTTACGTTTACCCATTCCTTGTTGTCCTTATCCCACAACAAAGTATTGGAACTTTTCATTTGGATGAACTGACTGCTTGGAGCGTCGTAAACGCGCCAGCCGCCTTTGTCGAAGTTGACCACCCACGGCGCGTTGCTGTTTTCACGAACGTACAAACGACGAACGTGTACAACGGCGTTTTGATCAATGCAAAACATGAACCGGCTGAACTCGACCGTGCCGTCGTGCGAATACGCCATGACTTGCACGAAATAACATCCGTCAACGAATGCGAGTGGCGGCAAATCCCCCGGTGCATATTTTCGGAAGTCGAAAACTACAACCTTCGATTCGGATGCGCCCGCCTGAATTGATTCTTCGTTGGTGATACCTGCGTACAACGGATGGTCGCCGTAGTTCGCACGAATGAAACCAACGTTCACAGGTTGCCGGTCGTAAAGTCCTGTGAAGAACACACCGAATTCTGCCGCGACCATGTTAGCCGTTCGGTAGAAAGCGGAATAAGAACCGTCAACGGCTTCGTCAATATCGTCGATATCAGGAACGCCGTGGTCAGTGATAATTATTACACCGTTGCCAGCTTCACGATACTGCACAAATGCTTGCACAGCTTCTTTCGTAATCAGTGGAACACCCGGATAATTCGAAGACATCAGAACCACACAGCAGAACTGATCAAGCGTTGCCATGCTTGGATTCAGAACGCCGCCGTAGTCCGTAACCGAAAGGAACGAAGCGTTGAAACCAGCAGCCGCACAAACGCGCTGCATACTGATTGCGAAGTCTGTACCGCGTGAACCTTTCAGCGTGTAGTTTGCTGCATCGTCCGGCGCATCGCCGAGGAACAAAACGTTTCGAGCTTTACCCGGCTTCGCGCAGAAATTGAGCGCGTTAAACAGGAACTTGAAACTGCCATTCAGTTGAGCAAAACCTGAACCGGCTGGCGGCGCATACACGTTGTAAAACTTTGGAAAACCACCATCGAAAACAGCATTGCCGCGACCATCTTGTGTCACTGCCAGAAACGGATTCGGCGGCTGCAACTGATCATAAGCAATGTATTGAGCGAGCGTCGGCGCCCGCCCGTTGATTGTGTAGGAAACCCACGCAACGCTTGGGTCAACAATCCACTTCGCTTCTGTTTTCTTTTTGTATGTTCCTTGTGCAATGTCAAAATTGACTTTCATTTGTTTCTAGCCCTTTATGTGTGGGTAGGGCAGTCCAGTGCTTGCCAAACTGCGAACGCGGTTTCCCGTGCTTCCATCGGGGATTTAACCGCATACTTTAAATTAACAGAAGGGCCTTCGTCAGAATCGCGTTGAATGTGCACTTCGGCTTCGTAAATAAAACGAGGCACGCCGCTATCTGCAATGAACGTCGGATAAACTGACATATCATAAACGTAAATCCAGATGTCGTACGCAATTTCATCCGGCTTGTCTTCAGTGCGCACACGATAGCGCCACGAATGAACCAGATTTTTAGGCGGATTGTGAATGGCGATCAAACCGTTCATATCGCGGAAAGCGGAATCGTCGCGAAATTGCGTGTAGGTGAAATCCCGAAACAACGCTCTGTCTTCAGTCATGACCGAATTCCTTAAATGTGAACTTTGAAGTTGTTCCACTGATCGTGCCCGCGCACCAAACGTTCCATGGAACTACGAACACCATGTAGGTGCATGTAATACATTTCACGTTCGTGATTCAGCGGGCCGTTTTCTTCCTCTTCAATCTGCTTTTTGTCCAGCAGGTTGTCGGCGTAGTACCCAACCAATTCGAAAATGTCAGAAAGCATCGTGTGACGAATAGACCACTCTGCATCTTTGAGCGGAACCGAAAGATAAACGCTGAAACGGTAATGCACTAACCCGTTGTCTTGTGCAGTGCGGCGCAGATTTTCAAACGCATGCCGCAACAGGATTTGGTGACGCTTGGCGAGAACATATTGCATGCGTGCTTCAGGATTGCGCGAATCAATTACACGCATAGGCTTGTCGAATTGCTCGCCCAATTCCAGCAACTGTTTTTCGCATTCTGCTACGCGCACAGTGCAGCGATCCAGCACGCCTTTCAGCAGCATGTACAGAATTGCCATGTCTTCGTTTTCGATTACGCTTTTCGTTGTCCAGTGCGCAACGTACATGCTCAGGTCAACTTCGATCCAGCGTGGTTTCTTTTCGTACTGGCTCATTCGTGTTCACTCATAATGTCACGCTCAACCAGAACGCGGCGCCAATCAAAATTCAGGTTGGGGCCACCGAAGCGCGATTCGTTGACCATGTAGCAAAGCTGATCGAAATTCGACACAACCGTTTTCGTGTCGTAACGCATCGTGACGGTCAGCGAACTATCGTTGCGCACAACTGCAACCAACGGCCCGCCGCGTGTACCTGCGTTGATGTCGTAGTAGTATTCATCGTCCTTTTTACGTACGGTGAATTCCAAATCGTTTTTCAACATTTCTTCAAGGATAGGATGGAACATTTTCATGTACCCCTTTACAGTTTTGATTCGGTGGTGGGCAATCCCAAAACCGTAGACGCATGCGCTAACGCGGCGTCAACATCGGCACCGGGCGTCATGAGCTGTTCTGTGCATTCAGTTAGGCCCAAGCGTTTACGACACTCCGCGTCTTCAGCCAGAACGGCCTGTAGTATAGGCTCAGGGATCGTTAGCCCTAAACGCGCCTCCTTCTCTGCCTGCAATCGCTTATCGCGCTCTAAACGCCGTACACGCTGTTTGGCGGCGATTGCGTGCCAGCGGCGGTGCATGATCATGTCGCTAGGCGTTTCGAAGTGGAAAGGCCCGGTGCCGTCTTCGGTCAGCAGATTGCCGAACGTGTTGAAACGATGGCGCGTGATTTTGTCCTTGAGGTGCAAAACCAATTCGACGTGTTCAAAACTGATTTTGTCTTCACCAATCAACGTGCGCAAAACGTCGAAGGCGAATTCGTTGGCAATAGTTATGTTGCCTTCGGTCTTGCCTTCCAGTTGGTTAAAAATCCGAATGGCCTGCGAATCATTCAGCGCAAGATTACAGCCGAACGTTGACGCTTCAACAATGTAAGTGACGGTAATCATGGCAACACCTTATGCGTGATAAACGACTTGAGGTTCGTTGTGGATTTTGAGAACCATAACAGCGTCTTCAATTTGGCTGTCGTTGAATTCTTTGCGACTGGCAATGTGGTTGTGCGAAATGACATCGACAACATACGTCCGCGTCTTCAAACCCCAGCGAGGCCCACGTACGTGTTCCGTGACAATGCTGGTCATCACATCGCCGTCGAACAATTCGTACATGTGCCCGCGATAGTCTGGCGCGAACGGACGTTTTAGAACTGTGTGCACCACGCGCCGATTCTTGATATTCAGGCGTAGGAAACCAGCCATGTACGAAGAATAGAAACCAATCATTTTATGCCCATCCTATCTTTCTTTTCTTGAAGGACAACCAAATGACACACCAGTTTTTCTAGTGTGCTGAAATGGCGCGTGTGCAGCGTGTTGTTGCTTTTGCATTCGTAGCGGGTATTGCGAGGAAAGAAGAAACCGCGTTCCTGTCTTTCCTTTACAGTTACATGGATTGGTAACTGTTTTCCTTTGGCGAGGAACGTGTACGTGTGCACGACTTCACTAGGGTTTCTTTCAACCGTGTGGCGGACTTCGTAGCGATGCAGGAAACGTTCGATAGCAAGTTTGGCTTTTGGTTTGTGGAACATTTTTCCAATTCCCTTTGGTCTATTTCAATGTCGGTCAGAGTGGTTTCCCAATCTGCATGATCCTGATCGGTGAAACACGTAACGTTGTTGGCTCGCCAGAAATCTAGCGAACCTGAAACGCCGCTGCCTGCTTTGCATTTACGGATGTCGTCGCCCAAAAGGGCCAGCAGTTTTGTGCCTATGCCTTTGCGACGATAAGTAAGGTCTACAAAAACGGCAACGGTGTACTTGTTCGATTTGCGCGTGGGACTGCTGCGCACCTTAACGGCCATCGCCGCTACGTAGCGTCCATTTTCTTCGTGCAATTCAATTCTGTACATTTGTGGAAACCGAATTGCATGCCTGTACATGACGTACATGGCCCATCCAGATTTGTACAAATAATTGTCTAAAGCGATTTCAGCTTTTTGCACCGTTGACAGATTCATGCGCTGCATGCAACTTCCCCAAACGAAGGTTTACACGATCCAACGCCCGCACAATTCTCTGTGTGCCGAAAGGCGTATCAATCTGATTGTAGTATTTCATCATCGCGTTCAAATACAATTCTTCGACGGGCGCACCGATTGGATTGCTGCCCAGCACTTCAGTTTTGAAATTGATTGCGTCGTCGAGAACCCACAATGACTTTGCACTCTTCAGCAACATTTCTTCAACGCTGCATTCTACGATGTCATCAATCATCGCATCATACGAATAGCGGTAGCAGGTGCCGAACGCTTTCATCATCAAAAGCGCTTGAATTGCATTCGTGCGAATCTCTGCCCAACTGCCCCGCGTGGTCAGCGGGAAATCATCGTGCCAGCGTCCGTACGCAAACAACGCGTGTGCATAAGGCCGTTTGAATTCTAACGCTTCGTACTGAAGGCGCGTAGGCTTGCCTGTCAGCTCGAAATCAATGCAGTGCGCCAGTTCGTGTAGGCCCGCTTCCAAAAGACTGTCAGACGGCCCCACACGCGTTCCAAACGTGCCGTTCTGATATGCCTTGGCGTTGAATGCGAAACGGATGTTCGGACGACTGAACCAAAGCGGTGTGCTAAACAGGTCGCGTTCCCGTTCTTCAATTTTGCTGACGGTCATTTCGGCGTTCCTTTTTGATGTACACGCGGGCCGTGCGCAGACTGCGAAATGTCATGTACAGATATTCAGATTTAGGCGAGTTGATAACTACGCCACGATAGAAACACAACAGGTTCCAATCGAACAACATAGGCACACCCGGCACACGTTGAAAACGTTTTACCAGATTACCAGTTCTTCGCGGCACAATCTCGGAATTGGTTCGAACCGACATGGTTTTCCTTTCCTCATGGCTTTGATCAATGCGTGTCGCTCTTTAGGATAAAGCAGACCCGCGTGCAAACGTTTCATACGTATTTGTTGAGCAACCATTCTTGCGATTTGTTCCCGTGCCCACCGTCGGCCAAGTTCCCCCATGTAATCCCCGCCGACGATAATAATCCTCTCATGCGCGGGTTTTTGCGTATGCACGTGTACTTTCCTTTTCGCATGGCTTTAATTGAATTGTGACGTTCTACACCAAGCAAACCATTATCGGCGCGTTTGATGGTAGTGCACATACGGTCGCCGATTTGTTTTTGCAAACCACCAATCCAGTCTTTGAACTTTTGGTTTTCTTCGTACAGTTTATCGGCGTACGCAGCGTAATGAACATCGCCAGTCAGGAATTCAACAGACAGGCCCAATTTCTCGCAAAGCTGTTTGCTGATTTCATCCAGCTTTACGCCAGTGCCATCGACGAAATCACCCGTGTACAGAATTTGAATTTTTTCTTCGGATTCAGGAACCGACTGCATAATTCACCCCGTGTACAGCAATGTGTTTTTCGGAACTGGTCAGCGAAGTCTGCAACGCTTCATGATCGTCGCAAATTTCGTCGAGCTGTTTCAACACGGACAACACTTCTTCGCGGCACGCTTTAATGCCGGGATTGCCGCCTGCTGCTTCCCACACGTCTTTGATGGAAATGTAATCGGCGTGCAAAACTTTCTGGAAAGCAACCCACTCAACCTGCACACTCGGGTTAGTGAATTTGTCGTCGGCATACGCAAAGATGTTTGCGACTTTGGTTTCGGTGTTGGCGTACTTTGCTTTGTACACCGCCATAAACATTTCACGAACTGTCTTATACATTTTGCAGCTCCACGAAATCTTTGTGGTAGATAGTGAGACGGGTCAGCTCATGACGCAGCTCGCCGTCTTCGTAATCGAAATGCGTTTTGACGTGGAAACCATCGGACAATTGTTTGTACGTATTTTTCGCACGCGCCTTGTCTTCAGGTTCAGCAGTGTGCAGCACTTGAAACAGAATCACGTCCACGTATTCAACTGCGCAGCCATCATTCAGCGTGTAGGTCACGCCGGGAATCATTTTAACGCTTTCAGGCCACTGCCTCGACGTAACGAAATTCACACCCCATGAGAAACCGGTTGGCGCAGGAATGTATTCACCGGTTTGTGTACGAATTTCTTTGTACGTCTGCACAACAGGATTTTTATCAGCTTTCACGATCAACGAAGCGGCGTATTCTTCGTGGCGTTTGTTGTCTGCATCTTTCGCCAGACACCAACCGTCGTACGTAGCGGCCAACCGGACATCGCTGTACGAATTGAGGTCGTAGTCGTCAGAACGGAAATGCAGCAAATCGTTTTTGCTGTAGGACAACGTATTTTCGTGCACGTACAAGAAATCTTTTTCGAACTCTTCACGACGATCAAGCTTTTTCATTTCACCACCTCGGCAGTACGGCTGATAATGAATGCGAAAGGCATCCGGTAGGTTTTGTAATCCTTGATGCTCAGCGTGTCTTCCAGAATCGAAGTTACCACGCCTTCTTTCAGGCCCATCTTTTTCACGCTGGAAAGACTTTTGCCATTCAGCACTGTCGCCAATCCAACGCGGTCGCGAATCTTCAATTCCTTATCAATCGTTTTCGTGTATTCCACGTCACGGCTCAATACGGAATAAAGCAGTTGGGCAAACGTTTCGTTCGGCGTGAAGAAAATATCGTTTTCGATATCGTGCCAGCCTGCAAAGTCAGCGTCGAACATCGGCGCCATTTTGCAACCGCCTGCATTCATGACGCGCCTGATACCGTCTGTGAGGCTCTGTGCGCCTTTCTCCAGCGATTTAACGTAGGACGGCGCCACCAGTGCATAAAGTTTGTCGTCTCCCTGCTTCCAGCCACCACGGGGCGCCACGTCCAGTTCCCAAATGACCATGATGTCTTCGGCACAGGTACGGCGCATGCGCGCAAGGCTGGTAGGCACGCTACCGAATTCGTATTCAGCCGCGCCCATGTAATCGTAATAGCAGACTTCACTAATGCCGCTAAGATTTCCTGCCCAGCGCACGGCGATACGAGAAAGGAGATACGGCGAATATTTGGTTTTCATGGTGACGCCTTACTTTTTGTCGTGTTCGATTTGAACAGGGGTTTGGACTTCGGAATATTCAGCGTCGGTGAACGCTAAATCGTCGTCTTCGTCGTCGGGATCATTCGGATCGTAATCGTTCGGGTCAGGCACTTCGTCAGTCGGAACGAATTGTGAATCCTTACGAACGGTGAACGTCCAGCCGTAGAAATACGAATTGCCACGGCGGATAGGATCTTTACTGTAATCGGAACCGAGCAAGAAGAACCACATTTCCCGGTAGGACTCCCAAAAGAGATTCCATTTCAACGGGCGTCCGTTGATCTTGGCTTTCTTGTAGGAAAACAGTTGGTAGATGAAAGCCTGAATGGTGGCCTTCACGAACGCCCACACGATTTGCAAAACGTAGTAGGCAACTGCGCACACAACAACCAGACCGACCAAAGACAGAATGATTATGTGCCACGGGTAGGGTAAAAGATTGGTATCGAGCATTTTCATTGTTCCTCTGAATCAAGGTAGGAAGATAATTCCCACGTTAAACTTTCGGCGCTGACAAAATCGTTGTAGATCATTGCGTCAGCGATTGCGTTAACTTTCGGTTTCAGTTCTTCCACTTTGCGGGCCACTGCCATTTCAACATAGGGCCGCGCAAGTTCTTTCACGCGCTCTTCAGTCAGGCGCTTTTCGAAACCGCCCAGCAGGGCAAGGGCAATCAATGCGAAAGCAATCACCCCGGCAATCGTGCACAGGATGATTTTTTGGTCTGGTGCGAATTTGGTTCCCATACGTCACCAGAAAATGTCTGGCTGATTGATGCCTTCGACAATCGCATCCTTCACGCGCTGGATACGTGCCATTTCATTGGAGAATGCCGCGATCATGCCGACACCGTACGAATCCGCTTTGCTGTAGGTCAGGGCCAAACGGTTTTCATGCGATTCCACGTAGCCCATCAGATTCGATACCGCGTAAACGCCGATATGATCGTGGCCGATGAATTCTGCGTAATCCAGCACGCGAGAAATAATTGTGGTAACGAGAAACGCGTCTTGGGTTTCTGCTTTGTCTGCGTCCAGCTTGTGACCGAGAATGGTCATGTCGAAATGTTGTGCGCCGCCCTTCACCATCAAATGCAAACGACGGATAGGGCCAATGAGCGCCAACGTCAAATCGGCAATGATTACTTTATCCATCGGGATAATTGCCAATGCAGCTTGATGGCCTACTTTGAGGACGATATGGGTGTTCATGCGGGTGTTGCTCCTGATTAAAAGTGAAAGCGGCCCGTTCTATTTGAGGCCGCTTTTCATTGTCCTGTACAAACAGCGGATTTAGAACCGCTGATAGGTACGAACAAGATTTTGTAGGGTGCGATCTTTTGCGTGCACGGTGTTGGCGGTGCCATCCACAATTACGAACGGCATTTTGGTACTCAGGCCCACGCGATACATCAGGTGTTCAACCTTCGCTTGCGTGTTCAGGCCGTATTCGTGTTTGTACTCTTTGCACTCCATTGAAGGCGGTGCACGGAAAACAATACGAATACCTTCCTGCTTGAAAACGGCTTCTTCAACTTCGCCGAGTGTGGACATTTTTTCTTCGGACATTTGAAACCCTTATTACGCGAGGCAAATAACGTAGGCGGAGGACGATGCAGTCAGACGGATTGCACCGGGAAGAATTTTGCCGCGTACCGATTCGCGAACAATTACACGCGCACCGGCCTTTTTGGAAAGCAGGGTTGCCAGTTCTTCGACGCATTGGCACTTGCGCATTTTCTTCTTCAGCTTTTTAACGCTGTAATCGACGTGCATGATTTCAGCCAGCGCCATGTTTACGCTGAAATGCAAACCAGTCCAGTGTTGCATGCGGATCAGAAAATCTTTCACCGACTCGCTGATACGTTTTTCTTCAGCCGGAAAGTGGTCAACGTACGAACTGCAACGACGGCAGCATTCATTAATGACGCAATCGCATTCGTCGCTGTCTTCGCGTTCGTCGCGTTCGTCGCGTTCGGCACCTTTACGGGCCTTGATAACTTTCGCAATGCCATCACGGAATTGCTTTTCGCGTTTGGCACTAACGTCGTCCAAACCGTCTTCCAACGAACCGTTATCGTCAACAGCTTCAGCGAACAGCTCAGCCACCTTTACGATACCGATTTCGTCCAATGCAGAAACGAGCGCTGCGTAAACGATACGGTTAGCTTTTGTACCCATGGTCAAACTTCCTTAGATGCGTGATGGTCTAAATAGCGGGCACAGTAAAGCCCGGACTCCAAGGCTACAGAACCGGGCATACCGTGTCAAGCCGTGTAGGCCCAGCCTAGAAGGTCTACGGCGCTATCTGGCCCGCCCGTCAGGGTACGGGTGATTGTGTCGCCGTCGTGCATACGGCTAAAGCAGGAACCATCCTTTTGAAGTTCGCACGACAGAACAAGCGAACCACGATTCCAAACGTGTAAGGTCATTGAGTTGCCCGCGTCTGTAACGGATGCAATGAAACCCCGTTGCGTTGCCAGCAATTCAGCTTTCCGCATTACGTTGAAAACCAGATTGCGTTCAAGTTTGTTCTGTCGCATACGAACCTCGTTTTTTACAATTGCGTCAGTGTGACATCAGCCACCAGCAAAAAGGTGGTGCCGTATTGTTTCACGCTAGACCAACCCAACGTCAGCATGAATTCAGCAATATGCTTTGCGACGATTTCGTCTACACGCGATTTGTAAGACAGGACATCAACGCCTGCCGTGTCGTTGTAAATCGAAACAGCTTCGTCTGCGCTCAAAATGATTGCAGGGGTATTCGGGGTTTGATCTTTTGGATCGGGGAGATTGCTTGCGGAAAATTTACGCATGTCAGGATTCCTGAAGAGATTGAATGAGACGGCGTTCCACTTCGGAGAAACGAGTGTCGCCAATGTTGAACCAGCCTACAGCATTTGGGTAATCAGCAAGTTTGCCGCCCTTCTGCTGAAAACCGCCCATGAAAACCGTGCGCAGATTCACACCGTGTTGTTCTTCACGTTGAACAGCCAGTTCACGTGGTGCAGCGGTGATAACACCGACAGCATTCAGGATCAACGCAAATGCTTCACCGGCAGTTTCGTGTTCTTCTGCTTTGGTGCCGGGGAAGAACAATTGCCCTTCACGTTCCTGCGCCATGATGAAACGTTTGTCATGCGAGATAATCAGGCCGATAACGAAGGTCTGTACGAATTCATCGCGACGTTCGGCGAGCTTTGCTTCCAGCTTCACAACGTGTGCACGGGTTTTTGCCATACGGCGATTGTGCAAAGCGTTTTGCGCCAGCCGACGGTCATTGAAACGTTCCCACACTTCAATCGCCGCTGGTGGAATTTCGGCGTCGAGCGGAATGTCGAGGAGCATACGCAGCGCGTAGTTTCTGTATTTGTACGAAAACATTTAGAGAGCCGCCATGAATTTTGCGAGGGTTTCGTTTGCGAAGTCGGAGAAACCCGGTTTGTTCTTTTGCAGCGGATGTACATTCGCTACCGGGTTTGCAGTGCGCAGCGCTTCGAACGTCAGTTCTGCACAGAGCGTGGTTGCTTGTGGATTGGTATCAAACTCGGAGTCGATGATTGCCCATTCGTAAACACTACGAACTTTTTCGAATGATGGCGCGTCGAGGCGATTGCCCATGTAATGTGCCATGGAAAATGTCGTTGGCAACATACCGTCTTCCAGCATTGCGCGAATCATGTACAGGCGTGCAATGTGAACCGCACGGGTAGCGGTAATGTCTGCCATTTCACCACCGCGACGATGGGTCATGCTCAGGATCGTACCGGTTACGGATTCCCACATCAGCGAAGGGTTGAAATAGTGCGCAACCGCTTCCTGCAAATACTTGCCATATTCGCTAACAGAAAACTGCTTTGGACTCGAAACGATTTCCAGTGCACCGACCGCGCTGTTCATTGCCATACGCAGGAATTTTTCTGGCGAATAGAAACGAGTGTGAATGTGTTTGCCGTCGATCAGCACAGTATCCACGTGCGAATTGCGCGGGAATTTGTACACGTCTGGCTTCAGGTCGAAACCGACAACGGCGTACGCAGGTTTTTCTTCGCCGAGGGTGCCGAATGCAGTTGGGCCAGTGTCCGACACAAACAGAGTACGCACATTCAGTTGTTGGCTGATTGCTTCAAAGATTTCGCGACGTTGTTCCATGATCAGTTTCCTTCGTGGTAAGTGAATTTGCGGGTGTACCAAGGCACGTCAGAAATCGAAACGATTTGCGCGTCGGCAGCAGTCACCAAAACAGCTTCGCGATCTTTCGTTTTGTGCATGGTGCCATCTTCGTGTTGTTCGTAAACCACGTCAGCAAATTCACGAATGAAACGCGGCAAACTTGGTACGTCGAATTTCATCCAACGCAGTTCCGCCTGCTGCATGCTGCACGACAGGAATTCGTCAGCACGATTGTATGCGGCTGCATCGCTGCCACGGTTCTCGGCGTTCACACTGGCTTTTGCCATTGTGGAAATCATGTTGCCGGTTGCGCCTACCAAATATTTCATTTCTTCAAAGCCTCTTTCCGGTACATGACCAGATAATCGTAGATTGGCATTTGTGCTTCGACCGCGATTGCGCGATAGATTGCGTTTGGTTCTTCGATTGCAACCAGTTCAGGCAGTTCGTCACGGTAGATTGCGACGGCGCTGGTCTTCACAGATGCAGGCACGCTTTCACATTGCAGCTTCAGCACGAACACACCTTGAATGCGGTAAGTGTGGTTCGCCAGAATTTGCGAAAGCTGTGTGATTTTTTCTTGCGTCACAATCGCTTTGCCGCTGGCCTTGTTGGCGAAGTCGGTAGCGATGTAAGCGAGCGCACGCGGGTTGGTGAAAATTGCAATTACGTTCATTCTTCTTCCTGTCCTGTGTGAACCATATGGCACAAGTCGATCAGCTTCATTTCGATTGTGCGCTCTTCGTCATTTACAGTTAATTTCACTGTGCCCACGGCGGCGCTTACGAAGTCAGGGTCGTGGAATTCTTCGAACACGATTTCACGTACAAAACAGAACGCGCCTTTCGGGATATCGTAATCTGGAACGTTGCATGTGAACGTGATGCCGTTGAATTTTGCAATGTCGTACGGATCATCATTACGTACCAGAACGGCGGTCATTTGATCGTGCTTGATCAGCGTAGACAGCACACCGTATTTGAACAGGTAGTCGTCACCGTTCACGTCGAAAACAAAGTACGTCTGACCGTTCACTGCAACGATGTTACGGAATTTCACGATATTGAAAGGCTTGATGCAATCGGCGCGCATATCCATTTCGATACTGTTGCTTGGCACCAGTACGCCAGCGCGTTGGGTCAGCACGAATTCTTTGTCTTTCAACGCAGTCAAAATTTCTTCGTTGGCGCGGCGGCATTGATCGAACTGCCCAAACAATTCATCCAGTTTGTTTGGATTGTATTCACTCAGTTGCAGCATGCTCGCACGGATGATTTCGCTATCCAGTTTGCCCCGGCTGTTAATGTTCAGACTGTCGGAATAACCGTAGCAAACTGGCTGACCAATCGCGTCGAATTCGATAAAACCTGCGCCGATAACTTCGACATTGTTTGGCGTAGAACCGAACGCGGTCGCCATCACTTGTTTGTTGCCTTCGGCAACGTCGATATGACACAGATGGTCGTGAAAGCTCATGTGCGAATGAACGTACAGATCACCGACAGTCAGGATACGAAAGACTAAATATTTCATGACGCAATTCCTTGTGGAAACCAAATTGGATAGAAGGCCGCGTAAAGCAGGGTGACGATTGCGTGCATGACAGCGCCTGCGTATACCGCGTCGTTACGGTTTTTGCACAGACGGCACACTCCTGCAATCCCGGCGTGAATCAGCAGCACCACAAAGAAGCTGACCCACACTAAAAATTCTTGCGTGAACGTAATGCTCATTCTTCACCACGCCGTTTGAAACACTGGATCAAATCGTACAGACCTTTGTTATGCACACCGGCAGTCACGATGCCCGCACGCAAGCACGCATTCCACGTTTCAATGGTGGCGTACAAATCTGTACCGGCACGCATGTATTCGTTTTCTTCGTTACACCACAGCAGATAGTGGCCCGCGTTATCAGGGTCAGGAAACGGCATGTAGTAGTTGTTGTCGAACAGAACCAAATCGAAGCGACCAAATACGTCAGGCAGTTCACGTTTGTTCAAATCAATGATAACGACTTCGGGTTTGATGTGCGCTTTCAAATCGCCTGCGGTTGGCTGGCCTGCGATCAAAGCCTCTTCCAACATATTGGTGAAATTGTCCTGCATCAATTTGCGCATGGCGATCACACCAGCGTCAGTGAAATACGTATTTTCGATGTCGCCGCCCTGCACAACCTTGGTCAGCATTTCAACGCCGTTCGTATCCATGTAGCGAATGATTCCGTAGTCACCTTCTTCGTTGTCAACTACAACGAATTCATCGTGATTTGCTTCGAGTGAGTTTTCCCATGCTTCCACCATTTCGGCCATAGCTGAAGTAAGCTTGTAATCGAAATAATAAACGGAACCAATGCTCATAAATTTCTCCAATTAGACCGAACGTATTTCCGATCTTGCACTGTTGATGAAAAGGTTTGCGACGTTTTTAACGTTGATATCTTTCAGCAACGAAACCCCATTACCGTTTCGGGTCGTGTAGGTTTCCAAATCGTTAGGCTCAGCCAGTACGGCGAGCGTGGTGATGAAAATCGAAATCGCTTCTTCGTACTTGTTCATCAGGTGCACGTTTGCATCGGCTTCGCGTTCTTCCATATCGTTCGCGAGCATCAAAACAATCGGCATGTTTTTCAAATCGTTTGTATCGTCCAGCGCACGGAACACGTAGGCGAACGTACCGTCAGCACTACGCATGCGGATGAAATCAATCGAACCGCTGAAACTTTTCACACCGCTGTCAGGATAGTGGGCCATCACGAAAAAGAAATCATCGTAGGACAATTCTTTCATGGAAAATGCAGCGGCGTAAATCGTCATAGTCTGTCACCCGCAACACGGGCAGCATCGGCCAAACGATTCAGGCCAGTTTCCAGCGCCTTGATTTGTTCCAGCAATGGAAGAATTACTTGTTTCGTGCATTCCGAAAGAGCGATGCTATAGCCCTCTTCTTTCGAACAACCGGATGGCCCATCACCCCAACGGTACGTTTCCAATTCCGTCATTACGATGCCACGTTTTTGCAGCTCTTCTTTCACGTTCATTTTCTTGCCCTCAAACGGGAAGTGGGGAAACCAAAGTCTCCCCACTTTTTACCGATTAGTACAGACCGCCATCAACGCCGGACTTGAACGATTCTGTTGCCTTGTCGTTCATCAAAGGCGCGTAATCGTCTTGGCCGTCGAAGCAACCAATGTTCAGTTTGGCACTGCCCATAATGTTGATGATGAAATTGTTCGGGAAACGGCTGCGGAACATACAGGCAGCAGTCTTACGATCAGTCATCATGTTTTCTTGCTTCAGGAAAGTTTCACGCCCTGTGTCGATGATGTTCATGATCTTGATCACGGCTTCTTGCGACGGGGCAATGTTGTGTTCTTTCAACATCAGCACCATGTTTTTCATGCCGTCCGCACCAGCGCGCAATTTGATTTGCTCGTTGACGGTTTTCTGGATGTCCTCGACGTTCATGTTTTTGACGCCGATAACTTCCTTCACTTTCTGACTGATATTCGAAAGCGTGGCTTGACGTGCTTTGTTGGCTCCGATGATTCCGCTTTCTTGCGTTACCACGGTGTTGTTGATGCTGATTGCCATCAGTGCCAAAACGGCGATAACACCAGCAGCGATCCAACCTTTGTATTTGCTGAACATTACTTCATTTTCCTTGCGTGGGTAATTAGTGAGTTGCTTTGTAGATCGAGGTGCCAACAACCAACAAGAAGGCGACCACAATCAGCAGTTCAATCAGGGTAAAACCTTTTTGCTTTTTCATCAGCGTGCCCATGAGCTACGGCGGAAACTACGTTGCCCGCCCAACCACTTTACAGTTCCGAAACAGGTGAGCAAAACAACGAATATGCCCAATGCGTTTATGTACCACGCAGCGCTATACGACGTGGCGCCGAAGTCATGCTCTGCTAAGTCTTCACGTTCGAACAGTGGCAAAGCTGCGTCGATAACGCCAATGATTTTCTGCGTAGCGAGCGTGTCAATTCGTTGTGCGTTTTCACGAAGCGTTGTATTGAAATCGGCGAACGTATCCGTGCGCTTGGTCGAGGTAGACCGGCTGAAAACGTTTGCTTTCGTAACGCGGTGTTCTGCGTTGACGTAGAGAGTCAAAACAACATCGTTCTTTTTGCCGCCTACCCATTTGTTGCGCAGGGCATTGGCGAAACCTGCTTCTTTTTCAGGCACGACGTTGACGATTACGTTCACGCCGAATTTCTTGCCCCACACTTGTTCGGCTTTCGCCAGCGCAGCATTCAGTTCGGATACGTTGACCACATTCGAAAAAGCGCGATGAACTTTGTAGCCTTCGTAAACGCTTGGGTATTCAGGCAACCAGCCTTCGTACGCGTCGAGCTTGTTCACCAAAACCGTTTCATCGTTCACGTACTGATAGTTCATGAACATTTTTTCTTTCGCGAACGGTTCGCCAATTTTTGCATTCTCATAAATGCTTGGCACGTTCCAGCGGCTGTAGGAATAATCGTACCAACTGCCTACGTCGGCTTCTACGTCAAAGCGCCAGCGCGGCACGGTTCGCGTACAGGTTTTGCTGTTGCCTTTGGAATCCGTACCACACGAATATGATTCGGTTGTCGGATCGTAAACAACTTCTTTGTCTGTCACGGTGCCGCTAATGATTTCGTACGAAGACGCAGACAGCCACAGGGCCACGTAGAAAAAGATAACGGCAACGATTGAACCAGCAGCACTAACGATCCATGCGAGCTGCACATGGTTAGTGTATTTGTAAGCGGCGTAACCTCCCAACAAAGCCACGCAGCAATACAGCAGAATATCCATCATGGAAATTTAGCCCCGCAAATCTTTGACGATAGCGTTTTTGAATTCTTGCACAGTCTTCCACATTTCCAGACTGCACGAAGAGTAGGTCGGCGTAGCGATGCAGTATTGCTGATCCATCGAAACGAAACCGATGTTGTTTTCACGGCTGTTTTTCGGTACGGCAACTGCTTCGAAAACCGTGCTGTTGAAGCGCACGTAATCGCCGAACGCCATGTTTTCCAAATCGGCTTCATAGAAATTCGGTGCGTCGTTTTCAAGTGCGATTTGTTTGTTTGCAGCCTTCACCTTTTCCCACTCGACAACGGTGCCGTCATCGTACAGAGAAAGAGGATAAACAAACGAACCATATTCGTTGCAGGTGTAACCAGCGGTCAGCATTTCTGCAATGTTGCTACTCCACTCAGGCGGAAACCCTGCGTCGTACAAAGCATATGCAACGGCCTGTTGGTCTTCGTAGCAAAGTTTCGATTTCTTTTCTTCTTGCTGTTTCATTGCTCTTCTTCCATTTCGAAAACATCGGGAGTTTCAACGTAACGTGCAAGCGAAACCTTGTAGCCTGCAACGCCGTTGCGCTCTTCGCTGTAATGGTGATTACCGTAACCGCTCCACGCTTCCCATCCTTCAGCCACGTCGGCTTTGGACAGGCGCGGGCCTTTCTTACCGCGATCTTTCAACCATACGGTTTTGAGTTCTTTTGTCTTGCCCATGAATTCGAGATTCGACAGTTCGAAATCTACGTCAAGACGTGCGGCCCCGGTCAAACATTCGCCGAGGGTTTGCGGACTCATTTCAACCGCCACAATGGTGCGCCCGCATGCGTTGTCAATAACGCTTAACGTAATCACACCATCGTTGCGGCGTGAAATACTGATTTTACCTTTCATGATTATTTACCGTCGATGTGCAGACAGAAAGTGAGTTCGCTGATATTTACAATCGAGCGAACGTCGTTGTCATAAATATAAACGTACGGGAACAGGCTGTAGAAAAAATCAGATTCGCAACCGGGCAGATTCAGATCGCGGCGAATGTCGTACGGAATGTGACCGACTTTAACTTCGCGATCTTGATACATGCCAACACGATGCAGGCAGCTATCAGCATATTTGTGTTTGATTTCGTCTTTCGTTTCTTGGTCGCCGATAAATTCAGGCGCATCCAGTTCGTCAGGCAGACGGTATTGGTCGATGAAAACTTTTACTTTGTCGTACGCGGCCTGATCAACGAAGTACAGGTACGCATTGTCTTTACGTGCGGTTTGTTCGCAAGTAAACACCAGTTCATCATCAAGGAAATACGCCATTTCACCCACGTGCGTATCGGTGCACATCCACTTGTTAATCCAATAGCCTTTCAGGCGGGCACGTTCTGGATATTCACCAGACCAGTTACCCCACTTCGGATTGTATTCGATACTGTCGATTTCAAACAGCCGGGCGATAGCGCGATCCAGATGCGGAATGTCATCGCAATTTTCTTCGGTCTTGGTAACGCGGCGTGCTGCTTCGATAGTGCGCATGGGATATTTCCTTGTCCTAAATTTTTGGTTATCGCTTTTTGTATCGTCGGCAAAGCCAGTTCGTGGAAAATGCTAAAACGAGCAACATCACGGTACTAACCAATGCGAAATTTGTGTGAGTGCCGAAATATTCCAGCACCCACGGTCTTGGAACGGTTGAAGCGGTTGCCATCATCTGGATAATGAAAAACGGCACTACGAACATGCAAAGTATTCTGGTGTACGACATCGTGAGTAACCTTTACAGTTTCGGGAAATGGCGCCAGCGTGTTGGTGCTACGGATTTTCCGAGCTTGATCCAACCTTGATCCCAACTATCAAACAGAATTTGTTTGCGGAAATACGCACTCGTTGCAACGCCATTCAGCTCCACGATATAAGTGGCTTCCTCTTCTGGTTCCACGGTTGCCGGAAACCATTGCGATTCTTCGAACGCTTTCAACGCTGCATACTGCGCAGGGGTGAATTCGTCGGCACGGTCAATGCGCGTCCAACCTTCAGGCGGTTTCGTTCCCACCGGATGTTGGTGCGGATACCAATAGGTGATTTCGTCTACCGTCTCACCAATGGTTTCGTATTCGTACGCATAGACCGGCAGAAACGAATGCAGTCTTTCAAAGTCAATCATGGTTTTGTTTCCAGTGCGTCAAAAGCGGCTTGTAGAATCTGTGCATCACCTTCGCACAGTTCGTACGTAACGATGTCACCTTTGGCGCGCCAAGCGTGTTGCAACTGGCCCCAAGGATCAATGAACGTAACGGCGTAGTCTTTGCCGCTGATCGACGGTTCATCGTTGATCATGTGGTTGCTATCTACCAAACCGGCAGCGTGATACAGCACACCGTTTTCCAGATTAGCGTTCGGGTCTTTGTCGAAAAATGCGCGGGCCATTTTAGGTACTCCAGCGGTTCAGATGTCCAACAGCGCCCAGCACATTCACATAGCAATATGGAATGTCGAGCGTGTCGAGAATTTCGTTTAGATCGTGATACGTTTCGGCAGCTTCAATTGCTTTCGTGATAACCGACAGGCTCACGTCAACAACAGTGTCACCCGGCGCTTTGAACCAAATGACTTCTTGAATCTGCTTTCCGATCATGTCTTCTATTTGTTCAACAGTAGTTGTCATGGCAACCTCATGCAGTTGTTGAATTCAAAAGCAGGATCGTTTTCGCATTCGTAACGAACCAGTTTTACGCCTAGCTTTGCGTGGTCAGCGCGTACTTCTTCAGACAACGCATACGTGGATTCTGCGGCGTACCACGAATTGGAAAACTTGCTGCCGTCGATTGGAATCCACACTTGACGTTGCAGCACGTATTTGCCAGCACACTCAACCAAATCCGCGAACGTCATTTTGCGGAACTTTTGCGGATTGAAGTAGACCTTTTCAGGTGCATCCGGGTATACAGGCAACGTGTGCACGTGCGCTTCGTTCATGTACTGTTCGATGCGGGTCAGGGTTTCGTCAGTCGGCATGAACGAGCCGGGTAGAAACTCCGCTAATTTTTCGTAGTCGAATTTGAACATTTTACACCTCTCTCAAAAACCCAATTGCCAAGCGGACGAATCCACAGAGGCGTTGACGTGATGGCGAGCCAGACTATCTGGATTATTTCTTTGTTGTCGTACCAGCCGCTCTCTACGAAGAAAACAAAATAGAACGAAACCAGTACGTAAATGGCTGACGTGAAGATCAACCATTTAGCTTTTCTTTTTGTGTTGAGTAGATACGTGAACATCAATAATTACCGATCTAGACTTGATGGTTTCCATGAGCGGTGCAATTGACTTGTCCCGTGTGCCGATGTCATACGCATCATCATACAGACCAGCCGTGACTCCCGCATCGTATGCAGCTTTTAGGTAGTCTTCCATTTCTTTGTCGAGTAGAAGAATCATACTTTTCTCTTTAAGCCCGTAGGCTCGTTAAACAGGTTAGTGTTTTGGTTGTGTACCCCATGTACGTTGTCAGTCCAAATAATTCGCTGACAGGATTGAATGACCTTTTATTTCCGACGTTTCAGCGGCATGCCGTTCCGCGTGCCTGCATGAAAATTCGTTTTCGGTTTTTTCAAAAGCAGTTGAGGCATTGCTAAGCCGTGCACGTCGGCACGGATGATAATCGGATTGCAAATGTTTGAGAGTTGCGTAGAAGGGTTGACACAAACTTTGGTTTCTTTCAGCTCCCCGCTAACAGAATCCAAGACAACCACGTCACGCATCATCGCCACATTGCTTCGACAGGTTCACCACCGGCACCACGGGCAATGATGCCGTAGTACAGCTTCACAATGTCGTCATCGAATTTGAAATCGTGACGCTCAATGAAAGCTTTCAGAGTTGCAGAAACAATCGGAGTCACACTGCCGCTACCGTCGAAGAACTGGCGCAGAATATTCTGAACCTCTTCGTTGTTTACATCGGTGTACCAAGGATCGTATTTGATTTCACCGCCAGTCCGTTCGAACAGCAGGCCGTAATCAATTTCGTTCCCTTCCGCGTCGGTCGCCACCATACTGATTGCCATGGTCATCACCTACACACGTTGGAGTTTTATTTGATAGAAAAGCTCAGGATGTTTTTGCAAAAGCTGCATGAGAATTAACAGGGGTTGCGGTACGGCTTCTTGCCCTTTCTCATACCGGTAGAATGCGTTAGGCCCACCACCGAAAATTGCCGTTGCTTGTTGCTGTGTGATTTTCAATTCTTCGCGAACGGTTCTAACAATGTTAGCGTTCCGTTTTCGCGACAGTTCATCAAGCGCCATTGAGGAATTCCTCGATATCCTCTTCGCCCATGTCCAGCAGAATTTTCAGCGCTTCCATTTTCTTGATGGCTAACGCCGAAGCCCGCGAACGCTCTTCAATTTCGTCGTCGATATGTTTTTCGACTGCCTCAAGGGTGTCGTCCATCAAATCGAATGGCAGACCGTTGACCATCAACTTCAGGTCGAGCTTGGAGCTGTCGTAACCCGGCGCGTTGATCAACTGGTCAAAGCGTTGTTCTGCTTCCGGGTCTGCTTTGGTATTGCCGGAGATAATCGAAACAATCAGCCACTGGCCGAATTTGGCGCGTGCTGCATCCATATTGAATTTCATGATTACGCCTTGGAGAAAGTGAAGGTCAATTTTCCGTCTTGGTCACAGGCGGTTTGCGCAACGTAGCCGAGACGCATTACGTAAGCAACCATATCGTCAACGGTGTAGCCGTCGAGCTGATAAGCAGTCAGACGTTGGATCGTAATCAAATCCGTCATCATTGTTTGCGCCATTTCGCTCGGTCGCAAATCAGCCTCGGACATGTGCGAAATAATGCGACCGTTAATTGCGGTCTTGATCGCTTGCAAGGCGTCGGCAATGCTTGCGCGTTTCAGGCTAGAGTGAATCATTTTATTGTTCCGTGTCGAAAGGGCTTTTGCCACGCGGTGGTCGAACAGCAGGTTTGTACGGAATTGGATTGTGCGTATTCAACTGCGCTTTGATGATCATGTGTTCCAGAATCGGTTGGAAGCAACCCGCTTGTTCGAAATCGCTGATCAATCGACCGGCAATGAAAGCGCGTTGTTTGTAACCGCTGTCGATCAATTCAGCAGGGCCGATATATTCACCGGATTTGTAATTGCACTGCTTCAGCAATTCCACGCATTCTTTCCGGTACGTTTCGATGTTGCTCCAATCGGAAAGCAGAATGTACGGGGCCAGCAAATCGAACAGGGCAACGGCGACGGTGCCGGTCGGCTGCACACCTTCGTCGGGCTTCAGGTCGATATATTCCTGTAGCACCGCCTGTAGCTTCGGCCACAGCACGTTCATTTCTTCTTGACGTGCTACCCGCGCTGCTTCGCGTTCGGCGGCGTAGGCGATGCCCTCGGGGCTTGCGCGCCAGCGTTCCGATTCTTCATCACACAGGCGGTGCCATTCTTGTTCCACGTGTTCCCAATTCGACATACGCGTCATGGGAATTTCTTTACCGTTGAACTTCAGAATGCCGGTCAAATCGACAGGCTCAGCAGAACCTTTGACCATCACGAATTTCAAAAGCATTGCAGCGTGCTTTTCTTGCAGGTCTGCAATCACTTGCTTGATGTTATTGCTAACGTGGTCGCCGGGAGTGCCTTCGTAATAGAAAACGTTGCCGTGACGTTCAACACAATGCGCGCTCATTTGCTGCTCCACATTTTGGTGGCAGGTGTGCCGGTGATGCGTTGCATTTCGCTACCGTAAAACAAACGGCATGCGTCCGTGTAACAGGCCGGGGTCATGCGAATCATGTAACGCCCGATACATTCCATGTATTCAGGTTTCAACGCGCCTTCTGCGTCGAACAACGATTTGAAATCGTCGATGCCCTGTGTTCCATTGTCAGTGCGAATTTGCCCACGGCTGCAAAACACGTTGATGAAAAATTCTTCGTGTTCACCTACTTCGTCGCGATACATATCATTGTCCTTAGTTTTCAGTTTCGGTTTCCAGCATTTCGATATTTTGCAGGCGACCGTTAATGTTGCAGCACTTGTGGTACATGTCGATGGCGTAGCTAACAATTTCATTGTCACGCAGATACACCGGCATATAAACCGCGAACTCCACCGTGATTTCTGTTTCCTCTTTCGCCCTCAACCAATCGCGGTAAATGCAATCATCGAGATTTGGTTGCTTCTTCGGAAACCCCACAAGGAAAGTGCGAAACTTTACGTGCGGAGACGTGAGGTCTACTAATCCCGTCTCGCTGGAAATCAACCACGCATAACGCCACCACTGATAGCGCTCGGCGGTGAAGTGCTGCCAAGCCGGGTCAGTGACAGGCATGAATTCTAAATAACCTTCAGCTTGTTGTGCCAACGCTACACAATCTTCCAAAGTCACGTCACCCAATTTCTGGCGCATGAACTTCAGTTTCATTTCGTCAATCTTGTGAATGAACTCAGCCATTCTTTTCTGCCTCGGTAACGTAGCGGTCAATTTCAGCTCGCATGGCTTTCAGCGTTTCCAGACTTACAGGCATGTCTGCGCGATAGCAGCCATCGGAAAAATCAACCATGTGAAACGTATCGTCGCCGTCTTTGTTCGTCCAGATTTTGAACGAACCCGGCGTGCGTTCCATCGTATGTTCTTCACCATCGTGCATGAACACATTAGGGCCGTAAGCATTTGGTAATTCCATGATGCGCCTCAAAATAAAAGGGAGGGTACAGAAAATAAAGGTGCACGTCTTTGAACAGAACGTGCAAACTGTTTTACGCGTTAAACACCAGCGCGCAGTTTTTCCAGCTCTTCCAGCGACAGATTTTCCAGCGCCGCGTCTTTCTTCTTGGCGATGATATCGTCGATTTTGCTCAGTTGCGATTCGCGTTGTTTCAGTTCGGTCTTCGCTTTGTTTTCTTCAACGCGGGTTTCGATGATGTGCTTCACGATGTCGAAACGCAGTTGCAGCACTTCGTCTTTCTTCGCCGACTTCACGAAGCTTTCTTCTGCGGTGGCCTTGATTTGGCGATTCAGGTCAACCGCGATTGCATCGAGGTTTACTTTGTTCGCGCTGGTCAGTGGCAGTTCCCACAGGTCTTCAACGCTCAGGTTGCCGATAGTGGTATTGATACGCAGTTTGGTACGCGAAGCTTGTTCGAAAATGTTGGTAGTTACGGTAGTCATAAAGCACCTATTTATTTAAGAGAGTGTTTGTGTTGCGGTTGATCTTTACAGTTAAAACTTCACGTTCAGAACGCGGTTAGTCGCACCCTTCACGCGCACTTTGATTTCGTCACGCTTGGTGATCGAGAAACCAAGGCCGCTCAGTTGCTGGTCGTTCGGAGCCACACGCATTTGCGCACCAACTACTTCGAACACTTTGCGATGCGTATTCAAATCATCACGCAGGTATTCGTTGTAGAAACCGCGTGCGCTATCATCACGTACGCAATTTTTCAGCATGAAGAAAATGTGTTCGTGACCGATCTTCTGATCGTTCCAGAAGTTTGGCGAACGGGTGATCAAATCAACCGGCGTCCAAGTCTCGGTGTGCACGCCCCATTTCTCATTGGACGCTCCACCTTCGGTCAAACCAACGACAGTAACTTCGCCACCTTTCGCGATAATTACTTCGCCGATTTTCACTTTCTCGTTGTCGCGCAAACCTTTCGCATTTTCGTAGCTGTACAGCTTGCCCATCACTTCGACTTCAACTTCAAAGCCGACGTTGGCGGTCGCACGTGTGGCATAGTTGTGCACAACAATCGAGTACGTACCCGGTTGTGCATTTGCCAGACGCGGCCACACAATGTTTTCTACCGGTGCAACGGAATCTTTCTTGTCGATACCGTTCATGTCGAGGTCGAGCGTAGCGCCGAACTCATTACGGTTGTGGTAGTAAATGTGCGCGCCGTTTTTGTGCAGGCTCAGATCGAGGTCGGTTGCGTTGTGCCACGACAGCGAAATACGAATATCGCCGTCAACTTTGCCGCCTGCTTTCTTCACACGCTCACGGATGGATTCAGTAGCGTCACCAGTGTACGCCCACGAAAAACCGTTATCCCATTTGAACAGCGGTTTCGAATCGGCATTCACCGGGGCAATCAGCGAAACGAAAGTTGGTTGATGTTCATTCTGCACAAACACTTCGACCGTATCCGCTTTCGGCAGAACTTTGCTCAGGAAATCTTTGATGCTGATATCTTCGATCAAGTCCGTCAGAACAGGAACGTTTTTCTTGGTTGGTTTGATCGAGTCGAACGCACCGCCCAGCAGTTTCTTTTTCACCGAACCATCAACGAACAGAACGTCGTTAACGCTGATATCTTCGCGCACTGCAAAACGACGTGCGAGCGAATCTTCGATGCCCAACTTTTCAACGAGCTTTTGCGCTTCGTCGATCATCTTTTGAGTGACCAGCGCTTTCGAACGTTTGAAGTTGGTGCCGCTCACTTTGTCTTCGAATTTCTTCACGGCGATTTCGAGGTCTTCACCGGTCGAAAGATCAACCAACAGCGTACCGATAACGGTGCTGTGAATACGCGTACCCGGCTTGGCGTTCGCCCACAGAAACAGTTCACGTGCGCGTTTGGTTTTCAGTTTCTCGTACGCCGCTTTCAGCTTACGCAGCAGGTCAACTTTGCCTTTGTATTCCGGGCCTTTGTGCAGCGAATCTTGGTCGATCAAATCGGCCACTTGTTCAATTGCATCGTTGTCGATTTCTTTGATCGAACGCTTCAAACCTTCGAAGTCGTTTTTGCGCTCGCCAATGTAATTGCTTTCGTTGTGCTTCCACATGAAAATGGTTGGCACTTTTGCGTGGAAGTGGTGCCACGTTTCGTCTTTGTGGTGGGTCACTTCAGCGCCGTACGCCGGTTCGCTCACCATGAAAGGTGCAGCAATGTTCAGCGACTTTACGAGCTTCGACATGGAATCGGCGATGGTCTGGAAAAGTTCGTCGTCGATTTCGATATCCCAAACCGATTGCAACTTGCCGTCTTTGATACTGACAACCGCGCCGATGTTTTTGATGAAGTTGCGGCAGCACGAACAATCGTATTCAGTGCGCGTGCGGAAAATCGGGTTGGTGCCTTCCGGGAAAGATGCGAGATAGTGCGCCCACAATTCGTCGCCGGTAATGTCCACCACGAAAACGGAATCCTTACGGCCTGCGTCGTTTTGCAGAATGGTGGCGTAGGCGCTGTGAACTGCTTTACCGAAAACAGAAAAGTTTTTCATTTGTTGCTTCCTAGTTATTTACTTGCGTTGATTTGACATACGCGGCTTGCGCTAATTTTGAACAGCTTTGCGATTTCTTCGTGGGTCTTACCCTCGGCACGTAAACGCCGTATGCAGTTATCACGCAATTGCGAAACCTCATACGCGAGCAACGCCAGACTTTTTACTTCGTCGTCACTCAAGAAACGTTTACGTGTTTCCAATTCTTGAGCCAGCTTAGTCAGCGAGCCGGACGCATGAATCAGGTAGTTTGCTACGCGGGGCATTTACGCTTTCCCACTCAGGCGGTCGATGGTGCGTTGGGCTTCTTCGATTTGGCGCTGTGCATCTTTGCGCTGCTTAGCCTGATCGGCTTGCTGCCTTTCTGCGTAGCTTGTACGACACCACGCATGCACACGCGCTTTGATTTCTTCGTGGTCGTCCGGTTCGATCCATTCGCCGAGAATATCGAAAGAGAATTTTTCGTTTTCACCGCCACCAATGTAGCTTTCAACTTCCACACTGATATTGCCGGTTACTTCGTTCGGGTCACTTTCTTCAAGAAGCGACCAGCCATTCCACCACCAGTATTTTTCAGGATGGCGAAGCTCACGCGGCACACCGCCTTTGTCGTAACTGTCATGCGGGAAAAGCAAATCCAAAACGAATTCGACTTTTGCTTTTTGTTTTGCGTTGTGTGCTTCCACACTATCGCGCCGGTGGTATGGAACGAGTTCTTTTTGCAGACGCTCGATTTCCAAATCACGATCAAGCAGGCTCTGCATAATGACTGTATGCAGTTCCTTTTGAACCTCGGCCACTTCCCGGTATTTACAGTAACCGTTGTAGGAGTGGTGACGGGCTTCCATGTTGAGTTCTTCCAGCAAAGCTTCGATCTTTTGCTGAAGTTTAAAATCACTGATTTCGATATTAGACAACATACAGCCTCCTATCCTTTCAATTTGCGCGGCTCTTCGTCTGGATCAACACCGCGCCCGAACACAGGACAAGTCGGGTCGCCGAAGTGGCCGCAATCATCAACGTTCGTTACGACAACGCCGCAAGCCTCACACGCGCTTATACGGCTCCCCATCCAATAATGCTGGCCCGTAGTCGAATCAACTTCTAACAGGCCGCTAGGATCGTCTGCGGGCTTTATGACCTTACGCATTAGCGCAACGCAGGCGGATACAATCGCGCCGTTTCGTAACCCGTATGCAGGTGCGACCAACCGGCCTCAGTCACGTACAGACGCTCAAACATTTTTTCCAGATAGCTTGGGATGTACACGCCCAATTCCAGATAACGGTCGCCGTCGTCTTCGGTAGAAAAACGACTGCTTTTGATTCGTGCTTCGATAGCTTCACGAATTTCCGAAATCTCGTTGCCGTACACATTCAGCAGATATTGTTCGGGGCCACTCACTTCAATATTTAACATTGCCATTTTATTTATCCATCCACGTTGCCGGATAGGAACCGCTGGTTTGCTGGCCGTGCATGTCGGCGTAATGCAGATGCACCGCTTTGCTCTTCCAACTGAAACCGCGTTCGTCAATTACGCTAGGCAGTTGGTGCGCAATGATTTCACGCAGATTGCCAACGTCGTCGAACAGGAATTCGTGCAAACGTCTGCACTCCATTTGCCATGGCAGAACAGCTTCGTTGTAACCATGGCGATAGTTGCGGTGCGAGTCGAAATTGCGCTGCTTGAAATTGCCGTGATCGGTGAACAGCTCGTTCAGATGGCGGCGCACTTCAGCACGTAAAGATTCGCTGAAAGTTTCGTCGTCAATGTGCAGCAGGTTTTTGTCCAGCTCAATTATTTCTTCGTACGAAAGTTTCATTTTCCGTCCCTTCCCCAAATCTTGCCGAAGCTTTTAAAGGCTTTATCGAAATGACTGAAGCCTTCGTGAAACGCCGCCAGTTCCTCCGGGTTCATTTCCCGTTTGGTTTCTGTACGGAAAACTTTTTCTTTTTTCTCGTTCATGAAATCGTGAGTCATCCACGCAGGCTGCATACCCACTTGAAACGTGAAGCAGCCAAGCGTGAATGTGAACAGCGATTTTTCTTTTTGATGTACCGTACCGATTTCAACCCACTGAACGCGCTTGCTGCCTTTGCGATCAATGACGAAATAATCACTATCGGTAATCTTTGCCCGCACATACAACCGGTCGTACCAACCTTCGTGCGTCCAGTCGCCGTATACGTACGTGTGAGCGTAGAACGCCAGCAAGACAAGGCACGGCACCAGTGCGAACCAGAACGCGCCGTGTACGTGCGCCAGAGCGCCGAACACGATGGTTAAAATCATCACGGGGTACATGGGGTTTCCTTCACAACGATTACATGGTTCGAATGGAAGTAAACGATCAATCGAACCTTGCGCAGTTCCGCAACCACTTTTGCTTCAAACTCTTTTGCAGTCGGCCAGATGGTGGCGAAGTCCTGAAACTGCTTGAGGGTGAAACGCATGCGGTGTGTCGGCGATGCTTTGGCTTTTATTTGCAGCCGGTTGACCAGAGTTTCAATCAACATCGGCCATTGTTTAACCGGCACTTCGACGACGGGCAATTTTGTAATGCTCACGTCGAGGCCGATAACGACTTTGTACCCGCGACGTTTCATTTCGTTGCGGATGATTTGCCGGGTGTGACGTTCCATCTTTTCTTTCGTGTGCTGATAGAAAAGCGTTTCGAACATACGCACACTACAGATACATCGAGACGTTTCGTTGCTTTGGTAAATGCCAACTAGGGTTTCAATGAATGCGTTAAATGTTTCGGAACGTTGAATTGTCATTTGCGTACCATGTAAGTGTTGTCCATAACGATGGTGTTCGATTCACCGTGCGGGTTGTACGATTCCGCCAAATCTTCAGGTGTGTCATGCAACGGCTCTTCGCCACCCAACATACACTCAAAATGCGCGTCGTCCAGACCGTCATTCTGAAAAATGTTTTCTTCTTGTTCGTGTTGTTCGGCCAGAACTTTTCGTTCTTCGTCGTCCAACATATCGTCGTCGTGATCGTACATGTCGCGCATCAGTTCATCGCCCCAACGCTGCTGTTCTTCACGATACAGCTTTTCGCATTTGGCGCGGGATTCTTTGAAGCGAGCCAGCGCAGCTTTCAGCACGCGATGGAATTTCTTTTTGTTGATGATTACGGCGTACCACGTTTGCTGGCGCGCATGCCGCAAGACTTCGCCAGCAATTGCATTGAAGTCGTACAGGTGCTGCTGGCCGAGGTGCGCGTACTGCGGGTAGTGGTAAACGATTGAACGAATGTCGCTAATGACGTCATCGAACAGATATTCGTTTTTACCTACGCCGTACGCTGCACAACGTTCTGCATACGGTTCCTGTTTTTCGAAACGCTTCTGCGTGAACTTCACAGGTTCGTGATACGGCACGACATTGCAATGACCGGTGCCACGCGAAACGATACCGATAACCCAACCGACGTTGATGCAGCGTTTGCCTGTGACTTCACTCGGGTTTAGATCCGATTCCAGAATCCAACCCTGCGCGCTTTGTTCGAAAATTCGATCCACGCGAAAGTCGTAAGGTTCTTCCATCACTTGAACGCGGGCGATGGTGCCGATTGGAAAATGGCCGGGGCCGAATTTGATTTTCTTTTCTTCAGTTTTCATACATTCCCCTTAACGGTCGAGTAAATTGATCCACTGCTCAAGCCAGTCATTACCTTTGAGCTTGCCATTCTTTGCATGTTCTTCAGCGGCTGCTTTAATGATTTTGATCGGGCAATTTTCTTCACGGGTTTCCCAAACCTCTTTGCTGCAATGACAATCGAAATGAATGATTGTGTCACTGCGCCAGAAAATCACTTTGCGTGGCGGGCCTTCTTTCGCGTTACGCATTCGCATGAACTGGCCCCACTCCCAACCTTCAGGCAGTACAGGCAATTCCATGTCGAGCGATTCAGGAACGGTAAGGCCAACACAAGTGATTACGCCGCAATAACCGTAGCCGCGATCTTTCCAGTGGGTTATGCGGGTCAGTTCAAAACTCATTCACTGTCACCATAAAGCGCAGCGATGCCCGCGTGTTCCTTTTGAATGCGAGCGCGATAACTTTCCGTTGTGTCACGGCGGAAAATTTCAACGGTCATGAAATCGTCGAAGTGCACGATGCCAGCGGTGTCGATTTGCAAATCGTCGATGGCCCAACCCGTGATCAATTCCAGATGGCAAATCGCTTCAAGCGCGAATTCTTGATGTGTGAAACCGGGCCGTGGGTAAAAGTGCACGATGTCTTCAAGCACTTTGTACTGATACGTTTTGTGGTAGTCGTAAATGTGTTGCGAGAAAAGTTTCTTCGCTTTCAGAATGGGGTCGCCTTCTTTCCATTCACGCACAGCCATTTGAATCTTGGTAGCTTCGCACAACACGTACGGATATTTTTCAGTAACCAAATCCAGAAACGCATTGATGTCTTCTTTGGTGCCGCACAGGCTCAGCGTGTGTTCACCGCCGTTGTGTGGATAACCGTTGCGGCCCGGTGCCAGCGCAAGCAGCGCTTGGTTTTGGTAATACAGATGGCCGAGCATTTTGCCGAACGGAATATATTGCGACGTGGACAAATCAACGTACATTTATGCAATCTCCAAATTGATGCGGGTCTTCACGTTTTCCAGACGGGCAATCAGCGCGTCGAGCAAAACGGTTTTGTCGTGCTTGCTGTAGTCGGGCACGTTGTGCGGCAAACGCTTGGTGCAAATCGCCGTGTGCGTCACTTCGGCAATGGCCGCGCACAAATCCATGCCAATGATGTTTTCGAACTGTTCAATGCTCTGCATACGTTATCCCTTTCGTTGTAGTTTACAGTTCAGCCGCGTAGCGCTTCGCTGGTGCGGTCAGCGGCGCCCACAGCGTGGGTTGTGGACGTGGCAGACCTTTCGGAGTGATCCACATAAAGCTTTCAGGGTAGAGCGTATGCAGCATCGGTTCAACGTCTACCAGATTTTCTGGATTCGGTGCGTTGTACTCAAATACCAAAACGCCTTCCGGTGTTTCACCCTTGTACATCCACACCGCGCTGCGCCAGCTTTCCAGCGCACTCAGTTTGTCGATTGTGGTGTGACCGGTTTGAATGTTGTAGGTGCGCCCGTCTTTCACGTACTGGAATTGCAAACTGTCGCTTCCAGTCGTGTACATGATGCCGGGGATTTGATTCAAATAAATTCCGTAAGACACAACAAAACTCCTTTTCAAATACAACCTATTGGGCCGTTGAAAACTTGCTCATACAAGCGTTTGCGTGCAGCGTGGACGTTCTAGGACGGCGAGAATGTAGTCTCGATTACCAAATATGCACCTTCCAGCAGCACAGGCGAACAAGGATCTTCGCGCTGAATCGTGAATTTATGCACAAGTTTCATTCCGTCGAACTGGCGACGATAACCGTACATGTGCGTGCGAAACAATTCCTGCAATTGCGCGTCGATGCTCATTTGCGTAGACAGGTGCGTAACCGGTCGGCCTTCGTCGTCGAGCGAAAAACGAATTTCGGTTTCGTCTTCCAGTGCAGCACTACTTTTTACTGTTGCAGAAGCCATGATAATTCTCCGATTTGATTTTACTCCAATGCACACTCAGTTTCGAATGTGCATCAGCAGCTTATCTAACCGAGATTCAGCGCCAGCGAAATTTCGTAGTCGATGCCGATATTGTTGAACACTTGTCCGACCATGAACCACGCTTTGCCTTCGGTCAATGCAGTCACTTGGTATTCGGTTTCGTGCGGGCGCGATACTTGGCCGCGTTCGTCGTATTCGTTCCAACGAATGGTGAACAGGAAATTGCGCTCTTCACTACGCTGTTCGTACGCACGGCCTTTGTTCCAGCCGGTGCGCAGCGCTGCGGTTTTTTCGTCGCTGAACAAATAATGCAGCGGGTGTTGATTCAGAAGAAACCCGCCATTCTTTGCCATCGTTTCGAAAGCGATTTGTTCCGGTGGACGTTGCATTTTATTCCCCTTCGTGAGAAATGATTTCTTTTGCCCAATCGAGCGATTCGTTCCACGTGTATTTGATCAGCAGGTAAACCGGCTGCACAAAGTTTTCAGGAACGACAGCTTCAACCGCTTCGCGAATTGTGAGGCGCTGATACTTTTCGTAAAAGCCCCACTGCATTTCACTCAGTTTCAATTCACGACCAGTCAGTGCAGCTTCGGCGCGCAGTGCGACGTTTGCGTCGGACACACGTTTTGTTTCGGCGTCGGCGCCTTCGTGATCGTAAGACGATTCGTAAACGCGTACCGCTTCCAGAATGCAACGCGCTGTATCGTAGGCAGTAGGCCCGACCGTATCAACCTTCGCCAGACCGCGTGTGAAGTCAGCCACGAAGCGAGCGCGGGCAGGATCAACGCCGACACAGGTTTCTGCCGATTCCGTCTCACACACGCTTACAGGGGCTTTGGCTTCGACATCGTTACCGAACTCTGCGGCGCGTCGGGTTGCAATGGTGCCGTCGTCATAACCGAACCGCGCTTTGTGTTTCGGCAACAGGAAAACGTGCAACCAATCCTGTTTGTAAAGCACGTCAGCCATATGCGCTTCCAGAACGTCGAGCATTTCCATGGCGTCCTCTTCCAGAACGTCATCCATCTTTTTGCGCAGGTCGTCTTTCGTGATGTCTTTCGACTTCGCACCGTTGCGCACCAATTCTTTTTTCAGTGCGTGGTACGATTTGTAGCTGGCCTGTTCGGCGAACGGAACACACGGTTTGTTTTTCGTTGGGAACAGGAAAAGCCGTGCTGCGCTTTTGTATTCGTTGTTGCGAATCGACAGGTACGCGTAGTCGGCTTCGTCTGCGCGAATGCCTTTCATGCTGAAACAGAAATCGTCGCCGATGGCCGATTTGTTTACGTGGTACTGCGGAAAGCGAGCGCGCAAATCTTTCAGTTTGATAGTCATGTCAATGTGTCCTTAGCAAAATTCGTGGATTACAATTCGTCTTCGTCCGGTTCGTCTTCGCCGTCGCACGTTTCCAGCAAACCGCGATTTGCGTAAATGAAATCTTGGTTCGCGATCAGCTCGTTATCGACCAACACGCATTCGTCACCCTCAACCCACCATTCGAAATGTGAGGCGCTGCCGTCGTCGTTCAAAAACAGTACGCCGTAGTGTTCGCCGTACCCGTCGTCAGACAATGTGTCCCGGTCGCGCTCAAACAGAATTGCAGTTTGAGGAACCATGAACTGTACAGCGTCGTCGTCCCACGTGTTTTTGTTTTTCCAGACGATAACTTTGGAGCCGATGTAAAGTTTTTCGCGAACCATGATTTCTTTCCTTAGAGGCCGTACGTTGTCAGTGACAGGTGAATCGCTGTGACAATGCCGACGTGGTTACTGCCGTGCAATCGCACCGTGTGTTCGGTGGATTTGACGAAAGAGAAACCGGCGTCTTCTACAAAGCGCGCAATTGCGTCCACGGCTTCACCAGACAGACGGGTTGTCATTTGAATCCGCCACGCATCGCTGTCGTTCGGCGTTCTGCTAGCGTACAGGTAAGCAGATTCCGAATTGCTGAAAACCGTGTTGAAGGCTTTCACGAATTCCATCATGGCGGAATCGCTCATGGTGTATTCGAACAAATCGTCGAGGTGCCGTTTGCGTGACTCGCCGGGAACCAACGTTGCACCGTCAGCGAGTACCACTTTCTTCAGTGCTGGTTTTTTATCTGCCGGTTTTTTCTTCGTTGGCTTTATGTCTTCCAGCTCGGAGGCAGCTATATACGCGTCATCGAACGAAAGACTTGGCAGGTGAATCTTTGGCAGAATCAACGCGACTACTTGGCGCGGCGTTTTGATCTTGTCCATTTCGCAGTCGGTGATTTCGACTTCGAATTCTTCCTCAAGCGCCATGATGATTTCAACAGCGTCGAGGGAATCACCGCCGTGGTCTGCCATGGTGCTTTCTAGCGACAACTCGGTTTCCTTAACGCCCAACTGTTCAGACAGAATTGTCAGAATGCGTTTGTGCGTTTTCTCTGCTTCTTTTTGCAGGCTAGTTTTTGCAGACACGTTTTGTTGCTCCTGTGTTTTGTCTCGGCTGTGCACTCGCAAGAATGCACAACGAAGTTCGGCTCAGGACTTTTCTTTCTTGGCGCGTTGCTTGTAAATAGGCTTCTGCACCTTTTCGCGTTTCAGTTGCGATCCGGTTTTGAACGCGTCCCATTCCTCGGTCGTTACCACACGGTAGCCCGCTGCAATTTCTTCGCTGGCATCCGTTCCGTGAATCACTGCTTTGCACAGCGTTTTATCGTTGACCAGAAAAATCATTATTCCGAATCTCCTACAGGGTGAAAGTGATTCCAATCGTCACGGTCGCGAGCGTGCTGCGCCAGTCGGTCGTCTTCTGCCGCGCAATCCCAACAGCTACCGGAAACACCGTGTTCGCATTCCGATTCTTCGTACGCGTCGGCGTCGTCTTTTGCCTGCTGGATTTCTTCGCAGGTTTCGCAATCGTCGCCGTTGCCGTGCTTGCACAAATGCACCACAGGCGGGTTGCACTCTTCGCACGTATTGTGGTCGGTGCCGTGCTTGCAGTTGTTGCAGAATTCGCAGCCGGTGCACAAATTGCTTTGGCACTCTTCCCACTTCTTTTGAAAATAAGCGTCATTGCTCATTTCGATTTCCCTCAATACTGAATGTCGTTCAAATCTTTGCCTTCAAGTTCCCACTCGGTAACTTGGTCGGCGCCATATTCTTTGATCAGTGTTTCGCGGCGGCGCTGGTACAAAATCTGCGCGTATTCTTCACGCGTCAGAATCAACGCGGGGCCGTGTTCGGTCATTAGCTGTTCAACCGATGATCCCCACGTTTCACCAACTAGACCGTGACGCGGTTCATCTGTACCACGGATAAAACTTTGGCCGACTTCACGAACGGTCAATTCGCCCAGCACGTCTACGATTTCGTAAACGGTGTTCGGCTTGAATGGGTTGCCAATAAAAGCGGCGCCGAGTAGCAGGCCGTCTTTTTCGTCACACCCGCGATGAATGAAACGGCCTACAGGTTTGATCAGTTGCATTGCCGTGCCCTCACGTGAAAACGGTTGCTTCACCGCTAGGCGAACAGTCCACGAAATAAATCCCGTCCTTAACGCGAATGCGCTTAGCCGTGATTTCGTAAATGAATTTGCCGTCGCGCAATTCAATGCGGCGCCACGCCATGTGTTCGTGCTTCGCATAATCCGCTAGCGCATCTTCTAGCGTGTCGTGCTTTTCGTTATGGCGAACGTCGCGGTCTACACCGTCTACGCTGCCAGCAGTTACCGTGAACGTCGTCATAATCTTTACTCCCTGTGATTGGTTCAATACTACCGACAAACCCCGCACTTGGCGGGGTTGTTTTGTGTCGATTAGCAGTAGCCGCAGTGTTCCGCGCTTTCACGTAGCAGGTCGGCCAGTTCGCCCTTGTCCAGTTCCATTGCGAGTTGATCGCAGCTTTGCAAATGGTCTTCGTCGTTTAGCTCCTGCACTTCTGCCATGCGCCGAATAATGTCCATTGGGAAGCCGGAAAGAATCAGCATCAGGTCATTGTGCGAGTGCACGCTATTCAGTTGCCCGATAGCGTCTTCGATTTCAAACTCGGACGGCGTTTCTGCATTGTCGTCTTTATCGTCGCTGCGATAGTGATCGACAATTACGCTGCCATCATCCGAACAACGATTGAAGAAACCCGTTGTAGGATCGCGGCGCATAATTCGCACCGGTTCGATTTCGTAAATGAATTCGCCATCGCGCAATTCGATTCGCGACCACGGTTGATCCGAACCGTATTTCCTGTTTGCCGCCATCGCGTCTTCGATGGTTGCAAAGCTGTCGATGTAATCCGTGGAGATTTCACCGTCGCCTTCGTAACCGCCAGCGGAAACGGTGTATTTCAATTCCGCTTCCCAACGGTCGATTTCCGTTTGCGGAACCAAACCGTAAGCAACTTGCGTTTTTGCTTTGGCGATAAAGTCTTTCAGCTCTTCCGAACGAGTTTGAGTAGTCATGGGAAACTTACCTTTGTACGTGATGGTAGGAATCGCGGGCACAGTGTGTCCGTGTTGGATTTCATTGTACTGCGCCCACAAACCCTGTCAAGCCCTTGAGATAGTCCCGTAGCCCAGCAGCGGCCCTATTAGGCGCTGTGTGTCGTAGCTGCACCCGTGGGCGATCCGTAGACACTTACGCTCGCTCAGGTCGAACACAATAGCGGCGCCCGGTGGCATATCCCGTACACGAACCATAAGAGCGTATACGCGTTCGTAACCGTCACGTTTCAAATCGTTTAACGCGGCGGTCATAAGCGTGTCGCTAACAAAGTGTTCGTGCTTTGCGGTTGGCCGTTGGTTGATTGCATTCCGTACCAAATATTTAGTGACCATGGCCGCGTACCAATTCAAGGTGTGTTTTCTTTGGCGCGACAGTCACCGTGTTGATTACGAACAACTGGTGCGCCTTGCCTTTGATGAAAACCTCTTCGGCTTCCAAAGTTGAAATGTGAGAAACCACACCCAACGGCGTTTCTACCACGACTGCAAAAACATCCGGTGCGTAATGCTCCAGCACGCGAATTAATTGTTGCAGCGAATGCCCAATCAAACCGTCAATGCCTGCGTGCTTGGTTTCCGAAATCATCAGCACGTTTGCGGTGGCGTCGAGAAAGCGCATTGAGCGGATATTGAAATTCAACGTGACGCGTTCGTCTTTGTTCACCAGCCACGAAGTAATTGCAGCCGGGAATGTCAGCGTGAATTTCTTTTGGCCGCGCCGAATCAAAAGCGCGAGCGTGTTCAACCATTCGTGATCCATGGTCAGCATGCTTTCGAACTTGCCGGTGCGGTAATTGAAACGGCATACATCCGTGTAATCGTAGCAGGTGTTCAAATCTGCTCGCCACACACGCCACAACGTTTTAGGCAGCGCACGCAAAACAGGCCACAGCGGGAAATCGTTTTCCTTGGCTTCCAGAAACATGAACACGGTGCGGATAAACACCACGCCGAATTTCCAGCTTGCCGGGATAATGATTTTGTAGAACAGCACGGCGGCGCAGGCGATCAAAAACCAGTAGGCCGTAGAATCTAATTGGTACATGGTGTTTCTCCTTATTTGCGTGAGCGAGATTGCTTACGCGCTTTCTTTTCGGATTTGCGTTTGGCTTTCGCCTTGTTCGCTTTCACGTGTTCCGCCGTAGACATGTACGACGTATGCCGAAAACTTTGTCGGCCCGGTACGCGCACGTGATACGGCATGAACTCCAGATTGGTTTCGCCTTGCAGCTTTTGCTTTAGCGTCGGCGCGTAATCCATTTTCTCAAACAGATTCATTTCGTTTTGCCTCCAGTGCAGTACGCAGGCGGTCAATGTGGCGCTGTGCAGCTTCACGTTCCTTTTGCGCAATGAACGCCGCCTCTTTCAAATGGCGCTCTGTATCGTTGGCGTTCGCTGCGTCACGCTGGCTTTGTTCCAACGCATCTTGCAGGTAGCCGATTTCGTAACGTGGATCGAAGAACGAAATACGGCACCACGTGTTGTGCGTGCTTGCGTGAATCATCGACGACCAGAACATGGCAGAATCTTTATTCCCCATGCTCATGTTTTTGGCTTTGTCGAAAAACTTGTGTGCTTGTTCTGGTTCAAACTTCCACACGCCACCAATGGTGAAAGCCGCGTGCAGGTCGCGCTTCAAAATCTTCGCGGCCAGTTCAATCATTCCGCTTTGAAGGTTCCCGGCGTTGCCTACGTGAATCATTGGCCCGCCGTCCATGCTGATACCAAAACGCATATTGATACCATTCATTTCGACGGACTCCTATCGCGAACCATTTGATCGAGACGTGCGCAACTACGCAATGCCGCACGCTGTTTGTTATGCAGTGCTTCCATTTGTTTATTGAGAGTGTCCATTTGATCGTCTAGATCGTCGGAGTAATGAACAGCCATGGTGCGCGCTTCTTTGATTTCTTCCAGCTCCTGTTTTTCAGGGAACACGTGGAATTCCCAATCGGCGCCGGACAACCCACAATGTTTCAAGGACGCGAAAATTTCCATCGCATCGGATTCGTCGATTTGCAAATCCTGCCAAACCTCGACAACACGAATGCAGTCTTCAGCAGTCAATTCAACTTTGCCGCCGTTCTGCAAAATGTGATTGCCGCCTCCCACTTCGTAACCAGCTTCGGAACACACCGAAGTCATGAGTCCGTTTAAGCACGCGCCCGAAACGGCGCCGAGTGCCAACATTGGAATGCCTGTCACGTGGATTGCAAACATCATGGTGGAATACCTCAACTAATAATTTGGGATCTTGGAACGGATTCGGATTCGTCGATGGCTGCAATAATTGTCCCGGTGTGTTTCAGGCTCAATTCGCAAAACTCAAAATCGACTTCGTTGTATGCGCCGGGAATCAAATTGCTGACGTTACTGATAACCGGGTCAAGCACTGTGCGTTCACCCATTTGAACATTCGGGCGATTCAGGAATTCGCGCACTTCCTCATGCGCTTTATAAAGTGCTGGATAGATATGGGCGTCGGTCAACGTATCAACGTCGCACAGATAGCCTTCGACCATGCCAAGAAATTTTGTGGTGGCGCGTGTACGATTGTGGATCATTACAACGATGGTCATAAAAACCTCCTACGCTGGAAAGCACAATGGCCCCGAAGGGCCTGTGCGTTAGGAGAATTTGATGCTATCCAATTTCTGGATTGCGTCGGCAACGCTTTCGCACTCTTTGAAATGCTCGCCCATGTTTTGCACCATGTAGCTTTTGGTGTATTTCATTTTCGGCGTGCCGTTGATTCGTTCAGCGTCCACAATAACGCGAATGGTGCCCAGCCAGAAATCTCTGTCCTCGATAATGAGGTCGTGGATCAAACCGAACCGGGAACCTTCGTACGTCTCATGACGCACGCGCAGACGCTGGTAGTTTTTCGTACCTTCAATTTTGCACTGAAGTGAGTACGCGTCCTGAAAACCTTTCACCAGTTTTTTCAAGTCGCGAACTTCTTTGCTGAAGCGTACACCGACGTTGATATTCCAGATGAACGATGGCGCTACAGCAGTCGCCAACAAAAACCATTTTGCTTTATGAATCAGCTCGCCAATACGCATGATGCCACCCATTCTAAATGTCGGTCGTTGGCGCGCTTGTTTTCTTCTGCGCGTTCCAATTCCCTTTCGCGTTCTTGCATGCGGACGCGCCCAAGTGCACGCAGTTCCAGTTTTGTGTTCGTGCGTTTCTCTACACGGCCACCAGTCTGCCTAGCGGCTTGTTCCGCGTACACCTTGTGGTCGTCGCTGAATCGACGTGCATCCGATTCTTTGAATGACCAGAAAAAGCGTTCAGGGAAGCCAGTGCAATAACTGCTGCCTGTAAGAAACTTACCGCGTTTGATTACGATGTAGGCCACGATGAATTTCCTTACTGTTGGGCGCTGCGCTTCTTCAGCACTATCACGCCATTAGGGCGGCGATAGCAAGCAGGCCCGATGTGAATTACCTTCGCTGTAACTTTCGTGACCGTGCCCGTGTACAGATTGTGGGAACTGTCGGTCAACGCAACGAGGTCGCCGTTTTCGATTTCGGTATTCAGTTGATCTTTCATTACAGTGAATTTCCTTTAGTTGGTTGTTTATTTAACTTCCCCTTACCAGCTCGTTAGAACTGGTAAGAGTGAAATGTTATTCCACTAACCAATCTTTACTGTTCAGCCAGACAGTGCCTTTGGCTTCCAGTTGTGCGGCCATGTCGTCAGTAACCAGACACAGAATCGGTTCGCCTTCGACCGTGCTAAATTCAGCGTAAGAACCCGCCGCTTTGATTTCCTTGGCCTTGTCGTTGAATTGCTCTTTCGTCTTGGCTACCAGAAAACCGTCAGGGCGATTTCCCCAACCGGCTTCGAATTCACGAACGCGATTGTAGTACGCAATATTTTGGCCCATGCTATTTCTCCTTACCCGGAAAATATTCAGTTGCTGTGAAGGTGGTTGTCATCGCGCTTTTGACAGCAGCCAACAGCGTCGGTGCTTTTGTTTCGCAACGCCCGAAACCGTCAACGTACCATGTAACGCGGAACATGTGAAAATCGCTAGACGCGCTGGCGACGTTTTCATGATCAGCCAGCCATGCCCAACAGATTTGTTCTTCGGTCAATTCTTCTTTGTCGAACATGTTTTCTCCTTACCCGTAGAAGACAACCCAAGGCCCCCACGCATAGCGCGGGCGGTCGTCGTAGCAGACTTGAACAACGCTGTAGCTATTCACGCGTTTCTGCGCGAAGGCCAGCGCCTGTTCTTTGGTTTTGATATTCGCTGTGTTCAATTCCATTTTATGTATTTCCGGGGCAAATGATTCGTGTGTTTTGAAGCTGCGTGAAGTACGTTTGCTTCTTCGGGTATACGTACGTCACTTCGTTGAAAGTGAACTGCGTACCCATTTGCAATTCCCTCCAGCGGTTGCAGTGTTTCGACACACTGACTTTCCGTCGCTCGCCTGTCTTCACGTTTTCCAGCACAACGCGGAAATGTTTAGGGCGATTGATTTCTACAACGCGGTACGTGTTCGTTTGGTACGAATGCACCACCGGGCTTTCCATCCAGTCACAGGCGGTAAGCGACAACACAGCACACAGCAGCATTAAACGTTTCATGCGATCCTCTTAACGTGTTTGATTGCGTCGATGGTTTCAAACCATGCCAGCAGTTCGGAACGGGCATAACGCGCAGCCGCTGCGCGGGATTTGGTAGCGTTGAAAACCGTGCGCGTTTCATCCAGCGGCGTAGGCAGCGGGGTTTTCTTCGCACGTACGTAAAGCAGTGAGGCTTTTACTTTTTTGTGGCCTGCCAAATCGGTTACAGACCAACGCGGTTCCTTTGTCACTTCGGTTTTCCTTGTACCTTGATTTTAACTTAGCTTCCCCATGACTCGCTCTGTAGAACGGTCATGAGTGAAACATCAGCACGAATGCGACGTGTACTCAAATTCTGTTTCCGCTGCATCCCATGCGTCTACGCGAGCGGTATAAACTTCGCCGGGGATTTCGTGGTTCTCTACGTCGTCCGCAAAAACGAAACCGTACAGAACGTGGTAATCATCAGGCAGATGCAGCGACACTAGTGTGGTGCCGTCAATGCAATGTGATTCGATTGCGTCAAACATGTTGCACCTCAGATTTTGGTGGCGCCAGTTGGTTTCGGTGCGCGGGCTTTCTTGCGCATTTCGATGTAGGTCGGCACGCCCAAGCAAAACAGGAATGCAGCGAGTACAGCGAGTTCAGCAATGTGACCGGTCATGGTGGTGATGTTCATTTACAGTTTCCTTGAATTGAGTGAGGTCGATTTAAACGTGGGCGACGTTGCTGGTTTGCAAACGTACGTGACGACGAAGTTGAACAGGAATCTTTGTAGACAGTACGCGTTCCAGATAACGGTCGCTGGAAAAGTATTCCTTGGCGTCGGTCATGTCTTCGTATGCAAAAGTGTCTTGCATGGTTTTCGAAACGGCAGCGCCGGTTTTGTCGTTGATGATTTGCAGGCTGACGTTAAAGGTGCCGAAGCGCTTCATTCTAAACTTCCCTTGATCCGTGAGTGGGTAATCTTAATGGCGAAATCGCCGATCTGGTTGCCACTATCTCAAAGGAACCGTTTAGAGTCAACAACCAAAACCAAACGGGGCTAGGCCCCTTATAGAACGCTATAGGCCCAAACGAAAAAAGGCCCCGTGCCTATTAGGGCAAAGGGCCTTACGTGGTTTTGAAACGGTTACAGGCGTTCAGGCGCCTTATTGGGTTTCCGCCGTTGGGAAGCAGCTATAGGAAAACTTGGTGTAGCCCTGTGCTTTCCGTTTTACCACGAACGGCTTAGCCAGAAGTTCGGCGGCGCTGTCGCAGTCGTCCAAGGTTTTTGTAACGTCGGTATTCCCGTCGTTGAACATCGCCAGTTTATCCGTGGTGCAATCTTTCGGCCCGCAGGAAGTCATGTACGCAACTGCTGTCGCGTCAGTAGCTTTGACTTTGCCTTCTGTATTCGAATCGCAACGCAGGCTGACTTTGTATCCTTCAGCTTTTGCGAACAGGGCAAATTCTTCTGTGACCGGGCGCGCCTTCGAAAATGTTTCGCAGGACTGTACCGGTTTGTTTTGTGCCAGTTCGATAAAGTCTACGCTGCGTTGTTCGTTGCAAACGCCGCCGAGTGTGCAGGTGACAAAGTACAAACTGGAAATCGAAGAGGCGAGGCCCATGGTGTTATTCCTTTAAGTGGTTTTAGTGTCTCTACCCTTGAGAAACGAAAAAGGCCCCTAACCAAATGGAAAGGAGCCTTGTGGGTTATTTGATTTCGCACTGGTCGATTACGTTTCGGAACAGGGCACGTTTATTCACTGCGCGTGTGTGCGTGTGAAAACCGATTCCCCACCGATTACGTTTTGTGCTTTTACCGGGTTCATCATTTACAACGTGGTGCGGTACGCGAACGTGTTGCACAAAGGAGCGGTAGTTGGGGTGCATCCCGTCAGCGAAATAATCGCCGTTCAGAAATTCTTCCATCAGCGCGTTGTATTCCGCTACGCGAGAATCAACAGTGGTGAACCAAATTTCCTCAGAGTCGGGGCAACCTTCTACAACGCACTCAACACCTTTGAACAAAACGCGTGAGCCTACAGCAATCGTCAAAATGATTTCCGGGTTCAACACAATGTCGGGCAGTTTCCGTTTGACGCTTACACCAACAATTCCAGCGCCCATGATTAGCCCCGCTTCTTAGCGGCTTTCTTTACCGGCGCAGGTGGTGCAATGTATTCGTTTGCCGTTTTCAACAGCGCTTTCAAATGATCCTTACGCGAAAGCTCTGTGAAGCCTTGCGTGATGTAGCGACCGAACCGATCATCTTTCTTACGCGGGCCGGAATAAACACGCGCCTGCATCAGCAGCGGGTCAGTCCAGTGTTCCACGTCTTCGGTGCGATCCACTTCAATCAGCAATTTGTATTTGCTATTGAGTGGAATCAAAATGTCCCACGCGTAAACGATTCCGTCTTCGTGGGCCTTGTGCGCTTTCAGAGTACCGTTGTGGAACGTGGCCCATTCCTGAGCACGTTTGATTGTGCTGTCTTGCCAGCGGTTACGGCTGGTGATGGTTGACGACAATTCTTGCGGTGACATTTCAGCCTTGCGCGCTGCCGTCAGAAACTTGATTGTCTTGCGCGTAACTTCGTCGAGCAACGTCAGTTCAATCAGTTGTTGTTCTAGTTCAGGATTCCATGGCATTTGAATCACCCTTAACGTTTGTGTTTGCTTTGACGTTGAATTTTCCGCCGTTGGGATTCTGCATCAGGAATTGATTCAGAGGTGGCAACGCGTTGAACCATTCTTGGGCCATGATTTGAAACAGCGATTCCAGTTTAGCGCTGTCTGCTTTACCCTCGATGATTTCGTATTCGACGGAATCCTGTACAACGGATTTCACGCGAAACGTAACGTCACCTACAACGTGAGTGTCACCAACTTGCGGGTCTAAAATATCCACGTTCATATCCTCGGTAAGTTTTCACTGTACCTTTACAGTTTAACGAATCTCGTAGGACAGAAACTGTTCCCAACACGGGCGGCTGTTCTGGCGGTTGTTCAACGCGTCCGACCAATCAAGGCGACTGACAATCGCGTTACCGTGCTTCTTGTCACCGGGCTTGTACAAACGCACGTGCACGCATTCGTAATCGCTTTCGTCAGTACCGGCGCGCTCAACGTTTTTGCCTTCAGGATCAACCTGCGTGAAGTACACGTGGTCTTTCCATTCGCCCGTTTGCGATGGGTACTCGACTCTGAAAAGAAAACCGTCGATTAGCACCAACTGATTTTCCTGCACAACAAAAACGTCCATTGGATCTTTGGTTAAATCCTTCGGCTTATGGAACATACTTCACCTTCCCGTTTTTGATGTCTTCGGCCAGTTCTTGCACTTCGGTCAACAGCTCGCCGATTTCTTTGTGCTTGATATTCACCGCTGTAGCTTCGGCAATGATTTTATCAAGTGCCGTCATGTTTTCAGCGTGGCGGGCCGTAGCCGCTGCGTACGCCTTTTTACCGTTGCGGAAATACAGAATGGAAATCAGGAACAGCACCGCGTTCATAACGCTGATTACGATCATTTCGCCGCTCATTGGAAATGCACCTTACCGAAGTATGCAGGGAACCACTTTTTGCGCTGCATGATGCAGTAAATCATCAACGCGGTTAGAACGTGGCCGGTGACGAATATCAGCGCGGCTTTTGTGTTGCCGGGAAACGCCCCGTCGTCAGGCCAGAACAGCCAAACCAAAACACCCGTAATCGGGTAGGACACAAAATGCAGAATGATCAACATCATGTTCAGGAACAAAATCTGATTTACCACGTTCCAGAACTTTTTGCTGAATACGTCGGCGGGCGAATCCGCAAACACATTCTCGCAGCTTAGCGTGTGGTAGCAGTTGCATTGCCGACACAACGGAATGCCTAGCCGTTTTTTGATTTTCATCGTGCGTCCTCCTTGCATGCCAAACGGAATTGTTTGGGCCAGATAAAAACATACCCCGGTTTTTTAGGCCGGGGTTTTAATTTTCCGCGTTCTGCTGTTACAGCGCGTGGAAGTCGGAAGCCATCAGCTTACCGGTGAAGTGCAGCACGCCTTCGGAAATCGACAGGTCGTCGAAGTTCAGCTCGCCGCCGTTTTCAGTGATTACCTTGCGCACTTCGTCGCGGGTAACGATTTTCTTGGCGGTTACTTCTTTCGACTTGCTGCCTTTGTTCACGGTGAAAGTTGCGCCGCGCACTTCGCTGATTTTTGGAACGCTGAAAGCGGCGCGACGGTTAGTCGATTCTGCTTTCGGTGCAACTTCAGCTTTTGCAGCAGTGGCCTTTTTCACAGCGCCACCTTTTGCGGTTACAGGTGCAACGGTTTCAGCAACTTCGATAACGCGCAGTTTGCCTTTCACGTTTGCAATCATTGCCAGCGGGAAACGTGCGCCGGATTCGCAAACGACTTCGCGACGTTGGGTTTCTTTGTTGCGAACCACACGCTCTACGACTTCTTTAGTGCGACCGTTCAAAACAGTGTGACCGCGAACTTCGGTAGCCTTCAGTTCGTTGGCTTCGTCTACAGGCTTGGCACCGGCAACCACTTTAACAGCAGCGGCTTTTGCAGCAGGCGCTTTCACAGGAGCTTCAGCAACGGTTTTGGCCGGGGCTTTGTCACCGCGAACGAGGCATTTGCCTTCTTTCACGTTTTTGATGTTGGCGGTGAAATATTTGCCGTGCGATTCTTCTTTAGCCATCGCGTTAGCTTCACGGATACCAACGTTTTCGTACTGCCATACAGCGCCCGACTTGAAAGTCACGGTCAGGGTTTTTTCGTCGCGGTTGTAAATCGCGCTGACCAGATTGGAGCTGATACGCGAAACCAGTTCACGGCCTTCTGCTTTATGGGCAGCTTTTGCAGCCGGTGCTTTCACTTCAGCTTTTGCAGTGGCCTTGGCAGCGGTTTTGGTAGCCGGTGCTTTTGGATCGAATTCGGCAACAGTGCGCAGGTTGCCACGGTTGTTGCGCTCCAGCATTACAACCGGGATACGCAGACCGTTTTCGGTCACGGCTACTCGCACGCCTTCAGGCGATTTAACGACGCTGGCGATTTTGTCTTTGACGCGGCCGATCAGCAGGTCAGAACCTTTCAGTTCCGAAGTGGTGAATTCAGGCGCGGCATCTTTCGCCACAACTTTGTCGATTGCCTTGCCGACAGCTTTTGCAGTCGAAACGGCTTTTGCGCTTGCAGCCACTTTTGCAACTGGTTTGGTTTCGACGTGAGCCGATGCACCGTTTTCCTTCAGCCAGTTTTTCAGGTCGCGGAATTTCACACCCGGCAGAATTTCGGAGCCGAGGCCCAAAGTTTCGATACCGGCTTTTTTCGCGATGGCAACTTGAGCAACCAGAGCGGTGATAGCGGCGTTCAGCAGAGCGTTAGTGCGAGTAGTCATGATTAACTTCCTTAGATCCGTGAGTTCAAATGTTGATGGGCGTAATTGCCGATCTGGAATCAATGTTGCCTTAGAGGCGCGTTAGTGTCAACCGGTTTACCAAAAAAAACTTTTTAGGCCAACCCCATTAGCCGCTCCCTTATGGGCGAACGGCTAAAAAGGTTTATCTAAAGGCTGCGGCGCGATCCCTAACGTTTTGTTGGGCATCGTCAGAAAGCGTATAGATCGAAACGCAGGTAAGCGACGGCGCGGTACTGTTTATCGAAGCCGCGTAGGTACAAACCTGTTCCGTGGTTTCGTTGAAGTAGGTCAGCACCGCCTGTTCACCCACGATCAGTTCCGAAACCACTTTAGCCGGTTCAGGTTGTGCCGGGGCAGAAGTTGCAGCGGACGCCAGAAAGGGAACGAACAGGATTGCGAGTAGGGCCAGTTTCATTTTTCTTTCTTCCAGTTGAGAAGTTCAGTCGGCGTTTTCATCCAGCCGAACGCGATAGGCGCCCAGCAGAAAACCGTGTACCAGATTGCCACAAGCCAGATGTAGGCTTTTCCTTTCGGTAAGCATTCGCTGTACATCATAAGCAGGCGGGCGTGTTCTGGATTGTTTGGCGTTCCTTTGACGTAAAGGATTACGCAGGTAAGCAGAAAAGCGCCGCCAATCATGTAAGAGGCAATTGCGCCTCCTACAATGTATAGAACATATTCCATTTCACTTGCCCTCAAATGTGGAGACGAATTCTTTGCCTTCTGCAATCCACTCAACCATCGACAGATGATTCAGACGCAGGACTTGAACAGAATGCGTTTCATATTTGCCGCGCTGGTCATCGTATACGAAATACCAGTAACCAACGCCCTGCACCAATTCCAAATGCGGGCAACCGATTAACGTCGTCACTTGTTTTGCGCGAGTCGGGTAAATCTTTGCACCGTCTGTGTTCATGGTTAACTTACCTTTATCCGTGAGTTCTAAGTTCTACAGGCATAATTGCCGATCTGGAACCAAAACTACAGAACCGGGTTCATTACGTCAAGCGGTTTTATAAAAACAAAAAGGGCACCGAAGCGCCCTTAATGGTTTGTGTTGCCTGTGGATTACTTGCGGCGTGCCCGTGTGGCCGGTTTAAGCAGGCCCGCAAGTTCTGCCAGCGCTGCGTGCGGGCACAGGTTGTATTCCGAACCGTGTTCGTTCAAAGGGCAGTACGTTACCAGCACGGCTTTAAAAACTCGGTGCCCTAGCTCGTTGTGATCCGTTCGCAGTTCCAGATTGAAATCTTCACCGCCCCGCGTGAGGGTGTTCGCACCGTCGTACTCGCTGAAATTGTATTCCTGCTTCAGCGCGAGCATGACTTCCTCGGTGTCGTCTTTTTCTTCGAATTCCAGAAACGGGAAAACGGTGTCGAGGTTACGTTCGGTTTTACCAACAACGGACAATTTAGCAGCCATGATGAAAATCTCTTTTAGCGAAGGTTGGAAAGGAGGTTTGGAATTAATGAACGGCAGCGATGATTTGTTGCCCGGTTGCTTCGCTCAGCTTTTCGGCGAATTCGATAAACGCCTTTTTGCGCTGGCGCTCTTTCGCTGAATTCGTCGGCGTGCCGAAATACGTGCAACCGTCGATGCAGTCGATCAGGATTTCCAAATCTTCGTCAGTGGTAATCGTGATCGTTGTAGAACCTTGTTTGAAAGCATCGAGCATCGTCTCGGCAGCTTCCACCAACAAATCTTGATCAAGCTCTTCGTGTTCTTCGAAAAGCTCGGCAACGTGGCCGGGATCTTGTAGCACTTCCAAACGGTGCTGCAAAACGTCGATAACCAATTTGCTCAAAGTCAAAATCATGTGTTGGGCCATTTTGGGCGTTCCTGTTTTGGTAATGGTTTGGTTTCTGTCTTGGGTTGTGTGTAGCGGCGCCAGATTGCCCGCACGATGAAAAAACCCAAGATCAGAAAGATTAGACGGAAAACGTAGAACAGTGGGGATCGTTGATTCATATAGCTACCGGACGAAATTAGTAGCGCGGCAATTCTATGCGCGTGCCGTCGCTGACCATACGGACAAACTTTGTGTACTCGGCAAGCAAAGTGAAATCGTCACCTTGCCCGTGTTTCTTTGCAGACGGTTTGCAAAGCATATCTGCAACGCCATCGACCACTTTGTAAATCGTCACGTAGCCGTATGCCAGATGGTCAGGGCAATCGAACACGAACGCTTTCAATTCGTCCAACGTATCGAAGCCGAAAGAATAATCCGGCACACCACGACGGCCCAAAATTAATTGGTAGCGTTTGTCGTCGAGAAAAGGCGGGCTGCTAATTGTGCCGCCTGAACCGGTAGCCCAACGCACCACACCGAATTCGCGTGCGTCTGCACCGATGCAGTAGTGAATTAATTTGTAGGCTTCCAAACGTCCACGCGTGTACAGGTGAACAATGATTTCGCCGATGTCCATTTGCGCTTCGTCGAAATCGTCTTCCAAGCCCAATGGATCGTCAGCACTAAAAAAGCGACGGGCCAATTCTTTTTCTTTGCCGTCTTTCAAAACGTACGCATACACACCGGGTTTCTTTCCCTTGGTGATAAACGCGATGCGGCCCCATGGCTTGTTCGCCAACTTCAGGTTGACAACGTTTTTGCTTTTGTCGATTTCTGAATCGAGGTCGATGTATTTCTTCAGGGTGACAGAACTGCCATCGTAGAAATCACCTATAACCAATTTCTTCTTAGCCATGATATTTCCGCCTGCGGTCATTAACTTGGTTCACTACCGACAAACCCCGCACAGGGCGGGGTAAGTGGCTTTCATATTTCAACCGGGGCGAAGTTGGAATCCTTGGCGACAAACACAATGTTCGTGCCGAAGCTGATTACAAATTCCACGGAACCGCCGAGAACGCTTTCACGGAAATGACGGCGCATCATTGATTCGTCATATTTCTCGCAATGGCAAAACTTCTGCACCAGTGCGTAAAACTCTAGGTAGGTGAATGTTGCGCAGTCTCGCCCTTCTTTCAAAAGGCTTTGTCCGACGTGATCAGCGAACACTGCGTTTTGTGCATTGGTTGGATATCTGTTTCGCATTACTGCATTCCTCAATTCAAAGTCAGAACGTCGGCAATCTCGCCACCGAAAACGCCGAGGGTTGGAAAGCGTACATCGTCTAACGGCCAACCCGCTTGCGAACGCTGCGACCAATTTGTGTCAGCGTCCATTTCCAGAACAATCGTGGGCGGGCAATTCTGCCACACGCGAATATCTTTGACTGTACCGGTGCCTGTCGTGCCGTGGCGAGAATTCACACGTACACGAAAGCCGGGTTTGATGAATGTGCCGCTTTCGAATTGTATTTCGGGAATTGAATTGCCGTGAATGATTTGTGGTTTGGCGTCGTTCACGAAGTTGCCTCCTATGTACGCGAAATTGCGCTAGTACCGACAAACCCCGCACAGGGCGGGGTTATTTTGATTCACTGATAGTCGGGGTGAAGTTCCACGGATTTGACAGCGCCTTCGTGGGCGTAGCTGCGGGCGATGAATTCTCGCACGTCGGCTTCGTCCTTACCGTGTTCTTCCTGCGTGTTGCCGCTGGTGTACGTGATCAACCACAATGGTTCCTGCATTTTTATTCTCCCTTCCTCAAAACATAGATTCCGCAACCGAGTGCGATTAAAGCAGCGGACGCCGAAACGATGGCGCCGATTGTTTGGTGTCCTGTTGCTATGCCGATACTCGCTGCACACGAAGCCACCACCGACATAATCCAAGCGATCAAATAAACGGCCATCGTTTTATTCCTCGACGTTAGTTAATCCTTACTGCTGGTTTTTGGCCCATCTTGCAAACGAGCGAGCCTTCTTCGTTGATGCGCGATTCTGGCGTACACATCCAGATTTGCACATTGCTGGAACGCGTGGTGTAGCCGCGCTCTTTATCAGAGGCTGCAATCGCTTCTGACAGCGTGGCGCCCTTGCCCCAATAGCCGCAATCGCACACAAAGATAAAATGCGTCAGGGTTGGGTCAACGGTGGTCGGGTCAACACGCAATTCGTATTTGCCCATTTTCAAAGCTGGGGTTTTAACTTTCATTGTCCTACTCCTTTAGCAGATTACGAAAACGCCAGACTTCAGCGTTGTGATCATTTCTTCACGGGTCATCATTGCTGCACCATTTTCAGATGCGCGGAAATTCTTGATGAACTCGCCGTAATTGCAACCGTAGCCCAAAATCGTTTCAACACTGTACGGCTCGGTTTCTACGTCCGGGTACTGCGCTTTGTGTTCGGCGCGAATCCGGTCACAATCTTTTTCATACCCGTCCATGTCGGAATCCAACGTGGTCATGAAAACGAACGCCTTGGGATTGGTTGCGGCGTCTGGCTTCAGCGAATCGAAAGAGAAACGCAAATGCACATCGCCTATGCAAACAATCGCACCATCGTGCAATTCGTTAACGTGTTCGGGATTTTTTGCGAGGTCTACAATTTCCTTGTCCATGATTTGGTTCCTGTTCAGCGGCGCACACTGCGTTGGCGCGGGTATTTGTTTTGCGGCTTCTTAGCCCGCGTGAAAAGCAGCGCCATGTTTTCTGGCTTCGACTTTATATAGTCGTCGTGCCAAAGAATGTTGCGCAGCGATGCAAGGTCGCATGGGCCTACATCATCCTTGCCTGCGGTAACGAACATGCAGCCGTTGCCTTCGTGCGGAATCACGATTGTGGCGCGGGTGAAAACGAATTGGCAAATATCAATTGCCACGTGATCCGCTTCCTACCGGGTTTTCAATTCGAACACGATGTCGAATTGCGATGGCGCGATATGCGGGTTAGGTGCAAACATCGCGTGGATTTGTGGCAGTTGCGAAAGCATTGGATTCTGCATGGTGCGTTTCCTAATTGAGCGTGGTTTATTCCACTACCGACAAACCCCGCACTTGGCGGGGTTGTTTGTGTGTCAGTCGAAAGGCCACATCACGTCAGACTCAACCCCGTGGCGGTTGATGATTTTCAAAGCGCGTGGCTTTCTGTTTTCCTCTTCAACGGCTTTGTAGTCGTCGGAAGCTTGCACGGGATTTTTCCCGGCTATGTAGTCTTTTAGGAAAATCATTTCCAGCTCACCACCGCGCACCACGTCACGCCCTAACATCGACTCGGTTGCAGTCAACCAATGTTCGTAGGATGCGCGTTCTTCTTGCGTGATTGAATGGCCGAACATTTCGTCCAACCATTTTTCCATTGCGCCTTTCATGATTAATCCTCTTAGGGTTATTTAGTTTCACTACTGACAAACCCCACACAAGGCGGGGTTTGTTTTGGTGCTGTTAAAACGTCAGTTCACGACCACGGCCAGTGCGGGCCAGCTTAACGATTTTGCCGCCTTTATAGTAGACGGAAATGTTGGTTTCCAAACCCCACGCGTTGTACACGTAGAAGTCGATGATGGCGCGACCGTCTTCGGTCAATTCCACGCCTTTACGAAAGATTGCCCACGGCACGAAATCGGAAAGGTCTGTATCCTCCCAATTTTCTTTCTTGGCAACGAGCGCGATGTTCAGCGAAGTCGGTACGCTGCTGTCGTGCATGTTGTGGCGGGAACCACCTTCCAACCGTTTCATGCCGCTTACTTCACGTTTGGCGAAGGCGCGAATCTGCGTGCATTCTTCGGCGGTCGGTTTCCAAACGTTGACTTTCTTGGTGCTGCCAGTTGCGATTACGATATCCACTTTGTATTCCTTATTTGCTTCGACGTGCGAAAAGTTTTTGTGCGGCTTCTAAATCGAGGCCGGTTTCAATGTAGCGCCATGTCGCAACGTTTTTGCCGCGTACATAGTTGATGCAGAGTTTCCAAACACCATAAGGACAATCTTTGTTTGCCAGTTCGCCGCTGTCACGCTGCAACGAATAGGTAACACCTTTGCTGTTCTTCTTGCGTTCGATAATCGTGTAAGCGTGAAGGGCCATTTCAAATTACCCTTACGCTGCTTTACGAAAACGGCGTTGTGCCGCTTGAACTTCCTTGGCGCGTTTTTCAGCGGCCAGCAATTCGTCGCTGTTCCACTGCCAAGATTTCTTTACTGCTGTAGTTGCGGTGCGACGGGTTGCTGGGGCATTGAATGCGCGCATTTGGGAAACTTCCTTTGAACCGTGAGTTAGTTTGGTAACAGGCATAATTGCCGATCTGGTAGCCACTATGCCTGAAACGCAATAAGGCGTCAACGGGTTTTGTTTACGCGGGCCGAGGCTATTGGTTTAAAGGGCCTAGAACGCAGAAAGGCCCCAAACCGTTTAATGGCGTGGGGCCTTTCGTTTACAGCGCGGGGAACTTGCCAGCTTTATAATCGGCGCGGGTCAGCTCGCCAATCACGTCGCCGTGAATGTCGTATATGCGAATCGTGTTTGCAAACATGCTGGAATAGAAAGCGCGGGACAACTGCTGCACATAATCGTCGTCGAGAATTTCCATGCCGCCGTAGAAATACAATTCACCTTGCTGTTTGATCAGGACACGAAACCATTTCATGTCCCGGCTGAATTCGTAGTTGTATTTCGACTGAGGGTAAACATTGGTGATCAGACATTCCATTTTGGAAAGGCTGTCACTCTCCAAACGTACACCGTCAACAATGGAACAGAAAACAGGTTTGTTGCCATTCGTGTTGCACGTGATGTCGATTACTTGCATTACGATGATTCCTTGTCAGTATGCTTTCGCTGTGGAAGTACCAACGCCAGTTGTTTTTGCAGACAGGCCATAGTGGTGCCGCGTGGGTTTCTTTTTCGCCGGGACTTTCTTTGACCAGTGCACACGGAAACCGTGACGGGCATACAGAGCAATTGTTTCTGCTTCTGCTTTCGTCTCTGCTTCGACTGTGAGCGTGGCACTGGCAAAGTGGGCGTTAGTTATGCGGACTTGATAGCGGTTCATTTTGCGGGCCTTAAATGCAAGAATCCCCGACACAAGGCCGAGGATTCGTTTAGCGGGTGCTTTTAGTTGGCGTGGTGTTCGCGGCGCAAATCTTCGTTATGCAAATCCGCAATGCTACCGGTGTTGTTCTTACGGTCTTGGAAAGCGCGCAACGCAGCGTTGATATCGTCCGCACTCATGTCTGCGGGTGCATCAATGGTGATGGTTTTCGTTTGCTTGCGTTTCGCGCTGCGTGTGGTCGTGTTGTAGAACATGTTGCGGGTGCTGTCATTGACAGCCTGCAAATCACCGGGTGCAGCCAAACGCACCATAACCCACATTTCACATTCGTATTCACACGCTACCCAATCACCGTATTTCTTGTGAAAGGCGCTGCCGGTCAATTGCTCGGCAACCTGTGCGGTGAATTGTGCGCGGGTCATTTTGGAAAACTTCATTGCGTTGAACATCACACGCGTGTCGAAGAAAACCGTTGTCTTACCAGAAATCTTTGCGGCGTCTGCCATTGCAATGACTTGGGCTTCAACTGCTGCAATGTCTGCGGGATCATACTTAGCCATCGTTTTACTTCCTTTGCCAACCATATAAGAATGCACCGGGCGTCATGCTGGTCAGCAGTAGCCAACGCCTAGTGTTTGTTGCAACTACTCTTTACAGTTTTGGAGCGGGGAACAATTTCAGCTCAAGGATTACGTCAACACCGGAACCAATTGTTGCTGTAGCGCCTAGCTGCACTAAACGATCAAGCATCCAATCAATGGTAAGAAGGTCGAAGTATTCGGCGTACATCGCTAACGCCTGTTCTTCAGAGCAATTCAGATAAGCCCGCATTTCGAAAACATCGCCACGGGCTTTCGTGGGAACCTGCGACCACAACAGTTCGTATAGCTGCTGTTTTAGTCTCAGTGTGAATTGCGATCCTGTTTCAGCCATCGTCATTCCCCTTTACAGTTTTTATTGCTGTACGTAAGGCCCGCCAACATCGTCGGGGTGTGCCTCGTATTCGTCGCGCATCTGGCGAACGAAATCTGAATCACGGTCGTTTGCGATTTCGATATCTTGTACAGTACCGTCTGGCATTTTACGCAGTACGTGCGCGCTGATTCCGTCTACAAGAAGTGAAGCGGCTTGCGGTGCAAACGCCTTGAACAATTCTGAAAACATTTCTACCTCAGTTAACGAAGTTGATGTTGCGATTCCATGATCTTGTGGCGCAATTGGTGAAACTCAAAATTGCGTTCCGCAATCGTGTTGTTGTAGTCCAGCAGGAAGTACAAACGTTCTGGCGTATAACGCAGACGTTGGTTTTCCGTTTTCACAGTGAATTCACCGTCTTCAAAAACGATGCTGTCTACCATGTCCATTGTTTGGCCGTGGTATTGCAGATACACCGAAGCCATTTTCAAATCCCCTACTGTGCGGATTTTCTTTTTCACTTCGGTGAGGATTTCAAAGCTGTTCAGCGCACGCATTAAAAGCTTCCCGTTTGAATGACGATCAATTCTTGCGTCGGCACAGCGAACACCGTTCCGGCATTCAGTGATTCTGCGATGTCGATTCGGAACGGAACCAGCAAGTGCGCAAAACGGTTTTGATTGTTGCGGTCTTCTTTGTCGAGGTGATCCGGGTTAACGGTCATCGCGGCGCTGATGTAATCCCACGCTTTATAGAACGACTTTTTGAAATCATCGCTATTGCAGTAAACGCCGTGCATTTTGTGAATTGCGCGCAGCAGGTTTTCAGGGATAACGCTTACGTCTGGAACGAAGTACAAATGACGTTCGTGTTCGACGTAATCAACGCTAAGTAGTAAGGACATGATTAAACTTCCCTAGATGTGTGAGTGTCATGCTTTGGGGTGCTGTGCGGCAGCGGTCAAGATACCGCATCTACGTCCACTGTGTCAAGGGCGTTACGGGCGTCGTAGGCCGCTTGGTCAGTGCGTGCGCGGGCGACAGCAGCTTCGAATTCGTTGGTCATCATTCGCGGGAAACGGGTGTTCTCATACGTGCGTTGAATCACGATATGTTCCGGTGCGTGGAACTGCGCAGTCAAACCAACTTCTAACAACGCTTCCTGAAAGATACCCTTTTCAATCGTGTGCATTCGTTGCTTGTTGAATAGCACCGACATTTCATAGGTGCCCATGGTGATGCCATCGGTGTTCAAAGTGTCCAACGTTTCTTTGAGTGCACTTGCTGCAAACTGCCAATACAATTCCATCATTTCTCTCCGCATAAAAAAGGGCCTGAACATTCCTGAACAGACCCTGAAAAATCAAACCCGGTAGTCACGATCAACCCAAGCAGGGCCGTAATGTGCATCCGGTGGAATGTACGCTGCGCAAACACGGTCAGCATCGGTTTCGGAATAGGTCACGTGGTGCGTTACCAATTCTTTTTCAATGATTCCGTTTTCGTTAACCTGCATTCGCGCAGACACTACCGCATACGCTTTCGTTTGTTTCTGTTGGACTAGGCTCATTCTTCAACGCCTTTCTAACAAGTGGAACGAAACGGCGTGAAACAGGAAACACGAAATCTTTCATCACCACGTCATAGCGACAGCGCGCCACATCGCGTTCCAGACTATGCACAGCGGATTGGCGAACCAAAATCCCGCGATTGATTTGCATAAATTCTGGAAATTCTACCTTCAACCCTTTGATGGTGTCTTGATCTTGACTCAGAAGAATCGCAGACCCGTCTACCAGAAAAGCATCGACGTATTTGTGGTTTGCTTGAAAGGCAACAATTTCATCGAACGTTACTTCGCGAACCTTGCGGCCTACGCGATGCGTGAACGAATTTCTGCGTGCAACCTGTTCCATGTCATTTCCATTTATTTGGAGTTGAGTAGTTTCAGCAACGCGGCTTTTTCAGCGACGGCACGGTCGGCCACGCTTTGTTGCACTTTTGCGCTGCTGCTTTTGAACCTTGTCTTTACAGTATCGCGACGGTAGTTCTGAACCTTCTCGATGAACTCCGCATCGGTGCCTTTGAAATTGGCGCCAACCGCTTGAACAATCAATGAAGTGTTCGGCCCGTATTGAACGCACACACTGAACACGCATTCGCCTACAGCGTCCGCACGTTTGGTGATGTCGATTCCGTTTTTCAACAGGATCGCCACTTGTGGATCGTAATGGGATACTGCGATGTACAGGAATTGGTTTACTTCGAATTCCAGTGGTGTTTCTTTACAGATTTTTTTGTACACCTCATTGAATGCAGTTGTACCCGGTTCCAGACCGGCGAAACGTTGGCGATAAGCAGTACCAAATTTCGAAGCAAGAAACTTCGCCATGGTTCCGGTTTTTGTAGCGAGTTGGTGTGCACCGTAGCTCACACCGCCTGCATCACCTTTACCCGTGGAGATTGTCGAAACACCAGCACCAGCCGATTCGAAAATTGCAGAGATTTTTCCAGTAACAGCCATAACACATTCCTCCTTTGGATAAGTGTTATGACTAAATTACTTAATACTCAGGCAGCCAACCTTTATTGATTGAAAACGCAAGGTCGTAACCATCATCACTTGGAAATCTTGTGATGATTCCGTGGTAATCAATTTTCATGACGAACCGATGCGCAATCATGTGACCCGGCAGAAAAATATCCGTAACCATAAGCACAGCCACGTTTTCGTCGTCTGGATCTTTTGGTGCACGCATCCAATCGTAACGCATGTTCGTCTTGGTCATTTCCCCACGAAAATTTGACACGAATTGCATCGCCGAAATTTCATCAAAGACTTCATCGCGCAAAGGCAACAACGCATCACGTGCGCGAGCAATCACGTACTGTTCCGCCGCCAGTTTCATCAGCGTTAGCGACGATCCGTGAATGTTGTAGTCAACTGGCGATGCGCGGTAACTGATTGCGTATTGGTCGTGTGTTTTTGTGTCAGCCTTCGACAGACCACCGTACGCTTTCAAATCCTCAACGAATTTCAGATGCGTTTCTTTCATGGGCTTGAAATGCAAACGCGCATCCAGAATCGTGTGCATGTAGTCACGAACCAGCGCGGTCAGCGGGATCGTGACGTCCACGTTTCTGTTCATGAGCAAACAAACTTCGGCGTTAAGGAAGTTTGCTGTCGGGTACGGTTGGCTTGGCGTCGTCACCAACAACATGTTGCGTAATTGATCCAGCATGCAGGAAAGCTCCGTTATAAACGATCCAGTTTGATTGGCGACCGCACTTGGAAAATTGGCACGTGTAAACCAGCGGTGTGTCTTCACCGAAATGATCGAAGTGCAAAGGAACAGACGGGCGAATATCCGTACGGTACGTATCGCAATGCGGACACTGAATGTCATCGTACGAACGACCGCGTGGGCCTTCCGCACCGGGTGTACCCATGTCGCCGCGAGCGCCTTGTACACCGCAAGGGCCTGTGAATTTTGCACGAAGTTTTGCACGGATTTTATCGCGCAGGCTTTCGTATTCCACGGTGCCGAGGTAGTAGCCTTTGTGCGTGCGAGCATAGTAGGCAGCAAGGTCACGCATTTTCTGCAAACGATTGCGGTTTTCTTCGTACTCGTTTCCGTAATCGTATTCCTGTTCTTCCTCGAAAGCCAAGGTGAACCAGAAAAACGCATAGCGAACTTGTGCAATGTATTTGAAATCCCGTTCCAGTACACGGGTCAGACATTGCTTCTGTTTTAACAGCGTGTTCAACCAGCTCATATCATGCCCTCGAAACGCAGGACGATGTTACGTTTGCCCCGTGGGTAAACTTTGTCACGCAGACGACGGTGCATTTTCCAGTAGGATTTTCTGGTATGAATATCCGTGTTGATTTTGTCGCCTACAACACTGAGAAATTTTTTGTGTATTGAGTGCTGGTGCTGACGATAACGTTCAGCAAGTTCGTACGTTGCGCTAGCCATCAGGAAAGCCCTACAGGAATTTTGTTCACGAATTGCGAACCGAGTGTTGTGTACTCAAACGTTTCGAGTTCACGTTCGGTCGGCTTCTCAAGCATGATTTTGCCGCGTAGCTGCCCAGCAGGCACCCACCACATTTCTTCGCGACGTTCCATGAGTTGTTGAATGTATTGAGCAGCCCATTCGTGTGCTTCACGGAAGGTGTTGAACGGCGAGAAAATCATCGTGTAATTTTCGCTGGCGCCTACCCATTTGAACGAAGGCAGAACCATGTTGCCGTTGCCATCGAGGCCAAATTGTTTGGTAATCGAGGCGATGCTCAATGCACCAGTACCTTCGCAGATACTGATAAAAAGCGTGTAGTGATCGTAAAGTTTCCACACTACTTTATTCGACACACGTTTGTTATTTATCGTGCGACGATTTCTTTTGTTGGCACGCATTACACACCGCCTCGGATCAGGGCCACGGAACGTGGGTTGATATCGAAAGCACCGAAGCCATGAAAGCGCGGCTCAGGTTCCATCGGTACATAATCGTGCGGGCGCACAGACATACCCATGGAAAACGTCGGCTCTTTGCTTTTAGGAATCGTAGCTTCCAGCGCGTCAAATTGTTGTTGATTCAAAACGATTTTGTCAGCGAGTACGTAAACTTCGTTGTTCGGTTTGGTTTCATAAGTGATGTCAAAGCGACGTTCTTTTTGAAAGCGTACGCGATGGCTCCACTTACGTTCCCGCATGTGTGCAACCTGTCGTGTCGTAGGCAACAGCGGAGAAACAACGAGAGGCATACCAAACAAAGATGCAGGATAAACGTTTCCGTTTTTATCAGGCATTGCTGGCTCGTTAAGTCTGCCGTGTGCTGCCATTTCCAGTTTCAATGCCATGATCGACGCAAGAATCGAAGCGGCGTCAGTGCCAGTCGGTGCGGAACTGGTGGCGCAGCCATTCGCCAAAGCAACAGGATCGAATTCTGGATTGATACCGCCAAAAAGCTTGCGAAAATCAGTCATGTTTTATGTCCACGATTTGTTCGGAATGGTTGCAGTAATGTGCAGGATTGCGCTGCGCATGTTCACAACACGATTCAGGCATTCGTTGTAAATTTGTTCTTCTTCGTTGTCTTCAGGAATCGAGTCGGATGCAGTAGACCAGACTGGATAGCCGTAGAAAGAAATCGTGTACTCTTCGGTGTTCGAATGAATCTCGAAAAGCTGCGCGTATTCTTCCTGCGCGTTCGGGATGTTGTCGAAGGTCAGAAGGGCATTCAGACGATCAGCAACTGCATAAATAGTTTCGCGCATTATTCAACCTTCCTTACGTCAGAATATTTAATGGGCATTGGTGCCCCTGTGAACCACTCAGAAACGTGGCGGCATTTCCCACACGTGTACAGCGCTTTCAGTTCTTCAGGGTTTTCTGTGTTCACGTAAGACGAAGCGAATGCCTCACCGTCAGTAAGGTCGCCGTACCACGTGTTGCAGTTTTCACACAGAATGAATTTTGGTTTTGGTTTTTCCTGCTTGGGCGATTTACGTAACAGTTCTTTGAGCCAGTGCCAAAGCTTCACAATGTTTCACCCATCTTTTCAGCCAGACGCATGATGTCGAGAACCGTACCCTGCGGATGAACGTCGATTTGTGCACGCAGACTGTGCATGCGGACGTAAGCGATTTCCAAATGATCTTTGATTTCGCTAAGCGTTTCCGTCTTTGGGAATTCGTTAGGAATTACACGCTTGTGTTCTGGATTCGCCAGCAACGCCAAGTCATGTTCAAGAATTGCAACGCGACCGAGAACGCGAATCAGCAGTGCACGTGCGCGGGTGTAATATCCATCGTTCATTCTTTTTCTCCAAGCATCTGACGTAGAAAACCGGGACGTTCACTGGTAATGAGTAGTCTTTGGGCCATGTATGCGCCCATGCCACCGAAACCTGTGTGCATGCGTGTTGCAGTGCATGCGCGTACGTCATCGTAATAGTACGGGTGCATGATGATGCAGTCGTCTTGAATCAACGCCGTTTTACACGGACGATTTTCGTACTTCGTTGTATACTGCACTTCTTTTTGAAACTGCTTGCGGCGTGCCCACTTACGTTCCCGGACAATTTTCACAAGGGTGGTAAGGTCGCGGTTTTTTACAATCTTGTAGCCTTCGTAAAACGGCATTTCATTGCCGTACTGGTCAGCGGCATACACACCGTTGGTGCGCATGTCGGAATTACTGAACTTGATTTCAACGATGTTTTCGTTCATGCGAACAGCCCCTGTTTACGTAGTTCTTTCTCAAGCTTTACAGTTTTGATTCCGTGGTCGTTCAAATGGTCTAGCACCATTCGCATATGCTCACGGCGAGCGAGATTGTAGACAGGGACTTCGAATTCTTCGGCAATCATAATTGCAACGCCGGTTCCACCTGTCGTTCCATAATTATACGACTGTCTTCCGATACAACCATCCGGCGTCCAGCACAACACGAATGACGAAGGCTTGGCATCCTCGACACACGTAGCTAGACCGACGATTTGAAACGCGTTGCGACGAAACAGTTTCATGAAATTGTCAGGTATTACGACAGGGTAAACTTTCCACGCCAGATATTCAGCGAACATTATCTGCGCTTCAGTGTAATCCCACATGCCTGTTTTGTGGCCGTTGAAGTTACGCCAAGGCAAATACACTTCCTGCTTTTGCGCACCTTTTCCGAAGGCTTGGTCTGCACCTTCCGCGTACCCGTGACGACAAAACGTTTCCATGGTCGATGCAAACAACGTCATGACCTTTTGAATCAGAAGTGGCGTCACACGGGCACCCACTCCCGTCCAAGGCATTACGAAATCCAGTCGTAAACGTCGTGCATTCCGGCAACCTCCAAGTCACCCAACAAACGATTACGCGCTTTTGCAACGTTGTTCATTTGGTAATAGGCGATGCTTTCGCGCAGACTTTTGACTTTGTTGAGTTGGTCTTGAATCAGTGACAGCCAATACAGCTCAGTGAAGTAGAAAGCTTCATACGAAAACCCGGTTGGCCCTACATAATCACGAAGAGGACTGACTGTATATTTCAGCGAGGCCAATTCTTTTTCGAGGTCTTCGATATGGCTACCCATCGCTGCCCACGCTGGATAATATTTGCGATAGACTTTTTCGTTTGCGTTTTCTGGCATGCTCATATTTTTACCACCGTAAAAGATCGCGAAAATTGTGTTCGAAAAGACGGTCAGTCAAATGGCGAGCAGGATCGGAACTGCGCAGGCGTTCCAACTGCGTGTTGATGTCAGCCAGTTGATCTAACGCTTTGTGTATCGCGTGAACCCAACCGAGTTCAGTCAGGAAAGGCGCGGTAGCGAGCGGGCCAGTTGCACCCTTGTTGAAAGGCTCTGTAGTCCAGATTATTTGTAGCAGTTTACGATGGCGCGAATCAATCTCACGGTTCACACGTTCCAATGCTTTTTGATACTTTTCAAATTCAGGGTTGATTTCCATGTTACACCGTGATCAATTTGAGTTCAGGAGTGTTCATCGCTTTTTTCACACACGCATGAATTTCACCGCGACAATTTGCACCGAGGTTCACAGTCTGCAAAGCGTAACTGCCTGTCGGTCGCCATAAGCCTGCGTAGGCCACGCACCAACCCAACATCGGTTGCACTAATGGATCTTCGCTTTCGATTCGGGCCACGTAAAAATCGTCAACTTTCAAAACGTCTTCGTCTTTGAAACCTGCACCACGTGTTTCGCTACGGTCGTTAAAAACCAACAGGTAGTGATACATTACTTTTCGTCCCGTGTCTTTGCTGGCAAGGATGTGGCCGTGTTGTATTTGAAGTGGTAGCCGTTCTTACCGTATTCTGTTTGGTAGTGCGCAACGTTTCCGCAAATTGTGCAAGTGTCTTCACGACCGTAGCAATCATCGCTCGGATCGTAGTTGCCGGAGTTACCCCACGAATGGGATTTGATGGCTTCTTTCGGATGCGTGCAGCCTGTACGGATGGCAACAATTTGTGCTTGCGCGTCTTCAATGATTTTCTGCTGCTGAAGAATTGCCAGCGTGATTTTGTGATCGCTGCCGACGTGCATAAAACGTTGTTCGTTGAAGTACGGATGCAGGCGGCGCATGTAATCTATTGCAGGCAACGTTCCGCAGTATTCCAATGCACTATCAACACGGAAACAGGCAGCATTCCACGCGCTTTGTGAGCTGTATTGCAGGCGCGGGTTTTCCATGAAAATTGGAAAGATTTTCCACGCGTCAGAAACGCAACGTTGTGCTTTGAAGACGTGGCCGTCACCGCCTTTTGCTGTGCGTATTGTCATGACGTTTGGAATAGCCAAGTCAATGAACAGGGCCAGACATTCAACGCGGCGTTCCCATGCGCTGTCGCCGAGGTGTTGTGCTGCAACGTATGCACGAAACACTTGCAGATATTTGTGACGTTCAATCGCAGGCGTATATTCCGCGTCTTTGATTTCTGTCATTGCCAGCATAATTGCAACGTCGAATGTGGTTTCACGTTCCCAATCAGGAATTTCACGAATATCGTTGTCAACGGCAGTCAAGATTACGAGCGTGTACAGAAACGTGTAGACCGCTTCAAGGCTCAGCGCACAAGTTTCCTTGTCATATACACGCCACACGTAATTCGCGTTTACTTCGTCGAGAAAACTTGTGGTGTAATTCTGTATTTCAGGTTTGCCATCCAAACCAATTCGATCAATTACCGGAAACTGCTGCATAGGTTTTCACCGCGCATGAAAGACAAGAAATGGCGCGCTTGTCGCCGATGAAAGATTCTTTGCAACCGGGGCACGTTCCCATGTACCGGCCCGGTGCGTACCCACGGCCCAGCAGATAGGAAAGAGGGGCGCCGTACAGCTTGATTTCCAGTGCACGTACGCCCCCATGTTCTTCTACAAATGCCGAAAGTTTTTCACTGTCCGGTTCCTGTAAAAGTTTGTGGAATTCTAATGTTTCAGGTTTTGCATTGAAGTGGGATTCACTACCCAACCAACGCAGTAGCATTGCAACTTCTTGATGAATATCCATTTAATTCTCCGTTGGAAAGGTGGCCGTCCTTGGCCTTTGTCACTTAGGCTTCTGGTTCGTCAGTAGGGCCGGTGTCGTCATCGTCGTCATCGTCGGTTTCATGGAAAGCCGCGTCGGTGAAATGACCGTTTTCGAAAATCAGGTAATCACCGAAACCGATGAACTGGTCAGCGTCGAGTTGAACAGTTTGCAGAATGTCACCAGCGAAATACATCGCGGTAATGGTCGTGGTTTCTTCGTCGTCGCTGCCTTCTGCTGGAGTGTATTCGTACACGTCGGTAACGGTCATTGCGATTGCAGTGTTCTTCAGTGCAGTCAGGGAACCGATCAGATAATGTTTCATGATTTCTCCTTTAGCGCTTAGCGCGTTTGTTACGGTTTTTGGTTTTTACTTTCTTTTGCTTCTTGCGTGCGTCTTGCGCATTCATTGCCGCAACGTACGCAGGGGAAACGGTCGCGAGACTGCCGGATTCCTTACGCATTTCGGTAAGAAGTTCAGCAGTTTCATGGTGTTGCATTTGACGCGTTTGTTTATCGGTGATTCGTGCAACGTCGTAGGCGCAGATGCTGTGCGTACTCAGCACAAACATGTTGCCGTCGAGGTCTTTACGCGTAACGGTTTGTACAGCATTGTCTTCACGCAACGACACGTCGTAAGCGGTGATGATTTGACTGCCTTTCGGAGTGTTCACGGCGAACGGTGGTTTCTGACCTGAAAATTTACCAATGCCTACTTCGGCGGCGTATTTGAACAAGTCGATAACACGTGCATGGTTTTCACGTTTGGTTTCGCCTGCAACCAGCTTGCCGTCGATCAACGTAATCGGTTCAGGTTCAACATCGTGATCATCACGCAATTGCAGAATGTGTTTCGCGTAACCGGCTGCGTATTCGTGGTCGATGTTCTGCGAGCTTCCGCCCTGCCAACTGATACCCATGTCGGAAAGCTTTGCAGAAATGTGATTCAGGTCGAGCAAAATATCGACGTTCAAGTCACCAGTTTCAACAACGTCAGGCGGGTTATTGCTTTCGTCGCAAATCACTTGGAACGTTGCGGCACCGGATTTGGTTTCGTACAAACCTTTAGCCGTTTTGATTTCAACACCAGATTGCTCAGCAGCGAAAGCAGCGCGGCGTTCCTCAATATCGTTTGGGTATGCAGTTGCGGTAATTCCCGAAGCACCGGATAACACACCGGGACGAATACCTTCTTCAAGATATTTGTTAAGTGCTTCCAGACCGAATGCTATTTGATCATCTTCAAGTTGCATGAGCATTTCGGTTGTGCGGCTGCGCGTCATTCCTCGGCCCAAACTCTCAGGAACTTCACCGGTCGATTTCATGATTTCCAAATCGGCTGGGTGCATTTCCCGTACAGCTTCTTGCAAGGCAGCTACTTCGGTATCGTGTGCAGTTACGCCGAGGGGAATTTCAGAACGTTTCAGCGATGGGTGATACACGAAGGATGGCATCATCGCCATGCGCGAATAAATGAGCATTTCGTCAATGCCTTTGCGCGTAGCGTTTTCACCGGCCAGCCATTTCAGAAGCATGACGCCGGATACGTATTCGATTCCGAGCAGCGCGATATAGCGATCATTTGCAAACTTCAGAAATTCGCTGTCTACGTCGTTGATCGAAACGTCTGTTTTTACGCTGCCATCAAACGGCCAATTGCTTTCAGGGAATTCAGTGCGGCCAACGAGGTTGTATCCGTGCTGCGTTCCGTGCATCAAAAGGTCGCGATATTCTTCGTCGTTAAGCTTGCCCGTAGGATCGAGAAAACTACGAAGATTTTGCAGGCGTTGAATTTGTTCCGGTGTGGTGTTCATCACATTTCCCCGTAAAGGTCGAGCATGTGCCGATAGCCGCCGTCTGGCTGTTTCTTGCGGCGCTGATTAAGCACAGTTAATTCAAGCGTAAAACCATCACCTTCAATGATTACGTCATCGTCGGTGTAGTCCATATTTTGCATGGGCGTGTAGATATAAACTTTCATATCCAACGTACGTTTTTTCTTGTCCGCTGCCGTGAACGATTTCAGCGTAGCTTGGTACTCGCCGTTTTCGTGGAACAGACGCAGAACACTTGGGTTTTTCCCGGTGTCGAGCGCCATTAATTTCGGCAACAGCATCATGAAAGCTTGACTCTTTTTCATTTCGACAATGCTCGGAATAATGCTGCACTTCCCAACGTCTCATAGACGTACGCAAGGTTTTGGCGGCGTTCGAATTCAGCCAGAATTTTATCCAGATGCAACGGCGCCATGTCTGTGTTTTCGAGACTCACATTCAGATAGCGACGATCTTTTACAAGCGTTCCGTGCAAGTGTCCGTGAATGTTCCGCTTGCCGCGCAGATGGTCAGGGTGCAACGGTGCATGCGACAGCCAAGCCGTTTTGTATTTCATCAAACCATGAACAGCCTTTACAGTTTTCAGACTGCTAATGTACTTGGCGTCAGCGTATTCTGTGCAGTGATTTCCAAGGATGATGGTTTTGTGTCCGGGCCAACTGTCGAGGCGTTCCCATCCTTCTCGGCTGAATGCGATGTCGCCCAAAATGTAGATCGTGTCCTGCTTTTCGACAATTGGGCTTTTAGCTTTCTTTGTGATGGTTTCAAGCCAGCGTTTCTCTACGAAGTCATCGTGTGCCGCTGTTGTATCGAAGCCACGATAAATATGGATTTGTTTGTGACCCAAATGCAGGTCGGCACACATGTACGTCATGGCAGTTCCAGCTCAAATTCGTACGTTGCTGTCAGCGCTGCAAAACCTTCGGCGTCGAAATGTAGATCGAGCGGCATTTCTTTTCCGGGGAACTTGAACACAACTTGTGGATCTTTTTCGATGTACGCATAGCAGTTGCGATCTTCGTACAGGTCGTGCACGTCTTTGAATTTCAGTTCGCCCGACTGCAACCGAATAGACAACTTACGCACGCGGCCTTCGTGAACGGTTACGCTGTCACACAAGGCTTCAATCGTTTCATCACGGGTCTGAATGATTGCCAAAACACGTTGCTGTTTCGCAAAGCTTTCACGCAGACGTGCAACAAGTTTTTCGATGCGTGCTTTATCGTCCATTTCCTTTCTCCGTAATTGCAGCAATTTCAGCGCCGATGTCGCCGAAACCGAGGGTGTGGAAACTGAACAAGGCCGTTGCATCAACGTTGATCGAAACCAAATCGCCTTGCAGCTCTGCTTCCTGTTGATACATGTAGATACGGAAATCAGTATTGTAGAACTGTTTCGATCCATCGGCCAACAGCGTGACATTGCGCGGCTGTTCCGTGCTTTTCAGAATACCGTTCCACGTTTTCTCTTTGATGATAACCGTGGTGCCAAAAGAAATGGCCCAAACTTCACGTCCGGCTTCGTCATCTTCCATACGCAGAAAACCAACGCGATAAATCGGAATGCTTACGCGATTGCCTTGGAATTTAGCAGGCACAGGGCTATACGGTTTCTGTCCCGCCACGCATTTGTTTGACAGGTACGTGGCTATATTTAGGAACGCAGAATCACTCGTTACGTATTCGCTCATAACCACTCCGCAACCAGTTGAACCTCTACCGGAATTTTTGTTGTTTCCGCGAATTCGAATTCGTCCACGCCCATGACCACAAGCTTCTGATTGTGTGGCGCATAGCAGTGCATTTCGATCAGTTGGCCTGCGCGTTCGGTAGCCGACTCGATGAAATCTTTTGCGGTCTGTTCCGAAGCAGTCAGCTCCATACGAATTACCAGAAGCGTGCAACGCTGGTCTTCGATTTCATGCAGTTTGTACGCCTGCACCAGACCAACAAACGGATAAGCAAGAATGCTCAATTGCACGGGCGCCCGCTGTGCTGCACTCAGCATGAACGGTGCGAACTTCGACGACACTTCAGGCAGTTGCAAACTAGGGAACGGTTTGGTCATGTTCATTGTGTTATCCCATGAAACGTTTCAGAATTTTTTGACTGAGTTTACTGAGGCGGCGAGCGCTGTTATGTGCACGGATACGCACACTGACATGGGCACCGTTTTCGAAATGATCATTACGCGGCACTGTTTCAATCCATACAACTTCGAAAGGAAACTCGCCGAAATCCATCACCACTTTCATTTCACCGGACTGCATGCGTTCCAGTTCATCGGTGGTGTACGCGTTGATATTCAATTCGATCAAAACGTCTGTGTTGTCTTTCGCGAATTGCACGTTGGTCAGATACGCACCGATGTAAAGTTCGCCAATCTGAATCAACGTAGGGTATTGGTCGGCCATGAAATTGCGCCACACGTAGCGCTTCATACGTTCGAATTTGATTGGGTTTACATAAACTGGTTTCATCAACTTGCCCTGTATGTGTATGGCTCTTCTTTACAGTTTTCAGCACCAACGAAAAAGCCCCCGAAAGCGTTAGCTAACGAGGGCCTTTGTTATGCGTACAGCAATGCGGTTATGTCTTTATCGACAGAGTAATACTCGGTGTAATCAAAGTAATTGCTGGTGGTGTAAATCGTTGGGCCACCTGCTACGGCTTTGTTCACAACGTGAGTCAGTGGTACAGGCATGTCGGAGAAAACGAATGTCCATTTGTTGTTGCGACGAACCATAATCAGCGGTTCATCCACATTCATTTTACACGTACCGACTACAACACCGTTTGCATCCACGAAGAACGAGAAAATATCTAGTCCGTCGAGGGTACTGGTGCCTTCTGATACAAGATTTTGTGCGGTGGTTCCAACCAATGTTTCCAGTGTTTCACCGACAAGGCTTGCGACAAAAAGTTTAGCGTTGTACGCAACTTTCAATTTGCCGCTCGATACTTTCTTACTTGTCCACGTTGGGCCAACCCAAAGGTCGCCGTCCGTAGTTGCAAATATTGGAACACCGTTTGCGTCCACACCGTTTGTGAAAACTTGTGCGCTCGCTTGAACCAGTGTCCAAACATCCGCGTCGAGTGCGTAGATACCTTCGCCATCAACCGCTACGTAGAATTTACCAGCAGAGAAAATTGCAGCTTTGCACTCACCAAAACCAAATGGCATTTCTACCCAAGTGGCTTTGTCTGTGGAAGAAAAAACAGAACCCGAACCTTCGCCGCCTACAGCCAACCAACGGCCTGCACCTGCGACGATATCTCTTATGGCCGTAGCCGGAGACATTTGATCAAAACTCCCTTGAGACGACTGTACAATTAAACCGTCAGACGTACCGACCAAAAAGGTTTTTCGAGGAACGGGCGTTACTTCTTTTTTGTAATCGTTGCCAACACTTCAACCGATACCGGCTCGCTATCACCGTATTTCGGTGTGGCTTCCAGACGCAGCGTGAAATTCCCAAGTGGTGCGCCAGCTTCGTTACGCTGCACATAACTCGGAATGTATTTGCTGATAAACTGGAACGAATATTTCTGAATCATCTGCGTGACGGTCAGGTCTTCGTTCGTGGTGCCATCGACTACTACAGGTTCCACGCCTTTGTACCAGACGTAGTTTTTAACAGCGTTGCCGTTGATATAACCTTCGACAAATTTCAGTTCGAAAACGAGATTGGTGGTCTGGCCTTCGTACGAATTCAGGTCGAGGAAAAGTTTGACGTTGTACATGTCCGTGATGTTTGGAACATCCGCATTCATCGAACCAACGCTAACAACGAAATTCCAGTTTTCGTTTTCTTCGACTGGAATCACAAAGCGGCCTGTGCCACTGTTGTAATTCGTCAGGTCTTGCGCTTTACGCACAGCCAAAGCCAGTTCAATGTTGGCGTTTGTACCAACCATCATACCGGTTGCCGGGTTGCCTGTACCGACCAGCAAATCACCGCCATTTGCAAACGTAGTCGCTGCACTTGGATTGGTGGTCAGTGGTGGATATGTCAATTCAGCAATTGGCCCCGTTGGATCTTCAGGCGCGAGTGCAATCAGAATGTGATTGAGATACAGCGAAATGATATTGCCTTCGGTATCTGCGGTAATGGAGTTGTAAACCATCGTGGAGCTATCGCCGTAGTATTTCGACACGGTTGTGCGGAAACTATGGTCGTTAATGATGGTATCCATTTCTTCGCGTGTAACAAAAACAGCACGCACATCAGGCGGCTCGCCTGCATCACGAACAAGCGCGACGATTTCCGCCAGCTTGCCCGTATATTTTAGAATTTCCATGGTGTTTCCTTGGTGTAGGGGCTGGGGAACCCGTTAATACTTTCCCTTGTATTAAATTACGACTTCGTTGTCATTGCATTGAATATATTTGCTATTCGTTCTTCCGTTGCAGCGATGTCTTCTGGTGTTTCACCGTGGAATTCCATAACGGGATTTCCGCATTTGGTACAGAATCGAATAGGGAACGCAAAACCGGGATGCGGAATTGCTAAGCGGCTTTCATTAAAGCTATCAATGCTGCGTTGCCACGCGTCAACATTTGCTTGCCATTCATCCATCGGTATTTCATGAGTACCGATCAAACCAACAATACATTTATTTGGTTCGCAAGGCTTACGCAAACCCTCTTTTACCCAACGGCGAATAGTGCCATTGTAAGGTGCATCTGGCGCGAACTTACTCATTTGTTTTCCTTATTGGTGTGGTGGATACCAGCCTTGCACAATTTCGTTGAAAGCTTTGTAACTTTCCCGTTCCAATCGCCAGACATGCTCAACAGCGCCTTGCTGTTCTTCCGTCAACGTTTTGAAACGTTTATCACAGTCGCGCATACGTTGTGCGTACTCACGCAAAAGCGAAACGGCTTCTGCCATACTTTTGCACGGCGCGACTTCAGGAAAACGCAAACGAATAACGTGGCCTACCGACGTTGCACAATGAATAATGTTTTCTTTCTGCCAAAGGTAAATCGCCAAGTCCTTCAGATATTCATTTGCTTGATGCAATGACGTAATCTTTTTCATATCAGTGGCTCATTACCCAAGTGTACAAACGTTCATACCATTTCGTCCGCGATTTACGGATGGCCACCACAACCTTACTTGCTTCAGCTTCGTACTGTGCAAGAATATTTTGCAGATTCAGTTCACGAACGATTGACTGAAACTCTTCTGCGAATTTCGGATCGTTGTCTGCTTTGCGGCACGCTTCTTTTGCAAGAGCTTCGTTGTGAATGTGACCCTGTAGTTCAACGATTGTGTTCCGCTGATTACGCAACGTATCCAGTGCTTCTTTCAAGCTTTTAGCATGGCCGCAACCCACGCGGTCGCGAGGTTCCATATCTCTGTCGTGTTGAATTCTATGCAGTGTATTTTTCAATTCGTTTATGCGACGTTGCGCTGCGGAATTCAGCTTGTTCATTTCTTCAAGCGACAGCATTTGACCTTCACCGAAATTCATTAGTGTATATCCTCAGAATACAGACGACCGGGCGTTGAATGCTTCAAACGAATGACGTTGATTTGACCCGAAGCTAACGCAACTTCGTATGCTTCTTCCCGTGTCATGAAAACATCGTACTGGTCAATGAAACCTTCTTCGGCGCGACCCAATTTATCCGCCTCAAGTAAACGGTCTTCTTTCACGGCTTCCAACTGCGACCACATTGCAGGGCCACCGTGGCGCGTGCCCACACAAATCAAATCACCATAACGGTTTGCAGCAGCAATTACACGGCGACCGGGAATGCGTACGCTGGAATCGCCATCACATGCTGTGTAGTCAAGTCCGTTACGTTTTGCAAAAGCTTTCAGCGATGCGCTGGCGTAGTTATCCATTGCCTCGGCGTCGGTGGTGTTTTCGTCGTGAGGCACCATGAATTCTTTACGTTCTTCGTGAGTCGTCGGCTTGTCAAACCCACCTTCAATAAAACGCACGCAATCGGCCAGTGTATCAAACCAAGTGACCGGTACGGGACAACGAATGTGCGCGCCGGGGAACATGTCTTGCAAAAGGCTTTCTTGATTCTTGGTATGTTTAGCCAACAGCAGACGAACGATTTTATTTGCGGTATATCTGTTCAACGGAAAATTCCTACGGCAAGGGTTTTGAAAGTGTCGCGGACAAGACAGTATGCGCAGCCGCAAATGCCTGCTACGGCCATTACGCCTAACGTCCACTGCGCGATTGCGTGTTTATGTAGACCGCTTTCCCATTCCCACATTGCTTTCAAGTGCACGATGTAACCTAACAGCAGCGAGGCGCTTGCCAGTAACAAAGCGAAAACGAATACCACTGCAAGAATCAATATGTAGAATTTGCTTTTCATTCTTTTCCCAATTGCTGCGAAAGAGTTTTTGTCAGGGATTTCCAGATGCTTCGACAGGCTTCAATACCACCGAACGCAAGCGCTCCCAAGAAAATAGTAATCGGTATAATGCGAATCAGAATTGCAGCGCCGGTCACGCTGGCGTCATATAGGCCCATGGTGAAAGCGCTACGAATAACGCTAACAACTATTGCCACGACTGCCAGCAGCGCACCAACTGTTGCACCGACTGCCATTAAGGTTGCTGTTGCCAAAACAAAGAAAGCTGCATACATGCACGCACGCGGAATATTCACGGTTATTTTTCTCTTATATTTCTAATGCGCGCAGTGTCGGCCGTGCATTCATTTGTAGGTTGCTTGCATCTATCGTCATTTCGTAATCGGTCAGATAGAATTCAACACCCAAGAAATTGATTGCTGCTGCGTCCATCGCCATTTGTGTGTTGTTGTAGTTAAGGCATTTCGTGAGTTCGCGTGCAGCTTCGGCCAGACTTTGGAACACAGCGTATGGGTCAATAGACATACGCATGCCGTGCACGATACCGAAAGCCGTCACGTCAAAAGAAATCTCGCAAAAGGAAATGCGATTTGGGTAGTAAATATTATGGCGCAGTATGGGCGACGGGTTTAACATTGCCCGAATTTCTTGAATGTTTCGTACGCTCATATCAACGTCGTGACCAAACAGCGTGGTCTGCACTTTGAACGTGTCGTCCATTGAAATTCTATGGTACAGCTCAAGCACATCAGTCATATGTAATTCCCCCTTTATGTATGGTTCATTTACAGTTTGGCCCACATATGAAAAAAGGGACGCCACGGTTAAATGGAGTCCCTTTCTTTTACTTCTTGTTCAATGCGATTGCGTAGGCGCGAACCAGTCCGTACATCAGGTAACGCAGAGGCACAGGCACTTTCAAAACGCCCATTGCTTCCAAGAAAATTGCATCACCTTCAGCACGTGTGCACGTCTCGACAATGTTGCCATTCATGATGCGTTTGTTTTTGCACAAATCATCGTGCGTCACAGCAGCTTTACCGTATTTCCCATTTGGTGGCAGCAGCCAACGGAAAGGCCACGTGCTAGCCAAGTCGGTCACGAAACCAACTTCAGTTTCTACGCGGCGCTGCGAATTAACGTCGCCAATTCTGTAGACAAAACGTTCGTAGATTTTATACGAGACGCCATCGTCCAGAAGTTCACAAATCAGGGGTGTGGTAAAGCTGCTCATTTTTTCCTCATGAATGTTTAGACAAATATGCGTCGATAATGTCTTGGTTGTATTCGTAATCTTTGTTCTGCGCCTGCATCAGTTGCTCAGGCACCCATTGCCACGTGAACATGCCTTCGTCACCGTCGTCGAGTTCCGATTCAGGATCGTAGGCTTTCAGTTCCAAAACTTGATAGGAACTTTGTTTGATTTCATCACCGCCGAGATTATGCGCAGCGTGGCTCTGCATCACAATTGCTTCGAACGATGTACCGTTAAAACCTGCGGCAACGATAACGCGAGTGCCGTAGTAAAACTTCTGAAATTCAGTCATTTTGGTTTGTGTCCGCAACGGCGACAATGGCCGTAATCGAAATGGTTAGCTGGCAGGGGTTTGCAACCGAAGCGCATCACGCAGAAAATTGATTTGCGTTTGCGTTGCATTGCGCTGCCCCACGTACGGAAACCGCCAGCAACGAAACAGATAAACAGAATCAATGCAACGACGATTAGCCAGCCCATTACAGCCTCGGCACGGTTGGTTCTGCTGCTTGGCCCATGTATTTACCGGCGCGATCAGCATACGAAGTTTCGCATTCTTCGTCGCTTTCGAAGAACAGCATTTGTGCAACGCCTTCGCCTGCGTAAATCTTTGCAGGAAGCGTTGTTGTGTTGCTGAATTCCAAAGTGACCGAGCCTTTCCACTCAGGTTCCAGCGGCGTGACGTTTACGATGATGCCGCAACGTGCATAGGTCGATTTACCGAGGCATACCACCAAAACATTGCGAGGAATTTCCATCCATTCCATCGTGTTCGCAAGCGCAAAACTGTTCGGTGGAATGATGCAAACGCCGTCGTGTTCGTCTGCGTCAACTTCAACGAAATTGTTTGGATCGAAATTCTTCGGATCGACAACGGTTGTGTTGATGTTGGTGAACACTTTGAATTTGTTGCCACAACGAACGTCGTAACCGTACGAAGAAACGCCTGCACTGATAAGCTTGTTGCCGTCTTTGTCGTGGCGCAGTTGCTGTTCAAGAAACGGCGAAATCATTGGGCCGTATTCGTAGGTTTTCGTATCCCACTTAGAATCGCTTTCGCGACGGCGCATATTCTTCCAACGCTCGCCCTGTATGCTGTCCAACCAGAACGCGAATTTGCCGTCGTGCATAACGGCTGTGCGAGTGCGCCCTTCAGGACGGCACATGGAACGAATCCATTTATCCGATTTGATGCTCATGCAATTTTCCCATCGTCAAAATCTTTCTTGAATTTCCGCACCAGTTCAACTGCACTGGCGTGTGAGATTGTAGGATAACCCCACTCAGGCCCAAGCAATATTGTGCCTTGCTTTGGAAGCGCTACAATGGCGTCCAAAAGATCCTCAATGCCTTTTTGCATATTCAGGATCATGACTTGTTCGTCGGTGTACGGCGGAATTTCGCATTCCGGCACTGGCGCTTTGTAGTCTTCAGGCTGTGGCAAACCACGTTCCACAATTTCGTGTGGTTTGAAATCGGCGAGCGTATATTTTTGATTGTTCAAATCGAGGTTACGCACAAGTTCCGCGCCGTCTGGTGTGTAATACCAGCAAACGAAATCGCCAGTCTTTCGATCCAGAATTGCGGTGAAGAAATCAACGCCATCGACATCAAGCATTTTGTGCAACCTCTTCTGGCAGTGGGAAACCGTGGTAATTCATTTCACCTTTCGACAGATACCACACGCGCCAGAGCTTACCTTCGTCGCACAGTTTTTGTTCCAAATCTGCGTCGTAGTAGCCGACGAATTTATCGTCCACGGTAATGACGTGGTACGTTTCAAAACCGTGGCGTGCAATCAGAGTTTGCAACCCGTCTTGTAGAACTTCCAATTGGCGCGATGCACCAAATGTCGCACTCTGTTCCAGTGCGTGTTTCAATTCCCGAACGAACTGCATACGCATGCTGTGTTGTGCACGGTGCAGGGTGTGTTCCCATTGACCGGTCATGATGTCGTCGCTTTCTTGCCATTCAACAATTTCAGCAGCGTGCGCAGTTTTCAAACGTTCAATTTCTGCCGCATGGTCTGCGAGCATTTCTTCTACGGTCGGCATCATTGTGTTGTTCTCACAAATAATATGTCCAGCATTGCCAGACTGTTTGCAGCATTGACGTTAGGCACGATTATGCAACTAACGTCATCCGCGTGTTCGATTTCGTAATCACCTAACCTGTTTACAGTTTCCGTAATCAGGTCGGGATTGTCGTGATTGTCTATGTAGACTTCGATCATGTGAAGTTGCGACTGCTCGTATCAACGCCGGAATTAGACGCCTTTACTTTCGTTTTGGCAGCGCTTGTCCCGTTCGTGTTACCGGCTTCACCGATGAATGGGCGGTACATGTAAAAAACTTCTGAATACTTCGTGCCGTTTTTAATGACGATGCACTTACCGCCGACAATGTATTTGCCGGTGACATCCGCAGGCGTTGGGGCCGCGCTGCCTTTCGCTCCCGCGCCCTGATTGAATTCAATTGATGTGAAACTTCGCAGCTCAGTAGCGCTATCGGTAATGGCAACAAGCCGCTCGCTAAAGAGCGAAAGTAAACGAACGTTTTGGTAGTACGCACGTTCGTAGTGTTCGTGAACATTGAAACCTTCCTCGGGGCCGGTGCCGTAATCTAGGCCCGTGTACGAAACCCTTGAACCGCGTTCCTGCAATTGCGTGAGAACGTCCGGGTTAACGGGGAGTCCTGCACCTTGTGCATTTATGTCGAGGGTTTCGATTGCTGAAAATTCATCCTCAAAACTATGTCCAAAGGATTTGTGCCCGTAGTTCACATAGTGCGTGAACAAACCGGCAACGCTTTTATCTTTTACGGCACGAACGTTGATTACTTTACCGCTACCGCCTGCGCCATCGGTGTTGTGAGCGAGCGAGAATTTCGGTGTTTCATTCAGCAGTGCCATCAAATCTTTATAAATCAGTGTGCCGTCCATGGAAACGAGGCGAGCCATACAGCTTTGCTCATTCGCATAACCACGCATTGCAACGTCTTCAGAAAAAGCTAAACGTGTGGTGTTCAGGTTCAGCCAGTTCTGATTATCGTCTGTAGTTTTTGCAGGGCCGTCGTATTTCAAGCCGCTCAGTTCTGCCATTTGCTGCATGACCAAACTGGTAGAGCCTTCGAAGTATTCCGAATAGGCACCGGCACCGAATTTAGGCGCATCAAATATCAAAACGATTGAGAGGATTTTACCGGTAGACGATCGCGTACGCGACCAACCAAACACACGGTATTTATACGACGGTGCTTCCTGTGCAGACTTCCCTAAACGGATCGTTACAAGCGTTCCGTTTTTCAGGTTTAAATCACGGCTAAGCTTGTCGTCTTCGTCATAAAGACGCATACGCATAACCGGCAGACCCATGCCGAAACCATCCATGATCAAAATCGTTTCAATCATGTTCATAGACGGCGGCACGCTGGCGTTTTCAATGTCCAGCGTACAGAAAGCAAGGCCGTCAATATTCAGCGCTGCCTGTGCCATGTTTATTCCTCAGAAAGTAATGACGGTACTAACGGCTGTTTCCGATTTTACGCGTTGCAACCGTGTCGTCATTTCGTTGATATCTGGAATTCGAATTCTCATACCAGCTTTCAAATCCCAAATATCTTCAATTGCGTTGTAGACCATGATTGCACGCCACCACCGCACGTCGCGGTAATAGTTGAATGCAATCAGGCCGGGGTTATATTCTTCTTGTGTCTTTACAGTTTGCGTCTGATAAGACGTGGTGCCTTCAATGGCTTCGTACGATTGATCCAGCAACGGATCAAAACCGAATTCATCCACTCGCATAAAATCACGTTGTTCTGAAAGCATTTGTCCTCCTTAGAAGACGCCGAAGAATTTATCGAGGTCTTCTTTAGTGGTTGTCCAGTACGCTTCAAACGTCACGTTAATTGTCGCCGCAATCGGTTGCCCGTCTTTGTCGAACTGCGTATCGAATGTGCAGTTAACGTCCGTAATGATGCACGGTGTGAACACAAGAAAACGTCCAATACTTAACGTGATGTCATCGCCGCCCAATTGCACACCACCACTGAAATCTCCCGAAAGCATTGCAGAAGCATTGCCTACGTGTGGGCCGGGGGCCATAAGCATTCCGGCCACGCCTTCAGACGGTGCCACCAGTTGCAAAAGCTTTTTCATTTTGTCGGTAACTTCTTCACGCGCATTGTCGTAAGCAGTCACAACAAAAGGAATGGAAAGTGTGAGCGTCGAACCAGACGACCACACAGCACCACTCAAGTTTTTGTTAACCGATGTTGCGCCTGTAGTAGCACGCAAAATCGTTTCGGCACTTTGCGCACCACCACCAGCACCGGCAGCATCACCAGCGCTTTGCGACAGAGGTTGTGCAAACGGTCGATCATATTGCGAAGCCAATTGCATCGAAAAGTTTTCGGGCAATGGTGTATCCATGTTGATGTAAGATTCCCCGTCACGTCGCACGTCCAATTGCGCAGTATAAATACTGGAAATTTCAGGACGTGCACGCGGGGTACTCGGAGGTGGTGAAGGGTTGACCGTGTTAGCAGTTGCCATTAGCAATATCCTGAATTGATGAACAGTAAACCGTAGTCGTCGAGCATTGCAGGAATTTCGTCGAGTTGTGGCATATCAGAACCACCGCCCGCGCCTGCACCGCCACCAGCAGCACCAGAACCCGCAGCAGGCCCGCCAGCAACAGCCGGTGCGCTTTCTTGAGGTGGTGCACTAACAACGTTAACCGATTGCACTGGATCGTATGCTTGACGCGTTGCTTCGACCGGTGCTGTCGTTGTTTGCACAGGCATTACAGAAGCCGGTGCCATTGTCGCTGCTTTCGCTACGATTGGTTGTTCATTTGCATAATACGAAGGTGACGCAGGACTGGTAAAAGATTGCACTGGCGAAACAGTTGGTTCCATTGGTTTAGGACGATCCTGCGCCATGGAAAACAAACCACCAATTGCCGCCGATGCCGCCATATCAATCATGCTGTCTTTGCCGGGTTTTTGACCGCGTGTTAAACCGTCAATAATTCCGCCAATTTGACCATTCATTCCGGGGATGCCCAAACCTTGGGAACCCAAAACACCAGACACAGACGGCGGCGTGTAGGAAACAGAACCTTTTCCACGAACGCCTTTGTTCATGTTGATGCCGCCGAGAACGCCACCACTAATACCGCCACCAACACCTGCACCGCTTTGATAAATCGTTGGTTTAATTCCGAATCTATCAAGCAATCCCGGTTCCTTTTGAACTCCATTCGGCCCCATTACAGGCCCGTTAGGATTTGCGCCAAAAGGATTACCGCTTTGAACTGCCGCGCCGCCTTGTGGATTCTTGAACAATTCCGCAGTGCTTTGAATTTGTCCTGTCTGCACACCCGGCGTTGCCATCGTGTTGATTTTTCCGCCACGATAATTGAGGTCTTCGTACGGTTGACCATTCACGTCTAGCGCGACTTGTCCCGGCTTTCCGTCCAATCCATATGCAGCACCGTTCGTGAAAATATCAGGATCATTTGGGCGTGGTGTTGTTTTCATTCCGTTGAGCGCAGGAGGCAAACCACCAGCCGTAACCATTGGTGGCATTGGCTCGCCGGGTTTCATCACCTTCTGCCCTTCAGCATCTTTTGCACTCAATCCATATGCAGCCGGATTGGTGAAAATATCAGGCGGAACTTTCCGTGGATCACCGCCAGAACTTTTCAGATACTGTTCATACATTGCTTGTTGTTCTGGTGTGCGATTTGCTGCGTCGATTTTCTCGGCACCGCCACCCTGCGCAGTTGTAGAAACTTCGCCTTCTTTTCCAGCGCCAGCAGCAGGAGGTTCACCGGTTGTGGTTGGATCAGCACCGCCAGCAATTGCAGACTGCATGCTTTGCACTTCGGCTTCAGCTTTTGCATTCTCTTTCGTGACTGCTTGGCGTGTGCCTTCTTCCGCGCTAACAACTTGCGATTCGCCAACTTTATTCAGTTCCTGTTCCGCAGCTTTTTGCATTACTTGCGGACTTGGAGCCGAACCAGAAGTGGAAACACCGCCACCACCTTTACCAGCACCGACCATTTCAACGTGCCAAGGCTCGTTGGAAAGTGGGCGATGGAAACCGTATTTCTTAAACATTCCTGATTGCTCAAGTTTGCCAGCAGAATTACGGTCGATGTCGATTGCAAAACCAGATTCGTGACGCGATGTACCCGGACGTGCAACACGTTTGGTATTTCGTCCGTATTTTACCCACAAAGCTTCTTGCTCAGCGCGGGTACGGAATGCAGAAGCAGAAGTAACTGTACCACCACCGAAATTCGTTACCCAATCACCAACCATGGTGAAGAAAGCTTTCTGAAATTTCGGATTCAATCCAGCAAGGTTTACACTGGAGTCAGCAGGAACAACGTTCTTCACACCAATGTTGAAAAAGTTTCCGTTATCCTGATATTCCACGCCAGCATTTGCGCCAGCTTCGTCAGCGTTACCGGATGCACCAGAAGCAGAACCGCCGCCCGGTGCCATAACGCCTACAGTACCGTTTGAAGAACCACCACCGCCACCGCCGTTTCCAGAAGCGAGCATTAGGTTTGGTTTACCGCCGAAACTCTTTTGAGCAGCCGCAAATTCACCAGTACCGGCCATAGCCGAACCCATGCCTTTGTAATTCGATCCTGCAACAGAACCGTTACCGCTATTTTCCGTTTCCAGCAGGTTGTTCAATGCAGCGGTTTCTTTCCAGCCGCGTTCCTGCATTGCAACTTGTGTTTCTTTACTGCTGGAACGAAACAGAGAACCGACGTTGTATGTACGATATTTCTGAATGCGGTCAATGATTTCCTTGTCGCTCATTGACGCAGCATCACGGTTGCCGAACGCTTGCGAAATAATGTCCTGCGCACCAGACGCACCGTGTTGAACAGAAAGCGAATACATCAATTCCTGTACAGCGCGGCTACGTTCGTTAACGTCGATACCGTATTGTTTGTTTACCCAGCTCGACAGCGGATCGAAATGCGTCTTTTTAATGAACGCTTTCTGTGCGCCTTCCATACCCTCTTTGTCGTTCTTCACAACGTCGAGGTATTTCTCGTTGAATTCTTTGGAGCCTGCTTTCAGACCACGGAATTCATTGTAATATTTCGAGCCTTCTTCAGAACGCAGGAACGCATTCATGGTGCCCGATTTAGAACTGAGTTGGTGCGTGCCGTAACTTACACCGCCGTTGTCGCCTTTCCCTGTAGAAACGGTTTCAACGCCGCGATTACCAGATTCAAAATAAGCAGATACAGAACCGAGGCCACCTTCTTTTCCTTTCTTGGTAGCGCCTGCAATATCACCCGCGAATTTTGGATTCTGTGCCATCATCGCCATTTGATCGCCGCCGATGCCGCCAAGTGCGTCACCTACAACGTCTTTTGTCGATTGCCAACCGCGTGCAACTGTTCCTGCATTTTTCACATCATAACGGTAGTTGTCGCTGGCAGCTTCCATTGCTTTGCCGCCGTAGAAAGCTGTAGCGAGCGCAAGAAGAGGGCCAGCCATACGGAGCAAACCACCGGCACCACCACCCATACCTCCCAAACGACCGCCAGCGCCACCGGCACCACCTAAGCGACCGCCGAAATCTTGAATCTTTGGAATCAAACCTTTTTTGCCACGTTGAAACCGACCGCGTTCGTCACGATCCATTCCGCGTGCGCGTTCGCTACGTTGACGGCGCAAATCATCGGAAATTTCACGACGACGTTGGCGCTGTTCCTGCATAGCCATTTGTTTTTCTTGAACACGTTCGAACTGGCCTTCGTACGTATTCCCTTTTGCACTTTGCTGAACTTTGGGATTGAGTTTATTCCCTTCTTTCTGCATGTATTCGTAAAGACGTTCCACCACTTGCGATACGTCTTTTGTTGCGCGGATTTGATCGTGCATCAGACCCGTTTGTTGTGCCAGAACTTGCGATTGTTTGTTGACCGCAACGCCTTGTGATTTCATGACATCAGTTTGATGCTCAATCAATGCGCTGTTGTCCGGCCCGCGAATGTTCACCGATGGATGCGCGATACGTTCGGCACGGCCTGTAACATTTCGTGGAGCGTATTGCGAAGGGCGGCGTGTTCCGTTTCCTTGGCGTTCGCTGATTTCCACGTGATGTTCATTTGCACCGCGAGAATGCTGCATAAGCGCGCTGCCCTTTTGGGGCTTCGAACGCGGATCATGCTTTCCCGCAATTGCATTTAATTCTGACAGCTTTGCCATTATCTAAACCCCTTGCGATGCTGCGCGGCCCGTTCTTTTGCAGCTTGCTCAGACTTGCGACGGTCATCAACCAATGTGCTGTGGTGATACATCAGCATTTGGGCAGGCATTTTCAGGTTAGGACTCGCACCGAATTGCGCCATCAAATTGTACGTCATGTTGTACACGTCTTTGTCGCTATTGTCGGCGAAGAACTTCAGCAAACACGGCGTCGATTCGTGCATCTTGACATGGTTGCAGTCAGAGCAACGCAACTGAATCTCTTCAGTGATACCGTGGAAGTGCGCATTCTTTATGCGTTCGATTTCTTCCCACAATTTGAAATCCTTTTGGGAATCCAAATACATGAGTTTTGCTTTGAGTGTTTTGCCTTTGCGAATCCACCGGGCCAAGTCTGCTTTGTACCGCATGTGCGGATTGTCATCGACGTATTCATGAAAGTCCGCCAGTGTGCTTACGCGTGCGAAATCAATTTCAGGATGGTCAATGACTTGCAGATTTTCGTCTTCCAGCGTGTGAATTTTAATCGCCGTGCTTTTGATTAGGTTGACGTTATCACGACCGCACGCCTTCAACACGTAGCCTTTAATTTCAGCTTCTTTCCGTGAGAGGTCGCGGTAAATGTTTCCGACATCATCCTGATAAAGCATGTTCGTACAAATGTACTTTGCTTGCAGTGGCGTTTCAGGAAAAGATTGCCGACGAATCCATGCCATCACGTAGCACAAATCACCGTCAGTCAATTGCGAAAGGTCAGCACTACAAGCCATTTGAACGGCACGGATAACGTGTTCATGTGCGCGCACTCGGGTGTTCATGCCGTAGTGCAGCAGCGGTAATTCTTCTGCCGCAAATTGACGAACATAAAACCTGTCGTAGTCGTATGTTTTACCGCCGCTGGGCATATCGCCGATATCGAAATACCGGGCGTCCGAGTAATAGGCATTCTGGCTTGTAGTCATTGCTTACTCCATAAAGAAAGAGTGAGCGTCAATCGCAACGTCGAAAGCATGGTCGATACCGCAACGTTCGCACGATTTATAAACACGTTGCAAAATACCGTGTTCGTATTCGAAGTTTGCGCGTGCTGCTATGTCGAACAGTTCCATAGAATCCGATTCCAGAACGAGGTTCAATTTAGCGTGCAGTGTTTGACCTTCTTTGATATAGCGCACTGGCCCAATCAATTTCTTGTAACGGTTTTCTTCCCGCAGTCCAACGTATTCAACCATGTGCATTGCACGTGGGTAGTCCAGTCGCGGATCGAGTGGATCTTCTTTCATGAACTTGACAGAGAAATCTTCGAATTTTACTTCGACTTTGTTGTGATGGTGACAATCGTTTTCGATGAAATCAATTGTGCGTGGGTCTTCCATTTCGGCCTGTGCTTCAGTGCCTTCGGCGAGTTCCCATTGCTCAACCATTTGGTCGATGTCGGAGATTGTGTATTCTTTGTCGTCGTCTTTACGAGTGAAGTAAACACCACCACATTCCCAATCAGAATAGATTGGCAAATCGCGGCTGTTGAAACGCAGCCATGCGAGAATGTAATAGAAATCACCATCGGTTAATTGCTTGGCGTCGAAATCCACAACCATGGAAACGGCTTCGATCAGCGGCGCGTTGTTCCGTGCGTAAATCGCTTCAGAAACAAACGACATGTGCACCGGACGGAAAGGAGAAACGTTGATTTCCTTAACTGCGTACGGGATGCCGCGAGACGGGAGTTTAGCGCATTCAAATTTCATTCAATTAACACTCCATCAGTTGCAAAGTTTACTTGTGTTTTCAGCGGTTGGCCGTCGGTGTTTGTCAAATCCCAACCAGACATTTGCGTCGGCCAGCATTCTTGCAAAGTGATTGTCAAAATCGGTGTGTCACGTGTCGTGCCGTCAGTCAAAGCGAATTTCATATCGCGTTTGTAGTGAGACGGCAAATAGTAAGTGCCTGTGTTCGGGTTACGAATTCGTTCCTGCCATGCCTGCGCCCATTTGCGGGAGCGAGCGCGCACGTCTTCGTAAAGCTGGACATCGAATGCACTTACTTCAAGAAATCCGGGGTATTGCAAAAACTTGGCGCCAGCGAACAATGGTTTCATGTTCAGAGACGGGAAAGGAATATTCACCGTTTCTACATAATCCAAATCGCCGCCGAAAGGTAATTCTACGCAGTACCAATACATGTTCAGTAATGGGCTACGGTCGCCACTTCGACGTTTGTAAAATTCATCAAGGGTTAGAATGCCCATGTATACCTCACAAGCGAAAAAAGCCCGATACAAAAAGATGCACCGGGCTTCGTTCATTGGCTGCGATTAACTGTTACGTTCAACGTAGCCGTAAGCGAATTGCGCATCGCAACGAAGGGCTTGACCACCGCTACCTTCAAACGCATATTCTGGCAGCTCAGTCGGGAACATCCGATGGATATTCCACGCCATTGCTGGATCGCCTTTTTGGTTGTAAATGGTGAGTACAGCAGTACGCATGTATTCAGCCGAGAAACCACCGGTTTGGGTTTGGGTTGCGCGACCGAGGGCCATCCAACCTTTGATTGCCACGTACGTACGACCGTCCCACACTTCGTGCAGGGCGACAGTCATTTGGTGGCTGAAAGTTTTACGCGCTGCGTAAATCAGTTTGTGGCCGAACAATTCGACTTCAACCGTTTGCAGAGTGGCACCCGGAAGTGCAGCACTCAAGGTTTGAATGCGAAGTTGACGACCGTTCCCGCCGCCCGGAATGTCAGTAAAAACGATATCGTAGTTATCGTTCAACATCGGATCGGGCAAGCTATACGTTTCGTTAAGCGTTACCTTTGGCATGTCAATGCTTCCCTTAAATGTTCGTGTCAGCAGTCACGTAATCGACAGCGGTACTCAGTTGCCCGGTGGCCGCTACGGTAGTCGTGAACAGAATTCGTTTCGCGTACCGCATCGGCTGAATGATGTAGACAGCAGCAATATCACCGTTAGCAACTTGTGCAGGCGGGTTAGTGTCTTTGTCACATTTCACAGCGTAGAAATACAGGCCACGGGCGTTCATGATCGGACGCAGAATCGCTTCGATCAAACCTTTCAACTGGCCCCACAAGAATTCATCGTTCGGATCGAACAGAATCACAAGCCCGTCATATTTCGCAGTCGTTTCAATCGTGTTGATCAGGCGACGTACCGGAATATCTTGCAGTGCGGACTTTTGCGCTTGCAGAGTTTGTGCACCCCAAACGCAGAAGCCGTAGCCGCTGAATTTGTGAATGAAGTTGATTTGGTTCTGGTCGAGAATGTTACGCTCGTTCTGCGAATACTTGTGGCGAATACCGTTGATGTTTTTGATCACACCACGGGTCACACCAGCAGGCGCCCACCATTCAGCTTCAGCGGCGTCGGACTGTGCGAACACAGCAGCGATTGCACCGGAGCATGGAACGTAAATTTCTTGGCCTTCGTCCGTCACTTCCAGAATGTCAGAGCAATAAATCGCACCGAAACTGGTGTTGGCGTTCAGGATGTTACGGCGGTAATCGACAGCACGTGCAACGGTTTGCATATCCGATGGAATGTCGAGAATTGCGAAACAGTCGCGACGTTCTTCGCACAATTGCAGCATGCGGTTTTGAACGCCCGTGTCGGTGTAACCTGCGTTGATCAGAATGCGGATTTCGAAATCGTCTTCGTTGGAAAACTCTTCCCACGCGTTCATGATGTCGCCGTTGTTTGCTTTGCGACCGTTATCACCGTAGCTCAGGTCTTGCGTTACGATGGCGTTAACCAAACGCAGCTTACCTTCGTTCGCAATCCATTGTGGATTGTCTACGTTGATTTTCGCACGGATGCGCGTGCTTTCATTTTCCAAAACGTATTCGACGTTCAATTGCTTGTTAACGCCGTTTACTTTGTCGCGCAGAACAACACGGTGTGTTTCAACCGGGGCATTCATGTTGGTTTCGAACACTTGCAAAATGAACAATTCGTTTTCGATATCGTTCGTGTCCGGGTAAAGCAGAACGCGCAGATTGTTGTTCCACGAACCGGGGTTAGCCCCGTAGATCAGCAGAATTTCGTCTGGCAATTGGTTGTGTTCGGTGACTGGATCGAGGTAGCCATTTGTAGCAGCTTTCCCGGTAGCGAAACCGTTCACGGTGCGGATACTGCACGAACCGTAATTCGCCTCGGTATCAACACGAATGAACCACATTGTTTGTGCAATTTCGAGGAAACGTTCTGCACAGAAGTGGGCATAGGTAAGGGTAGCGTCACGACGGCCAAAAAGGCTGCGCCATTCTTCTTTGCTTGTTAAGCGAACAGGAATGCCGACTTGACCGCGATTTGCTTCGCCTACCATTGCGCCCGTGCTTGGGTAACGTTGCGTTGGAGAAAAAGAATTGTCTTCCTCTCCGCCGTACATACCCGGAGCAGTATTACTGCCGTTGTAAAGGGGCATAGCAGCTCTCCGTATATCTCCCTTTGTGGGATTACTTATAAATTACGCTTTTATGATTGTGCAACGAACCAAATCCGGCGCACTCAATTTAATTGTCCCTGCAAAGGAACCATTCAGCGTGAACAATCCGTTAATGTTGAACACAACGGGATTAGAAACAGGCGCGCTAGGCACGACTTCTTTGCATTCTTCGGTTTGTGTCATGACCAACGAAACGTTCTTTTGCACAGTCAAACCTTGTGCAGTTTCGTACGACATAACGAGCAATTGACCCGGCAAACCGAAGTACGTAAGCGAATCCAATTCCAAAGAGAATTGACCGCTATTCGGATACGCTTCAATCATGCCCATTTCGGAAACGTTCGAAGTATTACCGTTCGTGATTTTTACACGTGCTGTCGCAGGCAGATTGTCGTCCTGCACTTTGATCAGAAACCGTTGCTTTACGTCGGCAACAGAAGCAACATCAATCGTTGCCGCAACCGGCGCACTTGCAATGTGAATATTCCGACTAATGATTTGATCTTGACCAAAGCTGTCTTTGCCCAGCGTGGTAATCATCAGTGTGTCGTTGTCCTGCACATCCATTACCAGCGGCCCGTCTTCGTAGGCCATCAGAATTGGTTGATAAGTTCCGATATGTTGCTCAATGGAATAGAGCGTGCGCATGTTCTGCACTTTCACACGGGAACCAACAGGATTCAAAACACGAATCGCCAACAGGGCATTGAACGGAATTGTTTCGGGACATTCCAGAACAGTCGGTTTGAAATCCAATGTGACAACAACTTCTTGAATCACTTCGCGACTTTTGCCATTCGCTGCAAATGCTTCGTTGTATGTGATGCGCAGTGTATCCGATTCGCGCACGTACAGAACGCCGTCGAAGTTGGTGCCGGTTGCATCGTTGTTTTGCGTCTGGAAAAACCCTGCGTAAATGCCTTCGCTTTCTTTGCGAATCTCAAAGTATTCCGTTTCGCCTGTGCGCATGTTCACGACTTCGCATTCAAGCGGTGCCTCTGTGAACATATCCAAATCTTCGACAAAGACTTGCACAAAACGGCCTGCATCTGCGCGGCCTACAGTCAGTACAGCGTCGAAAAAGATTTGTTCGGTTGTGCTTTCCTCTTCGGGAATTGTGCCGAAGCCTACGAATTCTGCAACGATTGGATGCGGTGCAAAAATAGAAACGATATTGTGAACGTCTTTCAACGTGTAGGTTTTATCAGGGCCTACAATCACTTCAGTTTGCGACAGAATATCGCGGCTGATTTTCGTTGCTACGGTGTGATGCGATTGGCCCACACGGCGCACGGTATCAACAATTGCATGCTTGATTTCAGTGACGACTGTTTTAGCCAGCGGCTTATAAACGGGTTTATTTTTCATGAACGTCTGCCGTTTTGATATGAGAAGTTTCCGTGTCGATTATTTGAAGTGTGTCCGCGTCAGTAGCGATGCTAACGTTCAATTCCACTTCGCCATTGTTATTCACTTTCGCTGTTTCACGACTAACACCAGTCCACGTATCAATACTGAAGTTACAAACAATATCGAACGATTCAGGGTCAACTTCGTTTTCTTTATCAGCACGCGGCAGTTGCAGATCCTTCGATTCCGGTGTGATAGTTACAAAGCCTTCAACGTCTCCCGTTCTCAATGTGAAAGTCAGCACCTTCGTTTGACTGAGGATCAGCGCTTCAGACATGAACTGAATTGCTTTCAAGAAATCGTCAGTGATGAAATGCAGTTCAACCTTCAAAGTGATCGGGAAAAAGTAGTGCTTTGTTAACGTGGAGTTTGCTTGATGCACTGTGTGCCCGCCACCGTGACGGCGAATACGTGCAACGTCCACATTGTTCTCCGAAATCCCCATGCTTGTGATACTCACGTAAGCATACGGGAAGCTCGGTTCAAACTTCCCTCGCTGAAGCACTTTTACGTCGTTTGAGTGCACGAATGGCAGTTCGCTAAGCTTGAAAAATCGCTTAAACACTTTGCGGATGCCAGCGAAAGAAGCAAATAAATGGGTTTGTTTGAATTCAGTTGTGCCTAACAAATCTTTCCGGCGCAGAGCTGAAAGTATCGAGGGATTTTCCTGTTCTTCTGACATTTTTTGCCCCAGAAAGACAAAAAGGCCGATACGAATAATCGCGTCGGCCTTTTGGTTTAAATCTTGATCGTGAGTCGGCCCGGTTTCAGCGTTGCGGGTTTCTCGTTTGCACTTGCGGTTGCCAGCGTAGGCACAAGCGCATGATCGTCGTAAAGCTCCAAAACATCAGAAGCAGTTGCAGCGTACTGCGGGTCAACGATAATGTCTTCACCGTCGTACAAATATTTCGACTGCGCGTAAACGGCAGAAGCGACGGCAATTACTTGTCCAAGTGCAACAGCGTCATCACCGTGAAGCGATGGGTTCCACGTATTTTCACTTGCGGGCATGTCGCCTTGAGGGGTTGGCATTATTTCGCCTTTATCAGCAACGAAACTATCCAAACCATCTAAGCCACCTTCATTGCCCGTTGCTTCATTACACGCGGGTGCTGTGAGGATCGGCGAAGCTGGAAACACAGGCTGCACACTTCGATTAAAACCGTCGTTAAAACTTGCATCTTCGCACGCTTGTTCAAGAATGCTACATGCCAAATCTTTACGACCGTTTTTGCAACACATCGCTGCCATGTAAAGCAGAGCCTGAATATCCATCTTTATTCTCCAAAGTGTTTCTAACGTGGTAATCAGGGGCGCTCCTAATTACCACGCCGGAGAGTAAAGTTAGATCAGACGCTGACCTTTAGCAACCGAACGGTTGTTGGTCAGGATGAACGAGAACATTTCGCTCAGCAACCAACCTTTCGAAGTGGTGCCTTCGAAGGCGCCGTCTACTGGAGTGGAGGTGATGCCGCCACGGGTCGAATATGCAGCGTGGTTTTGTGCGTCGGAAACAACGTAGATTTCGCCTTTGTTCAGAACCTTCTGATTCGGCTGACGGAATGCGTCAGTGATCAGGTTCAGACCAACCAGCGTACCGAGTTGGCCGTTCAGGGCCAGATCGTATTTGGTGATTGGATCGAGGAAGGTTGCGAAATCGTTCGAACCGATGATGTCCGACCAGTAATCGTTCGCGATAATCGCGGTCGAAGCTGGCAGGTTCCATTGGGCTACGGCTTGACGCAGTTTGCCGAGGTTTTTGGTGGTCAGTTCACCGGCGATGTATTCCAGTGGGTTAACAACACCCACGGTCATATCGGCAGCTTTTTTCCACAGTTTGTCTTCGGCAACCATGATGCTTTGCAGACCATCGTTGTAAGCGTGTTCCAGCAGATCGCCGTTCACTTGTTGCATGTCGAGTTGCGAAACGCGCACGTTGGCGATGATTTCGAATTCTTCAGGCTGGAAAACTTTCTGGCGAATGTGCTGATAACCAACACCAGCGTTAGCGGTGGCGATTACAGCGAAGGTATCGTGCGGAGGCATTGGAACGCGCTGCACTTCACCTTGACGCAGAGTGTTACCTACGGAAATTTTACGCAGGAAACCGTCGCGGTCTGCTTGTTCGTAAATTTGTTGAGCGATGTTCGCGCCCAACGCTTTCCAGTTTGCTTCGGAAGCCAGTGCGTCAGCGAGAATTTCGCGATGGTTCGCAACAGCGATTTCGTCTTTTTGTTGAACGATTTCGCCGGAAGCGAAAGCGGCCATCAGGTTGCCGATTTGGCGGGCAAGGTCTTTCTTGTCGCTGGCGTTGAACTCGCCGGTCGAAGCCGACAGAGCCATTTCGCGGCCCTTACCGAAGCGCAGGTCTTCGAGTGGGGCGCCGTTCTTCAGTACCATACGAGCGCTTTTGAATGCAGTAGTCATGCTGGTGTTACTCCAAAAAGAAAAGAATTTTTTGTATCGCGAATTAAGCCGCGATTACTTTGACTGGCAGAGCGCCGTAGGAAGCTGCGTCACCCACAGGGCCACCCATTACGATGCACTGTGTAAGCAGGGTGCCGCTGCCATCGGTGGTCAGTTTGCCGTCAACGCCCAAACGAGGGTGAGTAACACCAGACCAATCTTTCGAAGCGTCGTAGTAGGTAGTACCTACTTGTTCGGTGCGAGCAGTAACGCCGATGCGTTCCTGATAGGTCGAAGGCAGGCCGCCGATTGGAGCATCACCGATAATGGTGCGAGCTTCCATTACGCTTGGTTCGTAAACGAATTGAACGTAAAGTTCGTGACCTTGATCGCCCGGTACTGCCGGGGTAGCGCCATCGGCTGGGGTGCCGGTGAAGAAAAACAGTTTTTGACCAACCAGTTGAACCGAACCAGCAGCCGGAGCGTTGGCGGAAATGGTTTGTACATCGCCCGCGATTTTCACGAGGATTTGACCATTCAGTGGAACACGGGCCAGATCAACAACGCCGCTTTCTGGAACAACAACGTCAGTGATAACGCGTGGCAGATAACGTGGTGGGCTGTTACGCGACAGGGAGAAACCTGCGAACACTTCACCGGCTGCGCCAGTCGAAGGTTTTACGTAGGTTTTGTTGCCGACGTGCGAGTAAACCAGTGCGATACCTTCTTCTTCGATGATAACGCCCGGCTCAACGTCGCGGTGTTCGGTGTTGTGAAAACGAGTGTATTTTTGTACGAGCATGGTATTTCTCCGATTAGAAACGCAGGGTCGCCAGTTTGGCGGCAAAGTCAGTAGGGACAGAAGCTGCGGTAGCAATTTCCTGTTCCGGTTTTACGTGTGGTTTAACTGGCTGGCTAACCGGACGGCCAATGCTCATGGACGCAGCAGTTGCTACGCTCACTTCTTGTACGTCGTTGATGGCTGTTGCCAATTGATTTTGCACGGTCAGATCAAACTTCATGATTTCACAAGCTTTCGCGAGGATTTGCTTGTGGTGATCGTCGGCGTGATCAGCGAACGCACGTTGCAGCAGTTCGTCGCCACCTTCAAAACCGAGGGATTCGAGGGTAGAAGCGAGAGCCAAACGAACAGGGTTTTTCAGATCAGGGAAGAAACCACGATTGATGCCCTGTGCGGCGGTTGCGATTGCAGCTTCGAAACGTTGTGCGAGTTCTTCGGTATCGCGAGTTGCAGCTTGTGCAATTTCGGCGGTAGCTTCTTGAACGCGGGTTTCGATTTGTGCAGCAACCAATTGATCAACGTTGACGACTGGACGAATTTCTTCGAACTTCATCTGTTCCATTGCAGCCTGCACACCTTGTTCAGATGCGAGTGCTTTGAAAGCGCGACCAAAAGAAGCATCAGCAAATTGCGTTGGGTTTTCTGCATTCGATGCAGTAGCTTTTGCAAACGGCACGCCGTCGTGGAAAGCCAACCAAGTGCTGTCGCCTTGAACGGAACCAACGTAAGCAACTTCAACGCTGGTGTCAGTCATTGCGTTTGCAGCGGATGCAATTGCAACGAGCGATGCAGTCAGCGGAACAGTTTCAGCAGGAGTTTGAACGGTTGGTTCAACCACTGGTGCTACGGCTGGCGCTGCTGGAGTAGAAGATGCGGTAGCCACTTCTTTTTTCTCCTTGGATTTGCGACGGACGCCGCCTTTTTTGGTTTTGGATTTCGCGGGCTTTTCAGACGCGAGGCTCAACGACAAATCTTCGTCGTCTTCTTCCTCTTCTTCTTCGTCTTCGTCGTCCTCGTCTTCATCCTCGTCGTCTTCTTCCTCTTCCTCGTCGTCTTCTTCGTCGTCTTCGGATTCTTCTTCGTCGTCCTCTTCTTCCTCTTCTTCGTCTTCGAAATCAGAGGCAGCAACAGCACGTTCTTGTTCGGTCATTGCTTCGATTGGATCGACCAAACCGGACGAAGTAGCAGGGCAGAAAATTGGCGATTCGTCAGAGCAAATCAGGTGCAATTGTTCATCGGTGCCTTCGGTGGCAGCGGTGGTCAGGTAATGAGCCTGAATTTTGCCTTCAGCATTTGCAGCTACGGCCAATTGCGGTACGTAACCATCGACAGCAACGGCAGGAGTGCCTTTGTAAATGTCGTAGGTCAGCGGCTGGTTAGAAATAACCTTTACGCCGTCGCATTCAGCGGTGAAAGTTTCGCAATCACCAGAAGCGAGCGCTTTGTAAGCCACGGCGGCTTCTTTGCGCGAACTTGCAACGGCAAGCAGAATTTCTTTGACTGGTTGTGCAGGTGTGTTTTTCAATTCAGCGTCTTCCATTGGGGGTAGTGCGGAAGCGCAGGACGGGCATTGCATCAGAATTTCTTCTTGATCGGCAATGACGTGAGAACCGCAACCACTTGCACAAACTTTGTAGAAAACATCCATATCCGAACCAGCGGATGCGGTTGCGACCATATCGTGTTTTTCGTCTTCTGGTACAACAACCATTTCTTCGCCGTTCAGCGGATTCATGATTTGAATGCCTACCGTGTCCGAAGTCGCAAAGGCGTATTGACCGTCTTTACTTTCGAGCGTTTGGTAGTTACCAGATGCAACGGCACGGAAATGATCCAAAGCCTGTTCTTGGGTGTCGGCTGCCACGACGATTCCGCGCAACTGCGAGTTTCGTTTCGACATGGTTAAGCTCCCATTAAAGGTATGAGATTGTCTCTCACATTAAAAAATTACAAAGAACAAAAACATTACAACAACATTTGAGCCATTCCACGAACCTTTCGGCACGCTGATTGAATGGATGAATGCGCGGTATCGCCTTCGTAATCTGTCGTTTCACCATTAATGACGGTTTCGCCGGTGTAATGCCATGCGCGTTCACCTAAAACGAGTTCTAACCACCCCGTTCCCATGTCGCCGGTTAACTGTACACGTGCACTATGGTGCGGCTTTGAATTGCCTACGGAATCATAATGAACTTCCCATTTGATTTTCCCTTGTCGAAACTCAGGAATGTCTACCAAATGGTGTCGCAAACTCTTCAAATCGAATGTTTGCGGCAAATGCAATTCCGTTAATGGTGATGCTGCTAAAGCGATGAACACTTTCATAGCAAACTCCTTAACGCTATAGGTATAAATTAGTCCAAACAGAATTTTGGACAAAAAAAAAGCCCACGCGGGCGGGGGCACCGAGTGGGCTAAAGGTAAACACACAGAGGTTAAGCAGTTATTCACTACTTACCAATAAATTACGGTTGCAGAATGAATTCAAATGTAGCGAGTTTAAAGCCGAAACGCGGCGTTGTGTAATAGCTCAATGGTACGCTGGATTCCATTAAACGATTAAACGTTTCAATATCTTCCTTTGAACCATCACCAATGCTGACCTTAACGCTTTTACTGAAACGTTTAGACGCTTCAATTGTCATACGTAGCTTTTCGCGTGGGTTAGACATCGTTATTTGTCTGTGCCAGTCAGCGGTCATTCCTTTGACTGACGCAGTTACTTTAAAACGCCGCGTTTCCATGCTATTTCCTTAAACCCATTCTTCTTCGTTAGTGCAGCCTTCGCCTACACCGCTGATTTCATCGCAACCAATTTCGTCACAACCGATGCTATCGCCGAAACCACTATTCATTTCTTTCATTAACGCATACTCCGAGGGTCGAGAATTGTGTCACCAATTGCAGACACGTAAGAAGGATCGCCGAAACCAGAACGGTAGCCATCAACGCCGCTACGACCACCTAAGTTTTCAAGCAATGAAAGCTCAAAACCAGTAATGTTTTCGCAACGACGATAAGCCAAACGTCCATCCATTTGACGATACGTTGGTTTGCGCGGGCGTGTATGCAGGCATGGCGAACCAATACCTTTACCGGCACGGGCACTGCAAATGGAACACGTATAAGCACTATAAAACATGCCCATGGAATACGTATTCAATTCACGTGACAATACACGGGCAACACGTTGTGGGTCGCGGGTACGATCCAATGCAGCAAGCAACACCATTTTCTGAACGTTTTTAAAGCGCGTTGGGCGCATATAGGAACCGAGAATCAAACCCCGTACCCATTCAGGCGAATGCTGGTGTTCAATGTACATTGGCCGACCTTCCCAAGTCTTGTACGCTTGGCGACCGCAATCAGAGTTCCATGCGAGGAATTCTTTAAGCGAAACAGAGTCACCATTCGTGTTAGGAAGATCGGTAATCATTGCAGGAACAGGAACGAGAATGTAATCGTTAATGTCCTTTGAAAGCCCGTGATATTCAGCAGCTTTCGGCAACCAAATGTTTGCTTCCAGCGTATGACTTGCACCACCCGGATCGCCTGCAACGCCACCACTAACGGTAATGGAACCATCACCATTCTTTGTAATGCCGTGCAATTCAGTCGGTGCGCTAGGCGGCTCACCCAACGAAAAGGCCATTGCTTCGAATTGATTTTCCATTAATCTTTTGCTCCCGTGTATACGTCGCGTACCCACTGGCGCGCAGAAGAAATGTCCATTTTTGTTGGGTTGTGCAGCGATACCAAACCTTCTTCAGAAGCTGCAACGTGAACGTTGTTTTCTTCTTCATTTGGTTCATGATCGTGCATGAAAGGATCGAATTGTTTGTGGTGCACGCGAGCCGTCCACATTGCGGTTGACTCGCTGCGATCTTCTGATTCATCGTCGGTTGCACTGAGTGTCGCAATTCGTTTAGCACCGTCACACACGTGTACTACCGTGCGTTGGTGCATTGGCAAATGGCGCTCAGTTGGATCGCAAAGAAATGAGAGCATTTTTACCTCAATTCGCCATCATAGCGAACGTAATAGCGCCCGTCACACGAACCAATGGAAACAAAAGCATCATCCTTTTTGAATGTATGCACGTGTTTTTCACCGTCCGCTTCAGCTTGGTACGAATAACCCAAACCTTGGAAAATGTCTTTCACGTGTTTCATGCCAATACCCTGAAAATACATGCCGTCGCCGCTCGGTTTGAAACCGTAGCAATGTGCAAGTGTTAACAGGTATTCCATTTGGTGGTGCGTGCTATCGGATGCGGATGCGGTGGAGAACATATGGTCGCGACTATCTTTAAAATCGCGGGCAGTGTGGAATTGCATGATATCTGCAACCTGCTCTACGATTAAATTAATAGTATCGTCATGCTCTTCAAATTCCGAACCTTGAGGCTGCAAATTGTTGCCTGCAACTGCCAATTCTTTCGACTTCGATTTGGAACGCTTTTGGTGGGCATCGCGCAGACTGATTTGTTTTGCGAATTCTTTATCCGCATCAGACAACGATTTACCTTCTTTCTTGCGTGCCAGAATCTTTTCATGACGTTTACGCTCAGCATCGGATACAGGCTGCTTAACGTTTGGTTGACTTGGTTTCCCTTCTTCCTGATCGTCGTTGTATTCGTCGGCAATTTTCAAACGTTCTTTGCGTTTCTTCTCACGTGCGCGTTCAAGCGTTTGCAAGTCTTCACGCAATTGTTTGCCGCCGCTACCTTTCGACCACATATCGAACAACAGGCGACCAGCCAGAACGCCTAGAGGCGCCGCTGCTACACCCATCGCCAGAACACCAGCGCCCATGATTGCCATGGTTGCAATACCGGTTATAACGCGTTCGGCTGCGTGGCGTTCTGTAATGCTGTGATCTTCTGGTTCGCGTTGACCAGACAACAAATCTTTAATGACGCCCAAACCGCGTTTATACATATGCGGTTGTTTTTCTGCCTGCTTTTTAACAGCATCAACAATTACAGGCTGATTCTGCCGAATTGCTACGCTGCTTTTCTTCAGGTCGTCATCTTTGATTTGATCTACGGCGTCCAAACTCGCTTTGTTAATCACCAAAGCATTCGACTTGTTATGGTCGGAAATATCCTTGGCAATTCGGCGACGTTCTTCAGCCTTTTTCTGCATGTATTCTTCAGTGGGTTTGGTGCGACCCGATTCCACTTTCTGAACGACTGTCTTTTTGCTGTTAACGATGTTCTTCAAATGTCCGCTGAAATCATCGGCATTTTCTTCACCGTCTTTCCCTTTGCCAGCCATCAAAAAGCGGTGACTGGAATGCGGGTACAGCTCGATATAACGTTTACGCGTGGCGTTAGGCAGCTTCAAAAACTCTGCCTTCGACAAACGTTTACGCCACGTGGATTGATCCTTGTGGCCTTCGTCGTCTTTAAACGCCCAAGCAAGTGCTATAAACATGGAAGGCATCCTGTACTTTTTGCTGAAGCAGTAGAATGTCAGCGCGAAGTGCATCCGTCATAGGCGAATCAGGTTGCTGAAATTCACGCATGATTTTGATCGCTTCACGAAGATTCCCTGCTTGCTGGTAACTCGCCAGCAGCATGTGACGGCACCAGATCGGGCCGTAATAAACATCCGAATAAATCATTCGATAATTGGGACGTTCGATGGTGAGCGCCGTACGCAAACTTGCGATGGCATGTTCGTATTGTTTGTGTTTGAAATAAAACGATGCAAGATCGCAATGCGATTCGCGAATGTCAGAACAGTATTGCACTGCCTGTTTGTACCACCATTCGGCATTGTAGTAATCCGTACACATGCTGCCAATTTTGCGTGCTGCATCGGATTTGAATGGGGCATATGTTTCAAGCTCCAAATATTTCCGGTACAACGCATCGGCCATTTGCCAGTTCTGCATCCCGTAATATTCACGCGCCAAATACGACGCGGAACGTGCACAGGTTGGATCGTCTTCGTGCGCCATTTTCAGCAGGTCGAAATAGTGACCCGGTGCTTTTGGTTCGCCGTAGTGAACGCAGGCCAGCGTGATATCTTGCGTTGCGGTTCCTTCAGGCACGGTTAAAACTTCGTGCACTGGATATTGCCATGTACCAATACCACGCCGAGTAATTGCCATGCGCGGATAGGAAATTGTTACGTTTCCTTGTTCGTCATGATCGTAAATCAGCGTGTAGTTTGCAGCATCACACGTGAATTGTTCTTCGATGATTTGGCGCCAGCCATTCATCAACATTTCATCAAAATCCAACATGACAAGCACGTCGAATTCTTCAGGTACAAGGTTCATCGCCTCGTTACGTGCGTGATCGAATCGGAACGGTTTGTGTGCGGACATTTTACTGACCGTTGCACCGCCCTGTTCCAGCAAAGAAACTGTGCCGTCTGTACTGCCTGTATCCAGTACAAAGATCCCATCTGCATCCTTGATATTTTCCAGCCAACGAACCACGTTATGGCTTTCGTTTTTCGCAATTGCGTACACGGCAATTTTCATCTTTTATGCAACTCCGTCGTGTTGTACGACGCACTCAATCAATCCCTCTATCAGATGGAGAGCGCCGTCAACGTTGGGCGCAGCAGTAACCGTTTCCGGCCACTTTGCTGTGCGATAGTGGTTGTCTTTCGAAATGTGTGCAATACGCCACAGGTCATCACGCTCCAATGTTGCCACGGCTAAACCAGCACCGTAAAGCATCACGCTAATGCGAGCGGGAATCCCTTCTTTTTCGTGGTGTTCAACAACCAAAACATCCTTCGGAAATTTACGGCTGTTGCGCAACTCATGAACTCGGGCGGTAATGTTCATTGGTTAAATCCTGTTAGTCTTTCGGAATTGGGCTATTGGTACAATAGGAATCCCTTTGCTAACAGCAGCTTTCGTCTTATCGTTACTCGCGCTTTCGTCTTTCACAATCAACGTTGTTGCTTGGTTGACTGTCGTTGCGATCTTGCCACCATTTGCAATAATCCACGCTTGTACTTCAGCGTCACGAATTGACGTGAACAGGAAACGTTGTCCTTCCATTGCGGAGCTGACCACTTCCTGTTTT